AACTTCAAGACAAGGCGAAATCCGAAGCCATGGAGAAAGCATGAATATCAAAAGGTATGGGGACTTCTTCGTTGTACAAACGAGTGTTGTGGGAGGATCCAGAACCGTGATTTTAATGCTTCTTCTAACATTTTGGCTATAGCGGAGGAAGTGATTAGGACTGGGAGTCGTCCTGTTCCATTTCGTCGAGATAATCAGACGTGTGGCCCGAGCTAGTTTCGGGGGCATTGGCACGTCACATCAAATTCCGCTCGATTGTAAGAGAAATGATCGATTGTTCGTTTTTATACAATTGAAAAAAGCGGAAAGCTGTTAAAAGGATAAAGAAGTTGCAGCATAATCGTTCTTACGATATTGTACTGAGTTACGTCCAATATATATCTCTCTACTGTAAAACACACAATATTGGAATCAATGATCAAGTTGACTTTGCTCTGGATGTGATCCGCACTTTAGTGTACGATCCATTCGAGGGAGCTATGACGTTGACATTTGGGGAAACAGTGGAAAGCCATGTTGGAATGCAGAAAATAGGACAAATTGCAGATAGAGGGTTCCAGTACGATGATTTGGTGGATGCACAGGCCTACTTCGATAGAGTTGGTTGTGAGACGATACTTGTACATCTTAACGATTTCTTGCCAGAGGACGTAAGCGATAGATACGAAAGGGAGCAGTTAACAATTGCAAAGAATGATATGTCATTCCAAGGATGGCTTCTGGTTATAAGACAAGGATTAAAATGTCTTATGGATGAATCAGGTGCAGAGAACTTGTTGACGGAAATGTTGCTCTTCCCCTGGGACAAAAAGCTGTATAACAATAGAAGAAAGATCGTACAAAATAAGTTAGCGAGATGGAATTTAAACTTCTCAAATACGAGACAGATAGCAAACTTCGAAGAAGGCAAGGGGACAACAGTGCCATGGGTCGATGTACCTTTACTTTATCAAGTCAAACAAGCGTTGGCAAGTGCGCTTGGCGAAGCTGGAGAAGATTTGAGAGCGGAAGGCAATCGTTACGAAATTTGTAAAAATACTGGTATTGGACCTCATGGCGATTCTGAGAGAAGAAAAGTAGTCGGACTAAGGCTTGGAGCTTGCAGTATGCGAATTATGTATTATTGGCACTACAACAACTTGCCTAGAGGGAAAAGCGTATCTCTAACTTTAGATCCAGGAGATATGTATATTATGGGTGAGAAGACAGTGGGAACCGATTGGCTATTAGCTCCGAAGAAACAGTACACATTGAGGCATTCAGCCGGAGCACGTCAGTACACGACTTTGACTCCCAAAATCCATATTGAAAATGAAAGACAGGACGTAAAGTATCCTGATATAACTGTAGGAGATATCTACTTTCGCCCAGCGTCTTCCAAAGAAGAATTTAAGTTGATGCCTCAGTGAGACAGACGAGAGTAACCAGTTTAAACATATAGATATACATTATTATGACACAATTTGCGTATATATCCGCTAACTGCGGCAATCTCGCCTTCTATTTCGCGGAAGGAAGAGAGTATGATCACCCCTTCATTGGGATGCTTTTCGTGAACGATAAGGATTTCGTCAAGCTTTGCACAAACTTTGATTACTACATTTGTCTTATTCCTCGTCTTGGTCTTCCTAGCGAGACATCATTATGGGCGAGGCAGAATGGGTCACCATGGTACAAACATGTCGAGATTACGCCCCCTTATCCTGTTGTGTATCTCGACGATTTAGAGCTACACTACATACACGAGCAGGATGGGCCGACGTTAATTGAGAAGTTTAGAAGGCGAGCTAAGCGGTTTTTGACGGACAAACCTACTCCGATTTTCCTCTGGTCTTGCTGCGAAATGATGAATGATAGGAGTTACGAAGACTTATCCAGTATAGTTAACCAATATCTTATGATTCCAAATGCTGTGTATGTAACAAAATATCCAGAGATATCGTGTAAGGCGTATCTATACGATGAATGGGTTGGTGCGGATGATAAACGGAATAGCTCTCATATTCCTGAGATACATTTCATTGGAGATCGTGTGGGTGAGTACAAGAAGATAGTTAGTGCTATGAAGAATATGTAGAAATATAATTCCGATCGGGGGTACCAGTCCGCCAATCATGAAGAATGGAAGAATTACCAGAAGGGAGGTAGTAGTGGATCTTCATGTTCGATCATGTAGAGCATGCTTCGCAGTGGATTTCCATTTCCGATCAGTTACTCTTCTGGACATAAGAGACGACAGTAGCATTACAAATAAAATATTGTCCAACTCTAAAGATGGTACATATGTCAAATTCGAAAAGGCGCTCGCGGCCCAAAAATAAGTCCAAGAGTAGGTCAAAAATGAGGTCGAAAAGGCGCTCGCGGCGAGCGCGGTCCAAGAGTAGGTCAAAAATGAGGTCGAAATACAGATCGAGGGGAAGATCAAAGAGGAGATCGAGGGGAAGATCAAAGAGGAGATCGAGGGGAAGATCGAGGGGAAGATCGAGGGGAATATCGAAGAGGAGATCAAAGAGGAGATCTAGGGGAAGATCTAGGGGAAGATCCTCTGCTGGTGCCAGGAGACTATACGGTGGAGTTATCGAGGGTATAATGCCTTCTTACAGTCTAGCTTCCGGTGGTCAGATGCCAGATGACGTCGCATGTTCTATTGGTCAGCAAGCCAAATACCATCGAGGCATGGACGAGCTTCGTCGCATCATCGATAGCGTGTGGAATATAGATCTGTCGGCACTGATCTTCAACACCAATTGGGGATGGAATAAGATCATCAAATATATCCGTGCGAACTACAGCAAACCGTTCAATAATGTATATGGATATCTCTGGAAAGAGTCAGCCCGCACACACAACACTGCGTGCCACAATGATCTTAATAAGCTACTGGATGATTATACCCAGGCTGTAAAAGCTCTCGTGGAACGAATAAGGCAGCGCGAGTCTAACGGAGCCGACAAATACATCCCCTGTCCTCCGAAGCTGGTCTTAGCGGCACTGGGACAACCTCACAGACGAACGCTGCACTAGTCAGTAACCATATGTTCGCAAGTTCATAATTTCTTGGATTTGATCGGAGGTATAAAGGGTAAAGTATCGTGCAAAATGTTGAATGGAGAGAGAATTTTGATCTTTGGGGGTTCTGGCTCATTAGGGCATACTCTTGCGAAACGGTACATTCCTGAGAATGAAGTGTTTATATATTCGAGAGGGGAAAATCAGCAATGGAGAATGAAACAAATATTTTGTAATGATGAGCATTTGTCGTTCTTTGTGGGTGATATTCGCGACAGAGAACGTGTAGAGACGTGTATATTTAGATGTAGACCAACAATAGTTATAATTGCAGCAGCATTGAAGCATATCGACATTTGCGAGAAAAATGTTAACGAGTGTATTAATACGAATGTAGACGGAGTACGTAATGTTGTTAATATCGTTTCAGATTGTTCAATGCGTGGTTCTATACCCTTCTTGAAGACTGTAGTTTTCATATCTACTGATAAGGCTTGCGCCCCTGTGAATGCTTACGGGATGTGCAAAGCTATATCAGAAAGAATTATGGTAGAGAAAACTGAGTTTCTGTCTGGTCTAAAATTCGTGAACGTGCGATATGGGAATGTGTTACAATCAAGAGGGAGTTTGATCCCTCTTTTTAAGAGTATTGGGACTGACCCAGATAAACATTGCTTTACAATCACAGACGAGAAGATGACACGTTTTTTTATGAGTTTGGAAGAGAGTGTGAACTTGATTACATATGCTATCTTACATGGAAATAGTGGAGACACAATTGTGCCGAAAAATATTCAATCGTATCGCATTGCAGATATTGCATCATACTTTAGTCTAAAATATAATAAGCCAATAAGTGTTACAGGAATACGTCCCGGAGAGAAACTGCATGAAATGCTTATATCGTTCACGGAGGGTTTACGGACAGAAGATACAGGTGAATACTATGTTATACGACCAACATACGCTAATATTATACAGAACCATGCAACGTTCTCACGTGGTGAATTTGAGAGTTCATCAACCCTTGATATGAACAAAGAAACTTTGAAGACCGTCCTAGAAGAACAAGTTGCAATAAGTGCCTAACTTACATTTAAAAGCTAGGTTGATGTTGAGGAAATGAGAGTTGCTGTAATTTTGTCAGGGTTCATTCGTGTATGGAAAGACGTCAAGAAGTCGTTCGTAGAGATGCTGATGAGTGACCCAGATGTAGATATAGATCTTTTCATTCACACATACAACCAGAACATGTACGAGTTCACAGCTGGGCGCAAAGACGTATTTCTCACAAAAGAAGAGATCGAAGAACTCTTCCATGGTCTGAATGTAAGGAGTCTTACGATTGAAAATCGAGATGAAATATTGCCACATGTATCTGCAGCCGCTCATGTGTTCGAGACTAGCGATAACTTCCACGCTGCCCAATTAGAAAGCTCTGATCCACATAGCATAACAATTCCAATTGGCGTGAGAACATTTGATCAACTACGGAAACTCCGCCTTTGTAACGAAATGCGCAGAGAATATGAGAATAGACACAACTTCAAGTATGATCTCGTCATGAAGACCCGTTTCGATGTCGCTTACTACAACAAACCTCAGTGGAACGAGATAGGAGATGGAAGTCTACATCTTGGGTATGGAGCAACGTGGGGATACCCAGAAGATACGTTATGCATCGCAAATCCTGATATCATGGACCTGTATCTTGACCGGGGAGCGAGAATAAAGGAAATGCTAGAAAGCGGAAGAGTAGCTGGGATATGTGCACATGCGACCCTCAAATATATTATAGAAACACATAATTTAACAATCGGTGATCCCGCAATTAATATCCTGTGTTTCAGAAGTAAGAGCAGTGTCCAGTTCAACGGCAATTATCGCTTCCAATATGATTGCGCATGGTTGTATCAACAGATGAAGAAGACGGGATTAACTAACGTGTACCTTCTAGAACAAGAAAAGCATCGTTTAATGTTGAGCTACTCACCGGAGAAAGGATTATTATCTTATCATCCTGAGGGTCATAGGGATCATACATCTTTTGGAGATATTTCGATATCCGTATACCCACATGATTATAACGATACATTCACTTTCGAATTGACTGGTAATAATCTGCGCATCAATAGAACAATCCGCGAGGGATGGTGGCTCGAGTTGAAGCTGCTCATCGTAAATCATCTCACCTCCGAATGGCAGACTGTGCACGTTGGTAGACATCACTGTGGGACAATTGATATTCCACTAAACGAATTGCCCATACTTTCGTTTTCTGTATCAACGACTGCGGACGGAATGATCGATACATCGCCAGGAAATTAAGACAGGGATACTTAATGAATTTGCTTAGCAAAACGAGAAATAAATATATATTTGGTCATGTAGCATATCATAAGCACAAAACTAGAATTGTATAGAGGTATAGAGGTATAGAGTCTATCTAAAGTCACAAAGATAGAATAACATGGAAATATACAGGAAGCTCCCGGAAAGATTAATGGATATAGTAGACGGACTATTATATAATACTTATGTACGACCTTTATACCTAGATCTCCTCAGACAGTTAACTGGCATCGCACAAACCGCGGATGACCTGGGTTGGAATAGTATCGAAGAGTTATTTTGTCCGTACACTTCTCAGTACATGTGTTGGACACATTGTGGTAGATGCAATATGTGGACGTTTGCTCAGGAATATAATTGTAAGTGCGATCAAGAGACCAGAATGGATGAATTCCTTTTGTTCAAGACGGTGATATGTAAAGGGATAGAATGTCAGATTGGGGAAACCGTACCAATGTCTACTGGACATATCGAAGGACACGAACATCTCCTCACACGATATCCATGTGGAAACTATGGTGCCTCTCACTGTAGTATTAGAAACAAAGATTTATGTCTCGTACATGATATCGGTGAGGAAGATTGTGAATGTGGCGGATATTATTCTGATTGCGAATGCAACATACAAGGAATCAATTTCTGGAGATGCCTAACATGCTCTCCTGTATTCGCAGTGTGTGATGGATGTTTCCATGTAAGCAAAAAACATACTCATTCCTGAGTATGTTTTATACGTTTGAATCCTAGACATGGGTACTGGCTTTGGCGACATCACTCACGAATTGGTATTCGTCGTATTCGTTGTTGTAGCGCTTTCGATCCGCTACCGAGACAGATGTATCGAGCCAAGCTAGTAGATCGAAGTATTTCTGCGATAGTTTTGCCTGTTCTTCGATGTACTTGTGAGTAGCATCCCTATATGACCGGTAGAGATCGATCCTTGCTCGTCGTGCTTGTTCATCAGTTAAATATTCATTATTTTGTATCTCATAGAAGCGGTCTTCACGCACGTCCTCCCGCCGAATCTGTTCATTCATGAGATCCGCCATCTTCTGCATGACCAGATCCAGTTGTCTTTTGCGTTTGGCTTCATCATAGATGAGGGACGAAACATTAAAGTCAATGTTCCTGGTTTGCGCCAAGTAGTCTTCTAGTTGCCTCAAAACAAGTACACCACCTTTGATTGGCATCTTTCGGCGAGATCTTGACCTCCTACGCCCTCTCATTTTTGCGTGAGAACGGCTCCGAGAACTCGAGCGTCGTTTTGTGGAGCGTCTCTTCCGCATTCGCGAACCGGATCGTCGTTTCCTGGAGAGTCTCTTCCGCGTTCGAGAACGGCTGGAGCGTCTATTTCGGTGGGCTAACTGGGATACCATTTATAATTTCTAGTATATTATTATCCAAATAAAATCATAAATGTGGGCGTATTTGACAAAGTTTGCATTACATAGGATACAATTTCCCTCTTGTGTGACGTCTAATCCAGTTATGGACCACACCAACATATATGTAATCATCGTAAACATGAGGTTGTATGTTTGTATCCAGTACCAAAGTTACATTAACTTCCTTACCAACAGCATCTATATATATATGTGACCCATAAAAATAGTCTTGTTTCTTGGAATACCAACCATGCATTTACTCTATAATATACATGTTTAAAAAAATTCAATTACGCAAAACTTATAATAAGTATATATCTACCTTCTCATCCAAGCAGGTATCTCCTCCATGTTCTCCGGCGCTTTCGTTAGGTCGATAATTGCCCATCCATATGCCGGACTTATGGAGCCGTTATCTGGATCTTGATGTACACCAAAAGCTCCCACAACAAGTTCCATCTCAAGATCTTGGTTTAGATATTCCCATTTGAAAGGAATGGATGAAAGACCACTTGGGATTTGGTCAGTTGTCATACCACCGCCAAATAATGCATCAGGATTACCGCCTGTTAGAACATGCATGTTCCACATATCGTTTTGCTCATGATCTTGTATATATGGGTATAATGTGTTTACCCAACCAGAGATATATGGTCCGCCAGACATATTGTTCTTCTTGTACATACTTTGCCAGAAGGTTTTATTAAATCGACCGTTCGCTGCATTAACGAACTCGTCCAAGATCGGGCTTAATGCTTTGTACCAGTCCTCCATCTCCTTTCCATATTCTGGGATACACCGCGCCCGCTCTCTGATATCCTCCCAATCATCAGGATCGCCAAGAAAGCGAAATTCTGGAATTCCACATCTGGTACCACAGACATATGCGAAGTAGTCAGCACATGCATCCATCAACAATCCATGTGCGCATGCTGAGTGGATATTTTGTGTAGTAGAGAACGGTGCCGTGAAAAGATCCCTCAACTTCTCGTTCGTATTCTCTCCAATTTGATAAGCCATACTTGAGAAAAAACTCTCCCAGTCATTATGATGACCACGCACAAAGTTGTCGTCAATGTATTTCAACTCTTTCGTCCCCTCAAATCCTGCGATCTTCTCTCGGAGCTCCTCGCTGCGTAGCCGGATATGGGTAGCTAGACCTTGCGAGATTCGCAACCACAAGCTATCAGGAGACCAGGTAAAAGAGTTATGGGCGCCGAAAGCAAAATCCATTGCGTCTGCAAGTCCATCTTTCCGAGTCATCGCAACAATATGTTGGTTTCCGAATCCGACATCTTCAACATATTTATTATTGAGGCGCTGTTGAGTGCACGTCTTGTTGTCAGTATATACCTTATGTTGCGGATTGTCAAACGGTACGCTTTCATCCCGGAAAATATTGCAATCATTGTTCGATTTGTAGCATGTTGATCCCATATCTAACTTATTGATAACTTCTTGAAAGCAATTTTCAATTCTAAGATTTTTTGTCTCATAAACGCCGATCTGATTAGATAAGAGTCCTTACTTACACTTACTCTCCATTGGACATTTTATTTAAAGGTCGATGTTATAAGAATATAGATGAATAGGTGTATTTATTGCGACAAGACGTACAAACAACTTAGCAAGCGCCTTATGAAATGTGGAAGTATGACCAATTTCTTGCCAAAAATGATTTGTTGTATTAAGTATTGTGTTGTTATGCGCATAACAACACTATGTCTACTATCTCTAATATATGTCGACTAGATCTCAGAAGCATACTACAATCTGTTGTTTCACAATTCCTCTTCCGTGAAGAAATCAATAATATGTGCGGGACGAATACGTACCTCAACGAGTTATTCATCGAGGATTGGCGGTATGTTTATAGAATATGTCTGCATCACCAACCTAATAATTATGATGAACTAGCAATAATCGACGAAGACGGTGTTCAGCATTGGTATAAGGAAGGGAAGCTCCATAGAGACGATGATCAACCATCTCTAATCTACACAAATGGTACTCAGATGTGGTTAAAGGAAGGGGAGTTCCATAGAGAAGGTGATCAACCGGCAGTAATCGACGTAGACAATCATCAGGCCTGGTATAAGGAAGGGAATCTTCATAGAGACGGAGATCAACCGGCAATAATCCACGCGAACGGCACTCAAGAGTGGTTTAAGGAAGGGAATCCTCATAGAGACGGAGATCAACCAGCAGCAATCTACGCGAACGGTACTCAAATATGGTATAAGGAAGGAAAGTGTTATAGAGACGGTGATCAACCGGCAAAAATCTGGGCGAACGGTACTCTGGAGTGGTACAAGGAGGGAATCTTAACCACAACATTCCAACCCATCTATCGCTTCATTCGCCACTAGTATAATAGATGCAAATGTCGCCTCATCTACCTCATCTGGTATGCATATTCTAACCAGACTAATATCATTCACGCAATCAACAAGCTTCCGAAGATGTAACTCATAGTTCTCTCTAGAGTCCTTAGTAATTCCCATCGGCATGGTGTGCCGAAGACGTTGCATCTTATTCGGGTCCTTACAAAGGATAGATACCAATCTATTAGCTGTCTCCTTAATCAAGTCAACCGAACTATGCCAATTTGTGTCTTTGAGAACTTCCGCTATTCGGTCGGTCCATGCTTTTCTCGCCATTGCAAACACTCTCTCTTGTAATTCCATATTTGGAGAGTTTTCTCTCTTAAAGCATATATTTACCATTCTGCATAATAATGAAGATTTATAGGATGAATCGTCATTATTATGTATGGTAAATTAGGGATTATCGCTTACGATGAGCTCTCCGAGCATATACAAGAGATTGTTGATGTTCACCTTGATAAATATGTATACGATACATGTCATAAGCATAATACAACACGTACAAACAGGCTTCTCGATAATGTCTTCAAATCGGGATTATTCACCATTAATGGGTATGTAGATATTCAGTATCTGAAGTCCAAGGTGGAAACGGTGGAACATATGGCATGGACAGAGTGTGGATGCTGCGGATTGTGGAGCTATTACAAGTCATGCAATTGTATAAAAGATAAAAAGAAACAAGCCTCAATATATAAGTCCTTGCGGGATAAGAAGTATTGGGATGAGGAGGGTGAGGAGGGTGAGGAGGGTGAGGAGGGATCTATGTGATGTGTGTGGATCATCTGGTAGGTGTATGTGGACTTGTTCAGTTTGTCACCAAGAGCATATGACGCCTTTAACAGCAGATGGATTTGGATTTGATATCTGCTGTGAATGTATAAAGGAAACGCCTTGGCCTATTGAGAAAGTTGTGCCTTAAAGTGGTATTTACACTTCTAAATGGAGGATCCATTCAGAATATATTGTAGACTCCCATCACATGTTCGCGATCTTGTTCATGTATATCTCGACGAATACATATACCTCTTTCTCAACAAGTACAACCAAGACAGATGTATAAATATCATTAACGATCTCTGTATATCTTTCACAACATTCACAGACGGTCGAATGACAGAATCGACGGAATTGTTCAAATGTGCTCCAAGATTTATCATGTTTCGCCGGGCACTCGGACCGGCATTTGATGTACAAGAACGAACACTCAACATAGGATATGGATACGTGCCAACAATTGTCTGGAGAGAAGTAGGAAAATACTTCCCGCAAAAAATGGCCGTACAAACTGCAGGCATGTCTATACTAGGAGTAGAATGCGGAGATCATCTCAAAGATTTATGCAAAGAATGGGGATTCATGTACGAGAAGTGCGAAGGACAAATGCAGCTTAAAAATGCTTAGAATTAACATATGTTCGCAGCTATCTACGCAATACAAAAGGTTTAGCATGTACACGACAGAGAGGAATAGAGGTGACAGGACTCACATGATATATCTTAAACTTCGTCTTCGTCTTATCTAAGTGATTCTCAAGACAATACCTACACACTCTCAACCAATTACTTGTATTTGAACATCCTGTCTTTGCACAGGTCAAGATGTACTTATGTACATCATCTCCCGACTCCTTACATACAGTACACTTCTTATTCGCATCTATCTTTCTCCCGTCTTTCATCTTTACAAGACCCTCCTTCTCTATCCTCCGTTGCAGTTGTCCTCCAATAAGCTTTAGTATATCCAACGGCAATATATCGAAAATACCAACAAGTTTCCGCGTCGGTAATGTGCAATTATCGCATGCTAATTTCTCGTTTCTCGTACAAATTGTCATTGACTTACATATCGTCTCTTTGCACTTCACACATGACGTACCAGACATCCCACACACAATTCTATCACAATTGTTGCATGCCGCTGAGTTATGATTGTCCTTACAATTGGCACATAAAAACATCTCACAACTTCTCCAATGAAACGCCAGGCATTCATTCCTCTCACATATACAGATCATTTCCATACAATCTGCACATCGAATCGCGCAATGATACGCGTGACAATTATCGCATATTTTATGCTTGTACTCACAGTATCTACATACGTCATGTCCGCACTCTGCGATATGATAATTAATATTGTAGCTATACCTATGGTTACACACTCGTATATTATTATCTTTTCGATTATTATAGCGATCACCCATGTACAAATGAGTACAATTCTTTAAAATGAATTACCGCGCTTAAGAATGGCGCGAGAGTAAAATCGCATTAGATGGAGGAGCAATCATACGCAATTAAATTGTAAGGATATACTCCTTACAATTGTTCATGTGTCTCCGATCATAAAGTTTGAAGAAGGGATGATATTATATGGATGTCAAATTGTTGCAACGCTCTTTTCAAATCTATTGTATGTGTCGTCCGTATATGCTGCCACTACCATATCAGGACAGTTGATACGAATATCATAAGGCGGATCTTTTTTATTCGTTTATATATGACTCGAAATAAGCCCTTTCAAGGTATCGATATACTCTTGCGGTTCAGTCTTTGCAAACTCCTCTAGTTTGTTAATTACGGCATGACGAAATGTTTCGTCTGTCTCCCATGCGTAATCTGTCTCTCCAAGGTACTTGAATAACTCTATACATATCTCCTTCTTTTCACTCTTTTTGTATACCGCCTCTACATTATTCATATATACTCTAACTTCCTTGTCGAACTGCACTTTCTCTAATGGAGTTAGATAGACACTGTTATGATGGTCATTTTCTCCTGTTACCGATGCAATATGATTCTTATTCTTGTTATACTCATCTTGTGTTGGAAACTTTGGTGTTGGCCAACAGCCACTGTCATGATCGTGTTGATATAGGCATTTCATTGGAGGGGAGATCACTCCAACATTCTCGTTTGTTACCGGTGCAATACGATTAGAAATAAATCCTTTCAACATATCAACATACTCTCGGGGTTGTGTTTCCGCAATCGTTTCTAGTTTCTGAATCGCGGTACGATAAAGTTCTTTGTCTGTTTCCCACTTGTAATCTGTTTCGCCGAAGTACCTGTATAACTCCATAAACTTCTTCTTCTTCTCAATATTACCATACGCGTTCTGTACATTATCCATATATATCCTAGATTTCTTGATGAACTGGTCTTTCGTCGTCACAAATTTTGGGAGTCGTATTGTTATCCCCCGTTGCATTGCAGATGTAGTACCGAAACAATTTTCCATATCAAATTTGAATGCCATGGCTGATATAACTTAGAAATATGTATGTAAATTCAATTCTTATAATTTTTTTGTCCTCGTTTTCCTATTCATTTTTCTTGATTGATACTAAATGAATAGTGCTCAGTGGCCTGCAATTGCGGTAGCATTACTACTCCTTGGGCTAGTAATTTGGGGCATCGTCGCACAAGTCAAAGAAATGCATGCACAAAGTGACCCAGTGCTTAGGAACTTGGTTGAACGTACCAGACCCCTCTTCGAAAGAGAAGAACCCTTCACAGGACTACTCGAACCTCTCAACCATAGAAATATACTCGACGAAATATCAGTATACAAAGGAAATAAATCATACACAATCAACAAAGAAAAAGTCTATATCTGCCTAAAAGACGAGAATGGACAGTACTACCAAAGCAATTCACAACTCATGCACGTGTTTTTGCACGAATTATGTCATGTTTTATTGACAAATGAAATTGGACATACCCAGACGTTTCACAAGGCACTTGATGAGCTATTACACGAGGCTGTGAAAATGGGTATCTACGACCAAAGTGTCCCTCTTGATCCCGACTATTGTAAACATGGTTCTGGATAGCTTAAAATGATTTGAAGAGTATGATTCACAGACAAAAGTTGAATGGCTGATGATTATTTTTAAAGAAGCTCAAAGTCGTCACCTAGATTTGATATTTCAGTCGAAAGATTTTGTTTCTCACACGGAATACGAAGACTTTGTGGGAGTTCTATCTCCTCTTTCAGGATCTGATCAGATACGATGCATTTGGCTGCTTGAAATCTGGAGTTCCTAATGCGTGGTGCATGAGTATGTACTGGTTCTGTCTTTGTACGTTGTGGAGTTCGTTCTCCGAAGATAGTGGTGGCCACGTAGGTGCAAGCACGACTGCACCATTCGAATATTGCGTTCCATATTATCTGAAGGCGACGCATATTTATCCTACGCTTTATCCTACGCTTTATTTTTCTAAGTCCTAATAAAATGAGCATCGAAATCAACCCATGCGCCGCTTGTATGAACAAGTATAAGGACGGGGAGTACGGTATTGATAATATTGGTGACTGCTGCTACCGCACTGCCGCCGCCTTCGCTGATGCAGATAATGTCAATGCAGTACGACACTACGAAAACTGCAAGAAATGCGTGAACAAAGTTCGGGATGAAAAATGTGGTTGGCCTACAAGAGTGTCGTGCGAGTACCGTCCGAAACAACCCCCTATCTGGAACCAAATTCCTAATTACATTCCAGGTCTTATTAAGAGTGGATTATCACGCGACAATGCTCTTTCTCGTTGTTATTCACTATGCGAGAATACACGTCTCCCAGAGGAATGTAAGGAAAACTGTAAGGTACAAGCAGATGCTGTCGTACACAAAGAACATTACTCAGATAATGGGAATGATAATGGGAATGATAATGGGAATGATAATAGGAATGATAATGAGAGTGATAATGGGAATGATAATGAGAGTGATAATGAGAATGATAATAGGAATGATGATGGGAACCGAAGTGACGATAGATATCATAACCATCACAAACATAAACACCACAAAAATCGCACATTCAAGAGTTATGAACGACGTAATCCTGCTTGGTTTTGGGTTATTTTCATCATTGTCGCAATCTTTTTGTCTATTTTCATTGTAATTTTTGTTATTGTATTGTTTAGCCCATCAATAGGCATTCAAGATAACGGATCAATATCCTATCGAAGGCGTAAGAGGTAGATTTTCATTTGTTATGTAAAATACATAACAATACTTATTAATTATTTCCTTATCCTATACATGATCATCTCATATTTCGCCGTTGATTCGCGCTTGAAGATGCTCGTGATAAATGATTCCGACGACCTAACGGCGGTCGATTTACAGGACGAGTGATTTCATATCGCGCTGGATATTTCAACTTCTTGGCGACTCGCTTACGAGTAGGCTCTGGATCTTGTTGCGACTGTTTGATAACAGGACGGGGGGGTGATATGTGATAGTAAAAATGCAGGTAATTCTCCCTCCGTCCGTCGGCCATTATATTAAACCCACCATAAAAATCGCATCCGTCTAATTTCGCCCACTCGCAAATAGCAGAATTGGGTGTAATGAGTAGATGATTGCCCCACGAATATCTGCGTGATCGTAACCATATTAGTATATTTAGATGCCCTTCTTTAGCAGCTATATAAACTGCGTTATAAGGGCATACAAATCTTCTCTCTGCCCATATTAAGATATCTAACTTTCCATGAAGAATCGCGTGAGTACACATACAGCCAGACCATCCCCATGCTACAGCCAACTTAGCTCTCTCAATACTTGATAGCATACTATCAACGCTAAATCCGTAAATTGTTGATGCATGCCAGTTACGATTTACGGCCTGTATTATCCATCCGTCTTCTTTTGGCAGAAATGATAATATTATCGTCAGTGTATCATTACTTTCCATTATTTATGTTCTGTAAACTACATTTCAAAATTCATATTTATGATATTTTAAGAAGCTTCTTCGCAAGGTCTTTCGTGATAGTGACAGGATAGGAGAGTTTCTTTCCTGGATTGAATGACACAGGTATACCTTCTACTATGCCTTTGCTGTTTTGATGCTCGACAAGAAAGAGGATTTTTGATACCATATCACTAATTGCTTGTTCCAGAGGGCGTACACCTGTCTCGTCATCGTTTGATAATTCCGCAACAAGAAATGTACTTACATTGGTGCCGAAGCGGATATTGTTTTCCTTAAGTCCCGCATTCGCGCAAGCTTTGCGAAGCAAGTAGTTCTCAGTGATTTCTCTCTTCTCATCCTTAGTATAACCTGGAACTTCAATCGTGTAGAGGCGGTCTTTGAGTGCTGGATCATCTGGGAGAGCATTCATGGTATATATAAACCAAAGATGAGAGAGATCCATTGGGAATGCAAGGAAGTCATCCTCCCATGCTTGATTCTGCGAGAAATCAGTGATATGTAGAAGTGCAGCTGCCATTTCTGGGTCGTTCGCTATTCGGTTGTATTCATCAAAGGCAATAATTCCATTCTTGCAACCTAGTCGTTTCAGAGTCCTCACGATAATACCCGGCGCTGCTCCCACATACGTGTATGCATGACCTTTAAAGAAATCTGCGCGCGATGCTCCTCCAAGTTGGATTCTTTCAAGAGGGAAATCTAGTATCTTTGCTAGTAAGCTTGTAATAGCTGTCTTACCAACACCAGGTTTACCAACAAGTGCAAGATGGCACTTTTGCATTTTCGGATTTAGTAGTTTTGCATTAAGGAACAGAAGAAGCTGTTCTTTTACTTTCTCCATACCGTAGAGATCGGCGTCAAGCATGGCACGTGTTTGTTGGAGGAAAAGAGTCAGGTTTTTGTACTTGAGTATTTTAAGTTTATTGTGTGGAATAGCAGTTGCCCAATTCAACCAATTCTTCATCTTTCCATATTCTTCGTGATGAGTTGACATTGCAGTGAATTCCTCGAACCGGTTATAGATAGTTGCTTTAGTTTCATCGCATGTCTCAAGGTCGAGTATTTCGTATTTGAGCGCGAGATGAGAGTCCTTGCACGAGAACTTAGCAATATTTTGTTCCATCTCTTTGTGTTCAGCATTACTGTAGCAAGAATATTGTTGATACCCGATAATAGCGTCTCGGTATGCTTTATTAAGTTGATCTCTTACCTCGAGCCAATCTCTTGTGTTTGGTTCACAAAACTTGTAAATTTCAAAAAGCTGGACAAGTTTGGCTTGATCTTCGAGTCTCATTGGCGTTTTCAAATATTTAACAAGATCCGGTTCGCTCTTCATCAACTCTCTCCGGACGTTTCGAAGGGATTTAATAACATGTATATCATTCATATCATTCATATCATCCTCAGAATCATCATCATTGTCCATGTCTTCATTGCATCTGGATAAACTCCCATAGCTTCTCTTATTAAGACCTGACCTAGGCCTTTTCAGCGTATCTCGCGGTAGGACTGGTAAGTCGCGATCGGAGGTACGGTTAGACATTTATTTAAATCAACATTCCCTTTAACATATATTCTTTAACATCCTAATATGATTCCATTTAGTTAATACCCGTACACTGTTCCCGGTAGAAGTCAACTGCCTCTTCAGCCGTTATGTTATCGAAAATTAGTTTGATCACCTCAATCACATCGTCTGTTGAGTCAGACTGCTGGGCAATTCGTCGTTTGCAGACAGCATCATCTGCTCGAAGGTTAAATCCATCATTATGTGTTGGGTTAATACGGGCTTTTTCAACTAGCATCACACATAGGGCCTGTCGAAATTTATTTACTCTCGCAAGTAAGGTGATATTTGTAAGTAACTGTTTACAATCATGCTGGGCAATATGATTAATCTTGTCATAATTCTTCCTATATTCGTTGTCATCATAAATATCGAAATAGATGCTACGGAAAGTATCAATAAGGAACGGTAAAATGTTGTCCGCGAACATGGTGGCAATTCCCTCTAATCTACACTCGAGTTTCCAGTGCCTTTTCTCACCATTTATATTGTTACACGCATAGAAAGAAAATGGATCGTCATCTTTTACAGAGACGTACACAAGCGAGTGGAATCCATAAGGATTGCAAAGAGCCTGTGACAAAATTGTAATAATAGGAAATAGTACCGAAGCATAAGTACAAACGTGTTTGAAAACAAATGACGGGTCAAAGACTGTAAACTCTTGAGGATGTTGGACGGATAAACACATTGCATCTCTTATGCGTCCTATTTCCTGGACTGATATCGATGTAGTAGTGTAGGCTGGGTAACGAAGAAATCTCATATCCAATGCGCTCAGACCCCTGGCTATCCTTGTATTCTTCTGTTTTTCAGATAAGCCACTGCCCGAACAGAGACTATGGAGTTGCGTAACATGATCTTGAAGGATTTCTACGTATTTCTCAATAGGAATAACACTAAGTATCTTTGCACGTTGCTGATAAAGCCGTTTGAATGATGCAGTCGCATTTATATTTTTTGCTATAGCTTCAAAGCATTCCTTAAACACTTGTTGTGATGATTCAAGGTCACTGATTTGTATTTTCTCTTTTCGCTTCCCTTCAACCTCTTGGATGATTCTCAATCTCTCCTCTTCACTCTTATCTTCAACCGCATTTTTGTCTCTCCGGAAACACTCTCGTCTTGGTTTCGGTTCATGATTCACCACAACAACTTCCCCTTCTACTATTGGATATACATGTATACCGTCCTTTTCCTCCTGTATTACATCACTAATCTTAATCTGGGTATTATTTGCAATTATATCTCTGTAAATTTGGTTCTTATACCGCTCCAAACGGAGACACGCTCGTAGTTCATCAATATCTTCAACACTGCTAGTCGTATTTAGGCATTGAACTCGAACTGTCCTCCGCGCTCTCCCTCGCTCCTTCCCTCTTATCTTTGTCTCTCCCTTTTCCTCCCCTTCTTCCCCTTCCTCATCTTCCTCCCCTTCTTCCCCTTCCTCATCTTCCTCATCTTCCTCCCCTTCCTCATCTTCCTCCCCTTCCTCTCCTTCCTCTCCGTTATTTATTTGCTGAGCGTCAATATCTTCATTAAAAATATTTCCGTAAGCTTGTTCGGCAATTGATCGATACAGATCGTTTATTGGATCCTCATCAGCGTTTACTTCCGGGACAGGACACATCTCTAGATGTGCTTCCAAGTTATGTATACCTCTGGTATTGTATCCACATCTACGGCAGTAGAAGAGAGTATACCTATATTTCCGGCAGATTTTGTCACATTTCATATGAGTTCGCCGTAAGACTGATGATGTGAATGATTTTAGACAGTAGACACACTTAAAAAGTTTCATCCTATGACTCTTGTTGATGACTCTTTGATAATAATCAATTTGCGGATATTGCTATTTAAATGCTTACCGGTCTGGCATAAATGTCTGATGATGCACTTGTAGTGATATTTAATGCGATTTCCAACTTTATAAGCGACCTTGATGAGGAGTTTTCCAGGAAACATCCCTCTCTAAAGCGATATGCACGTCTGATTAGTCAGACCTCTCCAGCATACAAATCAACAAGTAATGGACAAAAGCTTGTACACGATACTGTGATTAGGAAACATGTTGATGCATTCAGAACTTTCTGCATCCAAAATCGCGAAGGGTTAACTTGCAGGGATTTCGGCAAGTTCACGTCATATAAAATAACATATTCTGATAGGTTTTACATAAACTTGGACGCAATTCTGAAAGATAAAGATACCGATCAAGGTGTTAAGAATGCTATTATGAGTCACCTTCTCGTGATTTCTGCTCGTGTCGATCCAGAAGGAGGAGCGGGGGATGTACTTCGCGAACATACAAATGAGGAAGAGGAAGATTTTATTTCAGATATCGTAACGAAACTTGAAGGGCACGTGAAAATGGACGGAAATCCAGAGCCAATGGAGGTAGTCAGTTCACTCCTTCAGTCAGGTATCCTACCTGAGCTTATTACGGGAGTGAATAATAAAATGAAGGACGGTTCGTTGGATTTTAATACAATTATGAGTAGCATCCAAAAATTCACAAAGAAAATGACTGCAGAGACCGGAAACGAGGAAGGAGGAGAACAGGCAATGAATATAGTAAGTAGCATAATGAATAATTTGCAGGGAAGTAACTCGACTGAAGGTCCTAATATTGGGGCTCTTCTTAGTGCATTTGGACCTATGTTAGGAGGTATGGGTGGTAACGATAATCTATCAGGAATGTTAGGAGGTGAGGGTACTATTGAAGAACAAATCGAGAAGCAACTACAGGCTGCTCGTGATGCCGGCGAGTTCGTTAGTTCTTCCGGAGATGATGAACTCGATTAAATGAGATTATATGAGAATATATGAGAATATATAAGCAAACAAGTTTATATATGCTATTAGATACTATATTAGAATACTTACATGTCTACTTACATAGAAACTTGCACAAAAGCAGTCTGGAAGGTGGTTAAGGTAAGACATCCTGCATTCTTTGGAGCATAATTGTAGACATATGATTGTATTACTTTCTTCTGTCAGAATAGTACAGTGGATAAGAGACATATTGAAGCTATGCTTATTGCATTCAATACAATGTCCGAGAGGTTGTTTGCATATTGATCGGCGTGTTGTGCATTCTTGAAGAAGCTCATGAAAGACTTTACAAGTCTTGCCAAAATTGTTTAACATGTTATTGTTAAGAAAACTTGTAACAAGTTCAAGAGTATCCTCTGGAAGATGTAATAGTGGCATAATTAGTATATATTTTGTCAACGTAAGAATCTTTAAAGCGATTAGCCAGATCCTCAAAATACTTCTCACTAAACAATATCTTAGGTCATTTGTTCCCGATACATTTCGAAGCAACATTCGCGAATGTTGTTGCCATGGACCCTGTCCTATCATATTCACGCTGCACTTTCTCTAGGAATGCCGTGTACGATCTAATAAAGGCAGGTAACGCCATTGGATCTGTTCGAAGAACGCGGTAAATTTCTCGACCAAGATGATTTCTGTCAAGGTCGGGGTTTGACATCCTTGCATCAGCATAGAATGCGGACCATGATGAACAAAAACCTCCGGTCGTTACATTTCCAAGTTTCAGTTTGTCAAGATATTCGAAAAATTGCCAACACGTCTCATTCACAAACGAATTTGGAGGATAGTACACTGTAACGAACTTTTCACCCATATTTTTTCGGAAAAGATCCAGGATCTCAAAGTCAACATCTCCATCATAACAATCTCCAGACGTATATTTTCCGCGTGGATCAAACCTCTCAAGACTTCTCTGTTTTGTATCGTAGATCATGTAATTCGCGTGGCGACTTCCCTCTGCACAATTGAATCCGAAAGGAAACGTGATAAATCTCGGCTTCCGCTTCAAACAATTCCTCATCTTCTCCCAAAAGGATTTTGGGACGCTTATATAACCTTCCCGAGAACGTGCAGTTGTCTGTATCCACCTCATTGATATATCTATTTTTTTAAGTTTATATGATCGTGGTATATCAGGTATTATGACACAATCCGTATTGTGTCTATAGGCCAGATACAGCATAGTGATATATGCCATCCAGGTGCTGCCATCACTATCTTGTGTCATTTCTACGGGAGAAAAGACAGGATATACCACCTGACCTGACCTCTTCCAATAACCATAAGAAATAGTTTTTCTAGGCCTCTTCCTACTCTTCTTACTCTTTATCCTACTACTCTTCCTACTCTTCCTACTCTTCCTACTCTTCCTACTCTTCCTACTCTTCCTACTCTTCCTACTCTTCCTACTTTTCCTACTTTTCCTACTTTTCCTACTCTTCCTACTCTTCCTACTCTTCCTACTCTTCCTACTCTTCCTACTCTTCCTACTCTTCCTACTCTTCCTACTTTTCCTACTTTTCCTACTCTTCCTACTCTTCCTACTTGCTTGTGATACCCTTGAACGTTGTAGAATATTCCTACCGATATTACCGCTTCTCTTTACGCACTTCCCCGTCTTCTGATTTAGAATCATATCTTTCTTACATTTTAAATAGGCGAGAAGTGTTGGTTTCACCATCGTTGAATAGCCTGGAATTCCAATATGTTTAGCCATTTTCTTTAATTCGGCTATAGTCAGTTTCTCCATTTTCTTATTGCTAGGAAAAGAGATTGGTAGAAAAGAGGTTCTTGTACTGTTGCTACGATTGCATGGAATTAACAATAGATAGCATAGCCCAACCTCCAGCAACACAACTCATTGCAGGTCCTGTTACAATACCCCTGTCGGATTGCCAAGGGATTAACACCATAACTCCTGCAATGACTAATGATGCACCAATCATACTTATGCATATAGGGACTAGTCCTTTGCCGTAAGATGTGCCGAAAGCAAGCATAACCCATGATAGTGAGTAGAATATTGGAATCGCAACTGTCCAAGAATTCTTTTCTTCACCATATATTCCGGCGAGCGTACCTGTGGTAAACGCACCGATAGTTCCGACAATTCCAAACCACTTAGGACTTCTAAACCCAAGTGCAAATTCGTCTTTGAATCCAAAATTAAATAATATTCCTATCCATCCAATGCTATAGATGACTATACCAGCGATACGCAGATCTTTACGATTCTTCTTCGTAAGACGAGGCATACGGTTGGCATTGTCGCGAAGCGTCATCCCTAGAATTATAAATATGACAGCTGGGAATGTTTCGAGTAATTTGATACTATTAATAACGCTCTTCATTTATGTTGTGTTAAGAGAAAAATGAGACGTTCAGCTTTGATACTGATTGTAATTTTTCTTAGTATTCTACTTGCAATATGGATCACATTCCAGACATGGGTATTTGTGATGGTTATAATACGATCGATACAGTATGCGCGAGCACTCAAGGAATCTGTCTTAAATAAATTACATTGTGGGAGCAAATATTGTCCGATCCCTATTGCTGATTTGGATATACCAGTGATTAAAAACCTAAAAACATACGACAAAAATGTAGGGAGATATTGTGCTGACCTAATTGCACGAATATATAAAGTGGATTCGCATAACGGGAAACTTATTCATAATCCTATAATCGAGGATCCACGAGGGCTTTCTCGTTTATCGACTCTTACCGACGGAAATACTACAACATTTGGTGTCGTATGGCAAAATAATAAGACAGTGTGGATTGCGTATCGTGGTACGCTAAATTTCGAAGAGCTAATGTTTGATTTGGAGTACGGGCAGAACAGAATAACAAAAGATTCAATTATTCACAATACTGGGGGACCTCTCAAAGGACTATTTGATATGAAAAATCACCGTGTTGGGATCCATCAGGGATTCATAGACGCTTATAAAGATGTTAAGCACACATTGTTGAAAGTGCTAAACAAAGCTAAACCTGATAATGTAGTTATATGCGGACATAGTTTAGGCGCCGGAGTGGCAGTTGTGACGGCTCTTGACCTAATTGCAACTGGTTACAAACCTGTTGTGTATACGTTTGGATCTCCCCGAGTTGGTGACATAGAGCTATGCAATCTGATACCTTCGCAATTCGCCGTTTTCAGACATGTTAATATCGCGGATATTATCCCTACAATTCCTCCAGCGTCTGCACCTAATTTCGCTGACCCCGACAAACCGTACATGTACTCACACTGTGGAATGCCACTATATTTCGAGTCAAACTGGCAATCTCTTGATAATAACCATACCATATCTCATTATATCCAGGCGTTTGAAACCGATAGCTATCAGCAACTCAAGAACAAATCTTACATATAATAAATGGCACGATCCAGAAAAAGTATACGTAGATCGCGGAAATCTCGCACCTCTCGCAGAAACTCTAACACGAAGAGCAAAAGCCGTCAAAAAAGTAGGAGTAGGAAGAGTATGAAAAGTAGGAAGAGTAGTAGGAAAAGTAGTAGGAAAAGCCGTAGGAAAAGTAGTAGGAAGAGTAGTAGGAAGAGTAGTAGGAAGAGTCGTAGTAAGAGTAGTAGGAAGAGTAGTAGGAAGAGTCGTAGGAAGAGTAGTAGGAAGAGAAGATCATCGCGTATGTCGAAGAAATGTTTACCGCATCAGTATATTGATAAGAACGGTAGGTGCAAGAATAAATCTGGTCACAGACGTGTTAGAGTGCGGATTAATACGGATACTCCTGAACACCAATATCGTGATCCTGTGACGCATAGACTAAGAAATAAGTCGAGTCATAAGAGGCAACGGTCGCGGGTGCGTGATCCTGTAAATCGGAAATCACGCAGACCTACGTGGAAACAAGGCAGTATGACTAATCACTTGAGATGTGTGAGAAGAAGTAAAATGCCTCTCAGAGACTTACAACTAAAAGTCGTTGATTATATGCAAACGAATAGATCATTGCTTGTTATGCACTCAACAGGAGCAGGAAAAACATTATCAGCTATAGCTGTATCGCAGTGTTATCTTGATTCTTATCCGGAAGGAGATGTTATTTTTGTAGGACCGTTAAGTCTTACGGCAAACTTTCAGAAAGAAATGAAGAACTACGGTGCGAAACATGAAGATAGATATCAGTACTATTCATTTGACAAGTTTTTGAGTCATGCTAAACGTGGCACAAAAATTGACTGTGAGAACTCACTTCTCATTGTAGATGAGGCTCATAATCTTCGCAACATGAATGGAAGGAAATGTGAAGCAGTTTTTAACTGCGCAGAATATGCAGATAAAGTACTACTTCTTACTGCGACTCCGATTGTGAATAAGATCACGGATCTAATCTCTCTTATCAATATGTTGTACGGAGAACATGTTGTTGGGACACGGAAAGAATTTTATGCAGGAGATGTTGATGAATGGATTGGAGATGAGATAAATGAACATAATCTGGGAACTCTAGAGTATCTCTTGGAAGGTAGAATCGATGTTGTTGACGCTCAAGACTCTACTCATTTTCCAGAGAGAAGAGATAAAGTCATTGAAGTAAAGATGAGTGATTCATATTGGGATAAGTACCAAGCAGCTGCGAGAGGAGAGAAGCTCCCCGACATGGGCAAAGCGTTTGCACATCCTGAATCATTTTATAATGGGTATAGACGAGCCGTTAATAGAGCAGGTAAAGAATACTATAGTGATAAGCTAAAAGCCGCATTGCCTATCTTGAAGAGAGGCAAGACATTACTTTACACGAACTGGGTTGAGTTCGGGCTGGAACCAATTGTTTCGTCCCTTGAGAAATTAAGATTGACATTCCGAGTCTTCTCCGGAGATATAGACAACGAGTCTCGGGCAAAAATTGTCAGAGACTTTAATAAAAATAAATTCCAAGTCCTCGTAATCACAAGAGCGGGTGGAGAAGGAATAGACTTAAAAGGAGTGAAGTCTGTTGTCATTCTGGATCCAACATGGAACGAATCTTCCTTACAACAAGCTATAGGACGGGCAATCCGATATCAATCTCATGCACATCTTCCATCTTCACAGCGTAATGTTACGGTCTATAAGATGGTAGGGACGCGTCCTGATGCAGACGCGAATGGTGTAGAATCCGGAGATGTAATGCTCTACGATATAATTGCGAATAAAAACAAGAACGCAGAAGTCGTCATCGATTTACTCAAATCTATATCTATCTAATCAGTCTCCTTCTATTCTCCTTCCATTCTCCTGCTTGAATCTATATTGATTTGTCTATATAACGCAAGACTCTCCACACACAACACATACATAGACAATCAGCGATATCATCTTGTTTGGATTTTGAATTAAGTTCAGACATCGTGTCAAAATCCTCCCTTCTGGTAAGAATCTCACAAGCCTTTTTTGTGCACCATTTTTTTCTCTCTGGCTTTGACATTGCTTTACACGATACTTTTCCTCCTCTTGTTATATGAACTGTTTTGGGCGCTCCAAGGATTTGCGTCTTATAGTAAGCTGGGAGTTCTGTTATATAAGTACCTCTCCCGTATTTCATCGTGAAGTATGAGAAGCAATGTTGTGCGATCTTGAGAGCAGCTATGTTATAGACTCCCCGAAAGGCCATTTGCATCTCAATGACAAAAGCGTCACATTGCGACCAATACTCATGATACTGATCCAACAATTCGGTGAGATTGTGAAATATATTCACATCTAGGGCTTTACTTTTCCCTTTCTTCCTATCCACGCATCCCTGTGTAAGATCTGAATTTTCGAACAATATCACCTTCCCGTTATCACATACTTTATCCAGAATTTTCTGGAATCTATCAGTTGTTGTTCCATCAGGATTATATCGAAGTTGTTTCGGAATCTTTGGGAGAGACCGCATTTCCTCTTCTTCGAATTCCTCTATAACGAAGGCAAAATTTTTATATCCCGGATCTAGAGTAGCAACCCATGCTTTATTATGCATATTCTCGTGCACATTCTCATTACCTACTTCCATCTTCTGTTTCATCTTCCCTCTTCTTAAGCGACTTGTCATTAGAGTATATGTTCATACTTGGAGGTCCGCACATGCATGTGTTAGGAAGAAAATTTGTTGCTTGGTAATCGTCTCGACTCTTGCAACTTTTGCATCCTTTCCCTATCCACACTCCAATGATTGTAAGGATAACAGCAACGAGTAAAATAATCATAAGCCACATCCACATATTTCTATTCTAGAATAGAAATGATAAAGTTTAAACAATATATGTATATATTTTTACGTAGCACGTGACTATGGAATACAATCTTTCTGATCGCTTAGACTGTCTGTCGAATTTGTATCCCTACACCGTAAAATAGGTGGGGTAATCTCGCTAAGTCTAGAGTCTATGGATTGTAGAAGAATATCAAGATCGCAACCAATCTTAACATCGTCCACATACGTACTCTTCAAGTTATTAATACCAATTTTCGCCCTTTCTAAGTCTTCGAGTATATGAGCGAATATAGCCTTATCAGAATCCTTATCTGATACTTCCAAGGCTTTCAGTATTTCAAACACTCGGTCTATTGTTCCTTGAATGAATAGGATTGCGTTTCCACGATTATCTTGAGCTACAAACGTACGAGATAATGACGTAGAGTACCCTGAAGGCTGTATAAAAATGTGTCTTGTATTCAAACGATCTCCTCTCATAAGCTTACCTAGTAACTTTAGCCTACTAAGTATTTCATTACGACTCTCCATGCGTATACTATAATCTAATGAGTTCTTAAGTGCTCTTAAAGCGTAATTTGCAAGGCACAACATCTGTTTATGTTTCTACACAAAATGTAGACAATTTCGTTTTTATGATTGGTATTTCTTAAATTCTATGCTCATTTAAGATAAGGAACTCACGAAAAAATCACAAAGAGGATCACGAAGAGGATCACGAAGAGGAAGAGGGTCGTGAAGAGTAGGAATCGCATTCGATGATTTAGATTATAATTCGCTGGAGAATATCAAGATATGTATCATATCTATTATAACCGTTCTCTTACCAGCATACAATTGCAATATCTTTGCTATTGCCTTTACAATTTGCTTTCTATATCTTCTCTCTCTTGATAAAATATGTTAGACCAAAAGGAGAAGCAGGTTTTGGTTGCACTTATTGGATGTGCGATCATTGCACTTTCCGTTTGCATTTATATTACAATGAACGCCTCTTCATCTCTTCACGAAATCCGCAACAGTAGAATTCGTGTTCTCAATGCGGGAGCTTCCGTCGAACCATACTTTGAAGAGTGGTATACCCAGAACAAAGATAATGTTGGTAATGTGGAAACGATCGATCTGCATACATCAGCGAAAACAAGTCCACAAGACTGGAATCTTATTGCACAAGATATAGCAAAGAGTTACGACAACTACGACGCGTTCGTCATTCTCCATTCTCCAGACGATATACCGTACACGGCTGCTGCACTTGCTTTCATGCTTGAAAACACGAAGAAACCAATTATTATGTCAGGTGAAGGGCTCATAGATAGTCTCAACCTAGCATCTACTGCACGAATCCCAGAAGTTGTAGTCGCATCAAAAGGGAATCTATTCAGGGGATGTAAGATGAGTCCTATTCCTGGTACATGTATGCCTCTTAATAATACGAACTGTTTTGCGATGCCAAATGAACCATTTAACCCAATGTTCGTTAATCCGAATGTGCGCATTCTTGTTGTGAAATTATTCCCAGGAATAGATGCTATGTATCTTGCTAAGTTCCTGGAAGACGATAATCTTGCTGGTATAGTGTTCGAAACTTGCGGTAGTATGCCAATCAGCAAAGATATATTGGACGTGATTTCATCCTTGTCGGAAAATGGAGTAATCATGGTAGCAGCTTCGCAGTGTGGAGAAACAAACTACGGTATCGATCCAATATTAATGAATGCGGGGGTGTTGTCTGCAAAAGATATGACAGCTGCAGCAGCATTCGCTAAACTACATTTTCTCCTTGCAAACGTGCCTGAACGTCGCATTATCGGCCAACTCATGGAGAAGGGTATGCGCGGTGAGATAGGGATGATCGTACCTTCTCTGAAAGTCAACTAACTTAATGTTTTCTAAGCGTGAATAAATGAGAGAATGTGATATCTACGCCGTCAGAATAAATATCAGAAGAAGAGAGCACGTAACAACGTTACGAACGCATACAGATATGAACACTTATCTACGGCAGGAAGGTGACACAACACTCATATACGAAGTATGGAAGGGATTTGGGATACATTCGCGATGGCATTTTCATCCTTATGCGCAGCGATGGAAGCGTATGGCAACTCCCCGAAGATAACTAAAAAATGAATTTGTCCGTAACCAATTTCTTTAAATAGTATGGGTCAACCGCTTACATACGAAGACTTTGAAGACTTTGCCGGATACAATATTAATGAAGAGGATATCAGGTTGGCTAAGAATCTCTATTATTTCCTCATCGGATTTATATGTATATGTTTTCTCTTAGTTCACCTCTCAATAATTAACTCTTATATCTTCTAATCTTCTAATCTTATATCTTCTAATCTTATATCTTGAATATAAGATACTTTTCTGATCTTAACTAAACGATGAAGAGAACATTCATAATTGCGATTGGTATTGGTATTATCCTTGTAGTTGCTGGTATTATTGTAGCTATCGTGTTAACTACAAAGAAGCACCATTCATCAGGACCATCTCCACCAGGACCATCTCCACCAGGACCATCTCCACCAGGACCTTCTCCACCAGGACCATCTCCACCAGGACCATCTCCACCAGGACCATCTCCGCCAGGACCTTCTCCACCAGGACCTTCTCCACCAGGACCATCTCCACCAGGACCATCTCCACCAGGACCTTCTCCACCATCTCCTTCCCCGACAGGAACCGTTGCAATTGTAACACCTGAGATGTATTGGGGGGGTGGAAATCAATTTCCATGTGATGGAGGACCAGGTACGTATAATTATCGTACTCCCCCTTGCACTAACTTATCAATACGGAAAGTGCTTAAAAACCAGCCAAAGGCGTTTTGGGATTTCACGACAGGTGATAACCTATCACATGCAGGTTCTGCTCAGGCAGTAAATGGTAACCTAAATCCGTGGTTCGCAAAGGGTGAGTTCTTTCTAACAGTAGCTGAAGGTAATAATGCAAACGTTTGGCCTGGATTTTCGATCGAGAACCTTAGCACATGCTCGGGAGATATGAATTTTGTCAACAATACTTGGACGTGTGCACAACAAGGACCAGACCCAAGTGATTGTTTAGCTCTCCAGTATTATGGTGCAGGTAATGCTCCAGAGAAGATTTGTGGCACGTTCGATGGGCTGTCCTACTGGAGCTGGAAACAATACAGAGCACTTATGGCATACTACAGTTATAAGACTGGTTCTAAGACAGTAGTAATATACGAGGCGCAATTCATACCGATTGCATGGCTTCGAGAAGTTGGATTAGTTGGACCAAATGCCAATGCTACTGGAGCAAATATTGGGACAAAGTCGGACTCACTCCCAATAAATACATGCGATAAAGATAGTGACTGTACTAGTAACCAAAAATGCGTATCGCATATGTGTGTAGACCCATGTGTGGCTGCTGTACCACCGGTATGTGCAACTGGACCAACAGCAGCATCAGGACCATCTAATAATATATGTACAGATTTCTACGGGAAAATGGGATGTGGAGGGACTTCGTATTGTCGAATGCCCCCAGATAATGGTATGTGTCATTATACATCTAATACTCCAAGTCCTAGTCCAAGTCCTAGTCCAAGTCCTACGCCTACTCCTCCAGGTCCTTCACCTGCACCAGTTACAGATTGTGTTAAAGCATGCGGGACTGGATCATGGTGCAATAAAGGTTTATGTCATGGGTGTGCAACTCCATGTACGAGTAGTGTAGAAGGATACGTTCGAGAGGATTTTACTCCTGCAGATAACCCACTGTATTGTCCATTCTCTGCAGGAACAACATGTAATGCTTCTCAGTGTCCTGATAAGAGTAAAAGCGATATTGTAAATAAATTTATTAAAAACAATGTAAACGCTTTGGCATCATGGGACTTCGATAAGTGTCAGATAGACGGCACAAAAGACGGAGCTTCTTCAATTTGCCCATACGGGATGTATTATGACACGACGTCATCAACAGGAGCTTGCATAGAACAGCCATATACATGTCCTTCAGGGGAAACATCCGTTAGAGGAGTGTGTACTGGACCTGAAAATCCTACATGTTCTGGGAGCTGCTCAACGTCAGACTGTGAGTGTGTATACATAGGTAATGGTAAAAGTCAACTTTTGCCTGTTCCGAAGATGATTATGACATGGCTTGCGCTTGTCGGAGCTGCAAAGACTGATCAAGCAACTTGTGAAGCGTACACTAAGACAATTATAGACTTCTGTTCAAAGACAAAAATTAGTTCGCTGACATTTCCTATGATAACATTAGATAAAAATAATACTCCTTGGATGGCAACTCCCTTTGGAAGTAAAGATCCATTCAGTAAAGCTATTTCATGGTTATGTAAGAACTTTGTTACCCCGTGTGTTAAAGCAAATGTAACACCTGCATTGTACACATTTGCCAGTGCAAAAAACGGACAGTGGAAACAAATGGTAGAAGGAGGCGATCCCGGATGTCCAACCGGAGAATCCAATGCTGGTTGTAATTGGCCCTACATATTTGAATTCCTTTGTCAACTGAACAAGGCGTGTGTTGGAGCACAGATAACAGATCTATACGTTGATAAAGAGGAATGTAGTTGTGGAGACGTAGGATGTGCTGCAAAAGATGCTGCAAAATACGGTTTCCGTCTTATAACTCCAACATGGATTGGGAATCCTCCAATAGCGCCATCCAGCACGTGTCCCGTAATGAAACCCGGCGGAGCATGCACTACTCCAGCCTAATGGAAACACAAATAAAAACACAATTGAATTTCATACATATAATGAATGAAATTGGGTATGAGTCTGTATAAACAATTACCGTTAGACCTACAACGGGAAATTGCGCAGCGGGTAATGATAGGTGTAGATCGCGCGATATATGAGGAGATACACAAGAAAGAACAAGACAGATGCATGCGACATCTCCAAGCGATCATTCGAAATTGTACGATACATTATTGCAACCCTCCAATACGCATCTCAAATGTTATTGCAAACATCCTATCATACGACCCGCACGGAGTATACAGACTAGGTTATCTTCTCTCGCGAATCGTAACTTATATAAGAAAGGATCCGGACATGCTTGACCGTTTTAACAACACCTTTCCTGACTCGCAGATCCTAAAGGATAGCACAAAGAAACAACAGTTGTGGCAGGTTTACAACTTTCTGTGTTACAACATATACTCGGCCGATGGAGGACAGAATATACATGCAAAAATTACCAATAACTTTTTCTTGTCCAACATAAATGAGTAACAAGAAGGAACTAAGGGAATCTCCTCTATCTTTTCAAGATGATGTGTTCAATATGTGTATGCCCCCACCTCCATCTTTAAAACCTCTTGAGTTAAGCTACTCTCTCGAAATCTTGCTCGAGATATTTAAGAACGACGCAAATATAGATTACGACATGATCGGAGATATCCACAATCAAGAAGGAATTATGTCTAGAAAGAAACGTAAGATCGCCTAATATATCTCATATATCTCATATATCTCATATATCTCATACCACACCCAGTATGAGATTTAAACATTCATTTTAATCTTTTTTACCTTCTCTACTCCTCATCTTCCTCTATCTTATCCTTCTTAACCTTCTTATCCTTCTTAACCTTCTTAACCTTCTTATCCATCTTAACCTCTTTCACCTTATCTTCATCTACCTTTTTAATCTTAACCTTCTTATCCATCTTAACCTCTTTCACCTTATCTTCATCTACCTTTTTAATCTTAACCTTCTTATCTTTCTTAACCTCTTTCACCTTATCTTCATCTAGCTTTTTAATCTTAACCTTCTTATCTTTCTTAACCTCTTTCACCTTATCTTCATCTAGCTTTTTAATCTTAACCTTCTTATCCTTCTTTTTAATCTCAACCTTCTCATTCTTATCTTCCTTTTCAACCTTCTTTATATCCTTCACCTCATCTCCCTTTTTCTTGATCACCTTCTTCACTGGTTCTTTTATCATCTTTTCATCTCCTACAAATATGATGTTTGGCATGAATAGTTCCTTTAATTGTTCGATGACTTTTGCTTCGTGCTTTCTTCTGGTATACTCACTTGCAATGAAACCTTTGTAGAAAACATAAGATGGTATTGGTCTATCTTTCTTCCGTCGTTTACGCTCTTTTATCTCCCTATCTTTCCTTATGGGATAAGGAGCACGCTTACCATCAACTCTATTATCACCTCTATTTTCACATGGATATGTTCTTTCATCTATTCTGTCTATTCTATTGCTTCCAAATGTAACATCCAATACCTGATCAACTGGACTAATCAAGAAATCGAGGTACTTGAGATAATCCAGTTGAATGATATCAGCATGACTGGCGAAATACTCCGCACACTCTTGTTTATCTGCTAGTGACTTACCATGCGGAGCACACATAGTAATTACATATTCAATTCGAGAACCGGCGTCAGCTCTTTGTCCTCTTCGTTTCATTCTTTCTGCCATCTGAATATGAGCAGGTAATGACTTGAGGTAATACTCTTGAACATTTGCTGCTCCTTTCCCATCTAGTTTCGCTTGCCTTTCTTTCGGATTAGACGGCAATGGATCAACTTTGTAGTTTCCAAGCATCACTACATTCTTTCCTTTCTCATCAGTTATGTATTGCGGATCCATTCCTCCAGTACTTCCTATCGATTTCGTCACTACAAAATCTCTGTAAGGTCTCGAACGCCCGAATAACCCTCTGATTTCCTGTAGAAGGTAATATAAGATATCATCGCGTTTCGCTTTATCGAATATCATACTTGTTATATGTTCGTACAGATCTCGCACGAACTGTGAATTATCTCTCCTTGCTAAAACAACTCCCTTATTTCCAACCTTGTGATTAATTTCGCCATCTCGGAGACAAGATGTGTACATGTACCGCTTCTTAGTTAGAATAAGGAAATCCCAGTATATAACTGCCTCGAACTCTAAAATAATTGCCTCTGGGAAAATATCAGTAATCTCTTGCGAAACTCTAACCGCATTATCCCAAATCTCTTGCGCAGTATTTAGAGCCGGAAATCGTGCATAACATGAATCAGTGTTGAATAGTACCATTTTACCAACACCAGCTTGGAATTTCCCATTTGCTTCGAGGTCGTAAACATATTCATCTTCATCATTCATACCGAGGTCCCAAATCTTACGGATATCGTTCTCTGTATCACAGAGATCATTTTTCAGCATATCAATTCTATAGGTATTAGGTTTATCGTCTCGTATGTTGATCGCAATGTTCTTCCAGCCTATTGACTGGAAAAGGAAGTACAATCCTTGTGTACCAATTTTCCCTTTACAAGAACAAGTTTGGCGATTACCCTTGCTGCCATCGCCAACCCAATATCCCTCAACAAACCATTCCCTGATCTCCTGTAATGAATTAAGTATTATGTACGGAACTTTCTTGTATTTATCTTTGTCGTAGAAAATGTCTCTATACTTCTCCACCATAAGTCTCATTCGTCCCTTACACACAAGTTTGTACACACCTGACGATTCCATTGTATCTAAGATCTCGAACTTAAAATGTGGCTCAGCCTCTTCGAGATACCTTTTCGCTCGTTCTAGATACTCTAAATTCTGATTATTAATAGCCCAACTATACTTATGTTCATTGCCTTTCCCATTACTGTAAGATCCGCATGATCCATTTGCGAAGAAGAAACCAAGTACGAACGCCTCTTCTTTTGTGACGTTTGTAATAGATTTTTGTAGATATTCTGTTTCGGAGAGATACACATCTGTTACGGCTCGTACCCCTTTGCGATGATTTGCATTGTACTCCCATACGCACTTCTTACACTGTTTCTTGAATCGACCACTTTCTTCTCTAGGAAGATCTTCATTACATGTGCTACATACAACTGTGTCGATATTGTGCGAATTATTCATAAAAACACATTGATGAAACTCAGTAGGGAAACTGTGTAACAATTTACTTCCGATTTGTACATCAACTGGTTTAACCTTCTCACCATTTATATCACACAGGCTGTGGTCCTCAGTGACATCAACACACCCAGCGTATGTATTCACACGAAACATCCGCTTAGAAGTCTTATGACGAATTACTCGTTTAATCGGGGTCCACTTACCATCTGTCCACACTTCAAGATCAGTTGATGCTTGTTGCTTCTCTCGTCTATTGCTTTGACCTGCTTTGAATCCATCATATGCAGTCCATGCATCACTTATTGTTTCGATTGTGCGAATATCAACTGTACCGTTAGGTAATCGGACAAGAAGAGGTGTATCTCCAGTTACACTATCGCCATACACTAATTCCGCGTTATGATTCGTTACTAACTCCTTTGCGACACGCTCAATGTTAACCCTTCCCATATAGGTAACACACATCGCTGCGGGCATAAATGGAAGATACCCCTTCCTAACACCCAATGCCCCATACATTGAATTATGTACGATCATATGTCCGATACCAGCGGCAAAATGGTGGTTTTCGGTTTCGATATCATAGACATACTCAACTTTCTTGTCTTCTATGTAGCTATCTACAAGGTTCATATCTATCATATCTATCGTAGCTGTATTATCTGAACACTGACAAGAGTTCTTTTCGGGCATTGCATTACGAGCGGCCATTTTCTCAATTGCTCCATCGAGAGAATCAAGCAGTTTCTGCCGTGGAAAACGTTCGCAGTCGATTGCAATATTTCGATAGGACGATTTCCCTTTCTCGAACGTTATATGTTCACCATTACGAACAATAATAGGTGACATGGGAGCAACAGGCGGTGCGATCCTCATTGATTTGATATCCGACACATGTTGATTCCTGAATTTGGTGCAACATTGAAGTCGATACAGATCCTCATTCTGATCATTATTGATACTCACCTTGTAACCAATGGAGTTTGCAAGATACATCAAACCTGCTGTTCCTCTTTGTCCCCGATTACTGACGATAACACCTTTGGTTACATGGCGATTTCCGTCACCCGCATAATACCCGATAAAAAACGCTTGACGTATGGCTAAAGCAGCATGAAGTACGTAGTCAGGGACCTTTTTATATCTTCGCTCATCATAGAATAATTCCCGGTATTCATCACATAGTTTACGGACTTCTCCATTGCCACGGAGATGATAGATCTCACCACTCTCGTAGTATGGAGATATGGAGAACATACCATCTTGTATTAGTATATCATGGGCACGCTCTAATAGATGTAAATCCTGATTGTATATTATCCATGATGATTTGGCGTTCCCAAGACTACCCCATGTTCCGCACGTTCCTTCAGCAAAGAACAGCCCGTGAACGAACGCTATTTCCTCCGCTCTGCTGTGAAGAACATGGTCAGCAATTATTTTATCAGATATCGTATCGTACAGTGGAATAGCAGGTGTGTCTTGGGGTAAAGGATACGAGAAGTGCATGAGCGAGTCTCCGATATTTAATTCTGATGGTGTAACTTGAGTGCCATCTGGCGACAACAATGAATGATCCTTCGTGCAATCCACAAGACCTGTATGAGTTAAAACTCGTGTCAATGTCCCTTCTTGAGGATGTCGCATCACGTATTTAGGTTTGGTAAATCCTTTATCACTCCATACTAAAATTCCAGGGATCGGAGTAGATACTTCTTGTTCGTCATTTATTGGTTCCCAATCTCCAAGAGATAACTCCTCAATCGTTCTGTAAGCAAATTTCCCGTCAACTTGACATGGAATTGGAGTCACACCATGTATGCTGTTTGAACATACTTTGTAGGCAAGTTGTCGCTTGTCTAAAACGTTGATCAATCCAGAGATATTTTTCAAGTCATCATTATTCTCACGTGCTTTCATCCGTTTATCGTGGTCTTTAATTTGTTTCCTTGTGTTTGCACGTGCATCAAGAAGACTTTGGATAATTGTAGGCAACACACCCTTCGGTTCTTTAAGCCACCTATACTTCCTCTTCGCACACATCACATAATCACCTTTCGGTATGTCTGCGCGCTCGGATATATATGGTTTTGTCTTGTGATCAATTTGATTGAGTTTCTTCCTATATCTATCAATAGCATTCAACCTCTCCTTTTTATTAGGATGCGTCTTCGCGTTGATCAAATCTCGCTTCGCTCTTAATGCCTTTTGCTCTCCACGTGCTCTATTTATGATCTCTGTTAACTCCATCTTCCTTATTATGCGCGGATCGTGCTCACAAAATTGACAATCTTGCCATTCCATAACATTACACTTGCTATTCGGTATCGAAGGATCTGTTACAAATGTTGAATAATCGATATTATAACCAATAATTACAGAGGGATACAGTGACTTAAAATCAAATGGCACAACCTTCTCATATAATCCAGGATCTGGAGGAAATACATGAGCCCCCTGGTATCTCTCATCGTCTTTCGCTAGATACCCATCACATTCTACAACTATATTCTCATATGTGCAGTGTTTATACACCTGAGAGTAGACCTTAATTTGTTGACCTTGTGTATATGTTGTGAAGATAGGAACACAACAAGTCTTAGCCATCTCACAAGCACCAGTCCACGTTTGAAGCTTGTCCATTAATTGTAAAACCAGTACAGAATCCTTAATACAGTACGACCCGCAGATTGACATAGCTTTCCTCGCTTTCTTATTGTATGTACCGTCATTATTCCTCTTTACACCTTCACGATAACACTTGAAGATACCCTTAGGAGCAAGATCTTCCTTCGACTCACCAATAAAGTATGTCGCCACAGTTTGCAACTTGTAATTACTCAATTTATAATTGGAACGGACAAGAGGAAGTAGATCAATAAATAACCTCCCTTCCAAGTCTAGATAAAGATACTCCTGATTTTTGAACGCAGAACTACTCCACTTGATAATTTTCTGCTGAGCTCTTAGTGTCTTGTGGAAGCTCATCTGTCTAAACTCCGTTAATGTACGTGTAAACTCAGCTCTCTTAATCATATACTCAATATCGAATCCAAGGATATTGTAACCAGAAATGACATTTGGATTTTCTTCATTCACAAGCTCTGCAAATCCTTCCAGAAGCGATCCTTCAGTTCTGAATCGTCTAATTTCAACATCTTTGCCAACAACATTAGGAAGTGGATCTCCGAGTGTGAGAAGATACTGCTTCCACTTCTCATGAGGCTCCCCATCTCTACAAACGATACACGAAGCCTGAAATACTTTGTCACCAGGCACACACGCATCTGGCATCCTCGCAGGATTCGTTGAATTTACCTCAATATCAAACGCAAATATCTTCGGACTACAAATAATATCAGACTCAAGTGGAAACAAGTTCTTCCATGTCGCTGTATATTCGTGGTCGCATCTCGTCAACTTATCGTCACCTGTCGCTTCTATACCATGAAAGTTAATCCAACCTGCTGTTGGTAGCTTACGACAGGTCGTGAGCTGTAAGATAGGATTCGCCTTCTGTTCGTGCATCTTCAAGCGCACCTTGCCTACTCCGGGAACAAAGAGAGTCTTCCTCCCAACTATTCTCCACAATGCATCAATATCTCTCTTACAAGAAAAAGAGCACCATAAATAGGGGAACACTTGTCTTCTTCCATCTGGACAGAGATGAGCCCCATAGAGTCGGTGTTTAAACATAAATTGTTTTTGTAGAGGAGCTTGATTTCCCATCTCACTATCTATCTTATCTCCAACGGCTTGAGCAAACGGCTCGGTCCACTTGACATCACTTGGCAATTCCAAGAATATGTATGGAGTAAAGTCGTCCACGTGTATGCATATATTCTCATTATTCTCATTAATCCCGTAGATGCGGATTGCCGTGACGTTTTCTTCGGTCTCGTCGATGAAGAAGCTGTATACGAAGGCATGTTGATCATTTTGCATTATGTGGTTCTGATTAATTATTTGAAATTGTAAATCACTTTTCTAAATCAGGATTTGACTTGATCTAGATGGTATTTACCTTGTAATGTTTTTCGATCAATAGGATAGAAACGTAATCGGTACATACCTATCTGATCTAAAAAGAACACTAACCTACATAATGCCTAACGGACTCGGAATATACTACGGACTTCCCGTTGATATTCGCGAAATAATCCTCAAACATCTCGACCGATATATATATGAAATCATACACAAGAAAAATCAAGATAGTTGTATAGAACATATGGAGTTAGTCACGTGTGGTCTGAAAGCCTACAGTGGTTGCAATCCCGCAATTATCTCTGCTTTGGACGACTATTCAAAAATTTGCACTCATGAGGCTTTAATCGCCTATAATGTTCAGCGAATCCGAGAGAAGTTGAATACCATCTCTTCTCTCAATATGGATACGGTACGGACACTGGAGATTGATCTGGATGCCATTGAGAGCGATTGGGAAATGTTACGCCTAAAATTGGTCGAAATATCAAATGTAAAAGCAAAGAGGAAATGGAGGAAGTGGAAAGCCGCACGACTAAAGGAAAAAGATAGTGATGAATGGTCACAAACTGAGGAGGCTAAATTACCGAACGGACCTTGGTAAGATTTTTGTTTTATGTCATTATATGACGCAAAACATATCTTTACTTCCACTACACTTCCACTACACTTACTCAACATTAGGCTTATTCTATGCCATAATTCAGTTGGAGGGGGGTATTTGGCGGATACCCTCCGCCTAGACCGAGAGATACATTGTGACACTGTTGTCTACAAAACTCTCCTTCTGGTCCAGGGGGGCAATTTTGTGTGTTAATGCAACCCTGTGTTGCCATTACATTCTCGAACGTTTCGTGTTTGTTTGTGGATTTGACAATCGCAGCTATGCTGATCCCAAGAGCAGCAAGTGATAAGGCAATAAGAGATACCATGAAAACAAAATCTTTAGTTAGCTTCATTTGTCTTAGCTAATATTATTTATTAGAGTAACGCATAACAAACGTATGCTGACCACATACCAGCATACGTTTGTCTATAAACTAGACATTCTTATAAACACATCAATATTTGCCTCCTTTAGTTTCTTTCAACTTTCCTCTTCTTAGGCAATTTCTCCTTATATACGACTTCCTCTACGACTTCCTCTACGACTTCCTTGTTTTCGCATATATGTTTATCTACGTGAGGTATGTAGGTCGCGTTGCACTTGTCGCAGTGTTTCTCGAAAGGATGGATTCCAGGCATATACTTATTATATTCCTTTTGACCCACATTGCGACACACAGAAATTAGGTCCTTACAACAAGTACTGCATAACTCACTGAAATACTCAAACTGCTTAGTATCTCCCCATTCACAAGTAACCTCATAACTTTCACATAGACTTCTACACCGTAGGCAGTAATCACTTGCCCCACACCAACACTGCCAAAATACTGCATTACATAGGTCCAGCGGTTCTCCATACACTCTGTTTTTCATTGGGAATCCTCTCAGTATGGCTTTTTGAATCTCAACATGATCTGTGTTATCTCTAGCTCTCTTCATTTTTGCCAGTTATCTGGTGTGTCACATTAAGAAATTCAATTTAACCAAACTAATTTTTTATGCGTGTTCCTTCCGCAGATAACTGAGGATTTCCCAGAGTGCTTGACAGTCAAACTTATTATAGAGCGTAATATCCTTCATCACATCGCTATTAACTGGGTCGGTATTCTCTTGATAACATTTCCAGGCATCAATCATTGCTTTCTTCCCAGAATCGCAATTACTCTCAATTCTTGCTGAGATTTTCCCATGCATTCGTAGTGCATTCGCAATTGCTTTAAGTCCGAATTTAAAGCATCCTTTGATCACGATTGGTTCCTGCTGGAAAAGCTCACAAAGATCGCACCACTCACTTAAATCCCACTTGATATCAATACGTTTCTGTCTCTTCAGATCTTTTTGGGCAAAATCAAACTGACGATTTTCAGCAGTCTTCCAAAATCTCTTGTCAGCATTCCAAAAGAACATTCGCGGACTATTCATCTTTCGCATCATCTCTGCAAACTCGTTCATGATTCTGTATTCCTCTTCTCGGCTTGCCGAATTGCATGTTAATGTTTTCTGAACCCATTCCCCCTTTTCTTCCCATCCGACTCCAATCATGAAGATCATATCAACCGGTTCTTGCTTTGGTAACTCTGAGAAATCAGAGAAAATATCTGACAAGGTCTCGAAATCAACGAAGACCTCAGAACCCTTCTCTTTCCAGTTGTGAAGGTTGGTCTCAATTTTCTTGGGCCTGACTAAATCCTTATTTTGACGATTGATATCTAATATTGCATCAACAATCGGAGCACGAATACCCCTCATTCCCAGAGTTTCACTCGTACATTTCTTATTGTCCCATGAATTAATACCTTTCTCTATAGCCGTATTTCTATGTGTTATGCTACAATTCCAGATGATAGTAATGTCCTTAATCGCATCCGCTATCTTCTCTTTTTCAGCATTCCATTGAGAACCAGAGTCCACACACATATTTGGAAAAAGCTCAGGGCGAGACGGAGGATTTACACTCCACTCAGCACCATTCTCTCTTACATCTCGTATCCAGTTTATTGCATCTTGAGTCTGTGATTTGTATTTTTCATCTACGCCCTCAAAATCTATAAGTCCAAGACGATCAAGGCAGCTGTTCTCGTTATACTTAATATCTTTTGACTGATACTTCCATCGTCTTCCAAGTATAAATGCGTATCGAGGTATGTACCCTTGAATCTCACCAATCGCACGATTGTAAATATATGTCTGCGCTTTGTAAGCTGGATATGATCCGGAGTTCAGAATGAATCTACCATCTGCACGGAGAGGCAGTGTAGAGAACTTAATATCGATGACTAGATAATGGTAATCGGTTCCTAAGACGGGAGCAGGAATAATCTCCTCCTCTAGAGTAATTGGGGGAACATTAACAAGTTGCGATATATAATCACTTCGAATGAGGATATCAGCAATGCCGCCTGTGTTATCATATGTCTTAAGAGGTGCAGAGTGGATAAGAGGAATACCTTGCTTCATATACTCAATTGTTTTGTGACAACCTTCCTCTGTAAACTGGTTAGACACGTGTTTAATAGGTATAAGACTATGTTTGCGGAGATGAGCCATAACAGATGCCTCAAATTCGTTTCCTTGCTCTTGCAGGTGACTAGTAAATGCATCATACCCATTAGAAACCTTCGCATGAGATTCACCCCCTTTGTATGACTTAAGCCAATCAACGAGAGAATCTCGTATCATGTAGTTCCTAAGGTGAGTCGCCGCTACCCATGTGTCGACCATCCTAGCCTTCTTGGCGCTACGTGTACGTGTTGCAATCGATCCAGATATTCCAGAAATCAACTTTCGTTTCATAATTTACAATATCACCGCTTTAGAGTGTATTAATTGTTTTTTAATTCAATTATTTCTTTGTAAAGTTAAAGATGGTAAAACATTCGAAGGAGGATATAAATGCACTTCTTGCTCATGTCAAGACAGTGAAAGCTAACCAAAAGAAGCTTAATTTAGCTCTTAAGAAAGTGGGGAAAACCGCTACCAAGGTAAAGAAATCGTCGAATAAGAAAACCCGCAAGAGCAGCCGCAGGAAGAGTAGGAAGAGTAGAAAGAGTCGTAGAAGTAGGAAGAGTCGTAGAAGTAGAAAGAGTAGAAAGAGTAGAAAGAGTAGAAAGAGTAGAAAGAGTAGAAAGAGTAGGAAGAGTCGTAGAAGTAGGAAGAGTCGTAGAAGTAGAAAGAGTAGGAAGAGTCGTAGAAGCAGGAAGAGTAGCAGGAGAAAGAGTAGAAAGAGTCGTAGAAGCAGAAAGAGCAGAAAGAGCAGAAAGAGCAGAAAGAGTAGGAAGAGTAGGAAGAGTAGGAAGAGTAGGAAGAGTAGGAAGAGTAGGAAGAGTAGGAAGAGTAGGAAGAGTAGGAGGAGTAGCAGGAGAAAGAGTAGAAAGAGTAGAAAGAGTAGAAAGAGTAGAAAGAGTAGGAAGTCCAGGAAATCGAGACGATCACGGAAAAGACGCTAGATAGATTAACAATAACTACGATTTCCGTAGGAAATCTTGATATTATAGTGTAAATACTATAATATTTGGCGGATTTGATTGTCATATCCAAATCAACTGTGGTTCATTTAGTATTGGACGGAGATACTAATGTTAGAAGGTTCTCGCTATTCGTAATGAACTCAAAAAATCATCTGTATAATAAATGCCAAAACTGAAGCTAACAAGCGCTTCGACTATAAAACTGTTATATCAGATGATGTATGACTTCCACAATATTATGAACAACCATGATGTGAAGTACTACGCGGATGGTGGGACATTACTTGGAGCTATACGGCATAAAGGTATCATCGGTTGGGATGACGATGCCGACGTATGTATAGAGAAGAAGCACATGAAAAAATTTGTTTCATTAGAGCCTGCATTTAATTCATGCGGGTACTCGATTTCCAAAGTATGGCTTGGGTATAAGGTGTTTTATACCAATCGGAAACCAATCGAAGATTTCTCGTACAGTTTTCCGTTTATAGATGTTCAGCCTGTTGAGAAGATTGATGGTATGTATAGGCTCGCACTCAAAGCAGCACGTGAAGAATGGCCTAAGGAATCGTTTTATCCCGACGAATTATTTCCGCTACGTCTCTATCAGTTTGGTGATTATCAGATATGGGGTCCAAATAACTGTGTGCCATACTTTCAACGTTACTATGGTAACGATTGGAACAAGATAGCGTATAGAGAGTATGATCATGAAAAAGAAGAGGAAGTTGAGAGTATAAAAGTCAATTTGACGAAGAAGATGCGAGAACCTGCGAAACCATACGATGAAGTACGTGATCGACCTTGCACAAAGGCCTGCCTCTTACCGAAAAGAAGGAAGACTCCTAGTTCTACAGTTTGGAAAAGGAAGGCTACAAAATCATGTTCAAGACCAGGGAAGTGTTACAATAACTTTGTGGAGAGAATGGGGGTATATGTTATCAACTGCGGTATGCATAAGGAAAGGTTTAACAAGTTCAAGAAATATGCGAAGGTTGCAGGGCTGAAGGCTTGTAGAGTACCATGTGTACTTGGGAAGAAGTTTACACATCGACAAATTTGTAAGATGGTTGATGACGGGATCTTGAAGAAGAACGCAGGCATGTCGCAAATTGAGGTCTCGATTAACATGTCGCATTTTAATTGCTGGCAACGTATCATGAATTCGTGTTATGAGTACGGGATGATATGCGAAGATGACATCGAGGTCAAGCCTGACTTCGTTAGACGAGTGAATGAAATACTCCTCGCTCTAGAGAAGAAGAACATCGACTTTTCAATTCTTCATCTATGGAATGGTAACTGGGGAGATACCGCAAAAAAACACAAGAAGATTCTCTCCGTAGGAGGAATGACTGTTGTACAGGAGATGGACTATTATAATGCAGGTGCCGTGTGTTATATCATGTCGAAGAAGTATGCATATTGGTTGATGACACATTTCTTTCCTATAAGAATACCACAAGATATTTTGATGGGTGATTACCCTAGTAAAGGTCGTCATCTCTCGCTTAAGATGAAGTATCGAGCACGTGACGAATGCTACCTGTCTCCTATACTTGACATGGAATGTGGGGGTGAGGGAGGGACAGGTACCCAGACGACACAAGAGCATGATGCTCCTGGTATCAACTCGATAAGGTGCGAAGATTGTGGAGCAGGGCGTTATAAACACTTGAGAGATCCTAAGAAGCGGAATTCGAATAGGAGTAGTAGGAGAAGTAGTAGGAGTAAAAGAAGTAAGAGGAGTAGGAGAAGTAGTAGGAGTAGGAGAAGTAGTAGAAGTAGGAGGAGAAGTAGTAGAAGTAGTAGAAGTAGTAGGAGAAGTAGGAGAAGTAGGAGGAGTAGGAATAGTAGGAATAGGAGAAGGAGGCGAAGTAGGAGGAAATAATGATTGGAATTGATTTATACTTTTGATATAGGGATATCAAAAGAGTATTTCTATGGGGAATTGTATAAACAGCGGGAGTCCGCAAAAAAACACAAATCACGAACATGAGATACAATATACAACTCGATACTATTATCTTGACGAACCATTTGCTCTTAAGATTACTATTAAGAATGTAGATACCATATCAGTAAACGATTTGCTGCGGGAATGCGTTCATGAATTTGGGTTGTTAATAGAGGATACACATATGCTGGCATTCATATTCTCTGACGAAGAAATTAAGGACCATACATCCAGTCTCAAATCAATAGGCATGGAAGATGAGGCACACTTCCGTGTTGTTGTGCATGACGACGAGAAGGAAAAACTGAGGATGAGAATCTCTAGAATCAGTTCGCTAGCTAATACATCACCGTTGCTTCCAATTCATCAACATAGTATGAATTGGGTACCGGGAGGTAAGCGCAATACATGGTGCGATCACTGTAAATCAACATTGCAAGTAGCTTTTCATCTACATTGTCATACATGTGAGGGTGCTATACATAGATCTGGACATTCTACCGGATGGGATATTTGCAGTAATTGCGTCTTAAGGGTATTAAATGCTGGCGTGAGAAATAACGAAACGTCTTCGTTCTTTCCCGATGTGTGAGAGATAGATGTTTGAAGCAGTTTAAAGGGTTTTATATGATTTCTAAAAATAGGGGGTCCTGCATATACAAAAGTAGACGGTAATGACGTCATATTAGAGGAGTTTGATAACTTCAATACTGATTACTCATTTATATATGAGGGGAAATTGTGGACAAGCGCAGAGACGTTATACCAGGCCCTTAAGTTCGAAGATCTTGATTACTGTGAGGAAATTCGATTGACAAGTATCGACGATGTATGGACGAAGGGACAAACTCGTCAGAAAGCAGTGATAGATGGATTTTTCGATGTAAAACAGAAAGTAATGAAGCTTGTACAATATACTCGTATTTCGCAACATCCTGTTCTGGAGAAACTCCTTCTTCGAACTGAAGGCGATATTTTATTTCCTGAGTCTGATGACTTTTGGGGTACCGATTTCGGCGGAGGCGGATCTAACTGGAATGGTAGGAACTTAATGGCAATTCGCAAACATATCAAAAGTTAATTCTAAAGGCGAGAAAAGTACGTTAATTTTTTAAGTCATCGTTTTGATATCTTGCGTTCTTTTTACGTTGTAGATCTAAAAACGTCTAGTAAGTAGTAAGATGAACTGGATAGAACAAAATATCAAGGATCTTGAAAAACAGATTAGTGATACTAGAGAAGCTAGCGCAATAATGATCCAGAGGTGGTGGAGGATGTATTGGAGTGATAGGTTTAAACGAATACGATATCTCATGTAAAATATGGAGAATCTGAGCTTTCCAGATCTAGACATGTATCTCCGTCACCAGAAAGGTAAAATAATTCATCAAGTTTGGTTTGGAACAATTCCAAATCGCAGTGCAGCAAAGGAAACATTCCGGGACTTAAAGAGGTATAGGGACAGTTGGCTTGTGAAGAATCCTAATTGGACCCACTGTTGTTGGAGTTATGATATGTGCAAGTCGCTGATGATGAATGTATACAACGAACACTTTGAGATGTACCAGTCGTATGTGTACGAAATCCAGCGATGTGATGCTGTTCGCTACTTCATTCTCTACCGTTACGGTGGGGTGTACGCAGATATGGACTACTTCTGTAATAGACCTTTCGACCAAGCACTAGAGGTCTATCAAGAACCCGTATACTTCGTTGAAACCCCTAATCGAGTAGGAAGCGATATTCGCATCTCAAACTCACTGATGTACTCTCTTCCAAATCAACCGTTTTGGAGGAAACTATTCCTAGAACTCGAGAGGAATTGTACAGCCCCTTACTACTATGGTAAGCATATGACTGTCATGTTCACTACAGGACCAGGGTTGTTATCACGAGTGTATAACAAATACAAATCTGAATACAAGGTAGATGCACTCCCATGGTCTCGATTCCATCCATTAAGCCTCTCAATAGAGAGTAGCAATATGCATACAGATGTTTATGCTATCCATGCAGGCAATGGTAGTTGGGAAAGCGGTGATAGTAAGTTTTTCATCTTTTTCTACCAAGAGCATAAGTTCGTGTACTTCATTCTAGCTATTTTGCTCGCACCTCAGATTATCTTAACTATGTACGATCTCTACAATAAATGGAGACGATGTTCCGCAGCATAATAAGCCTTTTTATAAAACTATCTCTAGAAGATAAATGTGGGTAGTGATAGTCATCGGGATACTATGTGCCTTGGCTATGTATACTTTGTTTGGCATATATATAATACGTCCAGAAGCCCTTAATTTTCGCCCCTTCTCCAGAAAATGGTCGAAGCATGAGAAAGCACAAGGACGAAAACTAATCACTGAAACAATGGCGGCATCGCCTAACGACTTATTCGCAATATCGCATACTCTAGCAGGAATGTTAAGAGATGAAGAGATCGTGTTTTGGAAGGATAGTTTGGAGTTCTGTGGTAATGTAGACAGAATCAAACTTCAGGACAAACTAAAAGAAAAAGGTATTGGAGTTGTACAGGACGGCAATTCCTTGAAGATCTACCATATCAAATCATCACAAGACCAGAAATGGACATGGCCTTTTATCAATTTGCGTGGTTACGAAATAGATGGAGATAAATTAATAATCAAAGGCTACTCCACACTACAACTAACTGATGTTTTCCCTCTTAAGACAAATTTGCTTGAACGCATCCCTATCTGCATACCTAATGATCCAGATGCAATTTTAACCTCTTCAGAAGGCCAATCGTGGGAAGACAGATGTGTGTCAACAACAGGTAAACACACGTTCTCTACAGAATGTAAGAATTTAAAAGGCGACATAGATTTAACATATCTCCATACCGGTTGGGTGATAAATCTCGATAGACAACAGGAAAGATGGGTAAAAACTAAAGAGATATTAGAGGACATTGGAATCGAAGCTATCCGCTGGAGTGCAACAGACGCAAAACACCAAGATTTCATTGAACAGTACAACAAGATAGAAGGGGCCAAGCTATCGATCGGGGAACTCGCATGTTCTGCATCACACCACGCTCTCTGGAAACACCTATATAAACTAGGTGTTCCTTATGCGTTGATCTTTGAGGATGATATTGAGATCCCAGAATCAATCGGAATGGGAGACATAGAAAAAGCATTTCAAGAAAGCGAAGGATTCAATATCCTGTTTCTAGGCTATTGTGGTCACCTACGCAGCTTCTCAAAACCGGCCGTTCGAATAGGTGGCGCCGCTTGTCTACATGCATACATTGTCTCCCGAGTAGGACTGAAAAAATTAATAGAACTACCCTTAGACCAAAATAAACCTGTTGACTTGAAAACAAAGCAGTTTTGTGAAGACGAACTATGCTTCGTCTCAGCAACACGCGATTCACCTGGTTATCATAGTCATGGAATCATTCACCAGGATGAAGAAACTGAGAGCAATCTTGCGAAAAATAGGAAGTCAATCTTTACCAAATAACTTACCATCTTACCAGTTCATTGGTACAGCATCCATATCGTCCAAATACTGTGTCACAATATCGAGATTTGACTTGGCGTATGTTGATGCTGTCACGGATGTGGTTCGAGAATAATGCTGCCACGTCGCGTAGAATACAGCAAATATAATGAAGAAGTACAACAGAAACTCCCGCGTATCTGGAAAACGTCCGTGTACCATACAGAAAATAGTGAAGACAATCAATACCGTCGCGACCATAACTCTCCGCCATTTGATAGTTTTCCGATCAAAATAAATACACTTCTCCAAATTCTGAATGCATTTCCAAGGACTATCCTTAATATTCGGATTACAATCCCTAAACGGAATATCATGCTTGTTATATTCCTCATAAATCGCCCATAAGAAAAAGAAAGTTATTAACGTATACGCTATAGGTGTTATAAGGGGATCATTCATATATTCAACCGGAAAACTCGTTTAAGTACATATTCAAGCTAGAAATATGAACTGGATCTTCTATCTCATCCTCTTATTAATACTCATCGCTGCACTCGCTTCATCAATACTACAGGGTATAGGACCGCTTGCAAAACATGTCGTACTCGGATACGGTAAGGAAGATGAATCAATCGAGACCCTTTTAGACCGTATAGAATACTCGAGCCAATATTCAGGAAGGATAAGCATGTTCCCCCGGTTCGCATTCCTCGCATGTGTTATCTCCGGACTAGCATGCGTCGTATACAACTCGATGCGACAACCACGCTTGGTAATCCTATGCACTCTCATCACATGGATGGTGCTCACCGGATTTAACTCCTTCTTCATGCACCACAGCGACAAGTTCACATCATACTACATCAAAAGAAATATCCAACATCTACGGAAAAAACTAAACCTCAAAGATAATACCGTCACATTACCATCAAACAAGAACATGTTCGACGAACTATCCGGAGCTGAGTCGTTTATCTTTACCTAGCTTCTTAGGATGCTCCGTAAAACAATCAACCAAAACCTGAATGAAAGCAACTGCAAAAATCACCCTCACTTGGTCCGATATTGTCACTGCGTACGTTGGGACTTTCGACAAAAACGAATATAGAAGAGGAATCGATAACATCTTATCTCTACAAGCAAACCCAAGAATTGCCCCAACCAACGCACCTAGGATAAGTACTTCTTTAGGTATCCTCGGAACAACGAAGTAAGGGTACACAAGATGCTGATAAATAATACATATCCCAATTACATTCAAAAATAGATTGCGATACGACTGTAAGTACACTCCGTACAACGATAACACAATATGTACAACTTTCGTAGAAGTAGGTGGTACTTCTTTCCTCCTTTCCATTTACACCCGACACATCCCTTTTTAGATCAGTAGTATCTAAACCGTCTCCTACGATCTGCAGGATAATACGGTATCCCTAACGCTGTGAAATAATCCTCCTCCTTCTCATACAAAATTGGAGCCCCATCTTTCGTCAACCCATACTCAGACAAAGACCAACCTTTCTTCTTCGCTGCTAAACGCATGTTAACATTCATACCTTTTGGTCCCGTAAAATACAGAAGTGTCGACACAAATAACTCCTTCGGAACAAACTGAATATCAATCCTACAGAAAGCAGGATTCGTCCCCGGACATCTCGCGATCCCCATAAACTTCCTAGCATGTCCTGTTTTGGAAGTCGTTTTGCGCGTCTGCGGAACAAGACCAGCAACAATAATCTTCCAATCCTCGAGCGTCTTAATCATCTCTTCAAATGTGAAAACATCACTTGTTATCACAATATCCATATCCCCTGATGATAACTCCTGTCTCCTATATGAACCAGCCACAACCATTCTATAGCTCTTCAAACCAAATGTACGTGTTAGGATGTATCGTATACCTATCTGCATAATATCAATATCATGCCGTGGGATTCGCTTGAGAATATCATTATAATACTTCAACCCTATTTGTTGTTGGGTAGTGAGATCCGAACTATGCTGACGCAGCTGAGCTAAACTATGTATACCTCTATCCCACAACTTGTTTGCCGTCACCGTCCCAATCCCCCAGACCCTCTCTATCTTCGCAATTTCCGTAGGAGACTTATCCATCTCCTTCTTCGCTTCTTCCGCCTTACGAATCTTGCCAGTGGTAACGTATTCCATAATCTTCTCCTTACTTGCCTTACCAAGCCCTGGTACCCTAGTGATCTGCTTAATATTGGTTATCTTTTCTGGTATTTGCTTGATAGCTCCCACGGCGTTCTCGTAGGCTCTCTGACGTATCCCATCTTTGGTCAGTTTATAATACTTTGCTAGAATACCAAATTCTTCAATGAGTCCTCTGTTCATTTTGTTATTGACAGTTATTAAGATTCTAGAATAGTGTTATTTAAGATCATGTCTGTAACATACATGGCGAAGTTACAGACTCACAAATTTACATTCGATGATTGGGAAACATTCCTTGACTGGACTCATGGTCAAGAACAAGCAAAAGTATACTTTCCTTATGATGGATGTCCTGATTTTCACTATTTTCTGAGATACAATTGCCCGTATAGTTGTCCTAATGGCTACAAGATTGTGGGGGTTAGTCATATCGTAGATAATTGTGTAGTTCCACTCAGTAATTTCTATGGGTCAGAAGGTATTCTATCACGTGAGGACATGAATCAGTATAAGTCAGACATATTTGAGCCATTAGATGCTGGTGTTATGGTTCATTCAACAGATACAGATGAGATATCGTGGTGGGATACGTTTGAAACAGTAAGTAAGACTTACCCTAATCTTGTTAAGTACGCTACGAGAGAGGTAAGAGAAGGTAGGTATCCTAGTGAGATATATCTTCAGAAGTTAGACAATCTCGTGTATACGAAGGATCATGGGATGTTTAGAGGAGTCTGGGGTTTATGTATAGGCGAATTAGGTGATCTATACTGTTTAACATCACGTGATATATCGGATACGAAGCATTTGAACGATGTTCGTGAGAAACTTCTTGAGTTGTACGCCCAGAGAAATAGTTCGCAGAGAAATAGTTGTTTGCACACAGAAATGTGTCACATTCAGTAAAGCAATCGCGATTTACCATAACACTATAATCAAATTATAAATAAGTTCTTTCGCAGAATATGAATGAAAAAAGATCAACAAAAAATCTTTGCTGATACTAAATGATCACTCTATACTCCCTCGGAAATAAATGTGGGTTCTGTGTGCAAGCAGAGAAGATGTTTGCCGAATTACTGAAGACTGGGAAAATGATCCTAAAAGAAGCAAAAGAATGCAAGATTCCAGGTGTTCAAGGATTCCCTACATTCCATTCAACAAAGACGGGCAAACACACATCAGGATTGCCTTCAAGCTACGAAGCGCTTCTCGCTGATTTAGGCGAATCCGAAGGATATTCTACCGCAGGCAGTGGAGGACATATGGCTCACCACTCTCCACAGGGACATGGTCATGGACCTCAACACGGACACCCATACCATCGTGATGCTTGTTCTAGCAACAATGCATGGATGGACCACATGAAGACTCACGATCCCGATCCCAACACTAACGGATTCAACCAGCATTGCAGGCCCCATCCCGCTAAACCGGCATGGTGTGACAGCAATCAACAGTGGATGTCTATTAAAAGGACTCATGATCCCGATCCCAACACTAACGGATTCAACCAGCATTGTAGACCCCAACCCGCTAAACCAGCATGGTGCGACAGCAATCAACAGTGGATGTCCATGAAAGGGACTCACGATCCTGATCCCAATACTAACGGATTCAACCAAAACTGTAGGCATCCTACTAAGCCATCATGGTGCGACAGCAATCAACAGTGGATGTCCATGAAAGGGACTCACGATCCTGATCCCAATACTAACGGATTCAACTCTAGTTGCCGCACACATATGAAGCCTATCATGTGCAACTCCAACGTAGATTGGATGCGTATGACAGGTACAACCGACCCTGATCCGCATACGAACGGGTTTGACGCGCATTGTACCAAGCATCCTGTTCCTCATCATCATCCAAATCCCAAGCCGATGTGGTGTAACTCTGTTCAAGATTGGATGCGTATTAAAGGGACAAAAGATCCTGATCCGCATACGAACGGGTTTGATGCAAGTTGTCGTTCACATCTTGCCGTTGATGATCAATGGTGTCCACCTTGCAAAAGTCGTCATCAAATTGATACAAATTGGTGTACACCGAATGGTGGTCCCGCCGCTCCTGTTACCAGTCAGGAATGGACTGGGGTTTTGTAGATCATATAGAAACATATAACACATTTTTTGTTATACGTTAGAAGGCTGATATGCAATATATCATCCATTGAATTTACTGAATGCTTCTCCTAGCTCATCACCAAAGTACACGTTAGGATATGATTTACTAGGATCTCCATACAACTTAATCGCTGTCTTATCATGATCCTTACCATCACAAAGACCTGCTTCTACCATCTTCTTCTTTACTCGTGAATCGCCTGGTACCCAGCAGTTTGCCCCGCATCTAGATCGTGCCATATATAGTATAGACCACTCGCCTAGTCCTACCAACTCCTTATTTTTCCATGCCCTGTACACAATATCCAGATTAACACTATCTCCCTCTTGAGATTGGAGCCATTCGTACAATGTCATTGAGTATGCACGCATCTTCTCTGGCCATGCACCTGCTTTTAATTCACCACTCTCCCACATTTCATACACTCTTGGGAAGTTATTAAGAGTTAATTGTCCCCCAGCCGCGCTACCTAGAATACTCATATACTTACCTGCCTGTTTTTTACTTGTCCGCGGACATGCTCCTAAGATCTGGCGAATACCGTATCCCAAAATATCATCTTTACTTAACACACATTCTTTCAGAGATGCACATCCTACGTTGTTGAGCACACATTCTGGTCGTAGTGAGAGTATGATTGGTGCATGATCACTTGATACGTGAACACTCTCATCGTCTATATCCTTGAGGATATTCACATCCAATATACAGTCTGTGGCGTTGTCGGGTAATACAAAATGATCTAGTCGCATTCCCTTGTTGGTCTTTCTATCTGATGGTACTCTCATGCTCCACCATGTGAAGGAATCCTTTACGCTTGGGTATAAGTATCTGAACGCGTCTACATATCCTTCTTTCAATATCTTTGCAAAGTTATCGCGTTCCTCCTTTGTGAATCCTGCTGTTGCCTTACATCCGATTCCTGACATCCTCTTTTCACAGTATCGAGATGATTGTGGATTGGAGAAGTAAACGTCTGGGGCAGCGGGTGCGACATTCATGTCTCCGCACCATATCGTGAGAATCCCGGCTTTCTTTTGTTGTCTGAGATACTTTTTCACAGCTACATCCCACACATGCACTCGGTATTCCATATTAGTACCTACGTTCGGTGAGTATGTTGTCATTAACGTGAACTTATCAAAGACAAGGATGATGACTCTTCCTTCATTATCTGGTTCAGGAAGTGTTGGAAGATCGAGAATAACTTCATTTGGCTTGATTTTCGTCCAAATCGACACTCCCGAATATCGATTTCCTTGTCGCGGACCTTCACCATGACTGCAGCTCCAGTACTGGTAGTATCCTGGGATCTGTATGCATTCTGAGATCTCTTCATTACATCTGGTTTCTTGGAAGCAAAGTATATCAGGATCGTATAAAGAGATAATTACACCAAGGTTACTGGATGATTCAATCTCTTGAACTCCACACTTTTTATACAATCCGATTATATTGGATCTGATACCATTAATATTCCATGAGAGAATTGAGAAGGAAGGAGGTGCAGGAATATCTAATACATCACCTCTGATTTGTATCTTATTTTTCAGATTTGTTGGCATGTCTGTATCGCCATGTTTCAGGTAGTATGAAAGGGCTGTAAGTAATTTTCCGAGATAGTTGGAACCTTTACTTCCATTTCCACCATCGCCTCCATCTCCCCATATCTTGTCTCTAGTAGTGTGTTCCACCAGGTATGCGTCATCTGGTAGGCTTGTTATGATTTTGTACAGTGTTGGATCTTGTGTAAACTTGTGATACAATGCATTAACCATAACAACAATGCGAGCTTCATCCCAGTCATCTCTCATCTTAATATCTTTGTACTTACTGATAACGTCATTTACAAGGCGTTCATCTGTCTTCTTATTGATTTTCCACTTTTTTCCAAATCGCATGTTTTGTTTTTGTGTGCCTAACATCTTTACTTTCATGGGTGAGTCAGCATTCTTTATTATATTCGAGTACTCTATCATACGCTTAGTTGCACCTTTCCCCCGAAACTTCATTGCTTGAAAGTATTGCTCGGTGCTTACCCAATATTCCTCTCCTATTTTTAGAGGTTTTGAGAGAGGGTAGAAGTTTGCGTATTGTCCATGCTCATCCTTCGAATCATAGAATAGTACATGTTTTATTGACATTTCACTTTTGGTTATAGATATATCGCGGAAATTCAATTATTTTTTCTTGCCGACTTTGCTCTTACTCACTTTAGCTTTCACTTTCTTCACTTTCTTTCCTTTGGCTAGTTCTTCCTCAATCATGGGTAACCACTTTAGGTACTCTTTTTCAAATATCTTCAATTCATTATTCCACATATCCTTTGGAGTAACAGCAAGTGTATTGTCGTATGTTTTTTGTGTAGATAGAATATCGTTTTGCAGCTGTTCAATCTTATCTGCTGTGAACGTGCGGATCTGCATACGTAAAAGATAATCGTAGCTTTCCTTCTCATCCTTGTCGTACTCACGAGTTTCAAGTTCCTGAACTATTTCATCTTCTGGTACTTTCATGATTACAAGTTCTTCGTTAACTACTTCCCTGACGAATCTCTCCTTGTTGCTGAGGCGTCTAAGTTCAAGTTGTAGTTCCTGTAGGATATGTTCACGTCTCTTCACATAGTATTTTAGGCGCACTTGGCAAAACTCATGAATGATTTGTGATGTATCTTTGTATCTCCTAATTTTACCCTGTGCATCATACAAGACTAAGTTTGATACAGACAGGTATGACTGGAGGTCCAGAGTCTTATGGTTACATGTAAAACCTTCTGTGGTTTCCGTCAAGACAAAATGCACGTTCGTATCGGAAGAATAGTCAGACATATCCTTTAGCTTCTTATCCTCGAGCCACTTTTCGCACTTCTCCTTAAAGTCGAGTGTCCATGTATTAATGGGAAGTTCCGTGATGACGGCTGTATTATGTTTCTCTCCTCTCTCGCATATTCCACGAGTTACATAACGCGAATTATCCTTCTCAATTGTACCTTTAAATCCTCTGTACCAAGGTTTTATCTCTGGAAGATGGCAAACCGTACCGAGTTGTTCGTCTTCTTCAAATATATCTCCATCCATCTCCAACCATATATGGATACTTTTACACAGGTCAAGAGGATTGTAACATGGTACATCTGACGACCATCCTGTACCTATACCATGAGCGCCATTGCAAAGTATCATCGGGATGATAGGAATATAATATTCAGGCTCAACCTGGTAATTGTCCTCATTTCTGTATGGTAAGAGCTTGTCATCTGCTTCTGGAAATATGAGATGAGTGAGATAATCCATTGTTGTGTGGATATAGCGAGGACTTGGTGTGTCCTTCCCTCCTTTACGCCGCGAACCAAATTGCCCGTCTCTAAAGAACAAAGGGATATTGTTAGATCCTACGAAAGCCTGCGCCATTTTGATGATAGTATTATGAAGGTTGTCTTCTCCGTGATGATATTTCGTTTTTTCCGCAACAAATCCTCCGAATTGCGCGACTTTGAACGATTCTCCTTTGTATCTCAAATTCTTCAACTTTGCTGCATATAAGATCTTGCGTTGGGATTCTTTCAAGCCATCTACCATCGCAGGAAGGGATCTCTCGCAATCTTCTATCGAGAATTTGATCATTTCGTCGTTGAAGAAACGCGATATCGTCATTTGCGTTACAGCGGCTTCGTCGTCAAGAGAAAGGGCGATCGTAGGGTTGTACTCAGCAATCCATTCTTTCCTCGCATTCGAATACTTATCTTTGAACACTTTGTTCATCGCTGATGAAGCGTTATCGTCAAGGACGTATTCAACCATTTTAACACCAAACGTCCCAGGAATGTCAGTGGAACTCAGACTACCAAGCCCCTTATAGTATTTTGCTCTCACTTGCGTAGTTTGTTTGTTGCAATAATCCAGATATTTCCTCTCATCGTAAAACAGTATATCCGATGTACGAGGACGTATAACTCTTACAATCGGTGTCTTCATGCTTGTAATGTACGCATTGTCCCTCGCGAGAAGACTTGGAAAGAGAGCATGAAAAAAATTCAGTAATAACCCTTCTATATGTAAACCGTCTACGTCGGAGTCTGTTACGAGTACGACCGTCCCATACTGAAGAGTCTTGTATTCCTTCTCATTTGTGTAATCGACATTATATCGAAGACCAAGCGCCTGTACCAGGTTTGTAATGATTTGGTTTTTCTCGATCTTGTCGTCTTTGCAATCGCGTACGTTTAGACATTTGCCGCGTAAGGCGTAAATCCCTATGAAGTCCTTCCCCGATTTACCATTGAATCCTATGTCAACACCACCAGCGACATACGTTGCCGCTGAGTCTCCTTCGCAAAGACACAGTGCACACTCATGTGAGCGCTTTGTTCCTGCGAAATTTGCGGGGTCCAACTTATCGATCTTCACATATCCAGTCTTCTTCCTCTCTTGTTTCTTCAAACCAGATAGTCCTTTTGCGCGAATTAGATCTTCGATGTTGTCCATAGCTTCCCACTTTAGAAGACTTTTGATCTGCTTTGGCAATACGTTCGCCTCAACATTGGGGCTCTTCAGCATATTCTTCTCTTGTCCGTCAAACTTAGGCTTATCAATAATAGACACCACGAAAAGACGGAAGAACTGTTTGACTTCTTTTAGCGACACTTGTGGCTTAAGCTTACCAGTCTTCTTATCTTTCACTGAGAAGTGTTGTACAATTGGGTCGAACAGCTCTTTTGCCCATGCATCCACATGTTTCCCACCTAACTTGGTAAATATACCGTTAACGAAAGAGATATGATCAGCATCATTAGCAGATGTCAAAACAACTTCCATATTTGAATCTTTAGACACAATAAGCATTTCATCTGTGGGAGCTGAGTAAAGACGGGCGTATGACTCAAGCGTATTAGTTTTGATCACATCCCCATTCAACTTAACTTCTACTTTTGTAAGCATCGCTGTATCAATAATATATCGTGTGTACATTGCTATGATATCTGGTGTATATCCTTCCAACCCAAACCGTGTGAAATCGGGAGTCCATACTATCTCTGTAAACCCCTTCTTCATTTTTGTCTTCTCCACTAACGGTCCAGTGGTTTCTTTCATATTTTCTGTCCATGTCTGCTCAAAAGATTTATGATTTTGAGGATCACAACCTTTGACAGTGAATCTTTTTGAGAATACGCATGTCGCTTTGCTCCCGACTCCGTTCCGGCCCGAAGTTATGCGTTCTTCCTCATTGTCATCTTCATAATTTGTTCCTGTGAGAAAGGTTCCGAATACAAGTGTATGATTATAACACTCATTCTCTTCGTCTAACTCCACTGGAATTATCATGCCATCATTCCATATTCTTGTTTCCCCGGTTTCCTCGTTAATCGAGATATCAATCAGTTTCACAGGGGTTTTTGTATTCTTACTTCGCCATACGTTATCAATTGCGTTCGATAGAATCTCAATAAATATTCGGAGTAGTCCAGGAGACGCGGTTATGATTTCCTTTCCAATTTGATATTCTTCATCAATTTTTCGAGCTACATATTCTTCAACTTCCTCAAGATCAACGGAACCGATGTACATGTCGGGACGAAGAAGAGCGTGCTCGCTCGTTGTCAATTTTTGTGCTTTCCATTTCCTCTCCGATCCCGGTGACTTCTTTGGAGATCTCGACTTTGTGTTGTTTGTGGTATTTTCGACTGATTTTTCTTTTGGCATCTCGATTATAGATTTGAAAGCATGTCTTTAAAATCAATTTTATAAATCTGTATGTCCCCCCCTTAGGAGTTATAATCATTAGAATACATATGGTAGACGTATATTTGTCGGTAAGACCAGTTTCAATTCAACGCTACATACTGTTGGATGAACTTCAATAGCCTTGTTAAGGATAGGTAACAATCTTTCTATATCTCCCATGGATGTTTCGAAGAGAATAACATATGTCGTTGGGGTCTTGAACCCTACATCTGGCGTACTAGTTGTATCAAGATATTCTGATAGAAACGTGCGAAGTATGTCACGTGTTTGATATACTCCAACTCGATGATTACTCTTAACTGTGAAGGAAATCGATACTTTACAATTATGAGGGTTTTCTCGATAATACTGGATCTTCTTCGTCAACTCATCTAACATTTCATTGAGTCTTTTCGACTGAGAGCACAAATTGTCGTATGCTATATTCATGAACTTAAGTCGCTATATCTTTAATTAATATTACCGAAGAGATAATAGTGCTGTGTAGAAGGATATACCATGTATTTTGTACCCAAGAACCTTCGCATTAGATTCCCCACCATAATGATACGCTGTGATATTTTCCGAATTCACATAGGCATAAAATACAAACGAAATGTCATCCTTATCCTCTGGATCTTCTCCAGGGTTATAACGTTTATCTCTCCATGTCTGTATAATAGAAAGCGCCTTTGTGATACTGTCTGTATTCTGTGCAAGATATACGTTTTTCCCGATTAAGTCATTCTTGAAGAAATATGGTTCTTCTTGTGCAATAAGAACGCGATTATGTAGGACTCTTTCTCCCGCGCGCTCTGCGATCCATATCTCTAATGCATCTGCTCCCTCGAGTACGACTTGCTGAGAGTATTGGTCAAAATCTGTTACGTCAACATAGAAGTGTTCGATTGATTGGCGTTTATAGTAATTAATGACTTTTCCGTACCACCTTTGGCAAATTACGCGGAGAAGGTACATAAGACGTTTTAGCATCTCTTGAGAATTGACAACAAGATAACCATTACTCATTACTCCACCATCAGTCGAAAATATTTTCGCGACCTCTCCGTATTCGAAATCCTCCTGTACGTGAACATATTGCTCTGCAAAATCGTACATGCTATCTATAGTAAAGTCTTCGTCCTCGCGTTCGTGCATATATGTAGAGTATAGCCATACGATATAATCAGTAATATAGCGCGCAAGTTTCTTATTTCTGTTGTACGTAGCGAGTGCCGACGTGTGTTCAGACGGGTAACTCATACCATAAAAATCTGGAATCTCTGTGCAGATATTGCTGTCGTGTATGGGAATTGCCACTCTCACAGTACCTACGTTGCCAATAATCTCTTTAGCGAGACCCTCCATCGTTCCCTGTCCCAAGACACGTATTCCCAATTCCTTCGCGAATTCAAATGCTTCTTCCATGGATATCTTGTTGATTGTCGATGCAGGTATTTCTTCAGTTGCTAATGCAGGCATAGGAGATGTGAGAAGGGTTACAACCTTGTTTCTCCAGGAGACCGCAACTAGTCTGCATTTCCCGTATGAATCAAAGCCTTGTCCTAGGATATCAATATCGCCTATTGGGAAGGAGGTGAAAGGGATTTGTCGTCCCATAACGTATGATCTCCGCATATATTCGTAAACATGTCGTACACCTTGTGCGATACGATTATCATGTTCAAATATATACTGTAACCCTTTTGGTTTCTTTACTTCCCATCTTGCGATTATCTCACATTGTGGAAATGTTGCGACGTCTGCCTCACCACCCCAGTGTTCAAGAATAAAAATTGATGGATATGTATTGCTTGTGGTGTAGTAGGACTGGAGATGTCTAGGCAGTACCAGGCGTCCACTTCCCTGATCACGTGTGAATATGTATATTTTGCACTCATAGTATTGTTCGAGAAGATTCACAAAAAGAGACGGAGCGAAATACACATCAGGATTTGCGATATCATCCATTATCTCATCGATTGTAGAGTCATACATCTCCTGTCTGCATAACGCAGCATACTCAGGTTGTGCTAGGCGTTCTCGTATTGAATAAAGTAATGACCTGATTTCATCGTTGTGTGTTAATGTCCTAATACCTTCTTCACCTAGTGCCTCAATAACACAGTGTAGGAACGTACTCTTCCCAGGTTGTACACCTTCTCGCACGAACATGAATTTGTCGTCGTAATCAAGAGAATCAAACATCTTTGTGATTACATGAGGTAGAGTGCCGAATACTCCTGATGGTACAAATTTGTTTGTCGTGTACAAGTTTTGCTGAGCTGCTCCCTTTCGACGAGGCAAATCTTCCCCAAGAAAATAATGACGGTACAAAGTACCACGCGTATCCTCCTGATCTTTTACGTAGCAACACGGCAGGAATGGAACAGTGCTCGAATTATCGAATGGGTTATCCCGCAGTCCAGGATATGGATACTTCGGGTTATTACATACATAGTTTCTAGGGATCACTCCTAGTCCAGGTTTTGGGAAAGTCATCACATCTTTACCAGAGTCTTGTGCAATTGCTGCATCCTCATTAGAAATAATTGTTGGTATTCGATTAGTCGGGCATTTTCGTGTGTATGCTGGTCTAAATACTTCCGGAGCAAGCTCTCGAAGGGTGAGAGTTTTTTCGTCCAGCACCGGAGGTTCCTTGATTTCTCCGAAATCTTCAATATAATCTCGATAAAATTTGACAATTTCAGGTGCATCTTGATCGTACAATACAAATAGTCGGGATAGAAGCTCTCGGAAATTATTCACGGCATCCTGATCACGTGCTTTGCTAACCTTAACTCTAACGTAACGACTTCCAACTGGGAAAAAATCGTGTCCTAACTCTCGCGAAATTGGGTCTCTTTGTTTAACAATTCTTGGAGTTAAATTTGCAGTAATGTGGCCAGTTTGGTCGTGATCAAAATGAATATACACACTAGGTTTTCCCTTACTTGCCTTTTCACTCTCATCTATACTGAGTAATGCAGAAAAGAGGGGATTATTTAGGGCTAAGTCTGCGAGAATGTATTTGTCAAACCAAGTGTTTCTAAAATAGAATACGCCGTTCACTTGACTTTCTGTCATACTTGTAACAAGGGTGAGTGGATCAGTAATACCTGGTTCTAATACACGTACAAACCGAGTTACGAATTCATCTGGTGAGACGTTACCACCAGATGGTCTTAGCGATAATGTTGCGGTCACAATTTCTTCTCCTGGCTCCCCCTCCACATGTATGCGAATATCCGGATAATCCGCAAATTTCGAGCCTGACATGTTCTCTTTCTCGAGGACTCTCAAAGATATCTCATTTTCCAGAGGAACAGCCCAATGCTCAGGAGGAATGAGGTCTTTCAAGATTTTGTAAAAACCTGTGATAGAAGCAAATGGAGCAAATGCATTCAATCGTATCCTATTAAAAATCTCAAGCAGGAAGATATGTGTAAACCCGAGCGTCAATTGAAAGTCCACTTTCTGTAGTTGAAACTCTGTCGAAGGTGCTCCATCACGTATGTTATCAAATGACACATATTGTTCGAGTCTCCTTGTGTCCTGTTCTACAAGAGAGGTTATCTCGTCACTCATATCTCGTTTTATTGTCCTCCGTTGCGTCCACAAACTCTTAATATCAACCTGTCGAGATGTAAATCCCAATTCTTCAAACTCCGTAGCCATGTTAAAAACCATGGAATCAATGAGACCATTTGGAGCATGTTTCAATCCACCGTTGTTCACTATATAAAGTGGAATTATATCTTCAGTCAACGACAATGATTGCTGACTCAGCTTGCCCTCCATATTCGTTAGTAAGTCACCTGGAGAGACAGATTTTGATAATTTAATAATAGTTTTTTGCAAGTCTTCGACTGTCACGTCGCTTTCAGGATTCTTCAAAGTATCTATTGTTGGAATTCCTTCAGGAAAGTATACATATTTTGGCAACGTTTCCATGTGCACGGCGATTCGGTCAATAAGACTGCTAACTGTATCCAATCCGTATACTTGTATTTCATCAGACCCGTTGATCCATACCATTTTCTCTTATACAAAGATACAATCATGTCTTTTAATCATTTTGTAATTCATGATCGTAATACTTAATCATCAGGTTAAGAATTGCTGGCAGTGATATTCGGTTTCATTTTTCCCTTCAAATACGATGATTACATATTCGCAAAATCTTCCAAATCCGTCTTGCTCCTTCCTTTAATTTTCTTGTCCACTCGTTCGCCATTCAAGAACAAAGTGAAGTCTGGGAATCCTCTGAAGGTTGGACATATAACTCTGATTCTCTTTGATAGTTCAGCCTCCCCTTCCATCGTCCCATCACCTTGAATAGTAGCTGCAAATATATTCCCAACATTCTCATCAGCAAATTCCTGAAATATTGGCTTCACTTCATCTGAGAATTTGCAAAAATTGCTCTGAAGGAATACCACAACAGGAATGTCTTTCGGTACACCATAAGCAATTAGCTTACCTGTCTCATCGAAATCCTCATCCTGTAGATATGCAACCGTCTTTGTAAGATATTTACTCATATTACTCATCTTTAATTAATCTCATAAATCATAAATGATTTATTGTGTTAAGTATTGTTATATCCATATAACAATACTAATGTCTACCATCTCTAATATATGTCGACCAGATCTCAGAAGCATACTACAATGTGTTATTTCACGATTCCTCTACCGTAAAGAGATCAATAATATGTGTGGGACGAATACGTACCTCAACGAGTTATTCATTGAGGATTGGCGGTATGTTTATAAGATATGCTTGCATATTCAACCTCATAATTATGATGGACTAGCAATAATCAATAAGGACGGTAGTCAGATCTGGTATAAGGAAGGGAAGCCGCATAGGGAAGGGGATCAACCGGCAATAATCTCCCCGGACGGTGATCAGGGATGGTATAAGGAAGGGAAGATTCATAGAGACAGAGATCAACCGGCAGTAATTTATAGGAGCGGTACTCAGGAATGGTATAAGGAAGGGGAGCCTCATAGAGACGGGGATCATCCGGCAGTAATCAACTCGGACGGTACTCAGAAGTGGTATAAGGAAGGGAAACTTCATAGAGAAGGGGATCAACCAGCAATAATCAATAAGTACTGGTATCAAGCCTGGTATAAGGAAGGGACGATTCATAGAGAAGGGGATCAACCGGCAATAATCTACGCGGACGGTGGTCAAGAGTGGTGGAAGGAAGGGAAGTGTATAAAATAATTAAAATGAATTGTTGTATTAAGTATTGTTATATCCATATAACAACACTATGTCTACTAATTCTAATAATATATGTCAACCAGATCTCAAAAGCATACTACAATGTGTTATTTCACGATTCCTATACCGTAAAGAGATCAATAATATGTGTGGGGCGAATAGGTACCTCAACGAGTTATTCATCGAGGATTGGCGATATGTTTATAAGATATGCTTGCATATTCAACCTCATAATTATGATGGATTAGCAATTATCAACGCGTACGATAGTCAGCACTGGTATAAGGAAGGGACTTATCATAGAGAAGGGGATCAACCGGCAGTGATCACCGCATTCGGTACTCATGAATGGTATAAGGACGGGAAACTTCATAGAGAAGGGGATCAACCGGCAATGATCACTTCGTTTGGTACTCATGAATGGTATAAGGACGGGAAACTTCATAGAGAAGGGGATCAACCGGCAATGATCACCTCGTTCGGTACTCATGAATGGTATAAGGACGGGAAACTTCATAGAGAAGGGGACCAACCGGCAATAATCAACGAGTTCGGTACGCAGTTCTGGTATAAGAAAGGGAAGCGCCATAGAGAAGGGGATCAACCGGCAATAATCGGCGCGAACGGTAATCGGTCCTGGTGGAAGGAAGGGGAGCGTCATAGAGACGGAAATAAACCGGCAGCAATCTTCTCGAACGGTTTTCAGGAGTGGTGGAAGGAAGGGATGCGTATAAAATAATAAAAATGAATTGTTGTATTAAGTATTGTTATATCCATATAACAACACTATGTCTACTAATTCTAATAATATATGTCAACCACATCTTAGAAGTATACTACAATCGATTGTGTCTCGATTCCTCTTCCGTGAAGAGATCAATAATATGTGTAGGGCGAATAGGTACCTCAACGAGTTATTCATTGAGGATTGGCGGTATGTTTATAGGATATGTCTACATCGCCAACCTCATAATTATGATGGACCAGCAATAATCGACATGTACGGTGATCAGTACTGGTATAAGGAAGGGGAGTATCATAGAGATGGGGATCAACCGGCAATGATCTTCGCGAACGGTACTCAGGAGTGGTATAAGGAAGGGAAGAACCATAGAGACGGGGATCAACCGGCAGTAATCAACGCGAGCGGTACTCAGTCTTGGTGGAAGGAAGGGAAGCGTCATAGAGAAGGAGATCGACCAGCTATAATTTATAGGAACGGTAGTCAGGAATGGTATAAGGAAGGAAATCATCATAGAGACGGGGATCAACCAGCAGTAATATATGCGGACGGTAGGCATGAGTGGTGGACGGAAGGGAAGGCCCATAGAGACGGGGATCAACCGACAGTAATATCGAACGGTGATCAGCTCTGGTTGAAGGAAGGGAAGTTGCATAGAGACGGTGATCAACCGGCAGTAATCTACGCGAACGGTACTCAGGAGTGGTGGAAGGAAGGGATATGGCATAGAGACGGGGATCAACCGGCACTAATCCGCGCAGATGGTTCTCATGAGTGGTTGGTAGAAGGGAAACGTATAAAATAATAATTAAGATGAATTACTGCATCAAGTATTGTTATGCAAATAACAATACTATGTCTGCCATCTCTAATATATGTCAACCACATCTTAGAAGTATACTACAATCGATTATGTCTCGATTCCTCTTCCGCGAAGAGATCAATAATATGTGTGGAGCGAATAGGTACCTCAACGAGTTATTCATCGAGGATTGGCGGTATGTGTATAGGATATGTCTACATCACCAACCTCATAATTATGAAGGAGAGGCAATAATCACCGCGAACGGTACTCAGTACTGGTTGAAGGAAGGGAAGTGTCATAGAGAAGGAGATCAACCAGCAAAAATCTACGCGAACGGTGATCAGTGCTGGTATAAGGAAGGGAAGATGCATAGAGATGGGGATCAACCGGCAAAAATCAACGTGGACGGTACTCAGGAGTGGTATAAGAAAGGGAAACATCATAGAGACGGGGATCAACCGGCAGTATTCTACGCGGACGGTACTCAGAAATGGTTGAAGGAAGGGAAGCTTCATAGAGACGGGGATCAACCGGCAATAATCTACGCGAACGGTAATCAGGAGTGGTATAAGAAAGGGGAGATTCATAGAGAAGGGGATCAACCGGCAATAATCAACGCGAACGGTGGTCAGCAGTGGTTTAAGGAAGGGGCGTGTCATAGAGACGGAGATCAACCGGCAATAATCTACGCGAGTGGTAATCAGGCATGGTATAAGGAAGGAAAGTATCATAGAGAAGGGGATCAACCGGCAATAATCTGGGCGGACGGTGATCAGGAGTGGTATAAGGAAGGGAAGCGTCATAGAGAAGAAGATCAACCGGCAATAATCCGCGCGAACGGTACTCAGTCTTGGTGGAAGGAAGGGAAGCATCATAGAGAAGGGGATCAACCGGCAATAATCTACGCGGACGGTACTCAGGTGTGGTGGAAGGAAGGGAAGCAGCATAGAGACGGGGATCAACCGGCAAGAATCTCCGCGACCGGTACTCAGATCTGGTATAAGGAAGGGGAGATTCATAGAGACGGGGATAAACCGGCAATAATCTCCGCGGACGGTACTCAGGAATGGTGGAAGGAAGGGGAGCGGCATAGAGACGGGGATCAACCGGCAATAATCTTCGCGAACGGTACTCAGTATTGGTATAAGGAAGGGAAGACTCATAGAGAGGGGGGTCAACCGGCAATTATCACCGTTCGCGGTGATCAGGCATGGTGGAAGGAAGGGAAGCGTATAAAATAATTTAAAAATGATTTGTTGTATTAAATATTGTTATATCCATATAACAATACTAATGTCTACTATCTCTATTAATATTTGTCGACCAGATCTCAGGAGTGTAATACAATCGGTTATTTCACGATTCCTATACCGTGAAGAGATCAATAATCTATGTGGGACGAATACGTACCTCAACGAGTTATTCATCGAGGATTGGCGGTATGTTTATAAGATATGCTTGCATTACCAACCTCATAATTATGATGGAATGGCGATAATCAATAAGTACGGTGATCAGTTCTGGTATAAGGAAGGGGAGACTCATAGAGAGGTGGATCAACCAGCTATAATCTACGCGGACGGTACTCAGGAATGGTATAAGGAAGGGGAGCTTCATAGAGAAGGGGATCAACCGGCGAGAATCAACGCGATCGGTACTCAGTCTTGGTGGAAGGAAGGGGAGCGTCATAGAGATGAGGATCAACCGGCAATAATCCACGCGGACGGTAATCAGGAATGGTATAAGGAAGGGAAGGTTCATAGAGACGGGGATCAACCGGCAATAGTCCAAGCGGACGGTAGACAGGAGTGGTGGAAGGAAGGGAAGCCTCATAGAGAAGGGGATCAACCGGCAATAATCAACAAGTTCGGTTCTCAGTCTTGGTGGAAGGAAGGGAAGCGTCATAGAGACGGGGATCAACCGGCAATAATCTACGCGGACGGTGGTCAGGAATGGTATAAGGAAGGGAAGTATCATAGAGAAGGGGATCAACCGGCAATAATCTACGCGAACGGTGACCAGGAATGGTGGAAGGAAGGGAGGCGTATAAAATAATTTAAAAATGATTTGTTGTGTTAAGTATTGTTATATCCACATAACAATACTATGTCTACCATCTTTAATATATGTCAACCACATCTCAGAAGCATACTACAATGTGTTATTTCACGATTCTTCTATCGTGAAGAGATCAATAATCTGTGTTGGGCGAATAGGTACCTCAACGAGTTATTCATCGAGGATTGGCGGTATGTTTATAAGATATGCTTGCATTACCAACCTCATAATTATGATGGACTAGCTATAATCGGTGAGTACGGTACTCAGTTCTGGTATAAGGAAGGGAAACTTCATAGAGAGGTGGATCAACCAGCTATAATCTACGTGAACGGTGCTCAGGAGTGGTATAAGGACGGAAAGATTCATAGAGAAGGGGATCAACCGGCAAGAATCTACGCGAACGGTACTCAGGAGTGGTACAAAGAAGGGGAGTATCATAGAGAAGGGGATCAACCGGCAATAATCTTCGCGGACGGTAATCAGTGCTGGTATAAGGAAGGGAAACGGCATAGAGACGGGGATCAACCGGCAATAATCTTCGCGAGCGGTACTCAGTATTGGTATAAGGAAGGGAAGACTCATAGAGAGGGGGATCAACCGGCAATTATCACCGTTCGCGGTGATCAGGAATGGTGGAAGGAAGGGAGGCGTATAAAATAATTTAAAAATGATTTGTTGTGTTAAGTATTGTTATATCCATATAACAATACTAATGGCTACCATCTCTAATATATGTCAACCACATCTCAGAAGCATACTACAATGTGTTATTTCACGATTCCTCTACCGTAAAGAGATCAATAATCTGTGTGGGACGAATAGGTACCTCAACGAGTTATATACCGAGGATTGGCGGTATGTTTATAGGATATGTCTGCATATTCAACCTCATAATTATGATGGACCAGCAATAATCGGCAAATACGGTAGTCAGCACTGGTATAAGGAAGGGAAGCCTCATAGAGGAGGGGATCAACCGGCAAGAATCTACATGGACGGTACTCGGGTATGGTATAAGGAAGGGAAACAGCATAGAGAAGGGGATCAACCAGCAATAATATATGCGGACGGTAGGCAGGCATGGTATAAGGAAGGGAATCTACATAGAGAAGGGGATCAACCGGCAATAATCTTCGCGAACGGTACTCAGCACTGGTATAAGGAAGGAAGGTCTATAAAGTTTAGATATTGATTGTTACGGGTATAATTATTTATAGAATCGCTTACCGATCATAAAATTGAGGAATGTTACGTAGGAGATATTGAAAATACAATTGAAAGAATCATAAGGGATTTAGATCATCATACTTTGTACGTTGATGAATCAGATTGAGAATCTCTTATTTACCTTCTTCGCTTGCTTGTCCTTGAGTGAAATATGATAATGAGCACGATAGCGAGGGTGATAAGTGCAACTCCTCCTACACCTCCAATTATCCACCATATCCAGGATTTTGATTTATGATTTCCTCCACCTCCTCCACCCCCTCCACTTTCTCCATTTCCTCCACTTCCTCCACTTCCTCCACCCCCTTCGTGGGGCGCGGGTCCTACAACTGATCCAGACGGCCACTCTCCAGGTAAGAAGGATATGTATCCTCCGCTGGCAGCACCAGGAGCGCTTGACCCGTATGCTGCGGAGTCGATTCCGCACCAATTCGCTTGATCAGTGGAAGCACTGGTTGCGAACTTGAACCAGCCTGGTGACCCCCAACTGTTTCGTACTTCCCAGTAGTCTATACCGTTTTCGCTTCCCCATCCCATGAGTACCATTGCATGTCCCTCATTTGTTGGTGGAGGTGTAGTTGGTATATACGGAGCTACATCCTCTGGTTTCTTTCCTCCATACTGAAAGGTGGAATTCCACCATTGAGCGAGGTTACTCCCGATAGCAACTGCTACAGGTATAGGACCGTTATTGTAGATATCCCGTTTTATATTTGTAATTGTTGCATGTATATCATGGTTCCCATTCTGATCCTGCATGATTACGTTCCCGACGCTACCTTGCTGAATATAGAACTTTGTATTTTGGTTGCTTCCATCACAACAGCCACTTTCTGCAATACATGCTGGTGAAATGCTTGCAAGGTTTGCTCCAACATAACAATTTGGCCAGCAGGATGCGGGAAGTGCACCAACATTGGGTAGATTTCCGCAAGCAACCATCAATTGATTGTTTTTGTCTCCTCCTTCTTGGAGACTGAGCGCGGCGCATGTGACATTCCCGCCGCTACATCCCTCTTGTTTATCTAATCCCAAACATGATAGAATGGAAAGAACACTTAGATCAAGTAATCCTTTCTTGTATTTGATTGAGTACCTATCAGCGAGGGAGGTAGTCAACGCAAATGCCCAGCATCCTCCACACTGGCCCTGATTATACCCAATGCCATCATGAATGTAAGGTTTTCCTCTCCATGTAAATGTAGATGGGATACTTTGTCCAACATCCATTAGCCCGGATGTTCGTACGGTTTTGAGAAGAGGCTGGATGAGTGATGTGCCGTTAACCCATGGTCCTGAATATGCTTTCGCACCTAACTCGTGCTGTTCCTCTGTACAACATGTAGATGGAATAGATGTGGCTGCTGGTGCAGCTGGAGATTGACTCATTTGTCATTTGCTAGAAAAGAATTGAATTTAAACGAAAAGAGATAAGGAAAGATAAGGAGATAGACATGGTACAGAAGAAGGGAAAAGGAAAGAAAGGGAAAAATTCAAACAAACGTATGGGCGACATTGTTCAGCGGGAACTACTCTTTCGCGAAGACGGACAAGACTATGCGCGAATAACTGCAATGTTGGGTGATCGAAAACTTAGGGCGGTGATGACTGATAGTACAGAGATATTTGGTATAATTCCTGGGAAGTTTAGGAAACGTGTGTGGATGGGAGTTGGTGATGTGATTATTATAGCGCATAGGGATTTTCAGGCAGGTAAGCACGATGTTGTATATAAGTATAATCGAGAAGAGGTTGCGAAGTTGAGAGGTTACAATGAAATACCTGCGTCTTTCATGACAACAGAGGCTGAAGAGATGGAGAATGAGGATGACGGATTCACATTCGGAGATGACACGGATGAGGATATAGAAGATAGCAATGGTGTTTCCTTTGGGAACGAGGATATAGACTCCATCTAGTTTGTCAATTGCTGCCACATATTCTACACACTCGTATATAACAATTATGTAAACCATACACAAGGCGTATGGTTTTAGTGAAATATTACGTAATATCAGTACAAGCGATCGCCATCCTTGTAGCGGCTGAAATATTCACGACGCCTCCCTGGTTCCATTATGGCGAAGTGGTGGTAGAGATCTTTGTCATGCTGTTTAAGTTTGTGCCAGATGACGGAGGCCGCCTTCACGGATAGACCGAGACACTTACGGAAGTACATACAGTCACGACTGCATTTTTTGATCGTTTTATTCGCCGCCTTCTTAAGCATCTTTCTGAGCGCAGGAGTCATGTCAAATTCGTCGAGGAGTGTGTTCGGAGATATGTTCGTGAGCACATTGTACCAGCCCAGTTTGTCATCGATATTCCACACTCGCTTTTCCAGTGCAATATTGAGGTTTACAAATTTGGACACGGGTTGCCAAGTGTCAGCAATCTGAATCTGAGTTTGGGTGTCATTTCTCTTTGACATATTTAGAACTATGCAACATTTAATTTACATAATCCATAATTACTGACCATTGTTTATGGAACCATTGGAGCCATAATACGCTGATGATATCTATAGTTCTGAATCACAAAATGTTTGTCTGTCAGAGAGCCGATATCTTCAATACTGTCAAGGTTGTGATCGATGTGTAAAAAGGGTAATGAGTAGGGAGTGCGTTTGAGTTGTTCATACACTGACTCTAAGTGCGAGTCATATATGTGTGCATCGCCTAGAGCAAGAGTTAATCTACGAGGGATTGTTCTAGTTAGCTTCGCAACGATAGAAAGAAGTAGTGCAGATGATGCAATATTGAATGGCAGTCCTAAAAACAGATCAGACGAACGATTAAAACAATGCATATCAAGATATTTGTCGTCAACATAGAACTGCAGAGCAATCGAGTGACAAGGATAGAGAACACCATCTGGAGCTTGGGCTGGGTTGTAGGACGTCATTAAAATTCTTCGAGAGTGTGGATCATTCTTGATAAGGGATACAACGTTTGCGAACTGGTCTGTACCTGTTTCGTTATTAGTTGGTAGACCTGTTTCTTCGTTGTAGGGTGCGTTGAATGACCTAAATTGGAACCCGTAACAAGGACCTAACATCCCTTCTTTACGATCTTTCTTGTCAATCGAATCAAGGAATTCTCTTGACGTATTCCCTTTCCAAATATTGACATTCTTTTTCTCTAGAATTTTAGAATCAGTATCACCTCGAAGAAAGAATAGAAGCTCCTCGATTATTCCGCGATAGAACATACGCTTACTTGTGAGAAGAGGAAATCCTTCTCTGAGATCGATATCTAGTACAGGAGGTGAGAAGTACGAAAGTGTATTGCCATTTCTACCAATCCGTAATTTTCCGTTGGTGGTAACATATCGTAAAAGATTCAGATATTGCCATTCAGGTTGTTTTGGACCTTGATAAATGAATGTAAAGTGTGTAAAAGACTCAAAATCTTGAGTATCGATTATAACCATTCCTGTACGATCCATAGTAAAAAAAGTATCGCATTGATATGTGTCTTTCATAATGGACATATGCACTTCATGAATACCATCTCGATGATCTTTGAATGCTTGTTCATAAAGATTTGCACCTCCTGCAATAAAAATGTGTTTACTTTGACTTTCTGCATATTCTAACGCATCAGAAAGCGAACGAAATACGTGTTCACATCCCCGAATGTCGGTTATGGATCGGGAGAGTGCATAAACAGTACGATTTGGGAGTCGAGGTAGTGTTTCAGCTGTTTTACGTCCGACAATGAGGATTGCATTTTGAGTTTTCTCTTTGAATATCTCTAATTCTTCTTGGCATTGCCACGGCAGTTTTCCTTCGAGACCGATGCCGTTGTTTGAGTCAGTTGCAAGAATGATATCGAACATACTTACTTTGTTTTTCTCTGTTTTAAAAATCAATTATCAAATTGAACAATCTTGATAACTCACGACAAGTTCCACAAATTGAAATTCAATTAGGCTTTTCTGAGTAAGAAGAAATGAGCGATTGGGATGATTTTAATCCGACAGGTGAAGGTTTTGGAGAAACTGAGGAAGTAGGAGAAATAGGGGAAGAAGGGATGGAGGAATTTGAGGAAGAAACGAAGTATGTTGCGGAAGTCGATTGGTATACACGAGCTGGAGTTGGAGAACTCGGTGGAACTCGAGCTCAAACTGATATCGAGAAAAGAATTGAACGTCGAACTAAATCACCATTGGACCGATTTCGTGATTCTGTTGATGCGGTTGCGCGTGCGTTGAATGGCACAGAGGACACCGCGATATCCGAGGCGCAGATTTCAAAGATGTTAGATATTACGAGAAGACTTGTTAATGTTGGAAGGAAAAACCCAGCTGCATTCGTTCTCGGTTTCATTGCAAGTGATGGAGGCTATATCATTAAGCATGAGGTAATGCAGGATGTTATTGACAATCTCCTTGTTCATGTAGAAGATGTTACAGCAGAGGATGTTATTAGGTACGCAAGGTACTGGAAAACTATTGGTTAACATAAATAATTGCTCTATGTAGTCTAACCGAATAGGTTAGACTAGATTATATTACTAAATTAGTCGATCGTGATTCCTGTGATGGAAACTTTGAGGGGTAGTCGTGATGAGATTTCAGTACGGTAACTTTCAGCTTCCTCTTCCGTTTTACATATTTTAGCAGTCACGTGCAACGGATGCATACTGTAGTCATCTTCTTTAAGACCTGAGAATCTCTGTTTAAAGTATGTCCGAAGTGATTCAACAAACTCCTGGGTATCTGAATCAGTCTTCAGTAAAATGTCATGTCGGTATTCTCCGTTTTCTTTTATGAAGCTATTTACGTACGGATCAGATAACTCTACTGGGCGTAAACCACATTCACGAAATGACTCGCATGCAAACGAATTTAAATCTTCTTCAGAAAGTGATTTACCTGTGTAAACTACTGTAATATGTGGATAACCTCCCTGTGTAGGTTGTAGTGCATCTGCCGCATTAGTTTTCCAAGTGCGATCCCAAACAGTAAGAAAGATTCCTGTCATGATTTGTATCCAACTAATCTTTAAATAGTATGTATCCTTGTGATATGATATTGAATACTATTATATCATTCTTTTCTTCATCTATCTCCCATGTAGCTGTAAAGTAAGCATTAGATTCTGCTGAGTCCACAAAGATTATCTGGCTACTTTCCTCCTTTTCCATGAACTTAAACTTGAGATACTTATTAGTACCAGATGCATTTCCAATCGATAAGGGAAACGGCGAATGCCTCCCTCTTACACTCTGTAACTTAAACATCCGCGGAAATGAAATAGAGAGACCTAAGAGTTTGTGAAGCTCTGTCGCACGTACAGATGAATCGTCACCGAAAATGAGTGTTACATTCTTTTTGAGTGACGTACCATCAACAGAAACTATGCCTGTAGTCCTAAGTTTATCAAATATATGTTCTTGAAGAGTAATATCATCGTCAACTGGAAAGAGTAACTGCGTAAGATCGTACTTTGTATAAGCGGCCGGAGATATATCAACACACGATGGTCGGATGCTAAAGCTCGTCATTTTCATTAAACGAATCTTGTTTAAATTATTGATCGATATGGTGCACGATCATGAGCATCACATCATCCGCAATCCGTCGAGCGCATCTCACAAGCATTGGATGTATGTGTTGGTAAGATTCGAGTATAGGTTTTCCACTCTTTATACTTTCCAACCTCTCTGTAACCATACAAGCGGTTATACATGGCAATTCCTGAGAAAAATGTTCTTGAATATCTTTGATTAGTTTATCCTCGATCTCTTGCTTGATTCCTTCCCTAGTTGTGTTTATAACTTGTTCCTGAAGGTAAGGTGGCATTTCTGCAACCGTTTTGATAATCGATGCATAGCACGTTTCTTGTAGGGACATCCTCATGTCTCTAAGAGATATCGCGCAAAATCGTTTTTAATCTAAAGTAAACTCCGTCAATTTCAAATGAATATACTTAAGCGAGATAAACAGTACTTAGTACCAGGAAAGGAAATACATTGGTACCTGGCAAGGAACTCTCTTAACCTCTCTTGTACTCTCGATTGGGGTCGATGTGAGATGTATGGTATACAGCTTCCTCCAGAAGGATTGGGGAAATGTAGAGATTGGCGGAACATAGTTAGCGACGAAGGATTAATATCCGTATTCACTGCAGTGTGGGACATTCGTCGTGTGTCATCAATAGGCTTTAAAGAGATAAATAATAGATTACTTGATTATGCAGTTGATAGAACCCAAGACTAATTGGAATATCACGTTCCCACTTTACGAAGCTCTTTAAGGTATTTATCCCACAGATCTGAGAAAGATTTTTTGCTTGCAGTGAGTTCGTGGGAAGATATTATTTCAGAGTCATGAATCTCTCGATCCAGAGATACATTGCCATCAGAAAAAGAAATACCGTGAATTCTCTCAATTTTCCCGTCTTCGTATTCAATATCCTTGTTCGTAATTGCCTTGAAAACTAATGCAACAGAAATGACAGAGAGAAGGGATCGAGCCTGTCTGATAGTGAGATTGTGTTTCTCTTTCATGCGGATAACGTATTGCTCAATTAGTAAGTTCTTGATATTCTTTTTCCGAATGCTGGACCAGCTCTGCATCATGTCGCGTGTTTCCTTCTCCATTAATTGGAAAGCTTGGCGTTTCTCAGCTCTCTCGGTTTGTGAGAGAAGTCCCAATTTGGTAGTGAGGAGATGATATACCTCGTCGTGAATTACCTGTGGATCTTTACGTTCGATCTTATAGGCAAACTCCTTTTTCTTGTAACTACAACATAAGCAGGAGTCCTTACTAATATAGGTGCCATAAGGTGGCTTACCATACGCTAAATCCTTAAAAACATTCTGCCAAAATGGATTATTAGCATACTGGCAGCACTCAAGGAATGAGGGGTATACGATTTCTTTCCTTGGAGGCATTCTTTGTTTACAAGCTACAAATCTTTAAACAGTCCTCATCGAACCCCTAAAATTGAATTCTGTTATGGAATCACAGAATATTGCCAATATGTTCAGACAGAGAGCCATGCCAATTATTCGTCATCTAACCAATCGCCGAGGAATGACTGGCGGACCTAGTATTCCAACGTTCGTTAGGATCGATGACGATATTGTGAATATTTCTCATATTACCGTCACGAAGAAAGTAACTAGTGTTACGGGTATCCTTTTAGGATGTGAAATCAATTTTCCGGACGATACCCTAATGACTAAGATGTCTCCCGATATGGTTCAGTCACTTCTTGAAAGAGAGCTAAACACAACGATTAATACTGTGAAAACTTATAATTTCAGACTTGATATTGATCCAAAATCTTCTCCAAATTGAATTTCATGCACTCTATCTCATTAGAAAGATGAGAATGACAGAGTTGATGAACACATATATACAAGAGCTTAAACACTTATATGAGGACCTCGATAATGGATCGGCGTATGCGTATGCGTTAATAATTTGTGTTCTATGCGTTTACTACGTCTACACATGTTTTCGCCCAATATCCGATACTACTGACGCATATATTGAAGAAGTTCTTGAAGTTCTTAATGAACATTTTCGTGAAAAAGTTCGTGAAGAAATTCGAAAAGTTCATGAAGAAATTTGCATCACGAAGGTACAAAAAACGATTACTCCGAAGAAGGAACCCATTCCCGACCATGTGTTGATTCCACAAGAGGTGCTAGACTTGATAAAAGATGATATCACATATCTACCCGTTGAAATGGCTACCGAGCTAGTTATATCTTTGCTCAGGGGCAACCAAAAATCCGTATCCAAGAAAGAAGAAGAGGAAGAAGAGGAAGAAGAGGGAGAAGAGGAAGGTGAGGAAGGAGAGGAAGGAGAGGAAGGAGAGGGAGAAGATGAAGGAGAGGGGGAGGAAGAAGAGGAAGAGTGTATTCCCACAAAGAAAGTGAAGGTTAAAAAACATGATAAGGATATCCGGCGTAAGTCGAGTAGGAGATTATCTAGTAAGCTCCATGCATAAATCATATAATGAATTATATTGAGTTATATTGAAGCCCTATGGTATATACCATAGGGCTTTCTTCATGTCACTTCATCTTTCTCACAACCGTGTCACATGTTTAGTCGGGTGAGTTAAGAAAAAATCAAGGTTTTCTTTACTGTTGTATATGCTGAGCACGCTTGATTGAGATTTATCCTGTATCCATTTTAATCTCCACTTATATTCATCTTCACTCTCTCCTATCTCACCCTGGATATTGTCTTCTTCTAATTGAAACGGGTGTAGCCATCTGAGAAGGCCTTCCATTGAAGCTTGCAATACATCTCGACGCCATCCAGCAAGATGTACAATGAATATTCCGGGTCTGTACTGAGGGAGAAAACACTGAATGTCAGGCTCATACTCGCACGACTTAACTTCGACATGGCTCGCGAACTCTGGATCATTCTCATATATGTGAACAAACGCCGCGTTCTCCCAGTCTCCATGGTTCTTGTAATCTGTCTCATTATATATAGTCTCTAACATTCTCATAGTCGTTGTACTATTACGAAGAAAAATAACACCTAAATTTATACCAAAAAAAGGTTTAACGACCATGATGTCTTTGTCTCCCATCATACGAATCTTATCCTGGATTTTGTGGTTAGTATTAATGATCATGGCGTCTGCGTCAATCCATACGACGTAATCATAGAGAGGGAGATATTTCTGTATCAATCTGATCTTTGACCATGAGTGCGGTCGCGTATCATCATAAACGCTTTCATCATCAATAAAGTCATAACCGTGAATATCACAGTATTTTTTCTGTGAAAGAATAGCATGGTAAACCTTCCTCTTAAATACTTCTCCAATGGCGAGTGTTAGAACTGCAATCTTCATTTCCTCTCTCTATCTCATTTCTTAAATATTAAAATGATTTAGATGCAATATATCTTAGACTTTTAATAGTTCTAGATAAATGAGTCAAGAACGCTATGAATGGTATGATGATGGGAAACTGAAGGAAGTCGCTTACTTGGTAGATGGTGTTGAGCACACATATAACAGAGGTTGGCATAAAAACGGACAACCCCTGTATGAGTTTAATACGGTTGATAAAGTACCAAATGGTCTAACGCGACACTGGCATGAAAATGGGAAACTACGGTATGAATGTAAGATGGTAGCTGGTAAGTATAACGGGAAAACACGAGGATGGGACAGCGAAGGGAGGAAACTATATACTCATACTTGGAAAAACGGACAAAAACATGGGATTAGCACGGTATGGCATCCATGTGGAAGACTGAAAGAGGAATGTGAATGGGTGAATGGCAAGCTACATGGATCAGCGCGGACCTGGTATAACACGGGCGTATTTTGCAGTGAGCACACATGGGATAACGGTGAACCTATTGGTATAGGTACGACGTGGGATGATGAAGGGAATATCATTACAAATGATGAGTGGATAAATGGAGAGCGTGTAGATCTACTCAGATTATCTGATTGGGTGATTGTTGAATGATATAGAATTAAAGTGGATTGTGCTTTAATTATTCAGTCTCTAGAATTGCCATATACAAAGGTCCGTACACTAACTCCAAATGAGTAAGTAACTTAATAGTGGTGTCTCTAAGATTTCGCGTCATATCGATAATCGTCCTTAGAGATCTTACATCCACAGGTTCATCACTCTGCGTAAGATACTTAGCAATCCGATGTGTGAATGTTTCTCTTAATGCTCCCGCTTCTCGATTCATACACGTTTTCAATATATCAGCGGAATTATCAGGCATTGTCGCATGCATATTAAGCAACCCACAAACCTGTTCCCAAAACTTATTAGGTCCAGAATCGTCCCCAAGCGCATCGAAAATATCTTTCTGTAACTTCTCTTCAGATTCATCACTCAATGTAATTCCTTGTTTCCTGAGTATCTCTATTGCAATTACCCATAGCGAGACAGATAGGGTAAGCATTCTGACTTCACGGCGAATGGCATTAACCCGTTCAATATCAAGAGTGAGTGTTTCTGGAAATAGCTTAATAGGAATATGTTTATTGTTTTGCATCGCAAAGCATTCGATGATCCTCATAATACCCTCGCGGTGTGTAAGGACCATTGCCTCGTGAGTGCTAATATTAGTGGTGTCAATTCTTGATTTGGCTGCGCAAAGCCATTGGGAAGTCTTTTCAATAGACATAGTTCCATTTTCGATAGCGTTTGCTATCTGCTTTCGCTCTAATTCTACTCCAATCTCTTGTAACTTAGGTCTGTAAATAAACAAACGAACATTCATGTCTAGAGTGCGTAGTTTCCTCAATTCTCTGATCAAACTATGTATAGCATCAGATGCTACGTCAGCTATACGGTCTGTAGATGCATTCTTAACATCTTTGATTTTTTCGTCTCGCCATGCAAGTATTGACGGAGACGAGAGGTAGCATTCCCTAGTCGCTACTTTGACCACGTGATCCAAGATATTACATAGCTGATCTCGCCCGAACGCATTATGTAACAACATCTGGATTATCAACTTTGAATCAAGACACTCGTAATCTCTTTCTTCCTCATTGTCAAGAAGAGATGCTATCACATTCTTTAATTTTTGAATACTGTGATCAACGGCATTCCTACTTAGCTGATCCTCTTCCTCACTTTCCTCACTTTTCTCACTTTCCTCACCGTTTGCACCTCGTTTTAGTAATCTAGATATCGCGGAAGTCAATGCTTCCTGATGACCGGAATCAACCGCGCGTAGTGCCATGTCTATCAAGTGCCGTGTGTCTGAGTCTGATACTATCAAACCATCAATGGAGAATCGGAAATTATCGTTCACCATTATCTCGTGAACCAGCTGCCATTCATATGGTATATTATGACCAATTAGTCGTTGAAGCATATCCATATTAATGTATATTCAAATACTTTAAATTTAAGCATCCTTGTTTTCAATATTCGTAGCATAACCCTCAGTCGACAACACTTTTATCCTCCTCATCTTTATCTTCCTCGCCGTTTTTATCACCGTTTTTATCACCATGTTTACCACGGGTTTCCTCACAATGTTCTTCGCATTTTGCGCGTGAATGATGTTCACCGCCCATAACGAGTTCGCATCCTCTTTCTGTACATCTCCAACCACGACGTCGTTGTGTAGCACAAACAATTATAATAATCACAATAGCAATGATGCCAAATACTACAAGTAGTAACCAAGGCTGAACCATTTATTTATACAGACTATATAGAGATTTCTACGCGTAAAAAATTATGTTCTTTAAGATTGATTTGTGATAGTATAGTTTTTCATCTGTTTAAACACTCCATTCAGCATAAGAATGAAAACAAAAGGAATACACATCGCTGTTCTTATGATGGTCAAGAATGAAACGAAGAGACTCCATGTAACACTTGAGAGCATTAAAAATTTCGCAAACTCACTCGTAGTTTATGATACAGGATCTACCGACAATACTCTTGATATATTGCGAGAGTTTGAAAACACTACTAAAATACCTTTGCATCTCATTGAAGGAGAATTCGTTGATTTTTCAACTTCTCGTAATGTTTCTCTCGAATTCGCCGACACATTCGAAGAAATTGACTATCTTCTCTTACTCGACACAAACGACGAGTTGAGAAACGGTGACATACTACGTAAATACGCAGAAGATCATATAGACACTGAATTCACAGGGTTCCTTCTTTGCCAAGAATGGTGGAGCGGTAAGTACGACAAGTACTTCAATATTCGGTTTATAAAAGCACACTGTGGATGGAGGTACGTAGGATCCATCCATGAGTGGATTAAGAACACTATGACCGAAGAAGGGAAAGAACCACTTGTAGCGAGAGCGCCAGACGAAATCGTAATTTATCAGGATCGCACGGTAGATGACAACAAGTCAGCACTCCGATTTGCTCGGGATAAAGTAGTACTTCTAAAAGATTATCACGCAAACCGTAAAGACCCACGTACAGTCTTCTATCTAGCTCAGACATGCTCCTGTCTAGAGGAATTTGAAGACGCCCTCTACTATTACAAAATTCGCACAAATCTAGAAGGATTCCAAGAAGAGAAATTCCATTCATATCTCAGAGCAGGAGAAATGGCTGCCCGACTTAAACATGACTGGGAATACTGCATGGCATGGTTCATAAAAGCATTCGAGCACTCCAGAAGGGCAGAACCACTTATAAACATCGCTGAATATTATAAAGTAACAGCCGACTACAAAATGAAATTGAACCCACAAGAACTAGACCACCACCGGTCTCAATCCGCTTGGCTATTAGCTTACATGCACATAGATATGGCGTGTAGGCTCCCATACCCGGAAGAGTGCGTTCTCTTTGTCGATAAACGTGTATACGAATACACGAGATGGCACCTTATGGGGATCATCGCATGGTACGCAGGATTTTTTAACGAAGGTAAAAAAGCGTGCCAAAAAGCAGTTGAATTCGCCAATCATGACATTGACAAATCAAACTTGATGAAGTATATGGAACGAGAAGAACATATTAAAAACAACTCGAGAGTAGGAAGATGTAGAAACCCGAATTGTACGCGTATTCATGGCAATGAAGAAGGTCAAGGGAACACGAATGATAGGAAAGATGGGGATGGGAAAGAAGGGAAAGAGGGACAGAATATAACTAAACGAGCATTTATCGAGGAATGCACACTGAAAATGAAGAAAGACAATCCAAATCTAACTATGAAACAGATTACAACCAGAGCTAAAGCTCTCTGGAGAGCAAGAAGGGATAACTAGATCTATCAAGATATTATACTTGGAGAGGAAATTGTCGCGCTTATTGATTATATCATGATACACTAATCAAATAAGCCGAATTTGTTCTGGTATGAGTTAAATGACACTCGCACTATGGCTCTACATTCTTGTAGGACTTCTCCTCATCCTGCTCGGAATCACCATCGCTCTCACTGTAAGATGTAAAGATAAGTATACAAATACATGTATAGCAACCCATGGCTATTGTGATCAAAAGACACGCATACGCGACTCCAAAGCTCCTATCTTTGATACAGCACAAATATCATGGTTCTAAAACTCTACGATAATATTCTAATTTCGCTTGAAATTAGAAGGGGAAGATAATAACTACTAGTGAGGGCATGAACCTGGAGAGGATCGTCTGCAGTAACATGGAACGGTTGGACGCGTACGTGGGTCTCCCGTATATGGATTCTTTATAGTACCGGATTCCCAGTCCATCGTTACATCCACACAATGAGCCTTATCTGAGTCTGGCCATTCTTTCGGAAAGGGAGTATACGCGATAGCGGAACTGCTTGGAGACATAGAACAAGATGAGTTGTGTTGAACCTGAGCTGTTACTGTATAGTAATTCTTCGGAGCTGGACAATCTGGATCGTCAACGATATTAAGTCGGATATCTATATATGGAGAGAATGTTACGAATGCGTTATCTTTGGTCAACTGAACATGTCCATTGCAATTTTGGAGATTAAGGACGAAGTCGTTTGCAGACAGCTGAACGTAAGGCATTCTCGGTGGTGGAGAGATTGTGAAAGATTGGTATGCACAACATGTCCCTCCGCATTTGGCTGGTACACTAAATGATAGTTTCTCACCTGGAGATAAATTTAATGTTATTGTTGTCATTTTGTTATACCAATATAATTGATCGAATGATAACTAGAAAGCGTCTTCCATTGAAGTAGGATTATTGTGGATCGTCATACCACCTACGGAACCAGTAGTGTTAATAGATCCCATATTTGGATATAACCTAGTTTCCCGAGGCTCTGTTGTCGAAGAGGTCGAAGGGGTTGAGATATGCGTATATGTAGGTTCTGGCTCGGGGATTGCTTGAGCGATATCCACAAATACGTGTGTTGATTTAATAGAAAAAGACATCCTTTATCCTAACAAACATTTTACTTTTTATACCGAAAAACTGTTCTTTAACAGACAATTATCGTGTTTGCTGCACATGTACAGCTTGAGGATGTTGGTGCATGTGTTGTGCCTGACGTTGATGATGTTGCTGCTGATTGTACGCGTTATTACCAGCACATCCGCTCTTCGGATCCCCTTGCCTTATAATACTATCATAGAAGCGACCAAGTTTCGTCCCCTTCAAACGACCTAGAGTGCCCATCCTTTTCATTGTATTGTAAATATTCACTAAGATATCCTCAGCAATACGGGGATTTTGTAAAACCTTATTCATCACATCGTCATTATCGATCGTTTCAGGATCAACTGCATACACGGGAACGCAAGCGTTTGAATACCCACACACATCACTCTTCCAGCTAGCAACCATCGGACTATTCGGTACAGTAGGGTCGAAGGGTTCAAACGTCTTGTGACAATTAGCCATTTGTATAAGGAACCTTTCTGCAGCAACATTACGAATCAATGCTTCGCCTAAGTTCAGTCCGCGGCAAGCTATATCACCCTTTCCGCCACATCCTTGTCCTTGATTAGGAAAATCTGTGCAGGTATTCTTGCTCGCTGCTTCGCAAAATCCGTCGAAGTTTTCTGCACAATACTGAGTCATAAATCGCTGGCATGGTCCTGAATTTGGTCCGATAATATTGCTAGAACTCCCGTGAAGAAATCCGTTGTCCATCTGGGTACCCATGCAATACGATAAGGGATTATCCACCGGTGCATAGACATTGCTACCTACCGTTGCAATTCTCCGATAACTGTTTGAATTCTTATTCATCTTTATTGAGAGAAGAGAAATTATTATTCATCATATGAACAATTGTAAGGACATATTCCTTACAATTTAATTGCGTGGTTGTTGTATTTGTTGATCTGGAATCAACAGTTATCCCCAATTATACCGAAAAATTCTTTAACGTGCAGAAAACCTGGGACGGCTTTGAATTCATCACAACGGATATTCAGGGAAGGATATGCTTGAGATAGAAGAGATAAGGGTATCAATCCGTTAAACCCGCGCAACTGAATCTTACCAACATCTTTAAGAGATGCAAGACCTTCAACTGCTGTACAATATCCTAAGTCAAGTTCTTTTGCATACTGGAGAGGAGAGACATTAGTTACACGTCTACAACAGTTCATCTCAACACGAGGAATTCCAACAAGCGCAGAAATATCTTCGACTTCTAATCCACCGATATCAAGCCATTCCAAATCGCATAGAGAAATTGGGTAGATATTTGTCACTTTTGTTAGAGAAATATCTAATTCTCGCAATGTTGAGGAGATATCGGATAGGAAACCCAGTTCGTGGAGCCATGTACATTCTGCAAGGTTGAGTGTACGAATATAAGTAAGACATGAAAGATCATATATTCTTCCACAATCAATAAGAGACAGAGTGTGTACATCTTTAATTTCACGAACTGAAGAGAGCATATCACACGCCAGAAAATGCAGTTCAGGGACGTTTGCTAGAGGAGCGAGGTGTCTTGTTGGGATCATCTTAAGTGAGACACTCATATATTTCCGATTACGAAAGACTTCTAAATTTTGGGTAAGTCGCTTTATTCGCAATTGCGGACTATCGAATATTGAGTGCAATATGGTCAGAGATTCATGTGTCGCATGTTTAATGGTTACCGTTGGGTGTCCAATTTCGTGCACAGTCTTCATCCAATCTTTACATACCGATCTGAAGAGCAAACATTTCTCCAAATCGTTCCTGTCCATAGCAACATCTAGGAAAAAAGCGTAAGTACACATTCCGATACACTTTATCTATCCATTTCCAAAACAATAAACTCAATTTGTAATGAAAGATTTCTCTAAACCCAGTCAAAATATATTGTCGATTATAAAGTGAAATGACGCCTATCTTCGGACCGGTATTACTCTATATAATATTTGTTCTTCTCCTTATAGTTATTCTTTGTACTTCAGCTCCAACAATTGCACGGAAGCGGGATGCCTTTAAGAGGAGATGGGCTTCGACACTCGCTGTAATTATACCCTTCTCCACAATGTCCATAGTTTTCATAATATACGGAGTTATGACAAGAAGCGTTTCCGCTATTCTTTTTGGATGTCTAGTTCTTGTATCAGGGTTGGCTATAATCGCTGCAATTCTCTTGCAACACGATAGAACTGAAAAATATTGGAGAAAACGCGCTCATGATATTCTCTCACGTGCCAAATCCCTTGAACCAGTGCAGAATTACAAAGATGGATATCATCTCTCAAACTTAATAAAGAGACGGCGAGACGAGGGAGACAAAGAGTTTTACACTACACATTTCCCGTACTCTATTATGAGTGAGTACATGTCCAAAACAGATAAGAACGACTATGACGTTCTTGCAGAAATTGTAGAGAGCAGGAGTAAACAGGATGAAATTCCCATGAATGATGAGCTCGTTGTATATCTTAGTCCGATAGATAGAGATTTGCGTGATATCGCCGAAATTCTAGCATCTTGTAATCCACAGGCAGACGACCCTATGCCATTCTTCAGTTTCGCGATAAGACTGGGGGATATGAGACGAGCAGCAAGACATGTAACTATCCTTGCGGAACAAGGTGGGAAGAAAAACTTAAAGTATGTTGCAGCAATACATCAGTTCTTTCTTGATGAAGGGTTTCAAGTGGATATGCGCATTGGGGGCGATATAGATGAACATTTCGTGTTCGCATGTAATGCAAATTTGCTTATAGCATGTAATGATGATTTCGCCTATCTCGCGAGTAATATCAAATCGAGACTATCAATCGCACCGATGTGTAAATGGGTTGTTGAGGATAGAGATATAGTTACAGAGAATCTCGAACATGATCCGGAGAAGTTATGGGGACGCAAAATCCTTCTCGAGATTCTAGAAAGAACCGGATTGAAATACCATATTGCGTACGGGACTTTACTGGGAGCGCTGCGCCATAAGGGGATTATGGAGAATGATGGTGATTGTGATGTGATCTTAAGTTCTAAATCAAAGCAATTGCACGGATTAAACGATAGGAAGCAAAGAGTTGAAGTTGCTCGTCTTATACACGTAACAGCGGAGAGAGAATTCCCAGAATATTCCGTAAGAGTATACTTTAATGCATACAAAGACAAGCTACGCGCTCTTTATGGGAGAGATAAAATCCCACGTAAACTAGTGAATTTTGCGTGCACTGCTACAATCTGGAAGAAGGATGATGATTGGGAGGATAAAGAGAAATATAGTGTTGATCATCTTAACTATCCTCACGTTATGGATGTTGAACTTCCAAATAAGAAACACATTAAGAGATTTGGGCCAAAGTGTATGGGAGTTATTAAAGATGAACAATATCCAGCGTTCGAAGGAGGTCATTCACATTGTATGAACGAATACGGTCACGGGTACATGCAGCCGAAAAGTGCTACGAAGACTATGTTAGGAAGATCATACAACGATCGCGAGACATGGGGGCAATGGTTCATGAGAAGGAGGTGTAAGTGGTACGACCCTGTACGCGAGGACAAGTTGCGACTGTTAGCATTCTCTAGGTAGATAATGTATATATATTTCCTTCGAAATATATCCTAACTATACATGACCTTACACTCTATACGAAACTAACTTTTGTTCGATATCGCTGTAACTTGTGCCTTGGATAAAGGGTGGAGGCTGTATTGCGTACCAGTTATCTTCACGTTGTAAAGTCTTCCAACATTGATCATTGCAGTAACTCGATATCCATTTACCAGTTGAACGATAGGTATTAAGGGATTTGAGAAGATTATTATGAATCACATCTACGTACTCTCCGTGTACTAGGTATGCTGCGGACGTCTGCGCCTCTAACGCCCGAATGACATTTTTGTCATGTGTATCCCTTTTATCTTTCATGTTGTAAGCCAATAGGATAACGTCCCAGTAAGTGTTAAAATATGGATCATTGAAGAAGTCATCCAACACAATACGTAAGTTTGTTCTGTTTTTGCATAAGATATCATCCTCGATTATCATAATATTCTGATTCGGAAAGAAATGAGTAGCGTATTCTAGCGCTTTGATATGACTTTCCAGACAACCTATAGCTCCATTCGCAGGTGTAGACACAGCAGGGATACGTGTCAGTTTGCCTGGATCAATACCGATACTTTGGAATTGTTGAAAAAGGGTATCTCTTCGATCTTGTCGGTGGTCTAGATTTATATACAATATTGCGTCAACCTTTGGCAATAAATAAAAAGACGGCAATGGGCTTGCAAGAGCACGTGAGAGGAGTTTGAACAAAATTATATCAGACTGCAAAACTGTATCTTTACTCGCCTCTTTTATCTCGGGACCGTAGAGTGCATTGTTAAGCAACAAAATACTGCTATTTATTTCTGGCATGTTACCTCTCCTGACTATATCAGTATCTGTTATAGCTTGCCAGTCTTCATCAATAATTTTGTATCTTATACGATGCTTAATATCATGTGAAAGAGGTAATATGATATCTCTGAGTAGAGAAGCCCATACGAGACAGTCTTTTCCTAATGAAGAGTTCGTATGCCTGTATTTCTGCAAAATTAATAATTTATTATCGAGTTCGTCTTTTAACGCATTGCCCCATTCGTAAGTATAGTCGCTATCTGGTCGAAGTGGACCCATCGCGGAAACTCCCCAAATTTCGCCCCACTTCGAACCATCGTATCCGACAACATTGACGTCCTTTAGAAGTCTTAATTTAGGGTAAAGACTCTTGAAACATATTGTATCCATATCAAGATAGATGCCGCCATATTTGTGGAGAAGCGCATGTCGTAAATAATCGGCTCGATGGACATATGAAAGTAGTTCGTATGCTGGGTGTAAGTCCGTGAGAAACTTATTCACGTTGTTTGGGTTGACTAATATAACCGTAAAATCTCTATCATTGTGCCTTATGACGGTCTCGTGACATAGTTGAAGATAAGGAGGCATCATATTCGTCCCTGTCCACACAGACCATATGACCGGTTTGTTCTTCACAGGGACATAACATACTCCTAGATGAGATAGACTGTTATTGAGATAATGGTCGAAATATTCTATTCCTCGTTTGAAGACGTGTGTGTCGTGTCGTGTGTGAATTTGACTTTCAATGCTTGCATTATAGATCAAAGGCATCATTACAGTTTTTGTACGTCCTGCAGTGACATAAAGAAACATATCAGCACGTCCATCTTTCTTCCCGCTGGGTTGAGATGGGCGATCCTTGTCTAGATTAAAAGTTTCATCTCTGTGTGTGGCGCCAAGGATGTTTTGCATTCCATTTCTGTTGATAACGTATGCAAATGTCCCCCAATAATTATTGAAGTCGCGAACCTCATTAGATATTCTATTCGACCGAGAAGTAGCAAGCTGAAGAATATCCCAGTCGTTCACTTGCGACACAAGCGTCGGGATATCACTATCCCATAGTGGCATCAAAGACAGACATGCGTCGTCTTCCAGAATTATTACCATCTCATGACCGCTATCGTATGCTTGTTTGATTGCCTTAAGATGCGATAGTGTGCACCCCAATTCTCCTTTATTTATCTTGTAGTTGTTAGTGAATCTTATTCCGTTTTCTTCCCCCTTCATTATGTCGATAATATTGGCACCGTTTACAGCACTAACGCGCGTTCCGTCAATCCCATACTCCTCTAACTGACTCTTCATAAAGTGTTGACGGTCATTACTTGAGTCCATGTTGATATACAGAACTGGAAGACCTAGTCTATTTTCTTTCTTCATATCTGCAGTCAACCGTCGTAGTCGATTCTCTTTGCTGCGAAACGATTCGGTCAAATACCTTAAATTCCGTGCATTGTTCCACACAATAATTGAGTATATAACAAATCCAAGTACAAGGAAAAGAATCGCAATCATAATTGTCAAGATGATACCCTTCATTTGTAATTGTTTATTTATTTTTGATCTTAAAGTGCAATACTTTGTATGATTATTGGAGTTTTTAGTGCATTATACGATTTCAGCTGTTTCGAGGATTGATATCCGGGAACATTGTTATAGATCAAATTTAGGTCTTTTTCCCTGTATGCAATACGATGATGATATATATCGACAAGAGGTATTATCGCCTGTGTGTACGGAATCGGACCCGTTATAAAAATTACATTCTTACCGACCAAATTGGGTGTTGCTTGATTTATATTACATATAACCTTGTTTATAACTGCCGCAAGGAACGGATGATGCGGTCGACAAATGATATGCCACTGTTGGAATTCTCCGTGTTCGTTACCTAAGAACGATTTCCAATCTTTACTATCCCAGTGCGACAAAAGGTATTGATCTGACTCATGAATTATTAAATTAAGGGGTTTCGATATAGAGCTTTTATCGTCAAGATAGACACCACCTTTGTCGTACATGATCACATATCGAAAGAAGTCAACTCTTGCTGCATTATATTCCGGGTTAATCTTCACGTACGTTTCATAAATAATTCCGGAGTGATTGTTGGCCAAATATTCATCAATTTCCTCCATATCGAAAGTAGTGTGATACCAGTCTGGATTCATTCGTTTGATGTTTTCGATATTCTTTCGTATACCAGGATGAATTGATTCCCGATTTGTTACCTGGTAAATATATTTGGGTATTGTGTTGATTGGAAGTAATTTATGCATCTTGAGACCTTCATATGCTGTATCAATTATAATATTGGTCGCTCCACCATTGGGAGAAATAGTACTTTTTCCACCTTCATGGTAGAAAGCGGAAAACACTAAAATCCGTTTGTGATATTCATAAGACAATCCAGATTTCTCATAAACATACGCATCGGCTACTGTCAGTGATATTCTGTTCTGCTTGTACGCTTCCAATATGTTAAACATTCCCTCGCGATTAACAATATAGAACACACATCCCCAAGAAGAATTTCGACAGTTATACTTAACATACGAATCTGTATCTTCACGTCTCAACGTTGGAGCAAAATTAATTGTGTTCCATGGCTTAGGACATTCACTTATGATATCCTGAAGAGATTTTCCCCAATAGGGGACAAGATGGAAACACACATCGTCTTCGCAAATAAGAGCTACCTGATCATTGTTGTCATAAGCTGTTTGTATTGCTTTCAGGTGAGATAATAGTGCACCCGTTTCCGCTGGTGTTAATTTGTTAACAGCACGAATATTGCGTCCATCAATAGCATCCACACGAGTTGCTGTTAAGCCTAAGCGTATCAGCTGTGACTTCATTCGAAAGTCCCGTCCTTTTGATCGTTCTAGGTTGATATAGTATATCGGAATTCCGTCGAGATTGTGGGACAATTGTGGACCATACGATTCTACCCGATTTATAGCATTGCGAGCAGCGGTGTATTTTATCGGATATTCGTCAGTAGTATTCTGACTACGTACAATTATTATAATAGATACAACTATAGAGGCAACCAACACCAATATAGTGAGACAAACAATATAACAAATTCTATCCATTTATTCACAGAAATCCTAAATAAAATAGTTTATTCGAATAAACTATTTCATTTAGGATTTCTACATCAGTTACTATAAACGATCAAGTATCTTTCAATATTGAACAATAAGAGGAAACTAACGCAAGGATGAAGGGTATGTGCTCCTATTTTGTTCCACGATGCCTCCAAAGAAGTTATCGTCCTCGTCATTGTCCTCGTCATTGTCCTCGTCATTGTCCTCGTCTATCTTAGTGTCCACAATAACCATTAGTCCAGGTTTGCATACTCTATATGATATTATGCTATCTACTGGTTCGTTGTAGACTTCCGTAGCATCCAGTAGTACCTCAGCCATACGCCAGGTAAGAGCATAGGCGTGAGTACAATTTGGACATATCTCAGCAACCTGTATATGAAAAAACTTATTATGGGGGGTAATTTTCTTTATCTTACTTGTAAGACAGGCGCCGAAAAACACCATCTGTGGATTACGTCTGCCAGCTAAAGCTTCTACCATACCTTCGCCAAATTCTCTTTGTTTGATATCAAATCGGATACGAATATCGTCTTCGAAGATCAACGTCCATGGTACTTTGTTACGTACTGCATATTTCCAAATATTTCTATGAGACATCGTGCATCCGACCTCTCCAGCGCTTATAGTTGTACTGCTCTTGTCCATTGTTTCTTTGATTATAGGATCGGTTTTACCGTCAATTGCAGGGTATCTGCGAGCTTTAATATCGATTCTACCTAACTCTTGTTGTACATTCGCTAATCTATGTTTATGATGTTCCAAATTAATATACCAGACATTACCCATGAAAAATTCATTTACAAAATCCATTGATACAACTGGTACTGGACCATCATCTGGATATTCATCGTCATCATTGTAGATGAAGCCATAATCTTGTGACATAACTTCAGCATATGTTGTCTGCTTAGGAATAAACCAATGATCACCATATGTTATTGTCATGTGACTCATAGGCTCGATATCGAAAACACGGTCAAACAATGTAATTGTTTCCATTTGCCCTTTCGAAAGTTTCCACTTTGTAACTTTGCTCCCAGTATTAGGTACATTCCAAAGCCCGTACCAATTAAAATGCTTTTCTTCGTACATTATAAATATGTCTAAATGTACTTTTGTAACCATGTGCTCGAAAGTATATTCAAGACCGTTGTCTAGAGTCCCTCGTTTTATGTATAATTCAAATTGATGCATAGCTTCTATTATGGCAAAATCATCAGTAATACTCGTACGAAATATGATCAAATCAATATCAGAATCGTGTTCCAGGAATTGCAATTCACGATGAAACCCCAATGCTGTTCCACAAGAAACAACAGGACGTATTCCAATATTTTGAAGGCAATCGACAGCATCAAATAATGTTTTTCTAAAGTTCTCCTGTTTTTCGCTCATAATTATATCACCGAATCTCGTTACATGATGTTTATTTAGTATGTAAGCGTTATAATTAGATATATTCCTGAACTGATCGTACACATAATTATCACCCATGCATTTGTGAGAATGTTCTATCTCAACTCCAGAATGACTACATACTTTATAACCTGCCATGTAGATCCGATAAAAGTGCTCACTGTGCTCATTAGTTTTTAGATTAGGATCCCACGGTATATCTACCAGAAGCTGTGTTTTGCACATAAAACAATTTAAACTTCGGTGAGAATGCGTAACTGGACCATCAATAGATGTGTATCCGTCGATATGTATCTCGATCACATCACCTTTGCGTTCAAATAAAGCATGAAATGGTCCTCGATCCGATAATTTAGCGGAGATCAGTGAGATATTTGGATGACTTTCTAGATAGTTGTACAGGATATTCATGTTAGACTTAGGAGTGAGCGTCATATCATCGTCAAGCATGATAGTATATTTGGTTTTTATGCAGCTAACTCCCACATTCCTTCCTATGGAAACACCTGAATAATATGGTAAATGTACACAAAAAATGTTCAATGGATTTTCTCCTGCTTCAAACAGTTTATGTTCACTGTCATCTACCACTACAATTCGCACATGCGAATAATAAGTCCGAATAGTTCCAATGAGTTCTAGTAAGCACTGTGGTCTTAAAAACGTTTTGATTAGTATAGTAGTATCTGTCTCCCAATGCTGCAATGGTAATGATTTGTACTTTTCGTGGAACTTATCAAACTTTTCCACGAGATTATGTGATTGAATTATGTTAGGCGGATGCCTCTTTCTTTCTCCATGTTTGAAATAGATAAAATAAAGTACCAGACCAATACCTATGAGAACTAGAATTACGACAGAAATAATAATATATACATCATTCATTTATTATTTACTATTCTTTATTTATAATATTTTCTGGAAAGAGATTCTTAAGTATCATTGTTTTTGAGTAAATCCTCACGTAATCCGCGCTTGGAAACGTCGCCAACGCTCGCAAGTGTACCAAAACAAAAACAATGTTATGTTTGGCATCCTAGTGGGCGAAAAATACCTGTTCGACATTTCCCTGCAACGCCGACAGAAATGTAATACAATACTGAAATCATCACTGATTTCTAAGCTATAAGATATAATCAGGTCCCTATATCTTTCCACAGTACATACCCTCTTCGTAACAATTACCAATGTACTTGACGGACAAGTAAATTCAACCTGTCAGTATTTTCATGACCAAACTAGTATTGTATGCCCTCAAGGAAGCGGGTTCGACAAAGCAAATATAAGATCCCTCGCGTTAACACACGCTTTTTCAATCTATATTTTTCATATAAGGGTATTACACAATTATTCGGAATCCTACTACGGTACCAACTCCTATGTGATTGAATCACGCAACTCTCAGACTGGTCTACGAGTAGTGTCTGTATGGGAAGAGTACACACGTCTTTGATAATAACGTATGAGAACAGTATAAATACCGCTCTATTTACGTAGTGTATACGATTTTATAATTTTACATAATTGAGTTTTTTATTCGTATCGCTGATCTAATCAGATATGAATCCAAATGACACTGAAATCGACTACTCTCGGTTGCTAAATCGCATGTATGAGCTCGCATTCTCCGCGTACAAGCATGCAGAAAAGTCACGAGACGAGTATCTAAGAGATATACATGATCTGAAAATACTTCTCACAAGACTAAAAACAGATGAATGCGAATCAGATGACGACATAATTCCACTAAAAATTAAGAGGAAGGGAGAAGTAAAGGAAGAGGTGAATAAAGAGGTGAATGAAGAGGTGAAAGAAGTAAAGGTGCAGAGACATGTAAAGAAAGTCAAACGGAAGGGAAAGAATGGAAAGAAGGGTAAGTTAGAGGTGGACGATGTAGAAGAGATAGAAGATGTGGAAGATGTGAAAGATATGGAAGATATGGGAGAGGAAGAAGATATGGGAGAAGATAGGGAAGAGGATAGTGATGACGAATATGATTTGAAGATGTTACTCACACCAGAACAAAGGGCGAAATTGTTGCCAAAACTTTCGCCCAAGCAGTCGCCAAACACTTCTCCTTATTTGTCACCGGTAGACTATTCTCCATCTTACAACCCTTATACATCTCGCAACACCTGTCAAACTTATCGCACCCAGGAGGAGAAGAGGTATACACGAATGTGTGAATCTTTCAACACACAAAAAGGTTGCAGACACGGAGATAAGTGCTGTTTTGCCCACTCAATTGATCAGTACAAAGCTATCGAATGCAGACACGCCTATGACTGCAAAAAAGTATATACTGCAAGTGGGAGATGGTACAATTGCTCAAGTCGTCCTTGTACTTTTCTACACCCAAATGAGAGTAAGCAAGAGATGCTTGCCAGGATTGGTACGGTTGAACCATATTTCTCCCCATTTGAATTAGAAACAAATTCGTACGCAATTACAACATAGAAACATATGGAGTCGTACATATGACATGTTTTATTTTACGTTACATAATGTAACATAAATCTCTTGTTGAAAATTTCAATAAATTATTTTATATGCCTTTCGCCACTTCTGAGTACCGTTCGCGTAGATCCCCTTATCTATGATACTTCCCTTCTATCCACCATTCCCGCGTACCGATCCCATAAATTATTGCTGGCTGATCCCCATCTCTATGCCGTTTTCCTTCCTTATACCATTCCTGTATACCGTCCACGGAAATTGATGCCGGTTTATCTCCATCTCTATGCAGATTCCCGTCCTTATACCAACACTGTTCACCATCCGCAAAGATTATTGCCGGTTGATCTCCTTCTCTATGCCGCTTCCCTTCCTTCCACCACTCCTGAGTGCCGTCCGAGTCGATTACAGCCGGTTGATCCCCTTCTCTATGATATTTCCCTTCCTTCCACCACTCTCGAGTACCGTTCGCGAAGATCATTGCCGGTTGATCACCGTCTCTATGACGATACCCTTCCTTATACCATCTCTGAGTACCTTTCCTGTTGATTATTACTGGTCCATCATAATTATGAGGTTGGTGATGTAGACATATCCTATACACATACCGCCAATCCTCTAGAAATAACTCGTTGAGGTACCTATTCGCTCCACATAGATTATTGATCTCTTCACGGAAGAGAAATCGTGAAACAACAGATTGTAGTATGCTTCTGAGATCTGGTTGACATATATTAGAATTATTAGAATTAGTAGAATTAGTAGACATAGTGTTGTTATGTGGATATAACAATACTTAATACAAAAAATCATTTTATACGCTTCCCTTCTATGCACCATATCCGAGTACCGTCCGAGTAGATTATTGCCGGTCGACCCCCTTCTCTATGACATTTCCCTTCCTTATACCAGTGTTTACAGTCCTTAGAAATAATTGCCGGGTTATCCCCTTCTCTATGACGATTCCCTTCCTTCCACCACTCCTGTCTACCGCGCGCGAATATTATTGCCGGTTGATCCCCGTCTCTATGAACCTTCCCTTCCTTCCACCAGTACTGATCATCGTCCGCGTAGATTGCTGCCGGTTGATCCCCTCCTCTATGAAGCTTCCCTTCCTTATACCAGCACTGATCACCATAAGCGTTGACTACTGTTGGTCCATCATAATTATTAGGTTGGTGATGCAGACATATCCTATACACATACCGCCAATCCTCTAGAAATAACTCGTTGAGGTACGCATTCGCTCCACACATATTATTGATCTCTTCACGGAAGAGGAATCGTGAAACAACGGATTGTAGTATGCTTTTGAGATCTGGTTGACATATATTAGTAGAATTATTAGAATTAGTAGACATAGTGTTGTTATGTGGATATAACAATACTTAATACAAAAAATCATTTTATAAAATGCCCTTCCTTATACCAGCACTGAGTACCGCTCACGTAGATTATTGCCGGTTGATCCCCGACTCTATGAAACTTCCCTTCCTTATACCATACCTGATTACCGCCCGCGTAGATTACTGCCGGTTGATCCCCTTCTCTATGTAACTTCCCTTCCTTATACCAGTGCTGAGTACCGTTCGCGTCGATTATTGCCGGTTGATCCCCTTCTCTATGAATCTTTCCGTCCTTATACCACACCTGAGTACCGTCCGCGTAGATTTTTGCCGGTTGATCTCCTTCTCTATGACGCTTCCCTTCCTTCCACCAAGACTGATCACCGTTATTGTGGATTTCTGCCGGTTGATCCCCGTCTCTATGATATTTTCCTTCCTTATACCAGAAATGAGTACCTTCCTCGTCGATTACAGCCGGTCCATCATAACTATGAGGTTGAATATGCAAACATATCCTATACACATACCGCCAATCCTCAATGAATAACTCGTTAAGGTACGTATTCGCTCCACACATATTGTTGACCTCTTCCGTGAAGAGGAATCGTGAAACAATACATTGTAGTATGCTTCTGAGGTCTAGTCGACATATATTAGTAGAATTATTAGAATTAGTAGACATAGTGTTGTTATGTTGATATAACAATACTTAATACAACAAATCATTTTAATTATTTTATACGCTTCCCTTCTATGCACCATATCCGAGTACCGTCCGAGTCGATTATTGCCGGTCGACCCCCTTCTCTATGACATTTCCCTTCCTTATACCAGTGTTTACAGCCCTTAAAAATCATTGCCGGGTTATCCCCTTCTCTATGACATTTCCCTTCCTTATACCACAACCGACAACCGGTCGCGAAGATCATTGCCGGTTGATCCCCGTCTCTATGCCACTTCCCTTCCTTATACCATTCCTGAGTACCTTCCTCGTCGATTACAGCCTGTCCATCATAATTATTAGGTTGGTGATGCAGACATATCCTATACACATACCGCCAATCCGCTAGAAATAACTCGTTGAGGTACGCATTCGCTCCACACATATTATTGATCTCTTCACGGAAGAGGAATCGTGAAACAACGGATTGTAGTATGCTTTTGAGATCTGTTTGACATATATTAGAGATGGCAGACATAGTTTTTGTTATATGGATATAACAATACTTAATACAACAAATCATTTTAATTATTTTATACGCTTCCCTTCCTTATACCAGAACTGAGTACCGTGTGCGTAAACTACCGCTGGTTGATCCCCTTCTCTATGATAATTCCCTTCTTTATACCATGCATGAGAACCGTCCACATAGATTCTTGCCGGTTGATCCCCGTCTCTATGAAGCTTCCCTTCTTTATACCAATGCTGTTCACCCCTCCAATAAATTATAGCTGGTTGATCTCCTTCTCTATGTAACTTCCCTTCCTTATACCACTCACTACCAGTCATCCGTACTACTGCCGGTTGATCCCCGTCTCTATGCCGCACCCCTTTCTTCCACCAGCACATGGTACCGTTTAGGGAGATTTCTGCCGGTTGATCCCCGTCTCTATGATGCTTCCCTTCCTTCCACCACTCCTGCCTACCGTTCATGAAGAATATTGCCGGTTTATCCTCTTCTCTATGGAACTTCCCTTCCTTATACCAGAAATGAGTACCTTCCTCGCCGATTACAGCCTGTCCGTCATAATTATGAGGTTGGTGATGCAGACATATTCTATATACATACCGCCAATCCTCGATGAATAACTCGTTGAGGTACGCATTCGCTCCACACATATTATTGATCTCTTCACGGTATAGGAATCGTGAAACAACGGATTGTAGTATGCTTCTGAGATCTAGTCGACATATATTATTAGGGTTAGTAGACATAGTGTTGTTATGGTGGATATAACAATACTTGAGGTGATAATTCATTTTAAATTGATTTTTACTTATAGAATCAAAGGATTATTATGTATGGGTTGTTCAAATAGTAGTGAGAAATTAACGATTGAAGAGAAGGAATCGTATGATGATGGGTCACCCAAATTGTTGATTACATATAAGATGAAGAAAGGTGAACGCATAAAACATGGGTGGGATATATCTTGGTATAAAGATGGTAAAGAGATGTATAAAGCTTTGTTTCATGAGGGTAAAGTGGTAGGGGAGAGCAAAGGTTGGTATGAAGATGGGATTCCGAAATTTGTGAAGACTTATATAGACGGTCAAATTGTTACTCATACAATATATCATAAGAATGGTAATGTAGCGAAGACAATCTCATATGTGAACGACAAGAAGCACGGACCTTCTCATCGATGGAACGAGAAAGGGGATCTTATTGAAAAGGGCGAATGGGTGCGAGACGAACCTAGTTACATATTTATATATGAGGACGGAAGTCTGTCCACTTCGCGATATTATATCTATGATGATATACGCGTTATGGAAGAGGTCGTACAACTGATAAAAGACAGCGTGTCCATATTGTGTGGATTTCATTATATGGGGGAAGGAGAGGCTGTATTTGTTACAGATAGGGATGGTGTGAAACAAACAATTTTTATGGTGAAGTTTGAGAGAAAGAAAGTATTGTTTAACGCATTCAAGGCTCGTTTTAAAGAGTCCGATTGGGGCAAGTGGAAAGATATCTAGAAGTGACATACAATCATACAATCATACAAGCACAGGTTGACCGTCCTCCTCGAAATCGAAATAGGAGAGTTCGCACAGCATATCCGGATGCAAGAAGTAGGGGGATGCATAACCACATCTGGTCCATTCTTGTGAATAAAGAACGATTAGATTGTCATTGTCGTCATCGCCGTATAAGATATATGATTCAGCTTGACCGTTGCTGTACCAGGTGATCTCCGCTTGATATGGTGTCCACAATCCGACCTCCTCATTGTAGACGAACATCTTCTTCTTCGTTCTTCCATTGAGATAGAGATCTCTTTCTGCCGCGAACTCGTGCCATTTATTATTGTCTATTATATATGAACTCTCTCCAGTGGGAGAGAGTTCAGGTTCCAAGTCCATCATACAAGAGAGGTTCTCTGCGAGATAATCATCAATACTTGCACACTCCATTCCTCATATCTTATCAGGAGAATGCTTACATATTCAATTGTAGAGGTAAAATGTGCTTATCCTTACACACAACGGAATCATCCGTGTTTTGAAGGGGAATGTGTGCCTAATGTTGATATGCATATCACAATGTTGTGTGAACAATCATCTACCTATCTTACAGGCCATTGATAGACGTTTAAAGATATGGGGCAATTATATAATGATTATAGATGAATCCGTGTTTGTATTTCACGTAATACCATTTCTATCTCTTACAGAGTTACAATTCCTTCCTTACGTCGCTAGGAAGTGGTCGATATACATGAAATCGAATGAGAAATATGTTTATAGTCTTCCATTAGATTTTGAGTCTCGTGAAGTATTGGCTTCGCGTGCTTTAGATGCCGGGAAAGTCAATATACTCAAATCTCTGGACTTGCAGAACCCATCAAGTGTTCTGATACATAATATATTTAGAAAAAAGTTGTGGGATGTAGTTGAGACTGGTATATATGCAAAGTGGAAGTTTAATGAGTTACAGATGTGTAAAATCTTGGAGATTTTTTATGATACAGAAACTTACCAAGTATACACGGAGAATTATAAAAATTCACGAAACTATGCGATTAGGGCTGAAGATTTGTTTGATATGTCGAAAGTGTTGCATGTTGGACAGGAGTCAACATGTGATTTAGGATATAATAACATATATACCAATGCATTTATGGAATTAGTTAACAATAATTGTGTCGATATAGTTGCGACTGATTTAGTGTATAGGGATGGAGATAGTCAGTTACGTAGACTAAATGAACGTTGTTACATATTACGACCGGGGAGGTATTTTGACGGGTATTATAATATTCGAGTGAATGGTTTATCCAACAATTTTAAGGTTTTGTTAGAGGGTAATTGGGATACCGTTGACTTTGATCATGTTTTAAGGAAAAATTGTATTATCCCGGTTAATGGTTTGGTATGGACAGATTTAGGTATACATATTGTGTTGGATGAAGAGATTGATGACATTACTGTGACAGTCACAGCAACGATAATGGACAAGGATTTGCGTCTAACAACAAGTGATTACATGATTGTAATTGATAATATGTGCTTCGGAGGCGGCTGCTTTACAAAGTTAAAGACAGAGAGTACTCTAATAAATGGCTAACTTGATGGAACCGGTTATGATGGACAAGGATTGGATTATCGATCGTCTTAAAGAGCTCGCCGCGGATGAAAAATACGGTAATGCTGAGATTGTTTGCAAGGCGGCGCTAGCCTACTACAACGAGAAGGTACGCGATGATCTAGATATCTATCCGGGTAGTGTTACTTTGGGAGCGTACTGCTATCACTTCGAAAAGATTGCATACAGAAAGAAAGAGGGAGACTATGTGGTTATCTCAATGTACGTGGATTCTCTTAATCAACACCCGGGTGGAGGAATGTGGGGTGGGGAGGATGGATTGACTCTTTTTGAAAGTAAAATGCAGAATGATGATCGTATGTATAACTGGGTATGCGAAATCTTAGATCGCCGAATTTTCTACTCTGCGGAAGATCTTATCTCCAACTACGAGAAGAAATGTGGAAACTGTTACAATACATGGACTGCCCCATCTGTGCAAGACAAGGTTCAAGAGAGAAATGAGAGCGATATCTCTAAGATTAAGGAGTGGATGAGTCAGCTATAATATATCACAAATGATTTAAGAAGTCTGTATATTTATGTATATTATATACAGACATGGAAGATCGATTGATAGAAGAGTTCGGATGTCAGCGTATCAGTGCAGACCAGAAAGCGAGAATTGAGAGATTATCAAGGAGACCTCTACATCGTTTTCTCAAACGAGATATTTTTGTTACACATCGTGATCTTGATAGAATCTTAGATGCAGTTGAAGCAGGCGAAGAGTTCTACATTTATACAGGTCGCGGCCCGACGTCGCCGACCATGCATGTTGGTCACCTTATCCCGTTTCAGTTCGCCCAATATCTACAAGAGGTATTTGGAGCTTTTGTTGTGATCCAGATTACAGACGATGAGAAGTACTTATTCAGAGGGTTAGAGATGGATGAAATCCGTACGAATACCATAGCTAATATTCGTGATATAATCGCATGTGGTTTCAATATGGATCGTACATTCATCTTTAGTAATCTAGCGTACTTTGGCGAGATGTATGGGAGTGTTCTTCGTATCCAGAGGAGAATTACTAACAACCAGTCGCGAGCGGCTTTCGGTATCGAGGGGATTGACAATATTGGGAAGACTGCATATGTTGCTACACAGGCTGCTCCAGCATTTGCGTCAACATTCCCTTTTCTGAAAAAAGGAACGATGTGTTTGGTTCCACAAGGATTAGATCAAGATCCGTACTTTCGTCTAACACGGGATGTTGCAGAGAAAATGAACGAGCCCAAGCCTGCTCTGATTCATAGCGGGTTTATACCTTCTCTAAAAGGCATGACGGATAAGATGAGTTCAAGTGATTCAACATCTGTAATCTTTCTTACTGATTCTCCAAAGGTAATACGTGAGAAAATATTTCGCTCTGTAACTGGTGGACGCGACACGAAGGAAGATCAACTGAAGAGGGGGGTCTGATCTCTCACTCGACGTTCCGTATCACTATCTTCGCGTGTTCATGGAGGATGATCATGAACTGGAGGAGATCACTGAACGATATGGGTCACAGAGCGAATATTTTCCGAAGATGATGTGTGGGGATGTAAAGAAGCGATGTGTGGAGGTAATTCAAGACGTTGTAGCAAATCATAGGAATCGTCTGGGAAATGTACCGGAAGACGTGAGTACATTTGCACGTATTCTCCAACCAGACAAATGACAAGGATACGACCAAATTAGACGTTCGTTTTTAAGACGGATAACTAATCAAATATTGTTTATCAGATCCATTATTTGGACCACGGATTCGTGACATTTATTGCAATAGCCCAACTTCCTTGTTGTCTACCTTGTCTTGTACCATGTTGTCTACGATTTTGGCGTGTGTTACTACGACCGATGTACTTACTGCCTTCGCCTATGTATCCATCCTCTCTCATTTTCTTCCAAACTCTTCCAATATTTACACAGTCGTCAATACCCGAGTGTTGTCTGCCTATAAATCCGATGTTTAGGAATTGTGTCATATGTCCGAGACCTTTTGGCGACTCGTTGTAAAATGATGCGAATTCTCGCTTGATATTAATCCAATTGTTATACCACCAGGGTTTCTCAAGATGAGAGAGCTGGCATTGTTGTGGTAACATTGTCTTCAAGTCCCAGTCTCCACATGTAATGAAGATACTGTTTGGGTACTTTTCTGCCCATGCATTGTATTGAGTAAACGCATCGCGGAACTGGACAGCTTGGTCGACAGTCTCCTGTTCAATTCCTGTGAGAGACGTGCAGAATTTCGTGAGTTGAGGGTGATGAATTGGCTTAACATAGATTTGGATCCGATCTACCTCTTCTAGGGTCTTACCATCCAAAACTACCGAAGGGAATTCAATGATTTCTTGCGGACGTATTCTTTTCTCTTCAAGACAGGTCGCTTCAAAATCGAGCACGATGAAATGCTCAAAATCCATGCTACTTATGTAGAACTGTTTAAGCATGTTTTAGGTCCTGTTATCGCTTCATACTAATTGTTAAAATTGATTTAAATCCATGCATATCACATGAAAGGTCATGGCTTTGAGATTCTTGTTGAACAAAACATTCGGCAGAGATGCTGATGATACACAAAAAGGTATGGAGGAAGGTATGGAGGAAGATATGGAGGAAGATATGGAGGAAGATGAGGAGGAAGAGGAACAGAGTTCGATAGATTTCCTACAATCTATGGTATACGATAACGGTCAAGTTAAGATTTATGAATGTACAGCGAGAGATCTCATTCCTACAGTTAAGCTATATGGGGCTCAGAGAGCCGTTAATTCAGCACACGTGAAATCATTAGTAAAGTCATTGCGCGAAACTGAATTTCTTGTAGGAACATTTAAGCTAATTAGAGACCACAATGACGAGGTACGCTGCATCGACGGTCAACATCGCATATTAGCGCTGCGACAGATTATGGAAAATGACTCAAAGTTCAACATTGATACTGTCATTGAACTATATGAGACAGATGACATAGATTCTGAGTATTCCGCGTCATTGTTCCGCCTAGCAAATAATAGTTTGAATGTTAATGAAAAAGATATGCCCGAAATTGGCGCACAACGTATAATAGCAGAATTAATGAGCGAGTTTCCGGGATCAATTGTGGACACTCAGCCAGGAAAGCGAGTAAATCGTCCGCGTCTCAACCGAAAAGACTTATACGAGATATTAAAGAAAGAAACTGTTAATATGCCATGGCAGGATATTCTTGCCGCAATTCGTCGATTGAATATTCACTTAGGGATATCACCACGTCGTCGCAATATATCTCAAAATATATACGATAAGGCAAGAAAATCTGGATTCTATATTGGTATCTTCAAAAATTTCGCATGGGTAGATATGTTGACTATTCGATAGACTAAGGAAGTATCAAAAATGATATAGCACACTACAATTTGTTGCTCGATCCTCTAAACATATTGTTAATATGTGTGGAGTATATATATCAACGAATTATTACTTGCGAAATGTATACGTATGCGTATTCAATTCCCTCAAGAACTCATGATATTTATAAGGAATACCAATCTAATGGATAATAAAACTCAATCGTAGCAGATTTAATCAAGTTGTTCATAAAAATATGTGTCCAATATGTATTTCTTGTTTTCATACGTTTCGCAATACGGAATTTGTCATCGCTCTCCTCGATCTCATCGCTCTTCTCGATCTCATCGCTCTCATCGCTGCTTCGGAAACGCTTGACACATGTAGAGTTATCCATATCTTTATCTTAGACATTATTTTTTAAATGGTACTTCGAATCATAAAGATATTTGTACATTAACAACCTATTTACCCAGATATATTCAGGTATATTCAGGTATATTCAGGTATATTCAGGCAGTCGACTAGTCAACTGTCTTATTTTCTGAGATAAAAATTGAATAAATAACTAACCATTTATCGGTAAGTCGATGCTAGTATTTGTCTACGGGACGCTTATGCAGGGATACCCCAATCACCACTATCTGTCAAACTCTAAATACTTAGGCAGATGTATCACGCAAAACAAATTTACATTGCTCACAGACGGTATCATACCCTATCTCTCACGTGAAATAGCAGCGCATCATATCTCAGGCGAATTGTATGATGTTAACGAAACAGATATTGAATCCCTTGACATGCTCGAAAGCAGGTATATAAGAAGTGAGATAGATGTGGAGCTGATGGATGGAGCTGTACATACTGCTGGTGTGTATTTCAAAGAAGATAAGAATATGGTTTATGTGGTTCCAAGCGGCGATTATCGAGATATTATGTCTCCAGACGATTTTTAGTTTTCAATGTAATAAATGACTGACCGATCAGAAATATGTTCGTTTTCACGATATGGCATAGAATTGGAAACATGCATACATACTCTCGGAACGGAAGACGAAACTCTCGCTCAGACATATGACATACTTGATTACACGTTTAATAATATCACAGCCCAACTAAAAGATCTTGGGGTAATAGATCAGAATACCTTACAATTCGACTGGGTGATCGGAAATGGAGACAAAACACATTACGTTGTATGGGGAATTGAGACTGACAATACGGTCAAATGCGCGGGCGATGAAGTTGGGACCTGTTTTTCACAAAACGAATTCGTTGATTGTGGAGGTGTCCCTTTTCACCCTGTTGAGTTCGTATCTCCTATATTGGATGTGAGAGATAATTTTTCTCAGATTGATATTGTCTTCAATAATTACTTCATGAACAATTCATGTCTCTACATGTTTAATATCACACAAGGGCTCCATATTCATATCAGCAATCCGGGTATGGATCTTCGCAAGTTTATCATGATGTGGTACAATTTTGAACCCCTAATTATGGAATTCTTATCACCCGAACGCCGCCAATATCTTAACACGACAGAGTTCCCATATAATTGGTCTCTACCTCTATACAAAATTGTTAACGATGACAACATGACGTCTATAGACGAACTTTTAGAGGAAGTTACTGATACGAAAGCATGTTCCGTGTATATTGTGGATACTGTTAATCCTAGAGTCGAAATTCGCGCTCACGAGGGAACAATGGATTATGCAAAAGTGAAATCGTGGATTGTGTTCTGCAATATGCTAGTGTGTGCTTCTATTGAATATCCCCTAATTGATATCGATATATCCAATTGGTATGACGGAAACAGTGCAGGAGGATTCATAGAGAAGTATAAAAACATGAATAATGCTCTCGCTGATCTCACAGCAACATATGATATTCCTGCACCAACATGACCTGTGATTCAAAATCTTGTAGTGTGAGCTGATTGAGTTAAGCATATACAAAGGAATGTAAATCGAAAAAATGATTTATCACATCGAGTATTGTTATATATTAACAATACTATGTCTACAATCTTTAATATTTGTCAATCAAATCTCAGGAGTATACTACAATCTGTTGTTTCACAATTCCTATACCGTGAAGAGATCAATAATATGTGTGGGGCGAATACGTACCTCAACGAGTTATTTACGGAGGATTGGCAGTATGTTTATAGGATATGTCTGCATGTTCAACCGCATAATTATGATGGATCAGCAATAATCGACGCGAACGGTACTCAGTGCTGGTATAAGGAAGGGAAGACTCATAGAGAAGGGGATCAACCGGCAAGAATCTGCGCGAACGGTGGTCAGGCATGGTATAATAAGGAAGGGAAACTTCATAGAGGCGGAGATCAACCGGCAATAATCCGCGCGAATGGTGATCAGGCATGGTATAAGGAAGGGAAGCTTCATAGAGAAGGTGATCAACCAGCAGGAATACTTACAGGCGGTACTCAGTTCTGGTATAAGGAAGGGAAGTATCATAGAGATGGGGATCAACCGGCAAAAATCTTCTCGAATGGTTACCAAGAGTGGTATAAGGAAGGGAAGTTGCATAGAGACGGTGATCAACCGGCAATATTCTTCGCGGATGGTAGTCAGGAGTGGTATAAGGAAGGGAAACGGCATAGAGACGGGGATCAACCGGCAAGAATCTGCGCGAACGGTGATCAGGCATGGTATAAGGAAGGGAAGCGTCATAGAGACGGGGATCAACCGGCAATAATCGAGGCGAACGGTGATCAGGGATGGTGGATAGAAGGGGAAGAGTGTCATAGAGACGGAGACCAACCTTTGTAATATATGCAGGTAGTATTTGTAGGAGCTGGCAGTAGTATAAGGAAGGAAAGATTCATAGAGAAGGGGATCAACCGGTAATAATCTACGCGGATGGTAGGCAGATCTGGTATAAGGAGTTATTAAATATAGACAAAAAATGATTTATCATGTCAAGTATTGTTATGCAAAATAACAATACTATGTCTACGGTCTCTAATATATGTCAACCCTATATGAGGAGTATACTACAATCTGTTGTTTCACAATTCCTATACCGTGAAGAGATCAATAATATGTGTGGGGCGAATACGTACCTCAACGAGTTATTCACGGAAGATTGGCGGTATGTTTATAGGATATGCTTGCATCACCAACCGCATAATTATGATGGATCAGCAATAATCGACGCGGACGGTAATCAGCGGTGGTATAAGGACGGGACGCATCATAGAGACGGAGATCAATCGGCAATAATCTACCCAGACGGTACTCAGGAGTGGTGGAAGGAAGGGAAATGGCATAGAAACGGAGATCAACCGGCAATAATCAACACGAGCGGCGATCAGGAGTGGTTTAAGGAAGGGAATCGTCATAGAGACGGGGATCAACCGGCAATAATCAACGCGAACGGTTATCAGGCATGGTATAAGGAAGGGAAACTTCATAGAGACGGGGATCAACCAGCAGTAATCTACGATAGCGGTACTAAGTACTGGTATAAGGAAGGGAAGTGTCATAGAGAAGGGGATCAACCGGCAATAATCTGCGCGGACGGTACTCAGTCTTGGTGGAAGGAAGGGAAGCGGCATAGAGACGGGGATAAACCGGCAAAAACCATCGCAAGCGGTTATCAGGAGTGGTGGAAGGAAGGGAAGCGTATAAAATAATTAAAATGATTTGTTGTATTAAATATTGTTATATCCATATAACAACACTAATGTCTACCATCTCTATTAATATTTGTCGACCAGATCTCAGGAGTGTAATACAATCGGTTATTTCACGATTCCTATACCGTGAAGAGATCAATAATCTATGTGGGACGAATACGTACCTCAACGAGTTATATCTCGAGGATTGGCGGTATGTTTATAGGATATGTCTGCATTACCAACCTCATAATTATGATGGACTAGCAATAATAAACATGGATGGTGATCAGTGCTGGTATAAGGAAGGGAAGCTTCATAGAGGAGGGGATCAACCGGCAGCAATCTACGCGGACGATGATCAGTACTGGTTGAAGGAAGGGAAGGTTCATAGAGACGGGGATCAACCGGCAATAATATTCGCGCACGGTGGTCAGGAGTGGTGGAAGGAAGGAAAGTTGTATAGAGACGAAGATCAACCAGCAATAATTTACGCGGACGGTGGTCAGGAGTGGTGGAAGGAAGGAAAGTACCATAGAGAAGGGGATCAACCGGCAGTAATCTACGCGAACGGTGATCAGTACTGGTATAAGGAAGGGAATTATCATAGAGACGGGGATCAACCGGCAATAATCTACGCGAACGGTGATCAGGTGTGGTGGAAGGAAGGGAATCGTCATAGAGACGGGGATCAACCGGCAGTAATCTACGCGGATGGTAGGAAGATCTGGTATAAGGAAGGCGTGATGTATATTCCACAACTATAAAAATGAAAAAAAAAATGTGAGGAGTATGACTTTAAGATATAATGAACAGAAAGATACTCAAATTGTTTGTCAAATTACCTCGTGATGTGCGCGAGATCGTAGAGACTGATATTGATTCGTATCTGTACGAGACGATTCACAAACCAAATCAAAAATCTTGTATTGATCATCTTAAGCAGTGCCTATGGTGGTATCCAGAGTCAGGATTCCATCCTCTGAAACCGTGTAAGAAAATAGCGAATCTTCTTCTGTTAGATGAGGGACTTGTTACGGGAAGTCGAATTCATGGAAATCTCCTCAACTATCTTATGAATAGAGGCATGTTTTTATCGAAGAATAATTTTGCATCTTATGCTGTGCTTGATGACGAATTATACAGTTTAGCTAGAGCTAACTGTTATTACATGTCTATATCGCATTTATATGAGAAGATATTGTTAGAATGTACACGGTCGTCAGTAAGTGTAAGTGTACTTTCTATTGCCTACCGCAACCGCAACAAGGAATTCTAGTTTGGTAGCTTATAATTTGAACGCATACTATACATAATGTTCTGAGCAGTAGATAGCATATCTCTAGCAACTAGTCCATTAGGTCCACGCATCCCATGTGTCTCCCTCGGTATCTCATCACTTGACGAAATCAACGAGATATCGATGTACGTCTCAAAAAAATTATCGTGAGCGATATCTGCCATTTCATCACGATCTGTAAAGATACGCAGAGTTGACGGAGGCTTTAAAACTGTACCAATCAAATCGTAAATTATATTGCTAGTATCTATTGAAACAAGAGCACGTTCAACTATACCTACGATCCCTTCTTCACGGACTGCTTGGAGATATGCGGACGCGTAAATCATAGTCATCTTCATGTCTTCGCGTATCGGTACAGGAACGTCCAGAGTTTTAATTTTCTTATTCATGAGATTAATATCAGAGAGGTCAAATTCCAACTTGATTGGGTCGTCAGATGTTTTAAGAACGAAAATATTGCTAGCTTTCCCAGAGGTCCTAATAACCTCGCTTACTTTGTCAAAATGCTGCGCATCAATCAATACATCGTATTTGTTCATTTCATCTCCTCTTCTATTTCTTTAAGTTAGCATAGAATTGTAATTAAGAGAGTATCACTATCCAAAACGAATAGAAGTTATGCAACTTATATCTTTGACTAGGCTATATTGTTGTCGATAGTCGGATGACCAATAACCTTGTAGATTTCTTGTGGGTTCCGTATGTATTCTTCGATTATATTTTCTCTCGGTTTTGCGTAAATGTATTGGCAGCCAGGTTTCTTCGGGAATACTTTTTCGCTCCAATGATTTGTGAGACGATTTCCAACCAAGTATCCCTCTCGCGCTCTTACAGCCCTCCGCGAGACTTCATCCTTAGGTCTATAACATACGTAGATGACCCCTCGCCATCCTCTCCAGAAATCAGTATTATTATCTTCTATGACTGATGAGTTTCTGGCTGAATGCACAGTCGATGAAGACCACACGATAAAACTACCCTTATCAGAAAGTATTGGCACTTGCCATTGAAGTCCGTGTTCCTCGCATATCCTTTTCACTTTTGCCTGCTTCTTGATCAAACACCAATTAGTTTTATCATCTTCTTCTACTCCCTCCTCATCCAATATCTCATTGTACAGGACATGACTCCCAGGAGTCGCCCGGAAACATGCTGTTGTTTGTGTTAGTACAGCTTGGCCCTGTACACACATCCACGGCTCATGCCTCACAGTTTGGTCAAGATGTGGCCAATCTTTCTGTTTCTTCTCATTTGCCATCTCGTTTGGTACAATGTTTATGCCATCAAATGAAGTGTAGAAATCATTCACCTCTTTTTTCCTCAGATCAGAATATAACACTTCGAAAATCATCCTCACACGAGGGTCGCCGCGAATATCCCATACAGGTTGGATGTGTCCAACCAGACATTGGAAAAGACCTGGGCGCGTTTGTGGTGGGAGCTTGGCAGTTGTCCATGTCCCCCTAATGTCATCTCTCTTAATTCCGGTACCAAGATTCTCGAAACAATTAATAATCTCGTTCATCTTCCAGTCACATTCCTCAGGATCAAAAACATCCGAGATAATTGCGACTCCATATTTCCGGAAGGTTTCGCATAACTTCTTTGAGAAGTGTTCATCATAGAAACTGACTTTCAGATCCATAGTCATCATTATTAGAGATATACCATAAATTCATTTCAGACAGAAAAATGAATTATATCTGTGTCTCAATTTGAGGAGACATGAATGATATAGAACTTCTGATTATATCGCAGTTAAAGGAAACGCACAAAAATGAAGTAGACCGATTAAAAGGACAAATTAACAGGCAATGTTTACAACTCCAACAATTGCAGGAGTTAGTGTCTAATGAGGTTGCTGTTTGTATAGGATGCAATTCCTTTGCTTACAAAGATAACATGGGACTGTGTAATATATGTAATGAAGATTTCTGCGAAATATGTATGGAGGAATTTACAACATGTCAACAGTGGATGCAATGTAAAAACTGCCGCCTTCGCTACTGGCACTAAATTGCGTTATAGAAAGTTCGTTTAAAAATGAAATAATGAAGAATCAAAGTTAGAATCGATATAAGATATGAAGAAATATAATTCAATCAACGGTACAGGACGTAAAGACGCTGTACAGCGTTTTTTCAATACATTACCTATCGGTAGAGAATGCGTTGCTACAGAGAAAGCAGACGGCTGTAACTTCTCAGTACAGGTTGATCTGACAGACGGAATTGTAAAGTATGCACGCCGCGAAGGCATTCTAGATTTAGATGAAAAGTTAATAAAGACAACCTGCGGAACGTGGCAAGAGTTAATGCAGGATATGAAGCCAAACTTCGACGCAGCTACTAAAATTATTCGCGAAAGATATCCAGATGCCGAGCACGTCTCTTTCTTCGGAGAACTCATTGGATCAAGTGTGTACAACCGAGTATATTATGGCGACATGCTATCATTCTATGGATTTGATATCTATATCGGTGCGAAACCTCCTGTAGATAAGAGGACTCCACATGATCGCTATCTGGATTTTGATGAGATGATTGAGATATACGACGCGGCAGGTATCTTTCGAGTTATCATCATCCGCTCAGGACCGCTACAAGATCTTCTCAACATGAATCCGGATATCCCATCTGAGATTGGGGCAATACTATGTGGTACTGACACGAGCAATATTTCAGAAGGAGTTGTAATCCTACCCAAGGTCAACTGCTATACAGACAAGGGTGAAAGATGTATCTTGAAGCACAAGTCGTCCAAGTTCGCAGATAGAAAGAAACCAAAAGTATATAAGCTTCAAGACAAGACTCTCAGTGAAGAGTCACAAGAGGTGGTGCAAATTCTCCTCCAATTCAACACCCAAAACAGAGTTATCGATACTTTGTCCAAGATGAACCCTGACGACCCTCGTGGGAAGATTTGTTTCGCTGTCTTCCAAGATATCCTAAACTCAGCGAAGGAAGAATGTGATATCAATCTCAAAGAATATCAACAGAAGCGTGAAATCACTGCGGCGGTGATGAGAGAAATACAAATTCTAGTGCCCGAGAAGATATAGAAAATATGCTTATATGCTTATATGCTTATGCTGCTTATGCATCGTTCCTTGTACGGGAATTAATCAATTATCGTGACTCGAAAAATCATCACCCCGTAACGTAAGAATTGTATCTGTGAAACTAGAGTACTTGGAACCTTTGAAGTACTTTGTAGAGGCACATACATATATATCGATTGCAGCGTGTGCAAGAGTCGTAAGACGTTCATCGTGTCTCGAATCACCCTCAATACCAGTATAAAAGTACACACGATCTGGATATGCATCCAAGAATTTCTTCTGAGTACCTGAATTATCAGTAGCCAAGAAGATAGGAGTGTCTGATGGAAGAGAATCAACATACGAAGTGAATATACTATCTGGTGAATAATCGTTCTCTTCAGTTTCTTGTTGGACGTGACCATATGTTCGATGCTTAATATGATCAGTTCTCCTTATGTGAAGAGATACACCGTTCCTCAAGTTATATTTTGTGAGAATATTATTCACTATTGTTTGTAATTCCGGTCTCAGACGCAAATTACTGAACAGTCTATACTTTTCAGTATCGTCAATAGGAAGTCCATGACGTAGAGATATTTGCTCGAAATTCTCAACCCCTCGGTAATCGTAATTACCCCATTCTCCCCAGTCAACAAATTCCACATCAGGTAGTGGTAAGAAAATATCCAGGAATTTACCTGGACAATCTCTCTCATTTGGCCAATAAACTTTAAGAGGTTTGTTTAATCGTTTATGCCCTAACAATACTCGGAGACGGTTTCCGAGACCAGCGAGAGGTCGTATAGTAAGGTAATAAGATCTTCTCCATCTTTGGCCTATAGCTATGGCTGCTACAATAACAATAAGTCCAATCATAGTTCCAATATGAGATCGGTATTTCGTGAATACCAATACAAGAACTAGACATGTAATAACGACCGATATCCCATATAAGTAGGGATGAACAACATTCGGTACACGAAGGGAGATCACGAATAAAGATATCAGAAGTATTGCTGCTATCGCCAGAAAATATACACTCATAATTCTTGTGATATGGATATCTTAAGACGTGTATATAGATGATATCCATTCTAAAAAAGACCAAGCGATCATATACCGGGAAATTTCGTACTGAATTAAGTTCTCTAAAAATGATTTAGAGAACCTAAATCACATAACAAGTGTCGAATGTTCCCTATCTATAAGCTTCCTGAGGATATTCAAGAGCTCATTTTCTACATAATATCGTCCTGTTATTACAGTGAGTGTGTAAACGAGATACAGGAAATTCTAAACAACGCTATGCTACGCCTGAAATCATCATATGATTGGAGGTGGTACGAGGATATCGCAAAAAAAGAATGTAATAGGTATATATGGGAATGCTATAGTGCTGTGAAAATTTTCGGTCTACGTTTCAGCCTTCTACTTACTCGTCGGAAGTCACGTCTTCGCGCTCCTGAGATGAGTACGGTCATACACATTGAAACTGCAATCCTAGAAAATAAAAACTTCAGACAAGAACTAATAGAGACAAGCGACGATGGAGAAGAGACAGATAGACATCGAGAAGTACTTACATGTAAAATGGAAATATATTATAGTTACCAAATGAAGCACTTTCCTTCGAGACGCAAGGGCGGACGATTCGAACAATTCGATCTCAAGAAGCTATTAGGAATTACCAAGACCTGCGCACTAGACAATTTCGTGCATTAATCCATATACATTTCAGTGTGCTAGTCATTTAATTTAAAGATTTGTCTTCAATATCTAAATGGATAAAGAAGATCCCCGTGTCGTAGAAAAGGAGGAGAAATTCTACGGCGAACTTTGCAGAATCAGATACGACGACGAGACAATTGGTACGCATATCGACGAGTTAGTGCGAAAGTATGGCACAAGTCGCACGCGACTTCTAAAAATTGAGAGAAAATATTCATCCAAAAACATTTGAAAAGGAATTCAACTTTACATCATATTCCAAATTCTATAAGTCTTCAAAAATAAAAAACACACAATTTGGAATGTTTTTTAGCGTAGCCAGTATACTTTGGTGATTGCACGGTTTAATTCACGGTTTGGAATGTTTTTTAACGTAGCCAGTTGATAGAGTCTCCAACAGGTAGGAAGTCACTTCCTACCTATTGGAGAGACGAGTACTGGCTACGTTAAAAAACATTCCAAATTGTGTGTTTGAGATTTCACATGAAATCTGAACATGAAGATTTTGATTCCGTACAATTGATTATCTTTCAATATACTTACAAATAACTAAATGCCGAGAACAACAAAATTACAATGTGAGGATTGTGGTAGTTTCCTCCATAAACGCAGCATGAAGAAGCATCGAGGGTCAGATACCTGTCAAAATAAACAAGCAATCAATTCATTAGCATATCAGAATGAGGCTCTAGCAGCACAAGTAACAGCACAAGTAACAGCACAAGTAACCGCACAGATTGCAGCTCATAATCAAGATCTTATAGATAGAGTACAAACATTAGGCAATAAGATAAATGAGATATCTACACGTCCACATACAATTATCAATAATCACACTCACAACATGACTATCAATCAGTTCATACTAAACACAAAAGAACCCTTGTCACTAACGGCTATTGAAGCATCAGTTGCTATAGGTATGGAAGCAAATGTGCTAAGAGATGGCGCTCAGGGTATTGCCCAGTATGTAATTCGTGAGAATGACTTACCTAAGAAAGTTCATATATCGGATAAAAGTCGCGCAGTTGCTAGGTACCATGAGGTCAATGTTGGAGATAAGGTGATAAATGATAAGGGATGTACCATGATACTTGATCATGTCTTCGTAAAGTTTGGAAGGGATGGAGAGATTGTAGTCGATAGACTATATGACGAGCTCGAGAAGTATATGACAGAACAAAATGAAATTGGCGCATGGATTGATGATTTCTACGATCAGGAAATGATCCGACTTGGCAGATTACGGTTAGCATGGAAGAAAGCAAGTGAGGGACATAACAATAAATTGAGAAAGGATGTTGCGAAAGCTATTGTGTTGAGATGTCAATAAAAACACAATCGAATTAAATGACTAGATAATCATATCTCATCGTAAAACATTTTGATCTCATGATGGATATCTTCATACTCTGCTCCTGATTCGAGATACTCGATAGTTTCTTGCGCTTGTTTCCCGAGGGCATCAAGACGTGTGTCCATATCAACATTCGTTCCTTCACATTTGTATGGACTTGGATTAAACCGAATGAATACCATCTTCTTATCAAGCCCAATATTGTTGAGAACTTCATGTATACGTAGTTTTTCATCTTCCTTGTTGTAGTACTTGTGTTGGTTTTCATCGACTTCGATCACAACCAATGTGTTTCCAATCATTATGTGAAAATCAAGGAACCGACGATAAGGAACAGCACAATCTCCTAACCATATCCGTCGATTGTGGATAAAACCTGGGATTTTCTCTGCTAAGTATACCTTGACTTTCAATTCATCAGATTTACAGCGCGCGTTCTTTGATAATTCATCATCTGGAAACGTATAAACATAGCAATTCATACAATATCCTTTGTACTTTTTGCTTGCTGCTACGTGGTGACATAGTTTACAAAAGAATTTCGAGTTCGGTGCGCATATTCGGCAACGACCCTTATCGACACAGTGGGGACAAGAGGAACGAGCATCCCTACGTAGTTTCTGTATATCTGTAGTTTGTTTTTCGATCTTAGCTCGTTGTTCTTCTACCTTTGCACGAAGTTGTACTATCTCATCCATGTATGTATTGTGTTCTTCGACCTTTGCACGAAATTGTACTATCTCATCCATGTATGTATTGTGTTCTTCGACCTTTGCAGTGAGCCGTATTATCTCGGATGATTGTTCCTCTATTACTCGCATATTGTCCTTGGTTAGCGCCTCATTCCGTTTGATTGTTTGCATGTTTTGACAAACATCAGAACTTTGATGTCTCTTTATGTTGCGCTTGATGAGAAGAATACCACAATTTTCACATACTATTTTCTTCGTTGCTGGCATTAATTCATTATCAAGAACATAGAAGAAAATTCAATTTTACATTATGATATTCAGATTTTTAGAAGTCCAAAAACACACAAATGGATATGTGTTTTTTATTTTTGAGATCTCGTCAATAAATCATTCTAATTGATTCAATAATATAATTAATCCGGTTGATTCGATTGAGGAAGCAAATATGAGGTATATATGGGGCAACAGCTCAGGGAAGAGTTTTGTTAAGAGGGTCTAACCCTCTTAACACGTTACTGAATAGTTGAACTATTTGGTTGTGGTCCAGTACAACTTTCCTTCCTTATACCATTGGTGCTCACCATCCGCAAAAACTTTTGCTGGTTGATCCCCTTCTCTATGCCATTTACCTTCCTTACATCACAACCGAGAACCGTCTGTGAGGATTATTGCCGGTTGATCTCCGTCTCTACGAATCTTTCCTTCCTTATACCACTTCTGAGTACCATTCTTGGCGATTATTACATCTCCATTATAATTATGAGGTTGAATATGCAGACATATCCTATAAACATACCGCCAATCCTCAAAAATAACTCGTTGAGGTACGTATTCGCCCCACATAACTTATTGATGTCTTCACGGTATAGAAATCGTAAAACAACGGATTGTAGTGTGCTTCTAAGTTGTGGTTGACATAAGATATTATTCATTTTTAATTATTTTATACGTTTCCCTTCCTTATACCACCGCTGATTACCATTCGCGTCGATTATTGCCGGTTGATCCCCGTCTCTATGCCGCTCCCCTTCCTTATACCACTCCTGAGTACCACTCGCGTAGATTATTGCCGGTTGATCTCCGTCTCTATGACACGCCCCTTCCTTGTACCAATACTGATCACCGTTCGCGTCGATTCTTGCCGGTTGATCTCCATCTCTATGCTTTAGCCCTTCCTTGTACCAGTACTGATCACCATGCGCGGAGATCATTGCCGGTTGGTCTCCGTCTCTATGCAACTTCCCTTCCTTATACCACCGCTGATTACCGTCTGCGTTGATTACTGCCGGTTGATCTCCTTCTCTATGACGCTTCCCTTCCTTACACCGCGTCTGATCATTGTATTTGTCGATTATTGCCTCTCCATCATAATTATGCGGTTGGCGATGTAAACATATCCTATCAACATATCGCGCGTTTCTGTTGGTATTTTTTTCCCAACACTTGAAGCAAATAACTGCTGTTGTGACGAACACTATCGTCAATGACAAATACCGCGATGCCGTCACCAGTCCAATATCTATCGTAGAGTTTTTCATTAGCGTCGCAGCGCTCAAACCAGTATCCATAAATTCCTATAGATAGTTGTGTGATAAATTCAATTTCTTTCCTAAATAATTAGTTGAGACACGTATTCGCCCCACACATCTTATTGCTTAAAATCACGAAACGACGGATTGTAGGATACTCCTGAGATTTGGTTGACAGATTGAAATATTAGACATAGTATTGCATAATATTGCATAATATAACAATACGTGATGTCATAAATCATTTCCTTCTGCAATGTCTAAGTACCATCTTCCTGTATAACTCCTTCTAGAACTGGTTGCCATTTGCAAAAACGAATAGAATGAATATCTGCACTAGATTTAAGGGGGCTGATCTACAGTGATAAGGATGAATATCTATACAAAATTGAACAACGATATCCAAGGAATTGTGGATATGTACCTTGATAACTATGTGTATGTGGAAATACATCGTCCGAATCAGAGTGTGTGTATCTATCATCTTACGAGGGTTTTAGCGTACATGAAAGTTCCTGTCTTATGTGGTGCGGAACCAATGTTAATTACGGCGGAATTTGGGATGTTTATGGGACGAAGTATCGATTCGTTTCCAAGTCGTATAGAGATTGAGATATTTCTCTATAACTACATGTTTGGTGGAGACATGGTGAGAGGAGAGGGTTATTACCCTGATAAAACACTATTAACTCTTGCGGATATATATGGACCGATAATTGGAATGAATAAGTGTTGCGAATTTGAAGAGAGGATAATATCGCGACATATTCGTCGTTCATATGTTGGACATATAAATAATTAAATTGTCAGAGATTAAATGACGCCTAAGTTTATATCGATTGCAGGCATTACTGTTCTATTAATAGCACTACTTGTCGTGGGATTGGTACTCGGTCTTAAATCGAGGAATAACAAGTCTGACGCTGGGGGAAATACCCCAGCGGACATGTTTAATGATATATCCGACACACCCGATAAGATCGGAGGATTGTTAACTCATCTTATGTCACACACAGATTTTGAGGCGATTTTAGCTCAGCCTGAGTTTTCGTTTGGTGTGAACTCTTCGGGTGTTGCTGATTGTGCTGCCGCACATAGGCATACATGTTCGGCGTGGACATACCTTCGTAAGGATTTGCCTCCTATGCTGTATATTTTCCCGGCCTCTCCAGAGGTGAGTGGTTTCTGGACTCCTAATGTTGGTATATTGGTTGACCCAGCGAAGATGTGGCCACTTCTCACTACAATGGGTGTTATTGACTCCGCCACGAATGAGCGTTCGTGTTGTAGTAATGAAGATGCAACGGTTGAGTGGCTTGCCGACAGTTACAGTGATGATCCATCTTCCAATCAGTTTGCTGCATGTGCAAAGGAGAAGGGATACGGTGATAAATGGTATCTGTATTCATCTCTGGGGATGTCTGGTCCGTCTTGTCCGCGGAGCTGTAAACCAGATGATGAAATATGTCGTGCTGTGAATTCGGGAGGAGGTGCAAACTTCCTGGATATGTCTGAATGGATAGGAGAAAGTTCATTATGTGACTGCATACCAGATAAAGATCATATAACTCAGCCTTCGGCTGCTGATAAGAAGAATTACGACTTTAGCGGTTGGGATGGGTACACACCGTATGCATTCGAAGGGAAATGTCTGTTTTGTAACAAGCCTTATTTTTGCGATACTGATGCTAGTAAGAAACCTGGTACGTATGCTGTCACAAGCGATGGTCCGCGTGCATATGTTGGACCGCAAGGAGATGCATGGGTTAGTATGTTTGGGGGTACGAAAGAGAAAATCGCGGATGTTTCTGTTACAATGACAACTCAGTGTAAATGGCAGAAGAGTAATTGGCCACAGTGGATAAATGCGTTACACGATTATTATAATTTGTACATAGAAGGTTTGAACAATAACAACGATTATTACGATAAATCTCGCTCATATCTTCAGGCAAATCCGTGTGGTTTTTCTTATTACGAAAATGAGGTGAACGCGTATATTCCTCCTCCTGGAACTCCAGAAGAGAAAACTACTGACGATACTTTCCGAGATAGCATCCTAGGTTTTATTTATATCGCTAGCACGTGTGAAGAACAACTAGCTCCTCTGAACGGTACAACATCTATTTGTGAGCCTAGTCAATGTGGTTCTCCAGCTGCTCAGTGTACGTACAAGAATGCGGCTGATAGATGTAATGGATTTTTATGTAAGTCCAAGACGGGTACATGTAAGAATATTGCAGAACTTGCTGCGAGAAAGGTGAAGGCAAAAGCAGCTACTATTGAAATGGTAAAGAAATTCAACGAGACTTACCGGCAAGGGGCTGAGCAGATAAAGGGGTATGCTTGTACTCCTGCTAGCAATGTGTTTATGGATAAGAAGATGTTACAAGATGCAGCTAATGGTCAAATAAAATATGAGAATGTGTTTCAAGAAATTAGCATGTGAGACACGCCTCATGTTTTTGCTCTGTTTTTGATCTTCATCATTATAAATGATGAAGGCATCTACAATAATCTTTAGTTTATTATTACTTATCACGACAGGTGGTATCATAGCAGCAATCATACTAATTGTTAAGAGTAATAAAGGCGGAAGCAAAAACCCTAGTCCTCGCTCTAAAGATAACAAAGCTGGATATGCATGTGAGTACGCGAATGATGCTACTAAGACATGTGGGGACGAATGTAAGACAAAGGCTGGGTGTTTGAATGCAGACCCGAATTGTTGTTTTACAGCTAACCATAATGATCCTGATGGTATGTCTGCGTGGTGTTATTATCCTGAGGATGGTACGAAGTGTTATAGCCAGCGCATGGCCCTGGAGAATTATTACTCATTCGGGAAGACAGTTACACTGGGAGGGGTTATTCCACCTATCCCTGGATCAACTCTAGTTGACTTTATTCTTTCTACAGATGGGTCTTATACAAATAACCAACTTTCTTCTGATGATGGCGTATCACTCCCGTATCAGATAGTTTCCGGCGATGGGTACAAAACATCTCTCCTTGACTGGGACGCATCCTCAGGAGGATTGTGCGGGAACTCGTGGGGCACCACCTCCGGTCTTGCGCGTATTTACTTCAATATGCTTTCATATTCTGCACCAGACCCAATAATTAACAGGGATATTTACACACAATACCTTGATAAAATTATATATAATACTGTTTCTTACAGTATGATTAACCAGGGTCCAGAATGCATTGGGATGTTTAAAAGCAAAGGTAAATGTATCCCTGCTCAAGTATTTCAAGATCAGGCATCATATAATGCAGGGTTTATGGAACTGGGGGATGGTTGGGGTCATTATGGTGAGACATATGGATATACAACTTGCGCTATCTACTTTCCTAACTTTCCCAATTGGCGATCAAATGCAAACTACTGGCCAACAGGGTCATTGCTTGATGGACTTGGAGCATGCCTCGTAGGTTCTCAAAATGCTGAGATTTTGAATGGAGAGGCATGTTCTGATGCCATATACAAATTCCAAGCTAACGGTTCTAAGATTAAGAAGATGAGCGATGTGCATGGTTATCTGTACCAGGCAATAATAGACTCTTTGAACTCTTATTTATTGGATCCAGCAACGGAGTACAAGGTGGATATGGTAATGTCTGTGAGCCTCTACGCATACGATCCTAAAACGAAGAAAGATTACACCGCATGGGCGTCTGCTTGTGTTATGAAAAACAGTAAGGGCGAGTTGTATGCAGGCGCATGTGGGAAACGGTATCCGTTTAAAAGTGGATATCTCGGTACTGATACCGAACCTAAATACTACTTTGGTAGCGGGACTAAGCCAGTAACATCTCAGATGGTTGTAAATGCGGTATATGATAGGGTATGGAATGCAGGACTAGTTGCGGATAAGGCTCAGTATGATAACGACTTTATAACTTGGTATGCAGGTCGCCAAAGTACATCCAAAGGGAATACTGGCTTGTATGGTATTAACGCTCTTACAATGGGGCGCCTACAATCATACACTGATAATTTCTGGATGTCTAACTATCAAGAATCAATAACCAAACCTCTTCAAGCGCAGTTTGAGAATAGGGATTCAATCACTATGAATATACAAGACTTACTTTTTACGGTACTATACACTAACAAGGCATGCGATCCACAATATTGTTCACGATTAGTTAATGTAGTCAAAAACGAAGGGATTAATGGACAAAAGTGTGACAATTGTCCTTCGAATATGTGTATTGACATAGATTCAACGGGATGTAAGGAATGTGGATCGTGTTGCAGTTGCCCAACTATTCAGACAAGTGAGTATGCTGATATCTTTAAGAACATGGTTTCTCTCTATGACCTCAGTATGATGCGAGCTGGCATTCCAGATGCTGATAGTGTTGGATTTCCAAAGTTTAAGGGGTATAAACCTGGGACCGCAATATATATTGATACGCTTGCGCAAAACATGTCTAGAACGCATCCTATTGGTAGTGTCGAGTATCTATTTGAGATTCCTGGGTTTGAATGGAAAGGTGGGTGGTATAAGAAGGATGATAATATGTGGTGGCCGAGAACGACTGGCACCCACAAAAAGAGTTACCCTGCGGCTCGCTATACGTCAAGTGGCTTTACATTGTTGGGCACCGTATTATGGTTACTTGATAATACGGATGGAGAAGAACGACCATGGCAGAGTATCGACCTTAATCAATACTTACCTAAAACATTACAATCTTCACTGAATTTTGCGGGAACCTCAGGAAACAGTGGAACGCAGTACATGGTAAAAGCTGGGAGTACTCATTTGTGATTTCCAGAAATTGATGAGGACCTCCAAAATACAAGGCGTGTGAATAGTGAATACACTTCCTTCCACCATTCATGTTTATTGCACACTCATATTACATAGTAATGAAGGCCGTCTGATAAGATCATTGCTGGTTGACCCCCGTCTCTATGACACGTCCCTTCCTTATACCACTTCTGAAAACCGTTCGAGAAGAATATTGCCGGTTGATCCCCGTCTCTATGAAGCTTCCCTTCCTTATACCACTCCTGATCACCGTTCGCGTTGATTATTGCTGGTTGATCCCCTTCTCTATGACGCTTCCCTTCCTTATGCCAGACCTGAGTACCGTTCGCGTTGATTATTGCCGGTTGATCCCCGTCTCTATGAAACTCCCCTTCCTTGTACCAGTGCTGACTACCGTCCGCGTAGATTACTGCCGGTTGATCCCCTTCTCTATGACGCTTCCCTTCCTTATACCACTCCTGACGACCATTCGGGAAGATTACTGCCGGTTGATCCCCTTCTCTATGACGCTTCCCTTCCTTATACCAAAACTGATCACCGTCCTTGTTGATTCTTGCTGGTCCGTCATAATTATGAGGTTGAATATGCAGACATATCCTATAAACATACCGCCAATCCTCTAGATATAACTCGTTGAGGTACGTATTCGCTCCACACATATTATTGATGTCTTCACGATATAAAAAACGAGAGACAACCGATTGTATTACACTCCTGAGATCTGGTCGACAAATATTAGAATTGGCAGACATATTGTTGTTATGTGAATATAACAATACTCGATGCGATAATTCATCTCTTAATTATTATTTTATACGCCCCCCTTCCTCCCACCACTCCTGATCACCGTTTGCCCAGATTATTGCCGGTTGATCCCCGTCTCTATGAAACGTCCCTTTCTTCAACCAGAACTGAGTACCGCTCGCGCAGATTTTTGCTGGTTGATCCCCTTCTCTATGACGCTTCCCTTCCTTATACCATGCCTGAAAACCATAACCGCCCGCTTTGATTATTGCCGGTTGATCCCCTTCTCGATGCCACTTCCCTTCCTTATACCACTCCCGAGTACCACACGGCCAGATTATTGCCGGTTGATCCCCTTCTCTATGACGCTTCCCTTCCTTATACCACTCCTGAAAACCGTCCGTGTTGATTACTGCTGGTCCATCATAATTATGAGGTTGGTGATGCAGACATATCCTATAAACATACCGCCAATCCTCGATGAATAATTCGTTGAGGTACCTATTCGCCCCACACATATTATTGATATCTTCACGATATAGAAAACGAGAGACAACCGATTGTATTACACTCCTGAGATCTGATCGACAAATATTAGAATTGGTAGACATAATATTGTTATGTGAATATAACAATACTTGGTGCGATAATTCATCTCTTAATTATTTTATAAACTCCCCTTCCTCCCACCACTCCTGAGTACCGTTTGACCAGATTATTGCCGGTTGACCCCCTTCTCTATGAACCCCCCCTTCCTTATACCAGTACTGAACACCGTTCGCGGTGATTATTGCCGGTTGATCCCCTTCTCTATGAAGCCTCCCTTCCTTATACCAGCGCTGACTACCGCTCGCCCATATTGCTGCCGGTTGATCCCCTTCTCTATGACGCTTATCTTCCTTATACCATAACTGACTACCGTTCGCGTAGATTATTGCCGGTTGATCCCCGTCTCTATGAAGCTTCCCTTCCTTATACCAGTGTTGATCACCGTTCTTTCCGATTATTGCCGGTTGATCCCCGTCTCTATGAAGCTTCCTTTCCTTATACCAGTACTGATCACAGTACTTGTTTATTATTGCTGGTCCGTCATAATTATGAGGTTGAATATGCAGACATATCCTATAAACATATCTCCAATCCTCGATGAATAATTCGTTGAGGTACCTATTCGCCCCATACATATTATTGATATCTTCACGATATAGAAAACGAGAGACAACCGATTGTATTACACTCCTGAGATCTGATCGACAAATATTAGAATTGGTAGACATAGTGTTGTTATGTGAATATAACAATACTTGATGTGATAATTCATCTCTTAATTATTTTATAAACTCCCCTTCCTCCCACCACTCCTGAGCACCGCTCGCATAGATTACTGCCGGTTGACCCCCGTCTCTATGATACGTCCCTTTCTTCCACCAGTACTGAGCACCATTCGCGGTGATTATTGCCGGTTGATCCCCTTCTCTATGAATTTTCCCTTCCTTATACCAACGCTGAGTACCGCTATCCCATATTACTGCCGGTTGATCCCCTTCTCTATGACGCTTATCTTCCTTATACCATAACTGACTACCGTTCGCGGTGATCATTGCCGGTTGATCCCCTTCTCTATGAAGCTTCCCTTCCTTCAACCAGTGCTGATCCCCGTCCGCGTAGATTATTGCCGGTTGATCCCCTTCTCTATGAGGCTTCCCTTCCTTCCACCAAGACTGAGTACCGTCCGCGTGGATTCTTGCCGGTTGATCCCCGCCTCTATGAAGTTTCCCTTCCTTATACCAGTGCTGATCACCGTTCGAGAGGATTATTGCTGGTCCGTCATAATTATGAGGTTGGTGATGTAGACATATCCTATAAACATACCGCCAATCCTCTAGATATAACTCGTTGAGGTACGTATTCGCTCCACACATATTATTGATATCTTCACGATGTAGAAAACGAGAGACAACCGATTGTATTACACTCCTGAGATCTGATCGACAAATATTAGAATTGGCAGACATAGTGTTGTTATGTGAATATAACAATACTTGATGCGATAATTCATCTCTCAATTATTTTATAAACTCCCCTTCCTCCCACCACTCCTGATTACCGTTCGCCCAGATCATTGCCGGTTGATCTCCGTCTCTATGAATCTTCCCTTCCTTATACCAGCACTGATGTCCGTCCGCGTAGATCGCTGCCGGTTGATCCCCGTCTCTATGATACTTCCCTTCCTTATACCAGAACTGATCACCGTGCGCGGAGATTCTTGCTGGTCGATCCCCTTCTCTATGTCGCTCCCCTTCCTTATACCACTCCTGAGTACCGTACGCGGTGATTATTGCCGGTTGATCTCCATCTCTATGAATCTCTCCTTCCACAAACCATTCCTGAGCACCGTTCCCCCATATTGCTGCCGGTTGACCCCCGTCTCTATGCCGCTTCCCTTCCTTATACCAAAACTGATCACCGCTATCGTTGATAATTGCCGGTTGATCTCCTCCTCTATGCCGCGTCCCTTCCTTAAACCACTTCTGAGTACCGTACGCGGTGATTATTGCCGGTTGATCCCCGTCTCTATGAATCTTCCCTTCCTTATACCACTCCTGATCATCTTTCGCGTTGATTATTGCCGGTCCATCATAATTATTTGGTTGGTGATGTAGACATATCCTATAAACATATCTCCAATCCTCGAGATATAATTCGTTTAGGTACGTATTCGCCCCACACATATTATTGATCTCTTCACGGAAGAGGAATCGTGAAACAACCGATTGTAGTATACTTCTGAGATGTGGTTGACATATATTAGAGATGGCAGACATAGTATTGTTATTTGCATAACAATACTTGATGCGGTAATTCATCTTAATTATTATTTTATACGTTTCCCTTTTACCCACCACTCCTGAGAACCATCTGCGTGGATTAGTGCCGGTTGATCCCCGTCTCTATGCCGCTTCCCTTCCTTCCACCAAGACTGAGTACCACACGCGAGGATTCTCGCTGGTTGATCCCCTCCTCTATGATACTCCCCTTCTTTGTACCACTCCAGATCACCATCCACCCATATTATTGCCGGTTGGTCCCCGTCTCTATGATACTTCCCTTCCTTATACCATGACTGATAACCGCCCGCGTTGATTATTGCCGGTTGATCCCCTTCTCTATGAGGCTTCCCTTCCTTATACCAAAACTGATAACCGTCCGCGCGGATTATTGCCGGTTGATCTCCGTCTCTATGACGCGTCCCTTCCTTATACCACTCCTGATCACCGTTTGCGCGAATTATTGCTGGTTGGTCTCCGTCTCTATGAATATTCCCTTCCTTATACCAGTAATGAGTACCTTTCTCGTTGATTACTACTGGTCCATCATAATTATGAGGCTGGTGATGTAGACATATCCTATAAACATATCTCCAATCCTCGATGAATAATTCGTTGAGGTACCTATTCACCCCACACATATTGTTGATCTCTTCACGATAGAGGAACCGTGAAACAACAGATTGTAGTATGCTTCTGAGATGTGGTTGACAAATATTAGAGATGGTAGACATAGTGTTGTTATGTGAATATAACAATACTTAACACAACAACTCATTTTAATTATTTTATACGCTTCCCTTTCGTATACCAGTACTGCCTACCGCCCGTTCATATTACTGCCGATTAATACTTTTCTCTTTGAAAATTCCCTTCCTTATACCACTCCTGGGTGCCGCTCGCGAAGATTCTTGCCGGTTGATCCCCTTCTCTATGTCGATTCCCTTCCTTATACCATGCCTGATAACCGTCCGCGTTGATTATTGCCGGTTGATCCCCTTCTCTATGATGCTTCCCTTCCTTATACCACACCTGAGAACCGCCCGCTTTGATTATTGCCGGTTGATCCCCTTCTCTATGATACTTTCCTTCCTTATACCACACCTGATCACCGTTCCAGTCGATTATTGCTTGACCACCATAATTATGAGGTTGAATATGCAAGCATATCCTATACACATACCGCCAATCCTCGGTAAATAGCTCGTTGAGATACATATTCGCTCCACACATATTATTGATCTCTTCACGATAGAGGAATTGTGAAACAACAGATTGTAGTATGCTTCTGAGATGTGGTTGACAAATATTAGTAGAATTAGTAGAATTAATAGACATAGTGTTGTTATGTGGATATAACAAGACTGTATGTAATAAATCATTTTTATTATTTTATAAAATCCCCTTCCTTATACCACGCCTGAGAACCGTCTGCGTAGATTATTGCAGGTTGATCCCCTTCTCTATGGCGCATCCCTTTCTTATACCAGGACCGAGCACCGTTCACCCATATTCTTGCCGGTTGATCCCCTTCTCTATGAATCTTTCCTTCCTTATACCACGCCTGGTAACCGGTTGCGCAGATTACTGCCGGTTGATCCCCTTCTCTATGAAGATTCCCTTCCTTATACCACACCTGAGCACCGTACTTGTCGATTATTGCTTGACCATCATAATTATGAGGTTGAATATGCAAGCATATCCTATACACATACCGCCAATCCTCGGTAAATAGCTCGTTGAGATACATATTCGCTCCACACATATTATTGATCTCTTCACGGAAGAGGAATTGTGAAACAACAGATTGTAGTATGCTTCTGTGATGTGGTTGACAAATATTAGTAGAATTAGTAGAATTAATAGACATAGTGTTGTTATGTTGATATAACAATACTTAACACAACAAATCATTTTAATTATTTTATAAACTTCCCTTCCTTCCACCACTCCTGATCACCGTTCGCGCGGATTATTGCCGGTTGAGCCCCGTCTCTATGATACTTTCCTTCCTTATACCACTGCTGATCACCGTTCGCGAAGATTATTGCCGGTTGATCCCCGTCTCTATGACACTTCCCTTCCTTATACCAGTACTGATCACCGTCCGCGGAGATTACTGCCGGTCGATCCCCTTCTCTATGTCGCTCCCCTTCCTTATACCACTCCTGAGTACCGTGCGAGTAGATTATTGCCGGTTGATCCCCTTCTCTATGGACCTTCCCTTCCTTATACCAGATCTGAGTACCGTGCGCGTAGATTTTCGCCGGTTGATCCCCGCCTCTATGAATTTTCCCTTCCTTATACCACACCTGATTACCGTCCGCGAAGATTACTGCTGGTTGATCCTCTTCTCTATGCAATACCCCTTCCTTATACCATTCCTGATAACCGTACTTATTGATTATTGCTAGTCCATCATAATTATGAGGTTGGTAATGCAAACATATTCTATAAACATACCGCCAATCATCCCTGAATAACTTGTTGAGATACGTATTCGCCCCGCACATATTATTGATGTCTTCACGATAGAGAAATCGAGAGATAATAGATTGTAGTGTATCCCTGAGATTTAGTTGACAAATATTAGTAGAATTAGTAGACATAGTGTTGTTATGTGGATATAACAACACTGTATGTAATAAATCATTTTTATTATTTTGTACGCTTCCCTTCCTTCCACCACTCCCGATAACCGTTCGCGGCGATTACTGCCGGTTGATCCCCTTCTCTATGCTATTCCCCTTTCTTATACCAGAACTGCGTACCGTACGCGTTGATTATTGCCGGTTGATCCCCTTCTCTATGAGTCTCCCCTTCCTTATACCAGATCAGAGCACCGTACCTGTCGATTATTGCTTGACCATCATAATTATGGGGTTGGTGATGTAAACATATCCTATAAACGTATTGCCAATCCTCGAGATATAACTCGTTGAGGTACGTATTCGCTCCACACATATTATTGATATCTTCACGATAGAGGAATTGTGAAACAACAGATTGTAGTATGCTTCTGAGATATGGTTGACAAATATTAGAGATAGTAGACATAGTGTTGTTATGTTGATATAACAATACTTAACACAATAAATCATTTTAATTATTTTATACGTATCCCTTCCTTAAACCATGCCTGATTACCGTTCGCGAAGATTATTGTCGGTCGATCTCCGTCTCTATACATCTCCCCTTCCTTATACCAATACTGAGTACCGTTCGCGTAGATTATTGCCGGTTGATCCCCGTCTCTATGACGCTTCCCTTCCTTATACCAGATCAGAGCACCGTACTTGTCGATTATTGCTTGACCATCATAATTATGCGGTTGAATATGCAAGCATATCTTATAAACATACCGCCAATCCTCAGTAAATAGCTCGTTGAGATACATATTCGCCCCGCACATATTATTGATCTCTTCACGATAGAGGAATTGTGAAACAACAGATTGTAGTATGCTTCTGAGATATGGTTGACAAATATTAGTAGAATTAGTAGAATTAATAGACATAGTGTTGTTATGTGGATATAACAATACTTAACACAACAAATCATTTTAATTATTTTATACGCTTCCCTTCCTTATACCACTCCAGAGTACCACTCGGCCAGATTATTGCCGGTTGATCTCCTTCTCTATGTCGCTCCCCTTCCTTATACCATTCCTGACCACCGTCCGCGTAGATCGATGCCGGTTGATCCCCGTCTCTATGTCGATTCCCTTCCTTAAACCACTCCTGGGTGCCGCTCACCCATATTCTTGCCGGTTGATCCCCTTCTCTATGAAAATTCCCTTCCTTATACCATGCCTGATAACCGGTCACGCAGATTATTGCCGGTTGATCCCCGTCTCTATGATACTTTCCTTCCTTATACCACCCCTGAGAACCGTCCGCGCGGATTATTGCCGGTTGATCCCCGTCTCTATGATGCTTCCCTTCCTTATACCACACCTGATCACCGAACGCGGTGATCATTGCCGGTTGTTCCCCTTCTCTATGATACTTCCCTTCCTTATACCATGCCTGATCACCGTCCGAGTCGGTGATTGCTTGACCATCATAATTATGAGGTTGAATATGCAAGCATATCCTATACACATACCGCCAATCCTCGGTAAATAGCTCGTTGAGATACATATTCGCCCCGCACATATTATTGATCTCTTCACGATAGAGGAATTGTGAAACAACAGATTGTAGTATGCTTCTGAGATATGGTTGACAAATATTAGAGATGGTAGACATAGTGTTGTTATGTGGATATAACAATACTTAACACAACAAATCATTTTTTATTATTTTATACGCTTCCCTTCCGTATACCAGTACTGCCTACCGCCCGTTCATATTACTGCCGATTAATACTTTTCTCTTTGAAAATTCCCTTCCTTCCACCACTCCCGATAACCGTTTGCGTAGATTATTGCCGGTTGATCCCCTTCTCTATGGACCTTCCCTTCCTTCCACCACTCCCGATAACCGTTTGCGTAGATTATTGCCGGTTGATCCCCTTCTCTATGGACCTTCCCTTCCTTATACCACCATTGATGACCGTTCGCCCATATTCTTGCCGGTTTATCCCCGTCTCTATGACACTTCCCTTCCTTACACCATTCCTGACTACCGTTCGCGCAGATTATTGCCGGTTGATCCCCGTCTCTATGAATCTTCCCTTCCTTCCACCAGTACTGAGCACCGTCCGAGTCGATTATTGCTTGACCATCATAATTATGAGGTTGAATATGCAAGCATATCCTATACACATACCGCCAATCCTCGAGATATAACTCGTTGAGGTACGTATTCGCTCCACACATATTATTGATATCTTCACGATAGAGGAATTGTGAAACAACAGATTGTAGTATGCTTCTGAGATATGGTTGACAAATATTAGAGATGGTAGACATAGTGTTGTTATGTGAATATAACAATACTTAACACAACAAATCATTTTTAATTTTAGAAATGAAATATAGTTTCATTTCACGCATATAACCAAGATATGCTCAGTCTATATAACACGAATTCAAAAGAGATCACTATAATGGATGGAGAGGATGAAGGGAATGGAGAGAATATGTGTCGCATTACTCTTACAGAATGTCAAAAACATGCGTTCGAAAGAGTTAAAACATTCTTTAGAGATGATGAGGCAGCAATAGTAATCAAGGGATCCGCAGGTTCTGGTAAGAGCTTCTCGACTAAGTATATAGCGGACTGGCTAGCTGATACAGGTAATGCATCCGTGGCAGCAGTAGCCCCAACACATAAAGCCAGAAGAGTTCTAAGCAAGATGTTGAATAAAGGCCGCTTCATCCCTATCGCGAGCATGACCGTCGCCAGCATTCTTGGAAAGATGAGAGAACACTCGTATATAGGATCCCATAAATACACCAATGGCTCCCGCCAGAAGATGAATCAATATGATGTGTTTATATTGGACGAAGTATCTATGGTATGCGATAGCGATCTAGAAGCGATTTTGACCTATATTTGCGAGCATAACAAAAAAATAATCCTCATAGGCGATGACAGCCAAATCCCAGCACCTTCCCAACAGATTGTAAAAGATAAGGCGATCTGTTACAAACCGAACAGTTATGCATTTTCTCTAGAGAACGTCTGTGAACTGAGAGAAATCGTGCGACAACAACAAGGGTCTATCATACTTCAAATAGCCACGTTTCTTCGCGATAATATCGATCAAGAACTCGATCTAGCGGATATTTTATCAGCAACCGGGGTTGATCCTGGCGAGGTATGCATAGAATTAGATGAGTTATACGATCAGTTTGTGGAAGATTACACAAGTGGCATGGACACACGAATTATAGCCTACACGAACGCAGCAGTACGGTCCCACAATACGAATGTCAGGAAAGCTCTAGGATACGATGAACCTCTTGTAATCGGGGAACTACTAACAGGTTATACAAACATAGGTTTTCCAGTTGTTGTTTTGGAAAACGGCAGCGATTACAAAGTAACAAGCATAAAACCCATCCGCGGATATTCAATCGCGGGATACGATAATCTATGTGGGAAACTAGTTGATATCGTAGACATGGAAGATGCATCTCACGTTTCTCGCGATCTCTTCTTCATCTCTATCACTCATCCAGAGAATGCAAAGTTCCTGACGGAATTCGTACGAAGAGCTGAAAAAGTGAACATGAGAGGTTCAACGAAGAATGACTTTAAGGACTATTGTGCCCTGAAGAACAAGTGCATTTTCCTTGAAAACATTTATAAATTCGGAGAAACGATATTGACTGAGACTGACATGAAACAACAGCATCCTCTTCTTTTCACAAAAGTCTCTGATGTTATTGACACAAAGACGAGGGCAATAGCGATATCTGAACTAACGAGAAAACTTGAGGATATGTACGGAGAGATTGTAGAGTGCCGGCTTCTAGACTCGAAATTGTTTGGGGACGGCGAAACCTTTAGTGATGCATATATGATAGTAGAGCTCGGTTGCTATTATGGGTATGCGGCAACGTCTCATAAGACACAGGGGTCTACCTATGATAGTGCTTATGTTATTGAAGATGATTTTCGCAAAATAACAAATAGATGGAACTATCGAGTAAGAGCCGTTGAACAAAGACATATAGAGAGGAATCAACTGCGGTACGTCGCTTACACCCGTCCTAGTAAGAAGTTGCGGATCGTTGTGTAGGTTTGCTCAATTCTTTATCTTAATTTACATTCTCCTACTCCTTCTTCTTGATTTCTTACATCGTCTATTTGAAGGACATCTTCGTGTATCCCCTCCAGCTGTCCAGAGATTTTTGCATGCCCAATATCGCGCGGTCATTTTGTCTGTTGCATTATTACAATTATGTCGAGCTCTAAAACTACGTCTAGCTACTGCACTATAATTATGACCATAACCAGTTGCACCAAAATGAATAAGTTTCTCTCTCCCTCTAGAACATGCTTTTACTACCCGTTTTTTTCCTAAACGCCATGACTTAATCGGTTTATTACATTTCATACTTCTCTTACTTCTCTTACTTCTCTTACTTCTCTTACTTCTGCGGGATCTTCTACGGGGAGTTTTGCGAGATCTTCTACGGGAAGTTTTGCGAGATCTTCTTGAAGATCTTCGTGATGATTGTCTCATTTATTCAATACATAGATATTACAATATTCGCATAAAGAGTCAATCGCGCATACACATTCGTTAATATAGGTAAATACATAGGACATATCACCTATGTATTGAAGTTATATCGAATCTTGTAGAAATCACGCTTTTATGAACTTCTCAAGTCTATCGTAGAGCTTTTTAGCTTGCGTTCTTGTTAGCACACCCTTGACAAGAGTATCCTTAAACTTAGTCGGTGGTGGAGATGAACGGGATTCAGGATACTTAAGCCACAACGAATATCCTATTTCGTCGTAATATTTACCTATATTTAAGAAGTACTTTGTACGAGTACCCTTCTCCTTATTAAAACGGTTAGTAATAAACTCATCGTAATTGCTACCAACTACCTTATCCACCTGGTCGGCAGTAAAGTGATTACCACCTCCTTTGTAAGTATTGTTAATTACACGAGCATAATCCGCAAATGCAGTTTTCGCGTTGACCAAATCATCTTCACTACTCCTACTCCTCTTCCTACTACTCCTCCTACTACTCTTCCTACTCTTCCTACTCTTCCTACTCTTCCTACTCTTCCTACTCTTACTACTCTTCCTACTCTTCCTACTCTTCCTACTCTTCCTACTCTTCCTACTCTTCCTCCTACTACTCTTCCTACTTACACTTTTTCTATTTTTCATCCTGAAACGAGTTCGAAACTGATCGAGAGAATATATAGGTATCCCTGCCTCATGTGCCTTCTTTAGTTTACCACTCATATTTGTGAGGGACTTCTTTCCAGCGATTACATCTGTCACTGCATTTGACCAGTTGGTTGTATATGTTCCACCTTTGGATATGATATATTCTCCTAGATCTGGATCTCTGAAACCAGTAACAAGAAATACCTTTTTCTTGAGAGACATTTATATATATACATATTTTTTTCTTCCAATATCTGCATAAAGAATCAATCCTATATCTACTAAACACATGGAAACCGCATATACTTTCGTTCTTCCAGTTGGTCCACAAGATATAAATAGAGCTAAGCTAATATGGTTCAATAGCTACCAATATTTTGTAGCCAGGAATATTCCTGTACTTATCGTATCTCCAGAGGCAATAATAGATGAATTGAGAGATACATTCCCGCACGAATCGTTTCAATACATTTCTGACGAAGATGTATACGATACGTATGGTAACGGGGAAAGAAGAGATAATGTAAGAATGAATAACTGGTCCCTACAACAGTACCTGAAACTACTGGTCTCTCATGTAGTTACTACTCCATTTTATGTAGTGTTTGATAGTGATGTCTTTTTCAAGCGAAAAATTACGTCCTCATCTCTTATCAAGAACGGAAAAATATTAACACAGATGCATACTCCTCTTCCTTACGATAGAATGTGGTACGATAATGCTTACAGATTTCTCTATCCGAAGGTTCGCGAACGTGTTCCTCAAAGCTATACACATGCTAAGACTTTACCAGGTGTGACCCCACAATCTCTTCACACGAAGACCGTGAGAGAGATGCTTAACTATATCACCATATCATCATCAACATCAATACCACAGCTATTTTGTCCAAAGGGTACGACAGAATATGCTATATACTTCGTTTATGCTATGCAGATGGGATCGTACAATAATTACCATTATTCAAATGGGCTTGAAGATTTATGTCCAATGCTAAATAGTGAGACGTCATTTTCTGCTTTTAACTTCAGCGATTTCCTCAAGTTTGACATCAAAGGGGCATTAAAACACCCATCTATATGTTCTTTGGTGCAGAGTGACCTACGAATCCCAGCGGACGTTGTGGCTGATATGGTGCCTTTTCTTCGCCAAGAATTATGGAAGAATATACATCATCCTCTTATCACATGCATGATGATCACAAAGGATAGACTTGAGTATGTCAAGCTCGCTATCCGTGACTTCATCTCTCAGACTTATCCCAGGAAGGAACTTCTTATCATTACAGATTCGCAAGATGGCACCTATAGCTATGTGAAATCTCTTGACCGTCCGGATATCACAGTTCGCCAACTACCGTCTGAAAGTAGAACCTTGGGTGAACTTAGAAATTACGCAGTGCAAGAGGCGCGGGGTATCTACATTATGCAATGGGATGATGACGACCTATATCACCCCTCTCGTATATCTGTACAGATGTTGCATCTCCTAGAGAACCAATCTGTTGGGTGCTTCATGCGAGAATGGCTGATGGCTTGGCCGAGTGAACAAAGGTACGCAGTCTCGTATCCCAGAGATACAGGATGGGAAGGTACAGGGATTATTCGCAAAGACGTGTACCCGATATATCCGAAGAAACGCTTGGGGGAAGACACAGTGGTAATGATGGAACTTTGGAATAATTACCCTGACGATATTGTTGTGATGGAGGGGTACGAGTGTCTTTATATCTATCGAATCCATGATCATAATAGTTGGGGGAAAGACCACGCTAAGGGATTGTTTGATCGCTCGATCCCGATAAAAGAGCACTATCCACGGGATGATGTAGAAAGTATTGGGAGAGTAATCGCAGAAAAGTTGAAGAGTACATACGAAGGGTATTCGCATGAAGATAGCGGTGGTAAAAGTTCGAAAGGTTTTATTATTTTTGTTTGCATTTTTCTTCTTCTTTTCCTTCTCATATGGGCTATCTGGTCTATATACAACCAGTTTAACGTGGATCCAGTCGAGAAAATGCGGGAAGATTTGAAGGAAGCATGTAGGAAGACGTATGATGAATAATATAGGCCCTGTGATTCACAGGGCCTATATTTTATATTTCTCTTGTTCTCTTGTTCTCTTGTTCTCTTGTTCTCTTGTTCTCTTGTTCTCTAGTTCTCTTGTTCTTGATTCTCAATGAATGTACTGTACACATCTCTATCACTAATTCTATTATCACATTGATGTGAACAGTATTTCAGACATCCATATATGATACAAGGGAAGAGACAAACCAACAGTATGAAGATTATAATCACCACAATTTCATTCATACAAGATCCTCCAATATGCATCTTATCTGAATCACAGCCTCCACTTCTACATTGGAAGTATACCTCATCATTTCCAATGTCTTTGCAAGTCACTCCATTAACTTTAGTTGAGATATAGTTACAGCAGTCTACAACAGTACTGCACTGTTGGAAAATACATCCACTATTAATAGCGTCTGTAAAGCATGTCATTTCGCTATTAGCTCCATCACAGTCAAGAGTCCATTGTGGACACTCACAATCCGCTTTTGCCGTCCATAGAGGTACTGCAAACACAGAAGAAATAAGAAGACAAATACTCACCTTAAACATCATATCTAAATCTCTCAGAAGACGATGCTAAATCAATTGTGAGGAAATTCGTTCTTAAATTCCCATAACCTGTGGCATATATAATGTCTCTGACTCTAGTTAATGTGACGTCAGCATGTCTGAGGTGGTCTGTTGTCGGCAATTGATGACCTGCAGCGACTCACTTACCGGCGGGCGTGATCGGGTGGTGATATTAATGCTCTCCAGAAAGTCATCATCTATTAGGTGTCGGAGCACTCCGGGGTTGCAGAAAGCGAATTGGTGGACAAGGCGACGCATCTCCAGCTGATAGGGCTGATTGAAGAAGGGGCCATGCGAGAAAACGACACCAAGAGCATTGCGGTAGTTGTAAGGTCCACTGAGAAGGGAGTACTCGGCAGGTCCGACAGTCCCGCTCAGCACTCGTCCGCTGACGGTGGCAGCTGAGTAATGGAAAGTACTGGAGAACGTCTCGTGTCCGTTAAACTTGGAGAAGACGAGCGGAAGTGGCGAGGCGACGGTCATAGCGGAGAAACCCTGCGGTAGCCCCAAGAACCAGAAGACCATCCCGATACACCCCACAACACCGAGGAGATTTGTCAACGCCAAGCGCGCCAGCCTCCACCGGGTCCAGATGCACGGCAGATTTGTGTCTCGGCCCTGCCATAACGCACACGCCAACAGGAGCCAACCGACATATTGGATCCCTGGATTGGAAATCAGTATGTTCCTGTTCCACAAGCACGCCCATCCGTACCAGAGCAGCACACAGATTATCGACCGACCCTGTTCGATCTGGAAGACAAGGGCGAGCGATATCACTGCGAGGGTTCGCAGGAACCAGGTGGTCTGGCAGGGGTCTGCCGCAGCGAGTAAGTTGGGGAACACTCGAGTTGGGAGGATCCCTGTGTCCGGCAGCATGCCGTCCGTGCTCCACAGGTACGGAGCATACATCTCCAGATGTCGAAAGTGTACAAATAGGTAGGTCCCGAGGATAGTCCGAAACGTCCGAAACCCGAGGTCGCCATATCGTAGCTCCCAGTTGGTGTCGAGCACTGTTGGGATAGTGTAGAGGTGGATGAACAGCACTCCGAGTGTCAGGTCGGCAAAATCCAACAGGCACATAACTGACAAGTGCATCAAAATCATGAGCAAACTTACAACCCGGCGAGTGCACGGCCACAGGCAAAGTGGGGCAAATGACAACTCGAGCGCAAGCGATGACCAGGTCGCCAGCTGGAGCAGTACGGGGCAGGCTTTCAATCCCTCGCGCAGGATACTGAGGCGGGCGAGCGGGTTGTCAAGCACGTGGAGAAGGGCCGTCCCATCTCTCCACGACTCGCAGCTAAGTTTGTCGATGCCGCTAACCATATACCCCACAGCCATGAGGAACCAAGCCCAGAACATCAACGTGTCGCGGACCGACACATCCACCGGCTCAAGTATCTGAGGTCCAGGGTTCCTGAGTTGGCGTCTCCCCAATAGACTCCACCTGTACGAGTATAGCGCAAACTTGGACCACGTGGTCCCAGGCTTGCGGACGTTCCTCCAAAGCAACATGTCGCCTACCCGAGTCTCGTCTTCCTCAGGGAAGCCGATATTCATATTGTCCCACCGCACGCTGTGAGGTGGATTCTCGAATGTTCCGAACAGGATATCCCACAACGGGAGATCGGCATAGTTCTTGCTGAGAAACTGACTGTCGCGGGCGTGATGGAGACGGTGGCTTTCCGGGCGCTGGAACCAGTAGCCGACCCACCGCGGAGTGCGGATATTCATGTGGTAGAAGAACTCACCATACACCGAGAAGGCCGCAGTGTAGAGCATGTGCTCTTCTCCCAAGCCGAGGACGGTGTAGTGTAGCAGGGAGATGATGACCGAATCAGCAACGATCTCGTACGGGGACTTGTAGAACGATGTGAGCGTCTCGATACGGCCGGCGCTGTGGTGCAACTGATGTAAAACAACCCAAAGAAACTCGCTCTCGTGCCGCAGGCGATGCCACCAGTAGAAGACAAAGGTCACGCACATATAGCAGACGAAGCCGCCGATTAGTGGGCAGGTGATGGCGCCTAGATTCATCAGCGACCAACCCTGTGCCCACTTTTCCCAGGTATGTGTCCCGATCCGCGTTATTGCGAGCTGAGAGAGGTTAACCAACACGACCCGAATGTGCCAGTGTCTCACCGCCGGAAGTTTTTGGTCCGGGAAGGCGTGTTCAACCGCCCAAAACACGCATCCGACAGCCACAAGGAGGAATACTCCGTAGCGCTCCAAGAACGCAAACGAGACGATGACCGAAAAAACAAGCACACTGAATCCATGATATTGAGCCGGCTGAGACATGTGAATCATTCGCTTCTCAAGTAACCGCTCGGAACACTTCGTCTCTTTACATAAAGCCCATAGAGGTACTGCAAACACAAAAGAAATAAGAAACCCAATACTCGCATTAATAAACATCATACCTAAATCTCTCAGAAGACGAGGCTAAATCAATTGTGGAGATAAATTATTGATATCGTTTTGCAGGATATTAAGACGATTGGATTTGAGAAAAAATATGACCTGTAACGAGATACGCAACAAAAAAATCTGATAATTGAATTTTAATAAATCAATCATCCAAAAAAATCAGATATCATGAGCACAAACGCGCTTACACAAGAACAACAATCTATTGTTCAAGTTGATCGGGATATTGAGAACGGACTAGCAGATATCACAGGATTGATGAACATGACTCAACGGCAGATCGACGTTCTCAGAGAACGGGTCCATAGAGCAGCGCTACTTGGTGTAGACTTTAGCCGGTTAGTATCGACAGAAGCAGATCTTCACAATGTTTATTCAGATATGGATAAGACTTTGAAATATATGGCATTGATCACGAAGAATCTACAAAACTAAAGTGCGAAGGTGATAATATGCACGCAAGAAGCCTACCCAATTGGGTAGGCATTCTTGCGTATGAAAAACTCCATAAGGTGTTGGCCTCTTCATTTGACCAAGATAGTGTTAGTTTTGAGAAAAATATGACCTGTAACGAGATACGCAACAAAAAAATCTGATAATTGAATTTTAATAAATCAATCATCCAAAAAAATCAGATATCATGAGCACAAACGCGCTTACCCAAGAACAACAATCTATTGTTCAAGTTGATCGGGATATTGAGAACGGACTAGCAGATATCACAGGATTGATGAACATGACTCAACGGAAGATCGACGTTCTTAGAGAATGGATCCATAGGGAGGCGCCACCTAGTGCCAATACGCTTGGCCGGTTCTCGGATACAGAAGCAGACCTTCACAATGTTTATTCATCTATGGATAAGACTTTGAAATATATGGCATTGATCACGAAGAATCTACAAGACTAAAGACTAAAGTGTGAAGGTGATAATATGCACGCAAGAAGCCTACCCAATTGGGTAGGCATTCTTGCGTATGAAAACCCCGAGGTGTTGGCCTCTTCATTTGACCAAACCAAGTACTATAAAGAAGATAGTGTTAGTTTTGAGTTTGCGGATGCATATCATATCGTAACATTGAAGAATGATTGTATTTAGCTGTTATTATATGAAATTATTTGATCTGAAATCAATAGTTATTCCCAATACTTGTTGCTTGAAGATGGAGCAGGACCTGGACAAGATGGAGGATTACTAGACCAGTTGTTGTTCGATCGTGTCTGTCGCGAATCTCTAGCTCCCCAGCGGCCGCTTCTTGTCATGCCCGAACCTCGCCCTCGTGAAGCAATACCTTTGAGCCATGGAGGAATCTCTTGTTGTGATTCGGCCAGAAGCTCTAAAAGACTGTGTGCTATTGTGGCATCATTTGCACTCACGAATGAAGTGGCAGTTCCAGTGGCGCCTGCACGGGCAGTACGACCAATCCTGTGAACGTAGGAATCGATGTCTTTTGGAAGGTTGTAATTGATCACATGAGTCACATTGTTGATGTCGAGCCCTCGAGAGGCGACATCTGTAGCTACGAGATACGGAGTCTGTCCACTTTTGAAAGTGCGGATTGCATCTTCACGCTCTTGCTGGTCGCGGTCACCATGTATATTTGTGGCTGAAAACCCTTCGCTTTCGAGGAAATAAGTCAACTCATCAGCCATTCTCTTGGTCTCGACGAAAATGATGGTGAGTCCGGGGACTCCCACCAGAAGGTCTAACAAGAGAGAGGCTTTCGCGTTACGGTCCTCCACTAGCTCGAACTTCTGTGTGATGTTCTTGGTCGTTGACCCAGTGATTCCAACTGCAAGGAAAACATGATCCTGCATGAAGTCTGAGGCGAGCCGCTTGATCTGATTCGGGAATGTTGCGCTGAACATGAGAGTGCGCCGACCTTGAACTGGCATATCGGCTTGCTGCACAATCCGGCGAATCTGAGGCTCGAATCCCATGTCGAGCATACGATCTGCTTCATCCAGACACAGATATCGAACCTGTGACAGAGAAACATAGCCTCGTTCCATTAAATCCACCAATCGACCGGGAGTAGCAATCAACAACTGGCAGCCCCTTCGAAGCTCAGAAATTTGATTACGAATGTTCGCTCCTCCATATGCCACCACTGCTCGGATTCCGGTTTTGAATGTGAACTTGCGAGCTTCTTCAAATATTTGGATTGACAATTCTCTTATGGGTGACAACACTAGTGCAGAAGGAGTGCTCCTGGAGTTGTTGCCTTGACCTTCAGGTTCTGATAGTAGACTTGAGATGATCGGCACGAGGAACGCGGCCGTTTTTCCCGAACCGGTTTGAGCACAGCTCATTAGGTCCCTCCCAGCACTGACGATGGGAATCGAGTATTGTTGCACAGGAGTGGGCTTGATATACTTGGCTCGAATGATGTTATCTAGCACCAATTGGTTGACTACATCAGCAGTGAACTCGTGGATGGGTTCAGGAATGTCTGTTCCCGATGTCTTGACATGAACATCGTATGTCTGCATCGCTGAGCCAGCTTCCTTTGCTGACCCGAACAATTGGTCCTCTAACCGATCCAGATTTTCTGCGGAGTTCCCGAAGCTTCTTCTTCCCCACGAGCGACCTCCCGAGAGCGCCGAGTGGTCTTGTAGTGGGGCATGCCGTCCCCAGCTTGATCGACTAGGTTCCATGACCGCAGATGCGTCTCTTAAAGATTCAGCATGGACACTCTGTGGGGCCTGCTGCGCGACATCAGGAGTGTTCCTCAGATGAGGGGGAACGTACTTGACTGGGGCGGGATTTGCTGCCTCCTTGGAATTGTTGTCGACGTTAATGTTGTTTGTTGTTTGAGTAGGTTGTTTTGTCTCGCCTTCACCGATGGATGATGTTGGAAGGTGTAAGATTACACCTTCAGGGCTGATCTGTGTTACGTACACAGACAAGGGATCTTTTATATCTCTATGTCCTAGATGAGTCATAATTGAACACTTCTTCTGTTTAGATGAAAAGTATACAGAGTTGATTTATGAGTGTGGATTTATGAGTGTAGTTTTATGTGTAAAATTGTAGACATATAATACCTTAAAAGGATTATGTGTCAATATACATGTCAGATTCAGATACATGCAATATGTTTACGGACCTCTCCGAATCAAAACAGAAAGAGATAACTGATTGTCTTGAGCGCTTGAAGGCATTTGATGTCCCCGCGATATATTGGTCGTGGGACGAATGTCCAGACTGCCTCAAACTTTTGTCGAACCACGGGGGAGATGAGGATTTTGTCGTGGTCATTTTCGGAGATACACAGAGATGTTTCTGGTTGGAAAACTGGATAGTATTTAGTAGCTATAGCAAGAGCATTGAAGAGATCGGAGGTTATACAGTGTATATTAGGGCGCATGCTTAATACCTGTACCCCCAAACATTATTATGTTCCTCTAACCTCATCCATCTACATCTGTGAAGAACAGTTAATATACGTTGTAGCGATGGATCATGACTGGATATGATATCATTGCTATCAATGAATGACTGTGCTGAGTTATACGTACTTTGTTTGGGTAAATTGTATAGGAACCTATTAGGGATACCTATCGAGAAATCTGTGAAGAGTGAATGGGCTATTTCCCATTCACCTTTTTCCAAACAATATCGCATCATTATCGGTAGAATCGCTTGCATTCTCTCCATTTTATTTGAGAAATAAATCACAAGAAGAATTATGATTTATTTTGCAGAATATACGTCAAAGATTCACTTATTATGAATCAAGCAACATACATATTACAGTAGTTACGCCCACTGTAGCGCCAGCTAGAGCCCCACGTCTTGCACCTTCCTTAATGTCTTCCTTCTTCCCTGATACGAGAATTGGAAATGTGGATGCAACACCTGTTCCTATAATTGTAGTAGCAGCGGTAATCCTCATGTAGATGGATATATTACTAACAATAGCACTCATATATGGATATATTCATCCATATAAATGTTTAAATTCAATTTAAATTATCCGCTGTAAATCCACTTACACAACAGGAAACACGTATCAACACTCTCCTTCTTTATCTGACGCATAACCATTTCGTATATTTAGTCTCTCATCAAGATCCAAGCGAAATTGGACTGCACATTCTTTAGCTTTCTCGATACCACCTAATTTAGCAGATGAGAAACGTTTCTTCTTTCGCTTTCCATCTTCAGGCCATTGTACGCACCAAGATTCGGAATATTTCTCAAAATGCACACCTGTTTTACCACTTCCATTGTCCTTTCTGCGACTCTGGTTCTTCATGTTTACACAATTGCTTCCGTCTCTTAAATTGCACTTCCGATTATCAAGTCCGTCTCTGTTGATATGATCGACTTCTTTCCATTGAGGACAAATGAGATTGTGTAAGCGACACCTTGTATTTGCGTTTAGACATCCACTAGCATAAGTGCGTTTAAAATCATTTTTAGCGGACCATCTATATCTTTGAAGGAGTACGAGATCATCACAATCAATTTTGCCAATATGATTTCCTGGGAGACGGAACTCAACGTGACCGTCAACATATCGATATTCATTTGTTGTTAATCCAAGAGTAGCTGATCTTTCTCTTTGATAGTCTTCTGCAGCATTCTTTGCATGTTCTAGACTATCATAAGATGATTCTGGAAACCTAACGGCTTTTTCTCCTTGAAATCTTACGAGATATATATTATTACTCAATGAGAGACACCCTTTGGGGTTTCCACCTTGCCACTCACTCCCTCTAATTTCAGCATTTCGAGCAAAACAAGATTGCTTCCAGGTCGATAGCGCTTTCGTAATAGCAGCAAGGTATTCAAGGCTCAACCTTTTCTTCGAATTTGTTATTTTCTGCAAATTACTCTTTCGATTGTCAAGAGTATTCTTACTCCTGTGACGTACTGCACTCTTGAACACAAAATCATGCATGTACGTTAATTTCTTCTTAATTATTGTACAAGCGAATTCACGATTGTTTTTATATCTGAGTGACCAAACATATTTAAGAACACGATTATCATTGCGATCGAATCTTGCAATCTTATTATCTTCTAACAGTATTTCCATACCGTCCGGCATATACCGATATGAATTGGTTGTATAACCCAGTTCCTTGGATCTAACGCGAAGATAATCGTACGCCGCTTGTTTTGCTGCTTCATCACTATCAAATTTTGAGACAGTGAATGTTTTACTTGGTTCTGATTTTATTACCACGGTGTACGATCCTACACCTATGTCTATTCTTCGGATGGAACCGCATGGATTCCCTTCTATCCAGGCATCGTCTGGGAGGACGAGGTTACTGCTCCTATTATCAAGATAATTACCGTCTTTATAAACAACATCCTTCTGTCTAATATGCTTGTATAGGAATGTCAAGTCTTTCCCATTGCCAGTACATATATGTGACATTCCCTTGATATCCTTGACTTTCCATTTGTAACTTTTTAATATCTCAAGATCATCACAATCGATCTTCCCTACAATATCGTTCTCTAATGTGAACTCAATGTGATTGTCAACATATCGGTACATATTCACTGTTAGTCCTAGCCGCTCTGATACATGCCTTTTGTGTTCTTCTGCCGCTGCTTTTGCTGATCCCAAATCATTGTACTTTGTAAGCGAAAAACTCTTGCTTTTTTCTCCTGGAAAGTGTACACAATATCCTCTATCTTTCTTCAATAGGGTAATACATCCAGACGGATGTCCGCCTGTCCAATCGTTTGCTTGCTCCATCTTCTTACTTATTTATAAATCTTTAAGTAAGAATTCAATTTAAATTATCCGCTGTAAATCCACTTATTTCCACAAGTGCTACAACGGGAAATGAGCGATTCTGGTTCATCTAATCCACGTGATTGTTTCGTAGACGTTAATACTCTTTTGGAGCCACATTTTCTGCATGTTTGAATACTTTCTTCGACAACAATGCCCCCGTCGATGAAGTTATCAGCTTCCTCTATTCTCTCGGAAATCTTCATGAAACAAGGATGTTTTCTACCGATATTTCCCTTTTTAACATTGGAGTAAATTTCTGATAGTTTCATTCCAGATATTACGTCCTGTATTGTCTGGAAAACATTGTCCGCATACGCGTGTTCAAAATTTACCTCCGTCTTCTCCTCCAATGCTAAGTATGTTTGCTTGTATATCCCTTTCTCGATGAGATTTACATTGTTTTCCCTCTTAATCACCGTTCTCAATGCTTTTGTTCCATCCTTACGACATTTGTCCAAACCCATCCTACTCTTCCCTACTCTTCCCTATTCTTCAATCGGGTTTTCAATTTCCTATTTGAGTTGATAAAACTGATATATAGTCAAACCAAAGCATATAAATACTTAGTCTGCGTAGTTCTTGCATGACGTCTCAAATAATCGCTCCCAGTCCCCCAAGCGATCGCAAACATCATTATCGGTCATATACTTCCGAATTTTCTCATTTATTGCAATATGTCTCTCATGAACTATATCAGTACGCAAAACATACTTAACTCCCTTAGTTGGAGGCAAAGCCTCATGTAACAGATTCTGATCATTTATAACCACCATCCCTGTTTTGGGTATCACAACCACTTGATGCGGCTTGTTCTCGGAACCGCGTAGGAATCTACAGTGCTCCTTGATACCTATTTTATCGTGCTGCGTCCAAAACCCAGTATGACCTCCTTGGAAGTCATCATTTAGATAACAGAGATAAGTCATGAATGTCATCTGCTCATACTTCTCGCCCCCTCGCCATACAATTCTTCGAAATTTATAGTCTATATGCTCCGGAAATACATCCCCAACTTCATACTTGTAAATTCGGAGATGCGGATTAACTGATATCGGCCGCCAAGTCTCAGCTACTTCTTGAGACGTAATGTATCCAGTGTCACTAAGATGTGTTAAGTCTGGTGGGAGATATCCCTCCACATCTCTCCACAACTTCTTAGCATACTCCTCATCATTTAACACACAAAATTGAGATGTCCTAGCATCCTCTCTTCCAGTCCGTCCATGTCCACCACCTGAAGGAGACGATATGTTAAAACCCCTCGCCTCGCTTCTACTAATAAGTTCCATACATTCATTCTCATCTATAAGACCATCCACTGTGAAGATCTTCGCATCGCATAACAGTGTAACTCTCTTATCCTCCATAACGCATTAAGTTTACATATCTTTAAATTTATGTTAAAAATGTAAAATCGCGTTAAAATCGTAGTTAGGAGAGAATTAATACTTTCCGGAAATTCAGATTTATTCTTGCATGGTGCAATCGACTAGTCAACAAATACAAACGAATACCCATACAATCAACAGTATTGGTATTTTTAAGAAACAGATTTTATCAGTAAGAATCAGAATATTCACATGTTAACAGAATCCAATATAGAAAACAAATTTAAAAAGATGAATACTATTAGTATGGAAACAGATGTTGTCGTTGAAGACAAACAAAAAGAATTATCACTAGATTGTTACTGTAGAAAAACAACCCTAAAATCAATTACTCAAGACCATGATATTGTCTCAACTCTAGAACAGCTTGTTGTCAATACTAGTCATATCATTAGAGACACTTACAACTTTGTACGATTGTATATGATTCATCTCCTTTCTAATAATGAAAAACTACCTATTATCAACAAGGAATTCATGCGAGCTGTTTTTACTCTCGTTTCGAATAGAAAACGAATAAAGGGAACAAAAGCAGATATTATATATGGACAACTAGAACAATTCTATGATGAAGAATATAAACCATTTCAACGAATTAAGGTCGATGCTGTACCAAAAGATATCCTTGAATATGAAAGCACGACCATCATTACATCAATTGAGAACCACATCAAGGTTTCTCTCTTTTCTTATGTCAAAAAATTAGCTTTTGTTCTAACATATGATGACCCTCTACAGTATAAGAAGGTATTGACAGATCTTCTCAACAAAGATCTCTTATCTAAGAAAAAAGTGAAGAAAAATAAGACGAGTGATAGAACGAAGACGAATAAGAAACAAGGAGAATGCGATGTGTTTAAATCAAATGAACAATATCACACTGTTATTCGTCATTTTAACCCCTTAATAACTAATGCAATTAAAGAAACGATCTCAGTAAGTGGAAAACCCCAACTTTGTTTCCCTCTAATGTATACGATAGCATCTATGGTCGAAGAGAAAAGATTAGAAAACGATATTAATGCAAAAGCAAGGAAATTGAGAAGTTGTGCCATTATTCCTTTAAGAAGATCGCTTGTACCCAAATATATTCGATTGGATAACTCAATATTTACTCGTGTGTTTAGGGTAATGATGAAAGAGAAGAAGCTTGATATATGGGAGAACATCAAAAATGAAGTAGCGAAAACAATGAAATCAAAGGAGGGTTTTATGTTGAGTTCATTTCAAACAGATGGGGTTGCATGCTCTCTTGTTTTTAAAAAGGGGAATAGGTATGTTGAAGGGACTAAACGACCTAAAGCTCGATTTAGTGAGAAGTATTTTGAGGATCTGGGTTTGTATGATGAGTTTAAGGGAAAACGAATCGTTGCAATCGATCCAAATAAGGGAAATCTCGTATATTGTTTTGACGGGAAAACAACGTTGAGATATACACAGAATGAGCGTAGGAAAGCATCCAAGAAAACAATTCACAAATATCGGCGTAAAAATAAGGAAAATACAATTGGAGAAGGCATAATCAAAAATCGATTGGATGATTTATCTGGTTTCAACTCCAGATCGTGTAGTTATGTTGGGTTCAAAGACTATGTTGGAACAAAGAACTTATACAACAGAGATTTCTGTTCGTTATATCAAGATACTATGTTTAGGAAAAATAATTGGCATAGTTGGATTAATCTCAGACGTAGTGAAGATAAGTTTGCTAATCGTTTTAAGGATACTTATGTTGATAAGATATCTGTTGATGGTAGGGATGTTTATGATATGAAGAATACTGTTGTTGTATTTGGAGATTGGGAGGAACGACCTAGTTTTTTAAGAGGAAAAGAGCCAACTAAAGGGAAAGGTATGAGAAGCTTATTAAGGAAAGCTGGTTTGACAGTTTATCTTCTTGATGAGTTTAGAACATCTAAAACGTGTCATATTTGTAATAGTGAAAATGAAAGTAATGTTATTAGTAGAGAAGATCCTCGACCTTGGAAGAAGGGAGAATCTCAACTAGTATGGGGCCTTCTCCGTTGTACAAACGGTGATTGTAGAAGGATTCATAATCGTGACTTTAATTCAGCATCTAATATTTTGGAGATATCTAGGACTATAATTTGTAGTGGTAATCGTCCTAATATTTTCGATCGTTCATTATGTTGTAATGATTAGAGATGTGTGATTTGAAAGCATAATCAGACCTATTAATGATAGGTTTTCCTGATTCTATATTAATTAGATGAAAGTACAGAATGTTTAATAACTAGATAAATCTATATTTTGATAGTTATTGAATGAGCTGTGGCATTATTGAGAATTTAGTCGTCTTATTTTATTAAACGTAGATAATTCTGAGATGAGAACGTATGTTCGCCCCACTACCAGAGTAAGGAATGCGACATAACAGGTCACCATATACGATGGACAGGCCTCATCTAGTTCGTAGAGACATGCAGAGGTTCCGACTAAGGTGATAAAATTAGATGCATGCATTCCCCACTTATATGGTCTCTTCCATCTCCACATCATCCAGGCACAATATGCAGCTGTGCCTACCTCAACAAATGCTGTAGAAAAGACGAAGAAGATGTATCCTGGCATGTTATAGAAGTATATTGCGTACATTAATCCACATACGATGAGATGATGGAAAAGAAGAAGCATATCGGGCTTTCGCCAGTGAATGAAGAAATCCTTCACCATCATACCAAATAGTGAGGCGATGATTATGGATTCTAATCGTATCTCGTCTGCTGTGAAATCGTCGGAACGCATTAATACCACCTTCCTGTAACCAAATTGATATATCTTCATCATCATCAAAATAGAAAATGGGACATTGATGATTTGTAGTAAGAATGACGCCTCGTATGCCCAGGCAGGTGCAATCTCCTTCCATCCTGGCGGGTCTATCTTGCCAAGAGCAGACCATCTCAATTCGACGCCTATCGTAATGAGAAATCCTGCTAGTCCCCATATGCATACTTGGAATATGAAGAAATCTGATTGTCCAGGCGTTCCGGGGCTTTGTAGTGATAGTAATGCGACGGCACAGCCAAACACAGTCAACATTATTGATGACAGGAGATGTGTGGCTTGTGTCAGCCTGGAAATAGGTTGCTCTTTCATACTTAGTGATTGCAAGTCTTTAGATTATTCATTTTCTTTTCCTCTGAATAAAGAATGCAGTTCACAGTCGATATCATAGTAATAGTGATTGCATGTGCTGCTATTGGTATCTCAATAGCGGCGCTTGTCAACAAACCTAAGGATCACTTCATCTACCCTAATTACCCTTTTTGCAAAGAGGGTATAAATGATCATTTCTGTATTGCAGCAACTCCTGAAACGAATTCTGCACAAGCACAAACATGTACACCAGGACAGTACTTTCGACAAGACGGCATATTTGGTCAATGCCTTTCCGAACCTCCGTGCGATTCTCCATGTGTGACATATAAGAAGCCGGACTTTAACATATGGAGTCCAACAGGCAATGGCATGATCCCATACGGAACGTGCTAGGCCATATTCGTATTTAAAGACATTTCCTTTAAATCCGAATTAAGGTGAGTAATTTCCGAGGGTTATTCTAGTCACACAGACTGGAACACAGTTCCATAATAATATTACCAGAAGTATTGACATAATTATTATGTGTTGAACATCGCCTTCATCATTACTCTTGAAATCTCTTTATCAAAGCAAATATCCTCCCATCTGAACTCATTCTCATCTAACATATAGTAAACTCTTCCAAATACACATCCATCATCTTCCTCTTCATCTTCACCGAACAATCTCTCTTCTATACTTTCATCATTTCTATAACTGTATTCAGGACATACATGGTGATCACGTGCTTTAACTCTTCCATCACATTTTACCTCCAGAATATAGTCAGTGTAAGTACAACCAAATGTGATGTCATTATACTTCATTCCACACTTTTTACAACATACCTCCTCATCCAGTTTGATGCTTGACTCATCAAGATACAAACGATACTCGTTATCCTCATATATCGGGTATGGAAACGGAATCTCGCGGAGAATATCCATGTCGCATATATCACTTAAACTCATGGATGTTATCCCTATAGTCTTATATACTAATTAAATGAGCTTAATAGACTTTGTTTTACATGACTGTTCCGTATGCATCCTACAGTTTCTCACAAAACCTCAACGAAATTTCCTCCCTCTTACAAGCCAGAAACTCAATCAGTTCTATATCACGAACGAATACAAACCTATACCTCTCAAACGATTCGATGGATATAGAATTGTAGATAGGGCAGTTGTAGAAAACAATATAGAAGCTGTAACATGGTTGATAAAGAACGGGTATGACTCAGACACACTCGCCGAAACAGCCGCTGAACACGGATATTTAGATATACTAAAGAAAGGAAAAGAATATGGATGCAGATTGGATAAGTGGATTTGTATTCGTGCTGCAGAACAAGGACATCTCCATATCTTAGAATGGGCACACTCTAACGGGGTCGAACTGGATACGTCTACAACAGATATATGTGATAGCGCGGCCGAGACTGGTCGCATTGATATCCTAAAGTGGGCGCGAAAGCGAGAATGCTCTTGGAATGAAAATACATTTGCGCTCATGGCAAAAGGAAATCATCTAGACATGATGAAGTGGGCGAAAAGTAACGGCTGTGAATGGAACGTCAAATCTACTGTAATGGCAGGAGGATTTGGAAACTTAGAAGCATTAATATGGCTAGTGGAAGAAGGATGTGAATGGGGCAAATGGACATGTACAATTGCAGCAGATGAAGGGCATCTCAATATTATTCAATGGGCTGTGAATAACAACAAAGAGTATGATTGCAATAACGTGATGATACATGCCGAAAAATCTGGCAATAAGTACATAACTACGTGGCTAGAATCAGCGTTAATGAGTAAAGATCATCACACATGAATGAGATAAAGTTTCTTGATGTAGTCTGAGATAGATCAGTGGTTGGGTCTACTATACGGTGATAGAACAATGATAGAATCACGTCTATCCTTTTTCTTGGTCATATATGGGACAACACGATTTGTATCTGCTACGACACTCATTACAGGTTGCGCGCATTGGATCTCACAATGATCTGTTTCAGAATATTTTACTGCGTCATTATGACTAGAGTCTTTAGCTTCCTTGCAACATATACTTCCCATTTGTAGTAGCATATACTTTTTTAGTCTATAAATAAATATGACAAGAATCCTTAGTATTTGTCTTATCTCTATCGCTACTGCAGGTGTTTGCGCTGGCATAGTACTGGCTATCTATTTCGGTATTAAATCTAGACATCATACTTCTCCAGTACCTTCTCCAGGACCTTCTCCAGTACCCCCACCTGTACCTTCTCCAGTACCTTCACCAGTACCTTCTCCAGTACCCCCACCAGTACCTTCTCCAGGACCTTCTCCAGTACCCCCACCTGTACCTTCTCCAGTACCCCCACCAGTACCTTCTCCAGTACCCCCACCTGTACCTTCTCCAGTACCTTCACCAGGACCTCCGCTACCCTCTGCGATCCAATCTATGAAGACATTATTCGCAAATAACGGTATCAGCAATATACAAGAACTAGTTGATATCGGAGGACTTAGTAATCAGAGTATCACCCCATATAAAGGATATGATCTGGATAGTTATTGGGAAGCGCTATCAGCTTCTTTAGCAGCTGGATTCATGCTAGGTAAAAGTGATGATGAAAATATTATAATCGTTGTGGGAATGTTGGGACAATATATGGTGGAGGCAGCCAATTACTCTACATGTGATGAGTTCAATCTTGGACAGGGTTGTTCTAATGGGCCCTGCAGTTGCGGTCAAAGAGGTTATAATTATATGGGTCCTAACTACACAGGAACACCATTATGTGAGCGCGACAACAGCATGCAAATAACCGCAACAACAATGGGAGGAGGTGCTACGGCGCCAATGGAATGTACACCAAATACAGCAAGTGCTGGGTGTTGTTGGTGGGGACGAGGTCCTACACAACTAACTGGACAGCATGAATATTGCATGTTCACTGATTGGTTACATCAGAATAAACTTGTTTCAGAAGACATTGATTTGTGCAAGCATCCCGAACTATTGTGTACTAATCAGAAACTACTGTGGTTATCTGGAATAGCGTACTGGACTACTTCTGTACAAACGTTCGCGGAGTATCCTGCTAGTCTAACGGCATATACAAATCTAGTTAAGTCAGGTAGTTCTAACGCAGCTGACCAGACTTGGATAAATAGTCAGAACCCTCCTAGCTTCTTTAGTGGGGTTGGTGGTGCAATTAATCTTGGACATTGGGCAAACGGAGCAGGTAGTGGTCTAGATAGAATATGTTCATCTCTTAAAATACTAGCCAAGTTAGGCAAAGTAAAATTAGGGAGCACTGGATGTACGAAGAATCCGCCGCCTCCACCACCATATGTCCCAGGTCAATGCGGGACCTGGGACACTGTATGTGATCAATGTGCACCCCTAGGTAAGACGTGCGTTCAATGTAAAACGGACCCATCGAAATTTCAGTGTGGGTAAGGGGGGCAAAAAATCTCACAATTGAAAATAGTCATGAAGTTAGGGCAAACAAATCAAGCAATAAGCACAGACATGGGGCAAACAAATCAGGCAATGAGAACAGACACGGAGCAAACAAATCAGGCAATGAGCACAGACACATTTGTATCTGATAAAGGCGCAATAATACCTCTTGACATGAATATTCCTGAACATCTTCGAGTTATCACCACAAACTACAAGGAATCTGAGATAGTTTGTGGTGGGCGGGAGCTCTTCCCGATAGTTCTTAGTAGTATTCCCGATCTCACACCAACGGGTTATAGCCGGTGCATATTCAGTTATTCATACTATGAAGCGAACTGGCGTGGACAACCAAGTGGTGATACGTGTGGATTGTACACTGGCGCAACCAAGGACGGATATATATGCTATATAGCTGAGAAATTACGTGATAGGAGGCATTTTGGTCACCCTGATGTCATGGGGGCAATGATTATGGGCGCTATGAGTGATGTCATGGGCAATATTTAACGTACTTTTGCAGTTGCCATTTTGAACAGATTAAGACTATGAAAAAAATCCCTCTCAATATATTGAGAGGGATTTTTTCACGTTGTATATTTCGTATAGTATCCTATCAATGCAAGAAGGATCGTGTGGATAAGGAGACGGAGCTATCTTGGGATGCTCTGGTTGTTGACGTATATAATTCGATTATCAAAAATCGAATTTAAAGCAACAAATTATTATTGATAACGAGATATGCTTCATCACGAATCAACAACAGTGAATATCCCTAACGATACAAGTGAGTGCCCACCAAGAAAACGATGTCGGTCAACCGAAAAGGTAGCTAGCACAGAGTATGTAAATGAGAATTATCTGCGACCTGTGGAGGCACGATTTTCTTTATGTAACACGACTTGTAATATATTGGCAAGTATGACTCCTGAATTTGGTTTTAATGGTTTGGGTGAAGTTGTATTTAAGAGAACATACAGTCGTGGAAACGAAGACTGGAAGGATGTCGTAATTAGAGTGATCAATGGTGTTATGTCTATTCGCAAAGATCATTATGAGAAGAATGCGTTGAGGTGGGTTGATGATGAGTGGCAAGAGAAAGCACGAAGCATGGCAATATCCATGTTCAAGATGGAGTGGCTCCCGCCTGGAAGAGGCCTATGGATGATGGGTACGGAGTTCGTGTACACACGAGGATCCATGGCTTTGTTCAACTGTTTCAGTAGAGACACTACTTTCTGGACCAAAGACGGACTCCGCACCTTTCAAGACTTTGAAGATGGAGATCAAACGATGGTACGGGGTAAAAACAAGTGGGTGGCTGCTACAATACAGTGTTTTGGAGAACAAGAGTTGTGGGAATTGGAAGTGTCAAAGGGTCTAGTTAATAAGATAATTCACTGTACTGCTAATCATAGATGGTTAGTTAAAACTAAGAAAGGTGATGGTATATATAGTTTCAAGGCAGTAACAACTGAGAGCTTAGAGGCAGGTCAGAGAATGCAAACGTTTGCTAAGAGGACTAATTTTCATGATCTTGTTATGTGTCCCGTGGGTATTCAGCATGGTATCGTGTTCGGTGATGGCACTAAATCAAGCAATGTCGATTGTTGTAATATCCGGTTATGTGGGGACAAACATGAATTAAGCAAGTTCTTTTTCACTGAGCGCCAAGATAATCCTACAATTGGAGGATTGCCAAATACTTGGAAAGATCTACCATCTCTTAGCATGAATAAAGAATACTTACTTGGATTCCTTGCTGGATGGTTTGCAACTGATGGTAGTATCAGTAAGAAATCATGTATGGCTATGACAAATAGCAGTCGGAAGGTATTAGAATGGGCTCGAGATGCATTATTTAAATTGGATATCACTACAGGAGACATAGCTCTTTCACGAGAGATCAGCCCATATGATGGCTCTTACAAACCATTGTACAAAATACACATCAACAGAGAGAGCCTTCCGGAGAGTTTTTTAATAAGACAATCTCATCTCGAGAGATTCAAACCTTCAAGTTTGCCGCGCGAATGGAGAGTGGTTAGTGCGAAACCAACAGGAAGGGTCGAAGAAGTTTGGTGCGTATCAGAACCCGAATTTGAAGAGTTTACACTAGAGACTGGGATTTTGACGAAGAATTGTGCGGCCTCGACTACGAAGGATGATCTCGTTTTAGCAGCGGAATGGACAATGGATGCGTTGATGAACGGAGTTGGTGTGGGATTTGATACAACTTGGCGAGGAACTGCTGAACGCCCTGATAAGTCAAATCCGTGGACATACGTTGTTGGCGACTCGAGAGAAGGTTGGATTGGCAGTTTGATCGCACTGATGTGTTCATACGTACATAGTGAAAGATACGGAAAATGCGGCTACCCTGTATTCGACTACTCGTTAATCAGGCCATCAGGGTCTCCGATTAAAGGATTTGGTGGCACAGCATCAGGTCCTGATCCGTTGATAAAGTTGCATACCCGCGTTGAGAAATACTTCGATTGCTTCTGTGACGGGCGTATTAAAGTGGGTGAGAATGACAGTAAACCGTATTCACATACTCGTCTTGTCGCGGATATCTTCAACGCTATCGGCGCTACAGTATGTGCAGGTAACGTGAGACGGTGTAAGCCTATAGATACTCTCGTATTCACCAAAGCTGGTCTTAAACGTATTCAAGACGTTGCACCTCATGAGGATGAAGTTATGACATCTGACGGTTACTCACTGGTCACAGACAACTTGCATCAAGGGAAACAGAAACTGTTTAAGATTAATACTCAACTCGGAGAAAGTTGGTGTACTCCAGAGCACCGTATGGCAGTCTTGATATCTCCAGATGAGTATACTTGGAAACATGCGAAAAACATTGAGCCTAATGACAAACTATTATTTAGCACTGCGACAATTGAGGGACATAAAACGAGTTTACCAGATTTCAAGCAGTTAGAAGAGTCAAGAAGCTCTACACTTATCATACCTGATTTAAGTACAGGTATGGCATGGTTCTTTGGTAATTTCCATGGTGCCGGTAGCATCTATCGCCGGCCGAACGGTCATTGCGGAAAGATATGTGTAAGCGTTCCAACAGAAGAGAGTAGTATTGTTAAGAAATGTGTACAGCAGATCAGGATGTTTGGCATAGAGCCAAAACTGTATAAACAATGTAATTATACACGAGTGAAGGGGGTGAATAAACAACTAGCAACCTACTTCTCTCAATTCAAGAAATCATGGTCCGAAATCAATGTTCCCGATTGTATTCTTCAGGGAACAAAGGAAGTAAGAGCTGCTTACTTGGCAGGACTGTACGATGCAGACTGTACAGCATGTTCATCAGGAAGGTTGAATCGTGTGTTTACATCAACATGTCCTGAGTTTTTAACACAATTGCAGAGTGTTTATGCATCACTTGGAATACCAGTAAGACACAGATTTGTACGGAAAGCACTGAAAGAAACCCACAAGGACACTTATACATTGCATATCGTTGGAAGATTCTCAAAAAATCGATGGAAAGATACGATTGGACCATTCTCCATTCGATACAAACCAGTGGAATACTCAAAACATACTGCTTTCACTCAGGATTACCATTATCCGCGAGAATGGTTTGATGATGTTGGACATACTGGAAACGATGTAATATCCATCGACGATTGTTACGATCGTTTTGGTGGATATCATGATTGGTTGCCAGTAACTGTCTTGGACACTCAGATGACTGACCGATGTATGCATACATTTGATTTGACTGTTGAGAACAATCATCAATATATTTGCGGAGAAGGTCTTGCCAATCACAATTCGGCGGAGATATCCCTAGGCAGTCCAGACGATAGAGACTTTCTCAACTTGAAAAACTATGCTGAAAACCCTGAGCGTGGAGAAATCGGCTGGATGAGCAATAACTCAGTAGTATTGAAAGCTAATGAAGACTTTGAGAATTTCAACTGTATTCCTGAGATGGCTAAGAGAATCTTGGATAATGGAGAGCCAGGGATGATTAACCTACACAACATTCAGAATTTCGGGAGATCAGGGAAACCAATGAAAGATACAGCTAGCTTAATTAATCCATGCGGTAGACACACTTGCCGCAGTGACATGGCAACATGTTGCTAGTCTCCAGCACAGGAGGCGACACTCCCAAATTGCGGGAACATCTCGAAGGGTTTTGGTACCAAGCTAATGGAGAAATCTTTTAGTGGCTCTAGTTAACTGCTAGAGAGGGTAATAATCTAAAACATAGAGACAATTCGCAGCGAAGCCTCTAAGTCCCAAATGTCACGGGATATGAGGAACGTTCAACGACTAAATGGGAGCGGGCGTGAAGGTTTGACAGACCTGATGATCGCTTAAGATATAGTCTAGTCCCACCTGAGAAGGTGATATCATAGAGACTTGTAAGGTCTGTGCTAACAATCTTATATGTCGAATTGATATGAGTGATGACTCTAGGAGGAAATTCCTGGATGAGCTTGGTAGATCGGAGATACCGTTAAATGATAAGGAATTATGTAATTTGTCTGAAGTATTCCCTCCAAGATGTAATGGAGTAATGGACCTTATAAAATCCCTCACACATGCTACATTCTATTCATCAACAGTTGCACTACTCGCGACACATCGCCCTGAAACTAATGCGATTATTGCGAAAAACAGAAGGATTGGTGTGAGTCTATCAGGAATTGCACAATGGGCCAGCATGAAGGCAGATACAGATATGGGCAAATATTGGGGTGATATGAATTATACGAAACTGACAACATATCTTAGACGAGGATACAAGACTGTGAAGGAAGAGAATATACGTCTCGCAGCAGAGGCTGGAGTACCAGCATCCATTCGTGTCACAACAGTTAAACCCAGCGGGAGTATTTCTCTACTTGCGGGATGTACTCCTGGCGTGCATTACCCAGTGTCAAGGTTCGCAATTAGAAGGATGAGGATCGGGGAAGATTCCCCACTAATACCTGCATTAATCGCAGCCAATATCCCACACGAACCAGATACTTACTCTGACAATACACTGGTGTTTGAATTCGCAATTGACCATGGAGATCTTAGAGCTTGCGCAGAAGTGAGTCCATGGGAACAATTCTCAGTGGTTGCGATGATGCAGAGATGTTATGCGGATAATGCTGTAAGTGCAAGTATTTATTTTGATCAAGAGAAAGATAAGGATGATATCGAGAAGTTACTCGCTATGTATTTACCTGTGCTGAAATCCGTGTCTATGATGCCTACTCAGACCGATGTATATGCGCAGGCTCCGTATGAGAAAATCGATGAAGCTACTTACGAACAAAGACGCAACGATTACAAAAACCCAGATTTCGGGAATGTGAAGGACAATGTACCTGTTGGCAGTAAGTTCTGTACAAACGACTCGTGTATGTTATGATAGGAGTATGATAGGAGTATGATAGGAGTATGATATGTGTATAGAATGAAGTATTTTGTTTCTTGGCAAAAGTGGAATAACGTCGTCACAATAAATAGGGTTTAAAGATGGCGTTAGCAAGTTTCATGAAGACTGATCCCGAGTCTATTGAGCGTGTCGATGAACAAGAAAGATATACGCATACATTATTTATGGAGTTTATGGGTCGCACCTATCATTGTAGGGATACTCCGCTTATTGAATTACCTGAAAAGATACGTGAGTGTGTTGTACGTTATGACTTGGGAGAAATGCCTGGAAAGTATGGGTCAACAATAGTTTGTCCATCCGTGACAATTGGTGAGGAATGCAAGTGTGGGGGTAATCTAATTCATAGCGTCGAGGAGTTACCTGTTGATGCATGTTCGTATGGAAGAAGATGTAGATATTTCTTCACGTGTCCTTACAGACATCCACAGGAGTACGATGATGACCTATTGTGTACAAGGCTGGCAAAACTTGGGATATTTGTTTTTAAAGGGATTGGTAGACCATGTGAACTACTTGAGAATACATTGAACGAGTTACGTCCATATAATAATGGAAACACAAGGATTGGATTTGCAACACTTTTCGGCGATACATCGCAACACGCGATAAACCGGAGAATTGTACGGTCTGCATGTTTATTGAATGCTTATTCTGAGATAAAGCAATCATAGATAAAGTCATGATTCTAAATTAGAGAATTTATTTATACCTATCTCGATATAAATAAATGGTACGACGTAGACGTGAGAGTAAGAGACAAAAACGGATGCCTCGTCGCACTTATGGTGGGGCATTCACACCATTCCAAAGACATAAACGGTATAAAGAATATAGACGTACAAGCCCTAAAACTCCTAGTAGAGCAAGGCGTGATGTTGATAGGACAAGGCTCATAAACAAATTCCGTCAAAACCATCCCCTCAACACCGTAGCTTATTCTGACAATATCCAAGCCCCTGTGAATTTATTCGATATGTATACTCCTGAGGCGATAACAGCATTCACAGATAAATATCTATACTACAATGATGCAGACTTTGCGAGAAGTATAACTTCGTCTCCAAATTGGGTAAACGAATACAAGAGTAATATTGAGAATGCTCTCGATGCGACGAACCCCAATCACCTAGGGTATGCACTTGATCCTGAGATGACTGCTCAATACTTTCACACAATTATACAATCGTCTCTTACAAATGCTCTAAGACCTCTTCTACACCATCTGATTAATATGATTGATATGGAGATGTCGAGGTACGGAAAACTCATTATTTCAGGAGGTGAAGCGTTTAATTTGAATGTGAAGAAACAATTTCGTGAGATCACACCTGATATCGATACGAAATTCATTCCTCTATATGGTTATGATAGAAGCGAAGGAATGACACAGGGGTTATTTAATGCGTTCATGTTGCAAGCATCTGAACAGATGTGGTATGTGGCGATGGAAAAAGCGACTGCGTATGCAAATTCTCGTAAGGTATATCGTTTCTTCTATGAGAATGTGTTATACCCGTTAGAACAACAAGATATATTTAGAGCCTTACATGTTAAGTTCTTGACTCCAGAAGAGTTACCACCAGAAGATGGTGATGACGAAATTACACCTATATGCAGAAAACATTCATATATTTGTAGATTGGTTAAGAAGAAAAGTGGTCGCCCCTACTTTATATGCAGCGATGAGCAACATCCATGTAAGTTTCGCTTAGATAAGAAGAACTATATCTCTCAGGTTCCGTTCAGGAAACGCAAGACAGTACTCAGCAAGGACATGGATAGGAATATACTCTTTGATATCGAATTATTTGCGATAGACTTGTATATGAACAACATGATGCGTCTTGACTATGTCTACTCTCTTGAAAATGATCAGGTAGAGTACACTGGGAAGTTTGTTGATGATTATCTTCTTCATGTCAGTGGTATGCTTGATATGCCATTTATGCGCCCTGGTGAGTTAGGGTATAATCTCATAAATCCAGAGAATCATACTACATTTGAGGCCGTGACCGATATGTATGATCTGAATTTCTTAATATGTCCAGAGAATTCTCTCCGCTTTCGGACCCTTAATATGATTCAGTACAGAGGTCCAATCACTACCGCATCTGTACACTTTCTCCGTGAAGACATTCATATTATGCAACGCTATGGATTACGATCAGATGCGAAGAGAGCTAAGGATATGTATAGAGAGAGAGTATTGGCTGATGTTAACAATTTGGCAAATAACAAAATCATCCCTCCTCTTAAACACATAGCTACAACTAGTATTCAGGAGTTTACTTGTAAGGAGCTTGATAATGTAGTTTTTAATGACAATATATCTCCGATAAGTATCGGTAAAATTATCCGCTTTCTTGCCCCACCATTTCATGCAGAATTTCAACCAGATGGACTGTTGGATCTCACGAAATGTACGCAGATGGCTCTCAGTTTAGAAGTCAAACAAAATCGAAACATATCTGAAATTGAGGGGAATCTTGTTAGTTCTAGATTTGATTATTATAGTGGAGAATGGATAGATTGTTGCGATGATGGATTACGAGACCTATTTAGGGTTAGGATTGACCATAGGAGCGTCGCAAAGCAACTCGATGCAGCGGACCCATATAAGCGTACACAGATCGTACAGGAGTTACAGTGTTGGCTAAATGAGATTCTCGAGTATATCAAACATACGCCGAGAGATAAAGAGGCTAATGTTGCACGAAACCATCTCGGTAAGCTACTATATCTCTACAACGATACAAACAATTTCGATGAATGTGTTCTTGTTACGACCTTGATAAACAATATCTTGATAACTGTGTCTAGTTTGCGGTTTGTTCCCGATGATGAATTGCGTCCTACTGGAGTAGCCATTATCGCAGAACTTGAAGATATATGGACATATTATAAGAAGAATAGGAAGAAGATCGTGTATCCAGAGGCGTGTGCTACTATACTAAATTGAAAAATGCTCGAAATTGAGTTACGGGCTCGATACACTAAGTGAATGCAACTATGACCAAGTTAGTCGAGAAGAACGAGAAGAATGAGGAGAAGGAGGAGAATGAGGAGGAGAAGAAGGAGGAGAAGAAGGAGACAGAGAATGAGGAGGAGAAAGAGAATGAGGAGAAGGAGGAAAGGAATGCGGTGAATTTCTCATGTGCATTAAAACCCTATATTCAAGTACCAAATCATGCAGAACCTTTCAAGGTTATCACTATGTGGAAACCTGAGTGGAATCTATGGGCACAGCTTACATTGATGTCTAAGCCGTCAGCAAACATGCGATTGGATGCTTATATCCAAGATAGTATTGAAACTCATCAATCATCATATGACAATAACGTTCCTATCATTGAGGTCTTACCACATAAAGCGACATGGGAAGGTACGCTGGTTGTAAAACATCCTGGTATCACAACAAAACTTCAAGTGTTGACGACTACAGGAGGTCGCAAGGATTTCGACGAGATTTACGAGAATCGGCCATCAATTGTATCTGGCGGCGCTCTTGAGCAAATTACTATTAGTGATGGGGAGATGACCGTACTCAGAGTTTTGCCTAAACAATTGCCTAGACGATTGCCTAAACAATCCCCAATATCAATATATATGACACTATTACTATTAATAATATTAATATTCACGATACTCTTAATATTGACCTACTACCTGGTTGTATAGAAGACGATATGGTCAACATGTCATTTAAAGATTGAAGTGTGATATGTATGCATGAGACTGATTTGGAAACTGAAAATGGCGCTACGCCTATACCAACATCATTTTTCCACAAGGGTGTGGGAGATCATGTATTCAGGACATCTTTCCAAGAGAACCATGCTGTAGAACAGTACTTTTGGACTCGAGAAACTGTCGAAAAGTTAATCGTTGCATGTCAGTACGTATTCCAAGAGAAAACATGTTGTCTGATGACACCTAGTTTGGCTCATGAATGGAGCAATCAAGGCCGCGATGAGGTTTTATTAGATATTGACACTAGATTCGATTTTGTACCTAAATTCCAATACTACGACGTTACAGACCCTTGCGATATAGACGGGGATTTTCGCCTCCTCATTCTTGATCCGCCTTTCTTTCTATTACCTATCGAGATAGTAAGGGAAGCTGTTGACAAACTGACAAATTGCGATTATAGCACGCGAATTATGATTGCTTTCTTGAAAAGAGGGGAGAAGCGCTTGAGGAAGGCATTTGCAGACTATAACTTAGTACCAACACATTTCCCTCTTCAGTATGCCTGCATCAAACCAAATAAATGGTCGAATTTCGTGTTGTACAGCAATATAGAGCTTCCTGGTGTGAAGAAGATGAAAGAATGATGAATTAGTAATATGTATGTGTTACCATACATATCAAGGGATGCTAGGAATTCATCCACTGTTTAATACCGTGAACACGGACACGAAGATACAGGAGGTTCGTTGGGTCTTTCGTATGGAGATGAGTTCTTACCTAAGTATGCTACCATGTGTTCGGGATTCCTAGGATCTGCATCGTTTCTGGCACGATTTCCAAAGATACCCAAATCGCCTGGATATCTGTATACCGCTGTTGCTCTGTTTAGAGCATAAACAGCGGTATTTGGTGAAAGAAACTTCCTGTTGCTTGTTAGCGCATCAAAAGTACGAGGAGTGCAATTATATCCTTGTTTGTAGTAGCTCATTTATCTACAAATAGATATTTTACTGAATTCAATTATTAAATCTGTTCTAGTTGCAAGCTCAAATTTAAAAGAATGATATGTATGTATAAATGGCAGGATCCAGATATATAGAGTTCGATAGTACTTACAGAAATCGTAACCTTTTCCCCCTGGCAGGAGAGTTTGAGGTACCGATATCGGAAACAGGAAGTAAGGGGAAATTAGATGCACTTGATCCCGTATCCCTCGCAGCCCAGATGAAGCAGTGGACAATTAACACATTCGCTGTTGACCCGGTATCGTCATCCGTTACTGTAACCATCGAGGCTATAACAACAAACCCTAGTGCTGCTAGTGGTCGTCTTATAATTGAAGCAACGGCAACAACTGGTCTTCTCCAACAACATTCGGATTACTATGCGGGAGCTATTGCTATAGAGTCCGCGTCGAACTATAACAGGATATTTGAGTATACGTTTCTTGGCGCAGCTAATGCCGCGGGTACCCTTGAACGAGGTCAATTTGTGATCCTTTCACCTTTCCCTACAATTTTAGCACCGGGTGATACACTTACTCTCACAGATCCTACAACCGTAATAGCAGGTGCGATCTCACCAGCGACAAATCCTGTCTTCTTCATTCCATACGGACGAGCTGGCGATAATGCGTACGTGAATACTTTCCTCTACAACGAGACGCAAAATGAGTCTCGCCCTACCACAACTTACAGTGGAACTACACATCTTATGAAAGTAGATACAAGCGGAAGCGCAGCAAGTACTGCCACATCGGGACCCGTTACAGCGTGGACATCCACAGATGTATTATCGATTCGTGAAAGTCTTCCTTCCTTTTGCGGTACGTTAGATGGAGATATTACAAATAACCCAACAACCAAGGTTGCGTTCAACTTGCCAAGTACCTACGCAGGTTCAACAACACTCCAAGGTGACTTCATTGATATCTCGAACACACTTACGGGTGTGAATCGCACGGGAGCTGCTGTCGGTGGATCAACAACGACAGTAATTCTCGCGGTTGGTGCAAACGCGGATGATAGTGCGTTCGTTGGAGGTACAATTGAAATGTTAACAGGTCCTGCTGCTGGACAATCTGGCACAATAACAGCATATAACGGGGCAACAGTCACAGCAACCGTGTCACCCGGGTTTACTGCGGCTGTTGTTGCTGGGAATACATATATCATAACATGCCCGATAGATTCAAGACGGATCGTAAAATTTGTGTCACTAACTGGAGCAGCAACCGGATCTGGTGTAGCAACATCCATATCGCTACCATCGTCTGCTTCCAATATCACAGGAGAATATAACGATATCTATATTAATATAACTAGTGGTGCAGCTACTGGTGACATTCGTTTAATACAATCTTACGTTGTCACAACGAATCCTGTGACCGCTCTTGTTTCATCTCGCGTAGCTACTCCGTACACTGCTTTCAGTGCTGCTATAGCAGCTGGAGATACATTTGAGTTTAGGTCTGGAAAAGTGGAAGGCGGAGCGATTAAGAAGAGTATTGCTCTACAGAACTTCTGTCTCCTTCCTTTTTCCTATGATAACTTCACCCCATTCGATTATACAGGAAGTATGGTTTCTCAAGAAGAAATGGTTTGCTATGAGATAGAATTACTAAATATAGTGTTACCAAATGCAACATTAAATGTGGGTAGAGGCAGTCTTGTGTCGTTCTACCCATATGTCTATGTAGAAATAGCAAATGTGTCTGCACCAAGTGCAGGGATGAAGAACACTATTTATTCAAATAATCCGAACGCAACTCGTATGGTCTTTCGCGCTGCGTTAGACGATGTTCCTAATCCCGTTATCTCCTCATTTGTGAAGATCGATGGAGACGGAATGGTCCAGACTCTGAAATTCAAGCCAAACGACAATTTGAGGTTCTCTGTAAGGACATCATTTGGAGAAGTATATGATACAGTCCTCCCAGAACATTTCTCACCTCTCAGACCCAACTCTAAAGCTCAAATCAGCTGCTGTTTTCTGGTTAAACGAATTACCTAATACTACAACACTTATACATGGCGTATAACGATTGGTTCGATTGTCATAAACGAATGCTGGAAGGGATAAGATACTACCTTTAAGAAATGATTGATGTAAGGCAATCTAAAAGTAACGGTCAAATAAACTATGGGTAGCTTCTTTACGAAACTAGCGAGTTTATTTGACACATTTGGAGACAAGAACAAAGACTATCGGGTCATTATGTTGGGCCTTGATAATGCAGGGAAAACTACATTGCTATACAAATTGAAATTGAATCAAGTTGTAACTACTATACCTACAATCGGGTTCAATGTTGAAACGGTTAAGCACAAGAATATGTCACTGACAATATGGGATGTTGGAGGGCAAGATAAGCTGAGATCATTATGGCACCATTACTACAGAGACACAGACGCTGTAATATTTGTTGTTGACTCTAATGATTTAGGCAGGTTGAAGGAAGCTGCCCATGAATTAATGGGAGTTTTGAAAGATGATGCGTTGAGAGATGCGAATCTGCTTGTCATGGTTAATAAGCAGGATCTTCCGCACGCAATGAACGCAAACGCAGTAGCCGCTGAGCTTGGTCTATATGGATTAAAGGGCAGAAATTGGTATGTTCAACCATGTACTGCAACATCTGGTGATGGAGTGTACGAGGGCATAGATTGGTTGTCATCCTCATTGAGAGGATGATGCTGCCTTATTAAGTATAGATTCAATACGAGGGAAGAACTGTAGTTTGTTAAGGATTTTCTTCTTCTCTTCTCTTATATACTCAATACGGTCGGACCACAAGTCTTGTTCGATTGCTTGACACATTAGGCGATAGTCCTCTTCAAAATTCGACAACTCCAACCACACGAAGGCTTTTGGGTTTATATATGCTCGGATATCGGGAGCACCATGATAAAATACTAATGTCTCTCCAAGGATCCCGTCAATAAGTTTCTCTGAGAAATATCCTGGAATGCTATTATTCTCAGCGTTAAACGTATATTTATATGGGAGTATTGCATCGTCCTTCGCATGCAATGGCGGAGACCCCTTATACTGATTCCACTCAAACTTATTTCCACCAAAGACATGAAGAGGAAAATTCTTGTTGTCTAGGAATTGAGCGAAATCGATGCGCGCGATTTGGCCAGGATCCTTATATTTGTCGGAGAGAACTGTTGACACAATCTTATTGAGAGTATCATCCTTAATAATCGGTTCTGACGATAGTTGCAAATACGTTTTCGAAAGATGCCACTCATTGTTGTTGAATGTGTTGACGTGTGTTCCCTTGAATAATAGCTCATCAGAAGGATTAGCCCATTCTCCCCATTGTTCAGGATGTCGAGACATGAATGGTTCCATCTCGAATAAGATAGTGCGAGAAAGATCTACTTCGACTCCTTGCGGAGGACGATTAATAACAACATAATAATCCGCGGGCTCCTCCCATACAATCTGAATGTTATTCCATGTGTAGTTACCCTTGCTCATCTTGTTCCAACAGTCGCAAAGATCTTTGGAACTCGTCCAGTTACAATATAACATAACCTTAATATCCTCCTTCACCGGTTGTACTATATTCCTCTTCATCTCAATATCTTCGGTTTCGATACCCTCTTCTACTTGTTCTACCTCTTCTACCTCTACCTCCTCTTCCTCCTTTACCTCTTTTACCTCCTTTACCTCCTTTACCTCCTTTACCTCCTCTTCCTCTTCCTCCTTTATATCCTTTACCTCCTCTTCCTCTTCCTCCTTTATATCCTTTACCTCCTTTAGTCTGGACATATGTGTGGTAATCGCTTCTCGAATACGATTAGATGTATCTGAAGATAATAGTCTATTTGGATCGGATGATTCAATTATTGGACTGTTATCTGCCGTCATACGGACAATAACATGTGGTTCTTTAATCGGTATCTTATCATATAACATTCCATATATTTTATGAAACATTGGGTCGCTGATTTCTCCTTTAAATATGTTTCCAATGAGTAGTCCAAGAGATGGTTGATTGTCATCTAGACATTTCTGTAACGCTCCGACGATATCATTGGATGCGAGATAGTTGTCAAGTTGTTTCGACATTTGTGTATCCTTTTTCAAACCTTTAGGTTGGATAAAAAACTCGTCCTTCGCTGAAGAGAGTCTCATAATGGTTTGCAATTGGTATGAGACTCTCACGTTCAGTATCAAATGCGGGGTATCTCCTTCTTGCAAAAGGAATGTTATTTGCGTCTAGAAGATGTGCACCATCATAGAACAACACAATAACACCAGGCAAAGATGACTTCCCGACCTTAATATCCTCCTTACTCAGCTTTACAAAAGCATTCCCAAAACAGATAGGACCGGTTACCGCGAGGGAGCTGTTCCATTGCGCCTTACTCAATACGTTCTTAATAGTATATTCGAGAACATATTTAATGACAGGGTGTTGGGGTACGGAAATGATTAGAGCCTGATATATACCATTATAAAGAAGTCCATCCTGCCAAATTGCGAGATCAGTATCAGGTGGAAGAGTTGTAAGTAGATTTTCGATAGACTTCAAAGGATACATACGTATATCAGCGTAAACTCCGCCATGCAGCACTAAAATACATAACCGAAATATATCCGATTTGAAAGCGCCTGGTATAAGACTGTCGAAAGCTTGTAGGTAATGTATTGGGAAGTTATCGGCTATAATTCTACGCTCATCTTCGTCTAAGTAGAAATTATATTCATATTCAGGATTGTATTTGATCCATTTATGCGCCGCATCTGCAACTGTGGGCATTACTTCATTCGTGCTGAATGTTTGGTGGATTTTTCTTGGGATGATAAATTTGTTTTTGCACTTGATTCGGGGAGGCAAGTAGATAGGGATCTTTACCTTCTTTCCACTTATATCTCCACTTATATCTCCACTTATATCTCCACTTATATCTCTGATCTCCTGTTTTGTTACACAGTTGTACCTTTCGCGTCGACATATACACCAGATAGTAATAGCAACTGCCAGAAAAAGTAGTGTAAGTGCAATTCCTATGTAGATAATCATCATTCTCTTTATACTATTGCGGAAAAAATCCTACCATTTCCGGCCATAATATATTATCGATCACGTGGATGATACCATTGCTTGCCTGCAAGTCTTTGTGAATAACATTTATATCGTTGTTGAGATATGTTCGACCACTAATATTAGAGACAAAGAGACGATTTGGGGGATCGCGAGTTAAGAAATATGCTGCAGGACTATCTTCGAGTACTTCGCTTGGTATGCGTCTATTGAGTGTGCAGGATCTAACTATATGTCTAGCGGTAGAGTCGTCCATGTTTGTGAAAACACCTTCAGGAATGAACGAAATTGCTGTGTCAGATGGGACAAAGAGCGTCAAGTTTGCTTGAGGTCCGCTGTATGTAGGATCTAGTTTTGAGATCTTCATAATATATGCAAACCGTTTAAAATCAGGATGCGAATTGAGGATTTCAGAAACTGAGTTAGGACATCTGACTTTCTTTGGGAGATATCCTCGCATATCCTGCATATCGAACATATGCCTCATGTTGTATGACTCGGTATAAGGACCAATACTTACCATTTATTAATTAAGGTTAATATTTTCTTGTGATTTCCATCGTCATATTCTTTGGTAATATTACATTACCAAAAACAATTATATCAGTCGAAACTTACTACCGCTCGGTTGCATTGCCTACTCGAACACTAAATCGATTACGCTCTTCATTGGCTTTATCGATAGTAAGGATAATGACACCGTTTTCAAGTTGGATATCAACACTTTCACTGCTCGTAACACTGAGTGGTAGCTCGACACGTAGCTTGAACTCTCCATACGCAATCCTACGGAGTCGGGGCTCACCATCATAAGGCTTATTGCGTTTAACAACAATATCTAATTTTGTATTGTAGAAGTCAACACCGATATCTTCTTCTCGCACACCTGGTGCATCAACATAGATTACGATTTGTTCCATAGTTTCCACTAGATCACAGGGAGGTTTGTAGTATTGTTCAGGAGATGCACCATTCTGTCGCATATAGTTACCGATTGCATCTCCAGGATTGGTTCCTTGAAGGCTTGCGATGCCTTGCATGATTATGTCGGGAAGTGACATTTGTACAAAGGATTATCTTCTTAAATCTTGATAAGTCTTGATAAGTCTTGTTACTACGTTACTCATCTCCGCGGTTTCAATCCCCGAAGGCGTTGAACAACACTATTTGTGATAGGTGGACTGGGCGACGGAGAAGAGGGTGCTAATCCAGATGGCAAATCGGATAGTTTAGCGTGATGTGTATGTGGTAACTGAGGGTTGGTAGTGAGTGCGTCACTATCCTCACCATCTTTACCATCTTTACCATCCTTACCATCCTTACCATCCTTACCACCACTGCCTTTCCTAAAGTATAACCATGCAAGAAGAGCAATACCTGCACCACCAACCAACACGAAAAGAACGAGTCTCCATTTTATGGATCCTCCTGTCTGGGGGGGTAGTTGATGATGTTGATGATGTTGATGATAAGGTTGTTGCTGGTGACCCTCGCCAGAATGATAATGCTCTTGTCTATTTGTTTGTGCATTCGCTTGTGCATGTTCTTGAGCATTCGCTTGCGCATTCGCTTGAGCATTCGCTTGCGTATTTGCTTGTTGATGTTGCACATCCTCTTTCATTATAATAATCTCACATTCTGATTGTGTATCAGACTTCAGCACAAGATAGTGATTCTCGTAGACGTTTTCCATAGCCTGAATACTTCCTTCTGTTGAACCTTGAAACTTCTGGAACTGTATCGGTTGTCCGGAATCTAACATGGACTGCTTCACAACTGCTGCTTCGAAGGGAGATCCGGTTTTGGAAGTTGCTGTGAACTTCAGTCTAAAGTTAGTTGATTTGCCATTGAGGTCGATCAATTGTTGTCTCGAATTCATGTTACATGTCTTTACCTCCTGTTGCATATTTTTCGTGCATATCTTCGTCTCTTTAAGTAACCTATAACATTTTCTTTACTTGGTGTCGGTACTTGTAGAAAAGTAATACAATTATGCTGATAACGATAGCACCTCCTCCGATACTTACGAGGAGTATCCACCATAAGTCGTGTTCCTTACCACGCCTGTTCCCATTCCCTACTCCGTTCCTTCCTGCCCCTTCATCCGAAGAATGATATATATTCCCATTATTTGTTGAAATCCAGGAAGCAGGTACAAACTGATACTCATAAACCCCGATATCTTTTACATTATATTTTTCTGCAAATAAATTCATAAACGTCTCGAACTTGTCCCAATCCCAATTGCCAAATCCATCAAATGTTCCACAAAAATTATTCTGATCAAACTGGTTCTTTATACAGGTAGCTGAACCAAAGTGTGACATCTCAATCGAAAACAAAGGACACGTCCCTGGTACGCTTAATGGAGAAGTAGACGTATTGGCGGACGCAATGTACTTGTCAAACGCGTCTATCATTCCCTGTGGATTATTCTTATTCTTCTGATAGATCGAGTTTAGACAATTCATACATGTAGGGATCGACTTATCCTTGAGACCTTCTGGACAACCAACACAGTCAACAGCACCTAATAATTCTCCAATCCAGTACATTTCAGGGTACGCAGCGTTAGTCCAGTTCTCAGTTGGACGAGTATGAGGACCATGTGCATATCCGATCTCATCAATATCGGGAGCATATGTCTTTGCAGCTTGCCATGCTTGTGTTAGCCCATATTGATCAGTACCGTAGGCACCGAAATCTTCACCGTCAAGAGCGATAGTAGTAACAGGTTTCACACCTTTTGCTTTAGCCTTAGTGTTAAGATCTCCAACATACTTAAAAAACTGCTCTAGAGTATTAGGACAGCCTGGTGGGTATTGTGCACAACACGTGCTTCCAGGACAATAATCAGGAATCTCTGTGCATGGATTCCACTTACTACAGCCACCTGCATCACAGTAGGGCTTCTCTGGAGGACACTTTTTCGGATCACATGCTGGTTTACCTGGTACCGGCACCATAGATGCACAATATTTCGTAGCATCTCCCGCACACTCTCTATAAGGATCTTGACAGTAATAAGGACCTTGTGGTTTATCCTTATAATCTGGATTATTTCCCCATATCCCACCAGCTACAGTATAATCATAATATCCAATGTACCGTGGATCAATAATGGCCAATAAACCGGCTGTTGTATACGAAGGGAGTTTTGCGAGATAATGGTCAATCACAAAGTCGATATCGGCATATGGGAAAGTCTGATGGCCATAGTTATCAACCATTGCTGGATCCCCACCTTGTAGAAACGTCCTATCAAACATCTTCTCATGAACGAAATCGGTATAGTATTGCATATATTTTATTAAGTCATTCGGATTAGTGATTGGAGATCCCTTCACCCCTTCATGCCACAACGTCATTCTGAAACGTCTACCAGGTTTTGCAGCTGGAGTACCATATGTTGCTGCGAGAGGTGGACTACGACTCCCATTATGGAGTTTCTTCGCCAATTTTTCTAGCTCTGCGATAGATGGGCGAACGGTTGGGTTTGCGATATGTGGCCCTGCATGATCTGGGATTGGTTTAGACGCACAAACCCCTTTGCGACAAAATTGCCAAGTATCCTGATCACAATCAGCATCACTAACACACGCAACAGGACCCACTGGTGTAGGAGTGGGTGTAGGAGTGGGTGTAGGTGTAGGAGTGGGTGTAGGAGTAGGTGTAGGAGTAGGTGTAGGAGTGGGTGTAGGAGTGGGTGTAGGAGTGGGTGTAGGAGTAGGTGTAGGAGTGGGTGTAGGTGTAGGAGTAGGTGTAGGAGTAGAACCGCACTTCATAAACCCGCACTTTTTGCCAGTGATATTACTATCGTGACAAAAACCATTATGACAGTAAGAATCAGATGCACAATTTGTTATACAATACTGGTCTGCCGGAGATGGAACAGGAGATGGTGCAGGAGATGGTGCAGGAGATGGTGCAGGAGATGGTGCTTTTCCGGGACAAGGCACGTTACATCCGTGACATACGGCTCCTTGACAATATGTTGTTATCGTAGGGCATACGTCGTTACATGTAGTTGCAGCAGGACATGACCCTGCGCAGTTGGGATCATCAATAGTTTCGCTTGTGTGACATGGGGGAGAGTGTCCAGCCCAACGACATTTGCCAGACTGACATGTATAGCACGTACTCATTTCTTAATGAGGCGAAAAATATGATTATATCGCTTTTCTTTTCCATTCTTGCTGCCCTCTATCGGTCATACATGTCCAGATATGCAATATCTTACCTGAAAGACTAACACTATCTATACCAGGATTTGCCTCCTTAACACTGTCACGGATAGATTTAGAGAAAAGATGGTACCCTGTACACTGCATAATTCTCCGTCTACGCCTCTCTGGACAATTATGTATCTCTTTTATAGGTGCATTAGATGACTCTCGTCTTTCACTTATGTTCTGTTTATCATACTCTATCTTTACTTGACGTTCTCTGTCGATATATGTTTTTAACTCTTCCCTTCCTATTCTCTCCCATCTCTTGCGCACTTCCACTGTTGTCATTTTGGATGTCCAGTATGGATCATTTTTGTGTTCGGTCTTCACCTGTAATCTCATCTCTTTACTGAATATCACGTATGCTGTAGGTACCCGTATCAGAGGCTTACGTCTCTTACTTTCACCTAATAGAATATGTAGTTTATCTTGATTTGAACGAGACATCCAGTTAGTACGTGTCTGATCAATGCTACATTCCTTGTTGGACTCCAAGAAGGAAGAGAAAAAAGAGAGTAAATGTAACTTTGTATTCATAATCAAATTATTAACACGAAGTTGAGTAAATAAATCAATTCTGGACTGTGCTGTGTACGAGGAACATCAATACATACACGCTATAATATACAAATTAATATAGGATTCTCATTCGCACATCATCAACTCTCTTTGCTAGCATATCTTGGAGAATGTTTACAGCCATGTCAGCTGATACACATACTATTTCCTCATGCGGAGGGTAATGAGGGGGAGGAGTAAGGGGAGGATGAGGGGGAGGATGCGGGGGAGGATGAGGGGGAGGATGAGGTAAGGAATCGAAACCCATACGAGAGTTATAATCAACTATCTTTTCTCCAGGGTGTAGCCAGTGACACTTCTTATCGTGTCCAACATTTTGCCATGTCCCGCTGATAAGTCTAACAAATCGACATTCGTCTTGAAACTGACATTGTCGTCTGCGGAGCTCATTGAGATTATGGGCAAAGTTGCAGTCTTTGCCATGCGGACAGTCACTACCGTTGTCAACTGAGAAACAAAGCTTTGTCCGGTAAAGGCTTTTCTGAAGTTTCCCTTTATCCGCAAGAATATCGAATGCGGTTGCTCGCGCAGAAGGACAATCAGGAGTATTCACATTACTCTTTATCTGGACTTCTGTTTCACCTTTTTCTTGACACTTTTCTTGACTCTTCTCTTGACTCTTCTCTTGACGCTTCTCTTGACGCTTCTTCGCTTTTGATTCATATTTCTCTTTGTTCTTTGTTCCCTTCGGATACTTGGATGGTTTCCCTCCCTTTTTCTTCTTCCCTCCTTGTTTCTCGCCGGACGTATTTGCATCTATGAGTTCCATAGCACAACAAATCGTGTATGAAAAAGGCAATATTTCAATTTTAAAAGATCTTTCTCAAAATAAACACCAGAATAAGTGTAGAGATAATAGCTAAAGTTATTGTGATATATCTAAGATATTGTGTAAAAAACAGTTTTTCTACAATGCGCATACACACAGGATGAAACCATAATTTGCGTATGGTCTGGACCCCTGGGGTAGCTAAAGAAAAAAGGTCATGGCTTCTGTAGAACATGAGGGGGTTATATATAAAAGCACGTGCGTATCTAGAATAGAGAAGATCAATAGGAACATTCTCACGTATTGATAATATCGTATCATAAAACCGCTTGGATATAATGTACCCGGAAGTCCCGTGACAAGTACTAGTTCTGTAAACATGTGGACGGTATAGTTCACAAGACTGTAGTGGTGTTATAAAAGCACCAATATAAATGATATCCCATTCGTCCCTTTCGAGAAAGTCGTGGAGATATCTGTATTGTTCCTTGTCTATCGGACGAGGTATGATTATATTATCCTCGATAATTGTGATCCACTTCATAGATTTCTCTTTGGCATAGCGAATCAGAGTAAGATGACTTTTGAGACATCCTAACCACCCTGGTATACAAGACTCAAATAAATGTACATGGTAATCTAGCTTATGGTCACTCATTATTTTCTTTACACGTTTCCCTCTCTCTGGGTAATCTCGTAAAGAGATAATATGAAACTCCATGTTACGTCTTAAACGAAATGTTTAACTTGTCTTATACCTAATGCAAAAATGTCTATTCCAAACGGAATAGACTTTCTTCTATGTCAGTTAACTATAATCTTAACATTTCTGCATTGCTTTCACTCTCCACTTTTTCTGTCCCTTTACCCCAAGTTCACGCCATTCCTTCGCTAAGTATTTCGTAATCTCTGATTGTGACATGCTAGGATTGGCTTTTATGGCTTTAGGGCGCATCGTCTCAGTATAAAGAGTGAAGCTTGCACCCGCGGTAAGCTTCGAGATCTTAGTTTTTTCCACCTTTCCCGCACTCTCCTCTTCACTCCCACTTTCCTCTCCACTCTCATCCTCATTTTCTTCTCCACTCTCTTCTCTACTCTCTTCTCCACTCTCATCCTCATTTTCTTCTCCACTCTCCTCTCCACTCTCCTCTCCACTCTCCTCTCCACTCTCCTCTCCGCTCTCTTCTCCGCTCTCCTCTCCACTCTCCTCTCCACTTTCCTCTTCTTCACTCTCTACCTTTTTTACCTTCTTTGCCTTCTTTTTCGTCTCCTTCTTATCCTTCTTATCCTTCTTATCCTTCTTCCCTTTATCTTTCTTACTTGTGTCATCAACCTTGTGTAAGCGTTTGTATTTCTCCATATCCTTGATGTACTTAGCCTTTTGACTTTCAGCGGCAGCTACATACTTTGCTAACTCTTTTGCACGAGACTTTTTAGCGAGTAATTTCTGCCATTCTGTTGCCAATGCTTCAGTCGTCTTCTGAGGACTCCAACCTTTATCATCTGCGTGTTTAGAAGCGACCTCACTTCTCTTACTGTTGCAGAAGAGTAGATATGCCGAAGGTGGTCGTTTTGGTTGTTTGGGTCCTTTATTGTCCTCAAACTCCTGCTTCTCGCGTTTATATCTAGCCTTATCAATGGCAGCGAGCTCTTCGTATTCCTCTCTCTCTTCAGATGAAGTGTTGTTCCATACCTCCGCAAGTTTACGTGTTATGTCATTATTGTGTAACTCTGGATACTTTTTATGTATAGAGTTGCGATTCTTAATTGTGAAGTGTGTATATGAAGAGAGATTTCTTGTTGGCTTCCCCTCCTCCTTAATCATCGCTTTCTTACCAATACGTGATGCTTTGATAACCCTTAAGTAGTTCTCCTGTATTTCAGCGGAATTCCATACAGATACTGCATTTGGGGCGTGTTTCTCAAGGAACGCCTGAGTATATTCACGTAAATTCTTATATGCAATTGTATTTGCCATTATCCTAATTTGAGGAGGCAAGTTTGTATGTAAATTCAATTACAAGATTTACGGATTTTTTTCCCATGCGCATAGTAGAGTTCAATGATTCCCAAGAGGTCTGAAGATAAAAATTTCTTACGTCTATGTACTAACTATAATCATGCCTGATATACATATGTCTCGCCGTAGAATTACGTAATTACAATCTAAATGGATAACATCTCTTCAATATGCCACATGTGCGCGAGTGTGATGTTCAAGAGTGGCTCGCCTTTATTCTGAAGGGGAGACGTGAACAGATTATACAAGACGTCGGGAGACTAGATATTATCCTTGATAATAATCATGGAGATGATGTTGTTATAATTGAAGTGAAACGTGCAAGCGGTTTTTTAGGAGCAATAGGCCAAGTAATAGGTTATACAGAAGCGTTATCTCAAATCGAGACGAGAAATGTCACTCGTGTGAAGATCATTGCACTATTCGAATGGGAACATCTTAAACAAGAGAGACGGCAATTCTGTGAGGATATATGCAAGACACAAAATATTTCTGTATGGTGGCTGGATCTCACTTTCTTACGTTTTTTGTACGATCTAGAGATGAATCAAATCGACCAAGGTCGCGATATCAAGCCTAGAGATTTCTTTATCGAACAATTTCGATGTAAACGTGCCAGAGATGCAAGTATGTCCGAATTCAAGAAACGGCTCAAACAAGGGCATGAAAAAGTAGATTACGAGTTCATAATAGAAAGTGAGAGCGATAATGCAGATAATGCAGATAGTGGAGATGAGAGCGATGCCTCTCTTGAGGATGCGAGGCGGCAAGTCGCTAACGTAAGTATATAATCAGTGTATTTCTCTATCTTAACATATCAAACTATTCATATGTTAATTATTTATAAAAAATTGTGTATGAGTAAATGGGTAATACATCTTGTGCAGATCTCCAGCAATATCAAGATGCATGTGAGATTGCTCCATGTGTCGCGAATATCCTAGGCCTCCCATCCAACTCAAATTCTCCGACAGATACTTGGATATTGACGTTTCATGAAGGAACGCGGTATGATAAGGTTCCGATACATTCGGCATTCATGAAATGGTGGGTTAATAGTGCATCAATATCTCGACTCGTAGGTAGTGGTAGTGAACCACTTCATCTCCAAAAAGATATAAAGGGTCTCGATTATGAAATCAAAGTTTACAGAGATATCATTCGCCCCCTTATCGACTACGATATATGTCCCAATTTTGTACGCTTTCTAGGTTCAGGAAATGGGTGCACATTAGAACAGCTCGTCTCAATGATCCATGGTACAGTCAAATCTCTGAACGGAAAAGTTCTTTCCAAAAAAACTATACTATACAATCTTCAACGCAATATCACCTATATCGTAGACGGTATATCTAATAGACCATCTATTAACAATCCAACTGTATATCATAAGGACATAATACCGTGGCATGATATGGATAAACTTCTATACAATACATTGATTAATGAAAATATCCTTCCGGGAACACAGTCATTCTGGGAATGGCAGAATGGATTATGTAAGCGTACCGAACTGTTCCCACGTCAGTTTTTGGAAGTCATTTTTCAAGTAATTGCTGGGTGTTATGCTATGTCTCTTTCGAGAATGACACATAATGATATCCATACAGGTAATGTTTGGGTTTCTCGATACACAGAAGGAACTGAGCGCATTTATATCTTAGATAACATAACATATACATTAAATAGTGCATATACAGCTCTCATATACGACTTCGATCGTGCGTATGTCGAAAGCATCGGAAATAATGGTTGTCTAGTCGGACGATTATGTAGCATGTATAACCAGTGTAACCGGTTCAGCCCAAACCGAGATGCAATCAAGTTCTTAGCATACGCGTACAAGTGGACAACTAATAGTACGAACAGGAAGATGATTCTAGACATAATCGCACCAGAGTCACAACAACGTTTTATGAAGCGTGTGTTAGACAATAATGACTGGGGGGTATATCTTGTGAAACATGGTAATACTAATAAATTAATGGATAGTGATGATCTTGGAAAACTGCGTCAGTTGGAAGGTAGTGATGGCATCCTTCATCGTGTTGCAGTACTAGCCGGAATCGAAGTAGGTAAAAGAAATCTTGACACAAACAATGTATATGTATGCAACCCAGATCTATTTGATAACGCGGGTAGAATACGAGTCAAATCGTCCGCTGCAACTCAGTATCGTGAAGATCATCCTAACGATCAAAGTTCTAAAAAAAAACCCCAAAATAATTAATTCTCTATCCAAGTTACATTCTATCAGTGTATCTCCTATAAAAAGTAGAAAGAGTAAGAAAAGTAGTAGGAAAAGTAGTAGGAAGAGTAGGAAGAATAGTAGGAAGAGTAGGAAAAGTAGTAGGAAAAGTAGTAGGAAAAGTAGTAGGAAGAGTAGGAAGAGTAGGAAGAGTAGTAGGAAAAGTAGGAGGAGTAGGAGGAAGAGTAGGAGTATTATGAACGCAAGGAAAGTATCAGTTTGTAAAACTAAAGGATGGGTTGTTAATCCTGCTACAGGGAGATGTTGGTTGGAAAAGAAGGAGGGTTATGAACGTTCGTTAGTAACATCTAAATGGGTGCGCATACCTAAGAGTAGGAAGAGTCGTATGAAAAAGTCGTAGACGTTTACAGTAGCGATCATTTGTCTTGGTATGATAGACATTTTACGTAATTATCAGTATCCAGTTGGATACTGATTCGTGGTAATTCTCTACCCGAGAGACATCATATTTGACACAGGTGGAAATGGTGGGAATGGAGGGTATGGTGCTGGTGTAGAGAAATTAAATGCAGGTGTAGTACCAGGAATTGGAAATGAAGATGGAGCTGGTGAAGGAGCCGCGGTTACATAAATATCACTTCTTATTTCCTGTTCTGTGAACGTATGTGAACGTCTATCTCTATTTCCCAGTAGTCCGACTGAATGAACAATATGCTCAGCTTCGTCCTTTAATAATCCCTTCTTCCAATATATAGTATATTTTACACCATTTTGAGGCAAACGTCGTATAACTGCGAGAAAATATTCCCGTACTTGCGCAATATGTTTACGGAATAAATCAGCTGACGTAAATCGAAAATAAAATACTCTCAAATTGTTCCCATCACAATGCATTTTCATCACTCCATCGACTTGCCCTTCGTAAGGGGTATTCTGACTTCCAAGCAACTCAACATTTGGGCTATGTGTGAGAGCATTAGCGTAACAGATGATTATCTTGTCGTACGGACTTGTGTACTCAAAAGGCTGTACTAACTCCGGAAACCACTCTCCCTTCTCTCTAACAAACTGAGCAATCGGATGTGTACTGTTCCTTTCCACGATTAATAAGTTTTTAAATGTAAATGCCATTTAATTTAAATTTGCTTTATTTAAACTATCTTTACACAATTTTTGCAACTCCATATCCTACACCATATGAAACAGCAGCGGCCACACTTCCTACCCCCAATATCTCAAGTCCAGCTTTGTACCAGGATTGGCGTGTAAACTGACTTTTTACTACTCCTAGTACAAAAAGAGTAAAAGATGTAGCACCGCACGAAATCCCAAATAATGTGTTTTCTTCCATGTCGGTATTCCTCAACGCAATGTAGACAATAATTGGGATTATACCAAATGAAACAAATGATGCTGATGTTATAATACCATCAATCCAAGGATTATCGGTATCTCCTGGTAATGTCAATCCTAACTCATCGCCCACCATCTGATCTACAAAGAAGTCTGCATTCGTTGACATCGCATCAACCATCTTCACCGCCTGATTTATATCTAATCCGCGTTCCGTATATATTTTCACCATCTCAGTTTTCTCGCCGTCTAGATAATTCTCAACCTCCCATGCTTCACGATCGCGTTCACGCAAGATCATCTCATTCTCAGCCTTCGTAGATATCGCATCTCCTAGCCCCATAGAAATGGCATCTGCAAACATATTGGAGATACCCATAATTAGAACAACATCCCTATCCAGATCTCCTCCATTAGCAGCTGCAACTACCGCGAATGTCGTTATAATCCCATCAAGTCCACCGTACACGATTGACTTTAACTTTCCACCAGCAGTAGAATGTCCCTCAGTATTGATGCGCATCTCGATTTCCTCTTGCGTATGCGCTTCCCGAGACGCATTCTCATCTTTATTTGTGAAAGCTCGTTGTGGTATGTCCATTTTTACGCATGATTCATATCTTTTAACCTAAGGATATTACAAAGGAAACGATGAATCTATTCTACTCTCTTATAACACTCGCCTCGATCACATTAGGTGCAATAGGTTCCACACGTCTCCTCCCTGCTTGGATGGGGAGAGCATATCTCTTAAATTACATGATATGTTTCTTTGGTTGGGAATTCTGGATGTCGCTCGGTATTCTCAACGGAGATTCCTCACAATTAAGATCTGGAGTCTTAATGAGACCAATACTAAATTCTATGATTATGTCAGCGGGAGACGCGTTGGTAGGACTCGCTCAAATTGCCCTTGTTAAAGGTATTATTGGGGATAGTGCATTCAAAAAATGGGATTGGAATGCTCTTGGCATAATGCTAGCATTCGGTATAGGACAAAATTTTGTAATCACTTATCTCATGCGCGCGAAACTGAATGTTGGGATATTATCATGGGCGCCACTTCTCCCCTTCCAAGGACCTGGTATTATACAAAATCAAGAATCGTGGTTGATGCAACCTTTCCTTTTCTACGCACTGCTCATCCAATACCGAAGAGGTATATTGGGTATATACGACGAGAGCGAAGATAAACATACAAAAAAGTAGCAATGAATAAATGAACCTCTTCAACTCTCTCATCGTTATAGCTTCAATTATTTTGGCGGTGATCGGTTCAGCCTATATTATACCAGCTTGGATAGGCAAAGTATACATAATGGGTTTCATTCTCTGCTTTCTTGGATGGGAAATCTGGATGTCGTATGGTTGGGTGAACGGTGACTCGGAACATGCACGCACCGGAGATCTTATTGATCCTATATTAAATGCCGTCGTTATGTCAGCTGGCGATGCTCTTATTTGTTTGGCACAAGTAGCACTTGTTAAAGGCGTTCTTGGAGACGACGCATTCAGGAGATGGAACTGGAGAGCTCTAGCCTTGATGTTAGCGCTCGGACTACTACAAAACTTTTTTGTTACTTATATTCTTAGAGCGAAGATCCGTATTGGTCAAGTCGCATGGGCTCCTCTTATGCCCTATCAGGGCCCCAACGTACTACAGGTACAGGAAGGGTGGATATTGCAACCGTTCATCTTCTATGCCATCTTGATTCAAGCGAGATATGGTATCTTAGATATCCCTCTAGAAACAACAATCATACCAAAATAGAAGTCCAACAAATGAATTTTTGAAATAACCATATAAATTCACATTTTGAAGGTTATTGAATGAGCTGCTTGCGATACAAAACAAGGAGCTCAAAACTGATATTTCTGAGTTGAGTAAAGTCATTGAAGATATTGGGCGAAATGAGGAAGTTATCAAAAAATTTCGGTTTATACCACGTGTCTTACATTGGTATAAGTATTATTTTATATGAATATACAACTGAGATATACAACTGAGAATATATAATTGAGAATATATAATTGATTCAATTGATTCAATTGATTCAATTGAATCAATTGAATCTTATCTAAGACGTCAGTCTTAGATAAGAAGATATGGTAAAGATAATTGCTGTAGGTGACCAACATTTCCAGAAGGGAAATCTCGTGGAGGTAGATATGTTCATCTCTAGAATAACAGAACTTGCGACGGAACAGGAACCAGATCTTATCGTTCTTCTCGGGGACCTTCTACATACGCATGAGAAGGTCGAAACACCACCTCTAAATAAGGCGTACGAGCTTATCCACAATATGCGAAAGGTCGCGAAGACATATGTACTTGTAGGTAACCATGACATGTGCAATAACCAGGTCTTCCTCACTGATAGTCACTGGTTGAACGGGATGAAAGAATGGGAGAACGTTGTGATTGTAGATAAGGTGGTGATAGAAGTGATTGATGGAGAGAAGTTAGTGTTTGTTCCATACGTCTATCCTGGTAGATTTGAGGAAGCTCTTTCCACACATGGAGACGATTGGATGGAGGCATCGTGCATTTTTGCACATCAGGAGTTCTACGGGTGTAAAATGGGGGCTAAAATCTCGGAAGACGGTGACAAGTGGTCGCTTGAATATCCGAGTGTTATTTCTGGTCATATTCATTCAAGACAAACTCCTCAAGAGAACGTGTACTATCCGGGTGCGAGCATGCAGCATGCGTTCGGGGAGAGCGAGAAAAACGTTATAGCATGCATTGATGCTCTGGATGGTGCGTACAGCTTGACCGAGGTTGATATTGCATTGCCTCGGAAACGGACTGTATATGTTGATGTTACTGATCTCGAGGAAAGTATTCCTGAAAAGACCGACGATAAGATACGAATTGTTGTATCTGGAAACCCTGACGAATTCAAAGCGATGAAGCGCACTAAAGTATTCAAGGAGTTAAATGTGAGAGATGATATCAAGGTCGTCTTTAAGCCAAAGAGAATCGAATTGCAGAGACGCGATGACGACCGCCAAGAGGCTGGAAAAACTAGTGAAAATATCAAAGAAGTAGGTGTACGATTCTTAACAATCCTTTCGAACCTGGTTACTGCAGAGAGTAATGATTACCTATTACAATCTTATCGCGAGCTTGTTCAAGATATATGATTTCCAAACTTTTCCCATTCTTCTCGCCATATATAAAAATGAGTCATGGTCAAAGGACGTATTTGAGCCAGCTATCAACTATAGACGATTTAGAAGGTTATGGTGAAGGGAGTGCTACAGGTAATAGAATGGGAGGAGATGGGAATCCAAATATAGGTGTTGGTGACTATCAAGATCAAGCTAGAGGTCGCACACGTGATCTTGACCGAGGATTTGCAAGCCAATCAGGTATGGGAGGAACCAGATCAGGATTTGGATGGGATCAAGGCGGACACAGTGGAGGAGATCCTGGTATGTATATGAACTCCGGAATATCACCAGGAATGGGACCTGGCATGGCTCCAGGCCCAATGGAAATGGGTGGCAATATGAACCCTAATATGAGTCCTAATTTAAATATGCAATCAGATATGAGTGACCACGAATACGAACCATCTAATCGTATTATGTCTCACGCAGAACTAAGGGGAGGACCCTCATGTATTGATGTATCTGATCATGTGAAATCTTGTCCGGTTTGCAGTCGTTTATACGCTAACGACCGGACAGTGTGGATAATCTGCGTAGTCGTTCTAGCAATTATTTGTCTGTTATTGCTCAAAAAGACCCTAGAAAATTAAGACGGGATCCGTTCCTTATATCCAGTAAGATATAAGGATAATTATCAATCAACAACCAACATTCACCTCGATTCCGTTATCGGTACAGAAACAAAGGATGATGTCGTCAATTTCCTCTATCTGATTGTATTTTATTCTAAACATGGGGTATCAATTATTCTTACAGTACTCATCCTTTGTTTCGTCGTTACTTCCCTTCTTCCCTTCTTCCCTTCGTCCTTTCTTCCTTGCCTTTCTTCCTTTCCTCTTCGGCATTTCTCTTAGGCATTTCTGGTCTGCTTTTTCGTCACAGATTCCATACAGGAATCCAAATCTTTATACCAATTAGACAAAGAATGATGCAAATAGGCCATCGTGATCTGACGCAGTTTTGTGGGAAGCTCCCATGTCAATAAGACTTACAGAAGAAAGTCGCAATTCAGGTCTGTACCAAATACTATCAGGAGTGTTACCATAGAAAGTAGTTGGTGCGTCCCATTTAACACGAGTAAAGCCGAGTTTGGACAAACGATCGAAAGGGGATCTGTTCCACGCTTTAACCTGTTTCTTCGTCCACTTAAGATCGTATACATATTCGAGATACGATTCGTTGGAGAAAGGATCGAAGAGGCTGTTAAAATCTCCTAAGATAATATCGGCACATTTCACACTAGTTACCGATTCTGTCTTTATTACTCTCATTTCCTTAGTAGACGCATCAGCATAAATTTCGTCATCGTATTTTCCGCCGCAGAGATGTACGTTCGCAATACGTATATACTTCCTGCCATTAGTAAAGGTTGTCAATTGAGAGACCCGTTCGGTATTACACTTAATAGTAGGAATTACGGCGGAGGTAGAGTACTTCCATGTTGATTTCTTGTAAAGTAGCATCACTAATCGTTCAGAACAATTTGGTTCATTATTCGGGACCGCTTCACAAACAACAACGTAATGCTTACTGAGAGAGCTTCTATTGATAGAGGAGGGTCGAGGGGATTCTTGCATGCACACAATATCAGGGAACTTTGCCTTTTGTAACCTGGCAGAGAGGTGACGATAAAAAGGTTTCCTCTGTGCTTCAAATGCATTAACAGTTACAACACGTACTTGTGATTTTGGCATTTATATCTAAGCCCATTTTTCTAAACCAAAAACCAAGGTGTCAGCTTAAAGGAAAGGGGAAACTGAAAAATGGAAGAGGAAATAGTCAGTACAATTAACGAAGCGATCCAAGACAGTGTAGAGGAACCCATCCTTATATCCCCCCCAACCATTACCTCTGCATCTCCTATATCACCAACACCCCCTATATCCCCTACATCCCCTACCGATCCTACATCTCCTACATCCCCTACATCCCCTACACTCCCTACATCCCCTACCGATCATACATCTCCCACTAACCATAGCCTACCGCTGGTTGATTACGACACGATTGTGTTATCTGGTGGGTCCGTTAAAGGACTTCTAACGTTGGGTTCATTGCAGTACGCTCTTGACAATTATTTGTTGAAAAATGTGAACACGTATATTGGAACTTCGTCTGGTGCAATGACGTGTTACCTTATGGCGATTGGGTATACTCCGATTGAGATACTTGTAGAACTATGTACACGGCAAGTATTAGAGAAGATGCAGCACCCTAATATTATACAGGCAATTCGAGGGGGTGGTGCTCTATCATTTCTGACAATTCAAGAACAATTGGAGAAGTTGACTATTGAGAAGATTGGGACATGGCTGACTCTCGGAGAGTTAAAGGAGAGATTCGGGAAAACGTTGATATGCGTAACTCATAATTTGAGCAAAGACTGTACTGAGTACTTAGGACCAGATACGCATCCAAATCTTGCGTGTATTGCTGCTCTGAAGATGTCATCTAATTTACCCCTCGTATTTGAGAAATTCTTGTATAATGGAAGTTATTATATCGACGGAGGTATCTCTGACAACTTCGCGGTTACATTAGGAACGAAGTTGGGGCAAAAGGTCCTTGGGATGTTAGTATCACCTGCTCCGTGTAACTTTCCTGTTGATGCTGAATTGGATATGTTAGAGTATGTATACAAACTAATCTTCATCCCTATTGCGCAAACAACTAAGCACAACGTGGAGAGTGTAGCCGGTAAATGCAAGATCATCACACTGGAGTATGATCACCTTAAATTCTTCAATTTTGTTGTCACTTCTCAGACTAAATTGGAAATGTTCAGCAGCGGTTATGCACAGGCAAAAGAACAGTTAATATAGCTTTTTAAGGATATATGTATATGGAAATATAATGTATTCAATGGAATACATTATCTACAAATCAATTGTTCCAACGAATATAGCGACAAATACATATACAATCAACATATTTCTAAGAAGCAGATATTAGCAGTATGAACTAGAGAGTCTGCACATTAATAACAACAGTCAATATGAAAACAAATAGAATAATCATATTTAACAAATGGAAGAATTGCTTGTTACTTGTAGATTTGGTATAGAAATAGAGACCTGTTTTTGTTTCGCAATGTTTCCAACTACTGTGTTAGATTCTGAGTCCGCGATAGAGAGGTATGTAGAGATATCTAATGATATCATTCGATCTTCGAATCTTAATGAATCTTTGTTTGGTTTTGTGAGAAAGGGTCAGAAGGAGATTGATTATGGGATATGGAATGTTACGGATGATCCGACTGTAGTATGTAGAAATAATGGCGGTCATTCGTACATTATTCCAGCCACGAGTGTGTTTAAAGAATGTAAGTTTTACAGTATAGAACTTGTTTCCAAGATTCTTGATTATCCTGATGGGTTAGAGAGTTTGTCGAGTGTGTATCATAACATTATGATGAGTGAGAATTTCGTTTACATGGTTAATATGACACAGGGGCTACATGTGAACGTGAGTGTGTTGAATTTGGAAGCACATGTTCCAAATCTCATTCGATGGTGGATGTATTTTGAGATAGAGATGATGATGTTTGTGCCTGAAATAAGAAGAGGTGAATTTGAACATGCAGCGGAGATAAGCAGTGTATTTGCGGCGAATTCTTCTATAATGAAGCATGGAGATAATAATCCTGAGGAGTGGCGTGATTGGTATGTTAAGAATCGTTTTGCGAAGTATTCGGCGATGAATGTGAAATCGGGAGGGGAGATTGTGGAGTTTAGGATTCCTGAGGGGACGATGAGGTTGAGTGATATGGAGCTTTGGACGCATTTCTTTTGTCGTTTTGTTGCTGCGTCTGTGTTGCGTAAGTTTGGTGATGATATTGACTTGTCTACTTTTATTGAAGATCCAGAATTAGTAGGTATGCTACAGAGTAGATTGAATTGAGTATTTCATCTTAATAGTTGAAGCTATAAAGATTTATTGTGGTAAGTTTGTATAAGTATTATTTAGCCTGACAAGACAGCCCAACTTATAGTTGATGTGCCTTCACAAGCGTGTGCGTATTTGAGTTTACGCTTTCGTTAAGTCTGACGATAATACTTGTTGTTCCAGAAGTATTTTTGAGCGATAGAGGGAATGTTGAGTGTTGCGTTTGCAACTGCTACATATCGCGACCATGCAATCACATTGCGTTCCACAGAACCAACAACACTGTGATTTGTAACATATATCGCAGAAATTATGTTTATCAATTCTCCATTTGGAGGGTTTCATACAGTAATCACATGTTGTATGCTTTGTATGCGTTGTATGCGTTGTATGCGTTGTATGCGTTGTATGCGTTGTATGCTTTGTATGCTTTGTATGCTTTGTATGCGTTGTATCTGAGCGTATTGCCGACAGCATGATCACTATTCCTCAATCTATAGACTATTTTTCATTTTTTTGAAGAGAACTATAATACTCAATGGCATCTGGGTTCGCACGAATTCCGCTCCAATCAATTCTAAGAATACTTAATCCTTCAAGGCTTTTAACACGTGATAACGCTGTATAAGCTTGTCCATACTCGAAGATACCTTCCAAGTCAATCTCTGCATAATCCAAGCTCGCACCCTGTGAACGGTGAATCGAGATTGCATATGCTAGACGAAGAGGTATCTGAGTTGCTCTCAAGGTTTTGTTTCCGTTATCTTCCACTTCCCAGACGTGATAATCAATTACCCGTTCCTCTCCATGGAGGAATCTCACAACAGGCATATCTCCTACGAAGTCCGTAATAACACCTCGACTACCGTTTGCTAGTTTGGCGGAAAGATCCATATTGTAAAGAAGCATGACTTGTGCACCAGTACACAACTGGATCTTCTCAGGTGCGATCGAGTGCTTCAAGAATTTCTCGGTCACCATCGCTCTATCCCGAACACTTTTGTGCACGGATATATCCATGGTGTACTCGTAAAATTGTCTTCCATCTTCAGCTAATATATCCAATTCTTCCTCGTTCAAAACGTCCACATCTTTGTTGAGAGGATAAAGCCGTGTAGGTTTGATACCATACGGATTAATCAATTCTCTTCCGATATGAGGAATAAGAGTTTCGCGAACATCATCCGTGATCTCACCAATCCTCACATGATTAAGACATCGTTGGAACACTGGATCTCCTTGTCGAATGACTTCATCAAGATATACAGTTGTATCAATACATCTATCCCAGGATGCAGCCTGAAAACAGAACTCACTAGAGTCTACGGCAGGGAGCTGTAGAAAGTCACCTGAAAGAATGAGCTGAATTCCACCGAAAGGGGATACGCTATTCCGCACAATTCTAGCAATCTCCTCCAACTTATCGAACAGAATAGGCGAGACCATCGAAATCTCGTCGATCACCAATGTCTCTAACTCTTCCCATCTTCTTCTAATGTGTGGACGCTTAAAGATCTGTTGGACAATGTTGTCCACTCGGCCTTTTCCAAGGCCGATACCAGTGTATGAATGCAAAGTTGTTCCCCCGATCAGAAGAGCGGAAACCCCTGTTGAAGAGGTTAATGCGATATTGCGTGTATCTCCAAACGCTCGCGTATATGCTTTTACTACTGAACTGTTATGCGTAACTAGAAAATTCCCTAATACAAAACGGTGATTACCATCCAGCTCAAATCCATAATACCTTCCTTTTCCAACATGTTCTATCGCAATCGACACAAGATTGTTCTTAATTTGCTTACAAGGAGTTGCTTTTTTACGATCAATAAGAACAGGAACTTCATCTGTATATCCTGATATGTGAATTCTATAATATAACTCTTCTCGTTTCTCCCCCTTATACATGCACCACTTCATATAAGAAGAAAAGGATACTTCGAATCCGAGTGAATTCGACAAAAAGTAAATATCGTCAGCCAGACGCTTGTTATTTTGTGTAATTTCGTAGCAGTTGTTTGTCAAATGTCCGCCAGAATCAATGAGACCTGCTAGAAGTTCGAGTCGGTTCTCTCGCGAATTTGACTTATATACAAGCGGGATATGTTTGTTTCTAAATACATTCTGGTCTATCAGGGAATCAAGGATCTTATATGTTATATCCTCTTTGCACAAACGCGTCTTATGTCTTCCACAATACTCATGTAAGTATTCTATAATCTTAATGTTAGGAGGAGCTGATGAAGTTCCATTTCCTAACCACAATCCCAACATATATGGTTCGATTTCAAGTGTTTGTTTGCGAAAATCGAGTCCGGTGTACATACCTTGAAACGATTCCCTCCAATATTCAAAATTACATGGTATCAAACAATCCAAAACTGGTAAATCAACAATATCAGGAAGTGTTTCTGCATATTTCCATCCATCCTCTTTTGTTTTAAAGTATTTGGTGCGTACTTTCCCTGATGTATCACCCCACTTTAGCTCAAAACAGTTCATGTCTTTCATCCATTCCATTACTTTGCTAACTTTGAACGTCATAACATGTTGACTATTCACGGTATATGTGTCACCTCTAGACGTAGACACGCGGTACATCTCATCAATACCGGTTGTTGTTGATAATACATGACGTGATGTCGAATCATCGCCCATGACTAATTCACCTTCCGTAATATCCTGAATCATCTTCACTGACCCGTCAAACATGATCACAGGCGTGTTAAATTCCATACATTTTCCAACACCGGCCGCCCCGGTAATGAAGACATTCTTGCCTTCCGAGCACGCTTCTAAGGCGAGTTGTTGCTTATTCTTGAGTCGCATACCAGAGTTAACGTAATGTGAATTTTGTTTCATTTGTGGAGTTGTTATTATTAATTATAAGCATTCTTTCTTTAACTAAAAGAGCGTATGTATAAGTATATTCAAGGCAGAATACACTTCATTACTTGTAAGACAATTTACGAAGCTTAGCATCACCATTGTACAGCTTCTTAGCCTCTTCTACAGACATCTCAGGCTTATTGTACCGTCTATTCACGTAGTTGTGGAAGTCTACAAAAAAAGCAAATAGAGGTTCACGCCCACTTGTTATGTAATCGAGATCATTATAATGCTTCTCTAGATGTACGCGAGCGTGCTCAGCACAAGACACACATGGAAGAATGTAAGGCATGCCAAGCATGAAACCCTTCATCTTATCAGCACAAATCTTGCTTGCGTGTACTGGATATTTCGCGGCTCCATTATGAAGGGAAAACCAAAAAGCAGGACCCCATACCGCTGGATCAACAGTTGTCTTTGTATCAATCGTATTCCAATCCATTTCAACACATTGCTGAGGAGAATGAGAGGCATGTTGACTCGGGTTATGTCCTTCAGGAGAAGGATAATGTGGGACTGGATGCATAAATGCTTCATAATTATCTTTGGACTGAAGACTTGAACGAGGAATTGGAGACGCCGCGAAACATTCTGTAATCGACTTATACTTCCCTTGTCTAACCATTTATCTCAACCAGAAAATTATTCTACAATCTCAATACATCTCGAAAAAACACGCAATCTATCATGATTGATATTTACACAATTCCTATCCAAAAAAGGTAAAAGTCTCTTAAAATCGGGAGGCTTACAATATGGTACACTCTCAATATCATAGCTTTTTGGATACTCTCTAAATAACTCACGTCCTCTCTCATGGTTCAACACAGAGATATCTAAGAAATCCTCCAACTCCTCAATACGACCATACGTAAGAAGATGCTTGTATGCCGTCTTAGGACCAACTTTCGGAATGTTTTTGTTATAGTCAGTTCCACACATAATACACAAATCCAAAAATTGTGCAGATGTTAACTCAAGTATATCCAATATTTGTTCATACATAATGCGAATACACCACCCATCCCCCCTAAACTTCGTCAGGAAATCAGAAGCTCCATATGCTAATACATCAGAATCATCCGTAAGGATACCTTCCACCAAATTCCTCTTTCGCAAATCGCAACACATAGTCTCCGCTTCAAGCGGAGCATTATACCAAGGAACTCCAAGTATATCAAATAATTCTCTCGTCAAGTCAAAATCAGCTTGTGTAATATGCACATCCTGCTTCTCTTTCTTAGCGATCTCCTCCTTGATACATCTCACAACTGCTTCTTTATTTACTCTCCCCCGCAGTATCCCTTGCTCCGGAGCAAACTTCATTATATCTTGGGGTATGTTACCTGTTTCTTCAAACTCTTCCAAACCTCGCGTTAGATTTGCAATCGAGTCCTGAAGCAACTGTTTTTTCGCACGACGATTATCTCGCTCCCCCTCCTTCTCCGGAGGTGCTCCCATATCGTAACAAAAAACACAATGGACATCATAACTTCTCAAACATATAACAAGGTTAAGAAATTCCGCTAACCACTTCTCCCCAACGGTTGCCTTGAATTTATACATATATAGAGATGTGTCAACCGCTAGTCTTTTGAATGCATAGTTGGAAATATGCACATTTACAAATACTTCTGGACACTCTTCTGACAAAAATTTACTTAGAGACTTAACTCCCATTAATCATCATATCCATCATGGCTTTAAGCGTGGCAATTATGTAATTTACATCTAAAATACATATCTTTGTTAATAATAAGAGATGTCGAAACGGGTGTTCACTACGAACGAGCAATCAGAGTCGGCCACAAGGAGACGCACACAGCGCCTCAAATTAGAAGACGCTCCTCCGATCAATTCGATACACGATCTCATTGAAATCGGGAAATCTATAAAGTTCTACAAGAATCTTAACTCCATCATGCTATGGCGTGTTACTCCATACCTAGAAGAACTAGATAACCTCATCGGTATGTCAGAACTAAAAGAATCCATATTCTACCAACTCATATACTACATACAAAATATGCACACCAGAAACCAAGAAGAAGAATACCTACATACCGTCCTCATCGGAACTCCAGGTAGCGGTAAGTGCATCGGAAGAGGGACCCCAGTCATGTTAAGAGATGGGAGTGTTAAACCAGTAGAAGATATCGAAACAGGTGAAGTGCTGATGGGTGATGATAGCAAGGGACGTACCGTCCTCTCAACATGTGTAGGTCGCGAGAAGATGTACAAAATCAAACAACTTTACGGAGATGATTATATCGTAAACGAATCACATATCCTCTCCCTAAAATTATCACAATCCCCACTGATATTTGATCAACCCGAAAGTAATCGGGTGTGTGTTCATTGGTTTGATGCGGTAAAACAACATACAGATATTTTCAAATACAATCACTCAGATGAAGCGTCTAAAGATGAAGCGTACAGGAAGGCGAAACAAATTCTACCAGAAAATGGACTCCTTGTGGATATATCCGTAAAAGACTACTTGTCTCGTACAAACGAATGGAAGGCAGCTTTTAAAGGGTACAAGGTAAGTACTGATTGGCCTGAAAAGAAAACAAGCATGGATCCTTATATGGTGGGTTTATGGTTAGGCGATAAATCAAACACACATATCACAACAAACGACCCAGAGATTGTCGAATATTGTAAGAAAAATGGGTTTGGGCTACGACAAGGGAAAATAAGTGAAAAATGCAGAGGCGATATGTACTATGACAACAGACTCACAGATATCTTGCATGATCTTAATGTCTGGGGGAACAAGCATATCCCTAAAGAATTCCTAATTAACTCGCGAGAGGTTCGTATGCAGGTTCTTGCAGGGCTTCTAGATGCGAATGGATATCTTGATCATAATTGCTTCGAAATCACTCAGACGAACAAACAATTAGCTAAAGATATCATATTTCTTGCGCGTTCATTAGGCTTTCGCGCAACGGTATCCGAATGTGAGAAGAGCTGCATGTATAAGGGAAAGAAGAGGAGTTATCAGCATATACAAATATCAGGACATGTCAACGAGATCCCTGTGAAAATAAGCAAGAAACAAGCGTCTTCCAGTAAAATTAACAAGGATTATCTCGTCTATAAAATTGAACTGGAAGAACTCGAGGAAGACAATTATTACGGATTTGAACTTGATGGAAATCACCGCTTCCTTCTGGGAGATTTCACAGTAACACACAACACAAGCGTTGCGAAAATCCTAGGCAAGATTTACCAAGCGATGGGCATTCTCTCCAAAAATGGACCATTCAAAGTCGCACACCGTGACGACTTCATAGCAGGGTACCTCGGTCAAACCGCCATTAAGACGCAGAAATTACTAAAGTCATGTATCGGCGGGATCCTCTTCGTCGACGAGATATATGCACTCGGACCAGGACAAGAAGATAAAGACTCATTCTCAAAAGAGGCAATTGATACTTTGAATGCCTTTCTCTCAGAACACACAAAGGACTTTTGTTGCATTATCGCGGGATACGAAGAGGAGATTAAGAAGTGCTTCTTTGCTGTGAACCAAGGACTAGAAAGTCGCTTCCCGTGGGTACATAAAATGGACAACTACTCCCCAGAAGACTTGGCCGATATCGCAATCAAGATGGTAGGAGAAATCAAATGGGATCTTGGAGCAACGAAAGAAGAGATTGTCGATGTCATAAAATCGCATTCAGACATGTTCACCTGTAATGGCAGAGATATCAGAACATTTGTCTCAAAATGTAAGATGGCCCACGCAAGAAGAATCATCTCTTTAGAACCAGAAGCGAAATTCATCCTCACTAAAGAAGACTTCGTTAACGGTCTAGAAATGGTGGTCGCAAATCGTCACAAAGATGAACCACAAATGAGTCCCAGTGCAATGTACATGTACATGTAGCATATTATCCAGTAATTATATCCAGTAATTATATTCTATTTGCGAATGCAAACAGAAGACAAATTAAACCATAAATCAGTTGCTACTTGCGAATCTTGGTTGCCACGACATCGCATATATGGTAAAATATTACCCAATATCTAGAGTGTTTTATAGTATAAGTGTACTTATCATCTTCATACCTTGTTATAGAATTGTCATGATCATCTGAAGACTGTATAAGTGATAAATCACGCTGAACGATATCGTGAGGAACGATATGCAATGGAATTGACTGCACTGCATCTCCTAAACATCTCATTTTCTCAGATGTGTATTGTCTCCATAGTACCTCGTTTGTATTGATATTCGTTTTAGCATAACAATCACTTTCGATATGATTGTCACGACCACATCGCATGCATCCACGTGTTTTCGACTTACAGTTTTTTATGAAATTATCCGGTTGCTTGCATCCACGTGTTTTCGACTTACAGTTTTTTATGAAATGACCAGATTGTTTACACTTATAACATTTATCAGATAATCCTAATATCATCTTATTAATTGTTTTCAGATCTGACTTAGACAAATTTATGCGGCAAAACGATCCTCCTCTGACATTATCAACACCATATTTAACCATGTATTTAAGAGTGTACTTATCTTCGTCGTACTCATCACAGTCTGGTATAACTTCATGTACTTCTATAACTGAGTGACGCCTAGTCCATTCTGATCCAAGCTTATCAAGATGAGTGGAAAAACGTTCAAGTGGCTCTATCGTTTTACCAACGTAATACTTGTTGTTTCGAAGTCTGAGAATGTATATATACATGATATATATTATCACATAAATAACTTTAAATTTCATTTACCTCGAGAATTCATCCTCATTATTTCATGACGCTTCCCTTATACCATTCCTAGAGAAAGTGCAGCGCGAATGTTAATACAAAGAATTTATGTGAAGATGCCCTTCCTTATACCAGTACTGATTACCAGTACTGATCACCACTCGCGTAGATTGATGCCGGTTTGTCCCCGTCTCTATGATGCTTCCCTTCCTTACACCAGTACTGATTACCACTTGCGTAGATTGATGACGGTTTGTCCCCGTCTCTATGACGCTTCCCTTCCTTATACCAATGCTGTTCTCCATCCGTAGTGATTATTGCCGGTAGATCCCAGTCTCTATGACACATCCCTTCCTTATACCAGTACTGAGTACCTTTCCAGTTGATTATTGCTAGTCCATCATAATTATGAGGTTGAATATGTCTACATATTCTATAGACATACCGCCAATCCTCCCTGAATAACTCGTTGAGGTACGTATTCGCCCCGCACATATTATTGATCTCGTTGCGATAGAGGAATCGTGAAACAACACATTGTAGTATGCTTCTAAGATGTGGTTGACAAATATTATTCATAGTGTTATGTTAATACAAAGACTTTATGTGAAAAATCATTTTCGTCCGCGGAAAATCATTAACAATTTCCATCATTGTTTATATTCTCCTTCTCATCCACGGATACCGTCTTCTCTCGGAATTTGCCAATATCTCACCAGTACGATCAGAGGATGTTTGTCTTCCATTCAACTTTTTTGCACGCCATATCTCCCATTTACCAATAATACTAGACAGTACTCCGCGATCCGTAAAAACAGTCTTCACATCTGTCCGACATACAGGACATCTAGGTCTATAGAAACTCTCTTGCCACCAACGAAGGAGACATTTCCGACAACTAGTCTTGTGATGACAAGGACGAAGCTCGCAATCACCAGGCTCCATGCAGATCACACACGACTCCCTATCCTCCTTGTCCTCCTCATCTGCGATTCTCCTTACATTCGCACTTACATTCGCCCTTACATTCGCCCTTACATTCGCCCTTACATTCGCCCTTACATTCGCACTTACATTCGCCCTTGTAACGCCTCGGGCGATATCACGTATACTTCCTCGTACTATTCTAGCAGATTGAGGAGTCCTCCTAGGAATCCTCTTGGGTGTTGTGGGTCTCAAATCGGAGTGACATCTTCTAAAGTGCGCTATGGCAACAGAACGATCACTTGTAACATTGCATTGACTACAATTACTCATCTCCTTTATTCTTAGCATAAAAAATCTAATAATATTACGTTTGTCCCAAATCTTTGTTTAGGTGATATTTCACACGATCCAGAATTGTCTCCGCTGCAAGATCAGGACCCGTTGGAATATACTTGAAAGCTATCTCTGTGTAGAACAGATACTCTATCAATCCAATAAAACAGAAGATAATAAAATTCTCATACAAAATCCTCTTCGTATTTATCTCTAACTTCAAAGCGAATTTGGCTACCAGCCACGCAGATATCACACCAACGAAGAGGGATATACTCACGCCAATCGCTACTATTCTAAGCTTATAATTAGTACGAGTGACTCCCGGAGACTCATTCTGCGAATCCGCTTCCATCTTCTTAGCAGCAGCATCCACACTCTTCCAATTAATTGGAACCGGTGGATGCGAATGTGTGCTCCAGTCATCAATCTTAGTTAATATTGCATTCGTCTGATCACTTACAATCAAATTTAGTTCGTCTTGAACAGTCGTACGCTCAAGCTTTGAGAGGTAGAGAAAAAAGAACAACGCTAAAAACCCAAAGAGAATCGCCACGTGGAGCCCAATATTTAAACCCTGAGTTACCTGCGCTCCTGTAAACATTTATGATAACCCAACGTTAAAGATTACAATCCAATTGCAAAATGGGGAATGTTATTACGATCAAAGACTCAATGAAATATAAACAATGTAGAGAATGCAATAGAAGTGCAAAACAATCATGTGGACAACACTCAAATGGGTGGTCTCTTGTAACATACTACTTCTGTCAAGATTGCTACGATAAACACATATCGCAGCGGTGTTCAATATGCATGGCTTGTAATGATTTCAGAGACGGTCCTGTCAAGAACTGTGAAGATTGCGGTAAACCTGTGTGTTATGCATCCAAACATACATATGTGTACGAAAGGAAATGGTACCACAAGAAGTGCTTCTGGGGGCGAGGTCAAGATATTAATGATAAAGCTCTCGCACTATTTCCACATCTCCCAGGAGATATCATTAAGTGTATTGCACAAACTGTATTACGCTTAGACGGGGGCGATCGCGTTGCTGGCAAGGCAGGGAATCATCTACAAAAATGCAGGTGCTGTAACAAGCGGATAAGAGAAAACTTGACTAGAGAAGCACGATGCGAAACAGCAGGATGCAATCAGTCGAGAGATGTCAACAAAGTATGTAGCGATAAATGTATGCGAGCAGCTCTCCTTAACGCGAAAGGCTTAGTGAAGTGGAACAAAGACACACAACAATTAGTGTGCTGGAAATGCAGAATAAAAAATAAATTGAATTATTGAATACATTACGCCAATAAATCATATATGACATCAAATCAATCTCCATATGAATGTTCATCGGGCTGCGAACAGAATTGTGAAATACAATGTCCTAGATGCGATCTTGGCATATGTAAGGAATGTACATATAAGTGTCATAGGTGTGGAATCAAAGGGTGCGCCAGCTGTATTATTATGAACTCTGTTGACATGTGCCAAGAGTGCGATGCTAATATCACATGTTTACAAGCGATGATATAAGAGGGTGATTAGTGCTAATTATGTTATTGAATCAATCCGGCATTTGGATAATCAGGCATATGAATTATCGACAGAGAATCTACAAGTCGCAACGCAGTTGGATCCATAGTGCACCATATCGTGTATATATGACTATAGTCCCAGTCATATAAGTAATTTGTTATCTTTACCTACCCGCAACAATGTATTGTTGCGGGTGTATTAGCTGAGTATTCCTCAAACGATTCCTGTTTGTACTCGCTTCCAGGAATTTTGGATATTGCGTCGAGTATAATCCAACAATTGTCCGCATACGGCAATGATCAAAAATTTGGTAATTATCCAAGCTCAATACCATTTTCATTATATTTTGAGAGCTCTCAAAATATAAATCAAAAATCCAATCATGAAGATCAAGTTATAAAAGGCGATGTATAGACGATATACAGGCAAATAATAAGCTCTTCATACAATGGGCTTACAGAGACAGAAGCTAAATACATCAAACAATCCAAAAAATCCAAAAAAAACCAAATTACATTTCACAGTATCATATATTTTTCAAGCTCTCAATATTATTATCAATCAAATATCCAATCCAAAATGAAAAATCGATGTCATGAAAAATCGATATCCTCATGGGGCCAAAAATAAAAAACACACAAAAATATTTGGAGTTCACTGTACGATCACCAAAATAAACCGGCTACGATGAAAAACATTTCAAAATGTTGTTTTCATCGTAGCCGGTTTATTTTAGTGATCGTACAGTAGACATCAGTGTGAAGGGGTTGGAGAGCTGTCATTCGCGTACGCTACACAACATTTCGAAATGTTGTATTCACAATTGATCATTGACATCTCCGTACAATTGCTCTCGCCACATCCTTTCTCAATTTATTGTCGTGACCTTCACTCGCTTTCTTCCATTCCAATCGCACTTTTCCTAACTTCATCATCTGTTGATTATAAAATTCGTCAACCCATGAACCATTCTCATTTTGCTCTGTCATATATTGTTCGAGTTCATCATATAATCGATCGACCACGATTTCTCCGTCCCTTCCAAATTTCACGAAGACATGGCTCAGTATTTCTTCTAAACCTTTATCAGTAAATACCCCTTCTCCTTTCGAGGGCTCTAGGTATTTAGCTATATTTCTACTCTTATCAGAGATATGTATCTTATTTGGAAGATCATTCTTTATTACCACAAACTGGGCAATTCCCTGTGCTCCATCTCTTAGTACAGCAGCTTGCATATTCATCGCAACAGACGCTTCAATATCTGCTAACGATAATGGTTCCTTGTTAGCCATAATAAATTTAATGGTTGTATGATTATGCACTACTTGAGGACGGGTAACAATCTCGTCAACCTTCGTATTTAATCTCTTGTGGTTTTCTGCTACCTCTTGCTTCAATTCCTTGATCATTCCAGACATCTCACATATCGTCCGTGTGTTAGCGTTCAATATCTGCCTGTTTTGACAAGCTTCTGATTGTTGATGCCTTTTCAAACTTCTGTTGTGGAGGTCAGCACCACATTTCAGACACGTTACTCTCGGCATTTATTTATGATTAGGGATATTAGAGGAAAAATCAATTTTCTAATATGTCCCGATTGGAAATCATCCGTCACAAAACTCATAATCAGACTTCGAGTACATAATAGCCTTGTTGGCATGATGTACTAAAGCATCCAAACGAGTAGTAATATCGTTGAGATAAGTTTGAAATAAGCTCAGTAATCATCATCTGAATCTTGCGATGACCATATCGAGTTATGAGAAGAAGTACTACTGTTATCACATACCCATGTATCCGTATTATCCTTGCAGTGTTGGCATAGGTCAAAGCCATAAAAAGTACCTGCGAGTGGTCCTAGTACACCATCGTGACACGTATCGCAATGCCAGTACATATTTTCTTCTACGCATTTATTGCATCCGTCACATGTAAGCGAATTTCTATCAAATGGTGGATGCTGCCTAAGGACATGAGGATGATTATCGCATGTCCCCGGTTCACAAATATATGCGAAAGGTACAGCACGTGTCTGTTTCCCTTCTTCTTCAATATGATTCATGATAAAGTAATTTGTGGGCGTATATGAGTCATCCCCTGTCTTAGAACAGTCGCAACCATTGTACAACCTCTTCCATTTTCCGCACCATGAACATTCTGTGAAAAAACAACGTCCTTTTTTCATAAGACATCTACTTGCATTGTTGTTTTCATAGTTGTCTTCATTTTTTATAAATGGGGAGATGACTGCATGTAACAACTTGATATTCTCGTCCGAGATATGCTTGTGTCTTGACCTATAGATATAATTGTCAAGGTCCTCTTCTATGATTTCTTGTAAATGTTCTGGTAGAGTATTGTAAAGTTCGATTTGTCGAGATCCTGTTTCATGATATGACATATTTAGTTACTTATGCGACTCTTTATATATATCTAGGGGGATGGAATTCTATGGAATATATGGGAGGCCGTGTTCGCAAAGTTCCTCCACCCCTGTGTACTCTTTATTAGCACGTACGAGCACATGATATGTAGAATAGAATGCCATATTATGATTGATTAACTCTCCAGATATAAGCTTCTCTACCACAACCGATGTAAGGCATTGTATCATGTGATTAGGATGGAAGCTAATGTCATCGATAAGGATGTTTGTGTCCGTGTTTGCTAGGCGAATACTATTGTCCATATCAGAGAGTAATATTTCTTGTGTATGTCCTCCATCAATATGTATGAGGTCATAATGAATGGATGATTGGAATTTTGTAAGCGTTTTCGTAGAGTCTCCCCATACGATACTAAGTCTGCCTGGGAAAAGATTGGACAGGTATTGGAAGCATATCTCTGAGTATTTATGTTCTCCGAGATCGAACAGTTGAATTTTTGATGTAGGATTGGCAATCAGATATAGGAAACAACTGTGTCCACCGTTAAAACCTATTTCTAGGATGTTATTGGCGGAGACCGCTTGATCGAAGAGATTGTAGCGTTTGGTTGCGAATGTTTTCGCTATCATATTTCGGTGTCCATCGATATAGAAGCAATTTCCTTCAGGATGTTCTCCAGTTGAGGCCATTATCTGATCGAGTGCGTTGAGAATGTGCATGTGTTCATTGATGGCATTATTGCATGCTTCCTTGATATCATTCATTTCGGCTTGACGAGTTGCTGTTTAAGTAGGTATACATTGATGACTAATATCATTTATTACCATATCAAGACTTATACTGACTTTGGTCTAACAATTGATTTTCTCTCAATATCCCTAATCATAAATAAATGCCGGGAATAACTGTTGATTCCAGATCGAATAATATTGAACGGATTTTGAAAATGTGTGTATCACCTCCATATATCTCAGATACATAGATTCCTATATATTTGAGATATATGGCTGTGATTCGTGCCATCTATTCCGTCCTCTACGACGTTTTTGTTGTCTCTTGTCGGGATGGGAGTCTTGAGAACCTCTGTTTTGCACTATTCCTTCTGATACACTTTCTCCCGACATCTCAGCGATTTCCTCGTCAGTTAAGTCGAGGGGTACTGCGATTACTGTTTGTGAACGTCTTCTCATCCTAACTCTCCTAACTCTCCTTACAATCCTTACTCTCGTATTCGATTCGTGTGTGACATCGTCGTCGGACCAATCAAAGAGATCGAAGTCTTGTGAATATTCATTATTGACTTCTTCTCCTATATTTGGGTCTTGCCCATTTGAGTTGATTGGAGCTCTACAGAGTGGACAGGTGCGACTATAGAGTTGTTTAAGACACTTTTGACAAAACTGATGTGTGCAAGCTAGCGTTTTTGAGTTGTTATCCTGCATCAAGTCGTAACAGACGGGGCATTCCATGTATTTATCTTTAGCAAGATTAAAAGTATGATTATACAGTGTAATTAATTAGAATGTATGGTAAGACGTTAAGTCTTACCATAATTGTTTGCGTGGATTACTACTAGTTAATCCCTTTTTTAAGCTATATGGAACAGATATGGAACCCAATACGCTCCGGGAGAGAAGAATCCCTCGCTAAAAACGATCTAAAGAGATAAAATATATGAGTAGACTCATGCCACCAAAAGCAGCAGCCCGCCCGAAAAAGCAAACAACCCAAAAGAAGGGAAAGAAGAAAGAAGATCCAGTTCCTGAGGAAGTCTCCGATGTTGAGGAGCCACAGAAGCGCGTGAAGCGTCCGCCTCCAACGCAGGAATCTGTTCTTCAAGAGCAAACCGATCTTGTTGAGAGTATTGATGCTCAGATCACACATATCCGCGAGAATAAGCAAGGAAAAGGAAACAACGGAGTTAAGTTTCTTCTCGGCCTCCGCAAGAAGGCTAAGGAGTCTCTCCAGCACACAATCAGAGTCTTTAAGCAACGTCCGCCAAGGAGTAAGCGTGGTGGCAAGCACCCTGGAGAGCCTAAACGCCCATGTAGTGCCTATATCTTTTACTCCATTACAGCGCGTCCTATGATCAAGGAAGAGCACAATGACTGGGATCAGAAAATGATCACAGCTGAGATTGGTGCAAGGTGGAATAAATTGGCTAATAACGGAGAGCAATCGCCAGAACTCGGAACATACCAGGAAATGGCAGCTGCGGACAAGGATCGTTACCTCAAGGAGAAGGAGACCTTTGATGCTTCCTGCAAGAGTGCGGAGGCGGTAACACCTGCGGTGAAACCCAAGAAGGTGGTCTCCAAGCCTAAGAAGGCTGGAAAGAAGTAGATATGCATATCTCTTCTTCCTTATCTTACCTCTTATCAATTCGAATTGTAATACGTTATAGTATTACAACAATACTGTGCTAATCATACACTATAATACGCCAACGTTTTCTTGGTCGCGGCAAGAGCCTTGGTAATACCCTTCTTTAAGAGGACCTCCACTTTTCGCGTGATGTGAGAGGTGATTCGCGCGTTGAGGAATATGATGGATGGGAGAAGGAGGATGAGGTTTTGCTCCGCATGGAGTATGGAATAAAGGTGTAGAGTACCGAGTGAACGGCGGAGGTGCGAGAGGGTAATCAAAGTACTTCATATCATTTGATCCACACGTCCCGTCGTGTGAGCAATAGTTGACTTGGGAATTTCCAAACCATCGACTACACTTCTTCAATCCTCCACAACATGGACGATCGCCAATATTATCTTCGGCTGTGTACTTAAGCGGTCCAGCACAGTGATACTGATTGAAAATTGGTCCGCAGCACTGGTGGGAAGATGGACACCATGGGCGGCAAATACAGGGCTCATAACCACATCTTGAACACGGCATTTTATTTAAGGGAACATATTAAGTTATCAAAAACAAAATGGATCGCGTAACTGATGCAGATATCACCGACCTCCTTCAAAATTGGGACGATACAAAGAAGGAAATAACAAGACTGGAAAAACAGTGTGAGAAGTATAAGAAATTAGCAGTCAGGATTATGGATGATAGACGCAGTGACTCCCTATCCAGTAAATCTTTTAGTTTAAAGAGGAGAGACATGTCTCGCAGTACCTTAACTAAAGCGGATGTCCCTGCTGATATATGGGGTAGATATTCTCGCGAGATTACATACCCTTCTTTCTACCTTACCAAACGTCGCTGATGTATGAGAGACTGTGTAAGTAGACAGCTGAAGCTGTTGCATATAGGATTGTGACGACGTAGTGGCCAGTCCATTTCTGTAATCAACAAATCATTTTATTATGGTTTGTTCAAGTTTGCGGACGGCTTCTGTTTCCATCGAATCTTTTGTAGGACGCGCACTACCAAAGATACATCCGCAAAGGTTACCACCTTTTGATCTACTCATATCACGCAAAGATTCCAATGTGTCTGGTATTATAATAGTGAGAGATGGTTGCAGTGCCTGATAATCAATATCGTTAAGATACTTCTTCGCAACCCAATCTAGTAGTGAAGTTATAACTAGCTTCCTCTCTGGCCAAGAGAGCGCGGGATCCGCTGATAGTCTCTTCGCCTTGAAGTATAGCGCTTGAGCAATAATAAGAACAGTGATTGCATTCATGCTACGTGCTGACACTTGGGTATCAACAAAAGTTGCTAGTGCTTGTAGTTCTACAGGTTTTACTCTTCCGGTTGGGTCTACATATTCTCCTGACATCTCAATTTATATTCTAGCAATACATAATTTATAATTAGTGATATGGTTATGGAGAAAATGAAACTTACAAATACTCATTGCGAATATATGTATCTCTCTATATACAAATATGGATAGCTATACCATTAAAGAACTTATTAAGATAGCACGTAGCCACAAAGTCCAATACTCTGGGCTAAGAAAGGATGAGCTTATCGCGCGTCTGAAGAAATATAAAATAAAATTTGTCAAGAGTACACGTAGGAAGAGTAAGAAGAGCAGGAAGAGTAAGAAGAGCAGGAAGAGTAAGAAGAGCAGGAAGAGTAAGAAGAGAAAAAGTAGGAAGAGAAAAAGTAGGAAGAGAAAAAGTAGGAAGAGTCGTAGGAGAAACAGTAGGAGTAGCAGGAGAAAAAGTAGGAAGAGTCGTAGGAGAAACAGTAGGAGTAGCAGGAGAAAAAGTAGGAAGAGTCGTAGAAGAAAAAGTAGGAGGAGTAGTAGAAGAAAAAGTAGGAGGAGTAGTAGAAGAAAAAGTAGGAGGAGTAGTAGAAGAAAAAGTAGGAGGAGTAGTAGAAGAAAAAGTAGGAGGAGTAGTAGAAGAAAAAGTAGGAGGAGTAGGATGAGGAGTAGGATGAGGAGTAGGATGAGGAGTAGGAGGAGTAGGAAGAGTAGGAGGAGAAATAGGGGAGAGAGTCGCAGAAAGTCTTATAAAATGAAATCCAAGAGTAAAAAATCTAAGGATATTAGTATGAGTTCTAAATTAAATTCGTATAAGATTATTAAGGAAATCGGAAAGGGACGCTTTGGGTCTGTATACCTTGTCACAGATGGTGAGAACCAGTATGCAATGAAGAGGGTAAAAGCAAGTAGTAAGAAACTGATTGATGCGTTCCAGAGAGAAGTTGACATGCAGGTAAAGGCTGCGGAGTTGGGAGTTGCTCCAGAAGTCATTGATTCTTTTATAATGGTCTCAGATGGCAAGAAGACTGGATACATAGTAATGGAGGCTATTTCAGGACCAACATTTAAGGAGTTATCCGCGCATCCTAAGAAAAACCACGAAGCGGCGGTAGATGCCTATGAGAAGATCGAGAGGCTTCATGAACACAACATCCTACATTCTGATCTCAACAAGCTTGATAATATCATCTACGATAAGAAGAGGAAAGAACCATATATAATCGACTTTGGTCTTGCTCAACCGTTTGATGAAGTATTAGCGCGAGACGCCGCAAAACACACGCGGAAACTAACAGATAAAGATATGAAGAAGAAAATGATATTCTGGCAGGACTTTGATAAGGCACACCTTCGTGCGAGATTTGGGCTAAATTAATAATAGAAATTCTGTCTTAACTTCGTCTGTTTCTTCCTCGATCGGTTCTAGTCGTACGGAAGACGGATACGGAATCGTAAAATTGAATATGTAAAAAAGCTATTTAAAAGTAAGTCAGTATATCTCAAAGCAACCATGACAGAGAACACGCAACTGACACCCTATGCCGATTACGACACATCACGCATGATTTTCTCAGAGCCACAGACTGGAACTATTCCAGGCAATGGTCCTAAGATTGAGTTCAAGCGGGTAAACATTTCGACCGTTAACGACGATGGCACACAGGGGGAATTGATACTAGCAACAGAACGACTGTTTTCATTTGGTGTAAGCGAAAACATTTCACAAGAAAGCAATCAAGTCACAGGATTTACACTTCCTATATGTTTACATAGTAGAGATGGACCAACAGAGGATGAATTAGAATGGGTAACCACATTTAATAATGTGGTTGAAAGATGCATTGAGTATCTTGTTGAGAATGCGGACGAGGTAGATAAGCCAGGACTTCTTCGATCAGATTTACGCTCATTCAACCCTCTTTACTATAAGAAGGAGAAGGTGACTGATCCAAAAACTGGGAAGATGGTTACTCGACAGGTTGAGGGTGCTGGTCCAACTTTGTATGCAAAGTTGATTTGGTCGAAGAAGAAGGAGTGCTTCGTGACAGACTTTTTTGATCCTCAGGACAATCCAGTTGATCCTCACACGCTTATCGGAACATATTGTTATGTGAAAGCTGCAGTTAAGATTGAGTCTATTTTCATTGGCAAGCAAGTAATCTCGTTGCAAGTAAAGATCCGCGAGTGTGAAGTTGAGCCAACTTCAAAGAGCAATAAGCGTTTGCTTCCTCGTCCCAAGGCTGATTCAAGAGTGCTTATGAGATCTGATAATGTATCAACGCCAATGGCTATAGGACCTGCACACGAGTTGGATAGCGATAGTGATAGCGAAACTGAAAGCGAGGGAGAAGATATTGCACCACCAGTAAAAGTAACTACGACCGCAGCGAAGAAGAAGCCTCCTCCTCGTAAAGTCAAGGCAGTTGGGAAGTAGGAAGTAGGAAGTAGGAAGTAGGAAGTAGGAAGTAGGAAGTAGGAAGTATAACCTAAATTCGTGTATTCGAAAGAATATACGAAGTACAAGTCAACATATCAATCCTTTACACATTCCGAACGCACTTGCACGTTTCAGATCCGCATGTACCGTACAATTCCTAAAAATCCTCCAATATTGGAGGATTTTTTTTAGATAGCGGAGCAACGCAAGCTATGCTCGGTTTGCGCTCTCTCATAATTGATTATTTAAGGACTGACAAAATAAGACCTAATAATGAATACTTGCCAGCCGAAAGACGCTAACAGTTATTATTTAGCACAGATGCTCGATATGTATGCTAGCTCCATGAGTAGCTGGCAAATGCAGATGGATGCACTCGACACTGATAAATATCTTAGTGACAGAAATTACCCGCCTATCAGTACGCTTCCACCGACATGTCGAGAGGTTCTAGCCCCTATCTTAGATTTGATCCTCAACATATGCCATATAGACGATTATCATGCGGTCGATAACATTCGAGCCCTATTAGCGGAAGGTTAGGGTCGCATAACACCTAATCCTGTATACCTTTGCAAATCTTCATCTCCCTAGGAGATGATAATGATAAATGGGTACAACCATTTACCATTCAACCTGGAAATATATCGTATTGCCTCTATCGTAAGACTAGTACGTTGCGTCTCCTGATAGGCACAGTTCTATCGTACTTGATACTACTTCTTATATCCCTTGTCCAGCGATCTTCCGCTCGTGAATAATATGTCCGTGAATTAGGCCAGCTCCAAGTCCAATGATCATTGCGCCTCCTACGATGCTTACGAGTACTATCCACCATGTGTTGTCGTGTTTCATGTTTAGTGAGTTGCAATAAAAGTTTTACTAAAAAGAATTGAAGACATGATGATATGAAATATTTGTCAATTGATTGGAAGAGAATTGAGTCTTATAATGACGATTATAGGACACTAAATTTTCTTGTGTGTAGCTATCCATTGCTGTGTAGACTTAGCAATCTGCCTCCGAACTGCGTTAGGGGACGCGCTATCGTACTTTGATGCGATAATTGTAAGGAAAATTAGTTCTGTAAGCGCAACGAATACAACAGCGACCAATGCATTTACGAGCTGTCTCGTAATAGGTAAGCAAATCTTGAAACCGAAGTATATAGTTACTCCTATGATGATAACAATTCCACATGTAACGCCAAGTCCGATGAATGCTGTATTCCGAACTTGTTTGTTTTGGCTGTTGACCTTGTTTGTTGCACTGGCTGTTGACTTCTTGAGTTTGTTTTCTTCCACGTCAATTGTGCCGTTAACGATGATAGCAAATTGAGATAGATTAACTTTATTATGTTTAACAAACGTGGGAATTTTGGTATCGATATCGCTCATTAAATTGTCGACAACGATATTCATCTGTCTCTCGAACGATGAGCGCTCGACCTCGGTCACATACGCGAAGAAGAATACAGTAAGAAATACAAACATCAGCGTGATCTGTACAATCAGTCCATAACCCTCAGTAATTAATGGTTTGTTGTCGTTGCAGATCATTTAGTGTTGACATGATTTTGTTCTTTTCCGTAATTCTCGTAGTTGGAGTACTTTCTACTTGTAGTTGTCGGACCGTATGATTCCTTTCGCTTTCCATCTTTTGTAAAGGTTTTGTATGCAGAATCACGCTCGGTGTTCGCTGTATCAGGGTGTACGTATCCCGGGATCTCTTGGTTTCTTCGTTGTTCTAGGCTCATTTATTTCTCATCAAGATTCTTTAAACTATCAAATTTTTTAATTACTTTTAGTGTCTGTGAATGTTTTTATGTACTTATCCGCAAGATACACGAATGTATCAACCCATGACCATACGATCCTTTTGTCCTCGTTATCCAGACAGTTAGATCGCCACAAGTTTTTGAAATGATTTAGTCGGTCAGCTTTGTCTTGAGACATCTGGAATACATTATTCTCGAGGAAGAATGCTTCATTTCGATCTCTAACCATAAGCCTAAGGGCATTCGAGTCCTTGGTAATATTATGGATGAAGATATCCATTACCTTCTTTATAGGTATTTGATCATTAAGGAACACACGTAGAATAACTAAATCACCTTCTTCTGGAAACTGATCGATGAGTTCATCCATAAACGATATCAAGTTCCTTTTGAATTCACTTAAAACTTCTGCCTGCGAGCGAGCCATGTTAGCCATTTGAAAGAATGACTGTATTTCTTTAGATCAGTTGTTCATCGCTCCTCAAGACTGCCGAAACAGACAAATTGTCTGTTTTGGTATCTAGATGCTATGACTCGAACGCTGACTGTATCTCCCATGTAGACTGTCTGACCATCTACTTTGTTAACAAATCGTTTTATTTTTTTCTCATCTTCGAACTGATATCCAGCAAGTTGTCGGACAGGAACCAGAATTTCTAATCGATCCTCAATCCTCACGAGAATACCGCCCTCAAATATTACACATACAGGACCATGAAATACTGTATCACGCGTAGGTCGTATAGTACGCGCAGTGAACTGTACTTTGCATTCTATATTGGATGTCGCAGGAAGGATCCAATTGTCTAGAACGCCATCGATTTTTATTACTTCCACGATATACCCATTTTGTTCTGAACATTCATCTTTCGTCGTTTCCAAGAGCTTCTCCATAAGCCTTTCGTTCATACTCTCCTTCGATAGATATTCCGGTTCTAGAATAACCGAACGAGTCATTATAACAACAGACATACAACTTGTTTCATTTCTTTATCCATAATTTCAAATATACAAACAACGCAACCGTAATTCCAATAATTCCACCAATCAATACACACTGAGGGGTCTGATCATTGTATTTATTATAAGAAATAGTATCTTCCTCAATGCTTGGATACCCATGTGAAAGACTCTTTCCTTCTACAATATTAGCTGCAAGATCACAATGTGCCTTACAGTCTGTACCAGAAGTATTGGCACACCCTGTCATGCAGCAGTCGTGTAGTTTGACATGATTATCTATCGCACATCGTCTGTTTATAGTTTCACCGTAGTATGTACATCCTCCTTCTTTAGCACATCTAGTGTATGGATCTGCAGTTCCCCAAATTGGAGAAGAAAGTTTACATTTACTCATGCATGCATCAACTTGGTCTTGACAGTTATCCAGACAACTCTGCACGTTACATGCCTTCTTACAATGATTATGGCATGATGTAATCGGGAGAGTGCACTGATTCAGACAACATTCCATAACAGAGGTAGTATCAGCATCAATATATATATTCTTCTCCTCATCGTATATCTTTCCGCAAAGAGCGAACATACTATTCTCATCATTTGCTCCTGTACTTGTTGCCATTTATTGTACACATAATCTTGTTTGTTTATAACATGCAAATAAGATTGAATCAGATTCATAACGAAAAGAATGACATTACTCTCTTCCCCCTTCCTTAGATAGAACTCTTTCCTTAGTTGACCTTCGTGTGGTATTAGAATCAAGCTTAGTCAGATTCTCAGGTAACGGTATATTCCTGTTCTTGTTACGAGTAAGGAGTAGTGGAGAAGGAGATACATTCGGACTAGCAGGTGTACCAACAGATGACACTGTATCAGATCGTCCTCGTGTGCGTGCGGTATCCTGAACATCTTGCTTCCTTACTTGTTCATTTGTAAACCGCCTAATCATCCTATTCAGATTAGTGGCCGACTGACTTTTCATGATATCTAATACCTTATCAAGAGTTATCCTATTCTCCGTACGATCTTGCTCATGCCATGCGTGACATTCTTTAATCACAGTATATTCTTCCTTAGGTTGACGTACATATCTTGATTTTTTGATAAAACGTGCCACGTAAGCGCTATGAATACTCTTCGCGATATCATAGATAGTGTTTTCGTATTGGTCAAACACTTTGATCATCTCCGGGTATAGTGCTTTGAGCATGTTGACCGTATTCTCGTCGTTTCTAACCTTAAGATACCTGAACTTTATGCTCGGTTCATTGTCACGAGCCTTGAAAAGCATTTGGTATGTGTGATGTAGAATCTTATACTGCATATTACCAGGAGCGAAGACGATAACACCCTGTAGGTATCTACAATCTATATTTTCTACATACTTCCAAAGCTCCTCCATACCTGCGAAAGCGTGCTTCTTAGGATAGGGTATATGAATGTTGTCCTCCAGAGATAGTTCACCATTTACAAATGTACCAACATGGAACATTTGAGGTCTTTCCGGTGACTCGCATACAATACGATTTTCCGAGTTATGGCGAACAAGGAACATATACTGCTTCTCCTTATTCAACGTTGACTGAAATCGCTCAAGAAGACTCTCATCACCCGATGGAAGAGATGCACGGAGATCGTCGTTCGTTAAAACCTGCTCTTCAAGAGCCCTTTTGAATGATGTTCCAAACGACTCGCGAGATGCCCATGTACTACGGAAGGCGTTCAACTTGCGTGGAGTTGAGATGAACCATCTACTACCATGATAGAACATACGGAGGAGTGCACCTTCATGAGCGTCATAAAAAACACAATCATCAAACTTCGCCTCGATATCATGCATCTCAATACCATCAGATAAACACTCGACAGTATAGGGAAAAGCCTTCAGAACAAGCTTATCTCCTGAGAAAATGACTCCCCTACACTGGCGAACTATGTCATCCATAATAGGTGTTGAACGTGAGTAACAGAATAGTTCAAGCCCATTTGCTTCATCCTGGTCAGCAATACGTACATGATCCCCCAAAGCTTCAACAGCTGCACGCGAAAATACCCTTGTCTCTTCCCCTCCCTCTCCTCCCTCTCCTCCCTCTCCTCCCTCTCCTGAATCAGTATGATTCTCTTGTGTTGCTTGTGTCTCTTTCTGAGACAGAATCTCTTCGGGAGCTTCCAATATTGCTTCCGGTGTATCCAAAACAGATGTCATCTAATAGAAATCCCATATTGTTTAAATCAAAATTGAATTTGACTTCCTTCTTATCAATTTTAGTAGGATGGAGCAACAGCAGAAATTTGATGAACTAGAGAAAATTGTAAATGAAGCGAAAACTAAGTCTGGAGAATACCGACAACTTTATATAGAGTGGAATTCGAAATACGAGGAAGCTGAAAGAAGACTCCAGGCAATTTGTAAACACAATTGGGTAGTTGATTCATCATCGTGGGACCATAATACACACCGTGAATGTACGAAGTGTCACGCTTTCCGATAAATAAAAAATAATATATGTGTAAAGAAATGACAAGATCACGAAGTAGACGGTCGACAAATCATGCACGCGGGTGGGGAGCAATATCGCCTCACGGCGCGCGACAACGCGCAAACCTTTACAAACGATGTGGGAAGAAATGTTTTTTAAGACCAAGTAATCTTGGATTCCCTGTTTGTGCCAGGAATGCAAGGAAGTGTCGTGCGAGTTGTTCTGGACTTGCTGCTGCTGAACATAGAGCATCACAATATGGCTATACCAATATCTTAAACAAAGCAAGAAAAATGGCTAAAAGTCGTAAGTGCAGACACACGAAAATCTTTAGTCGTCGCAGTCGCCGTCGTAGTCCTAGTCGTCGCAGTCGCCGTCGTAGTCGTCGTAGTCGCCGTCGTAGTCGTAGTCGCCGTCGTAGTCGCCGTCGTAGTCGTCGTAGTCGCCGTCGTAGTCGCAGTCGTTAGTAAATGTTCTAGACTTATCTTATTTAGTAAGATAAGTCGATAGTGTGAACTACTTTATACTTTTTTGATCTGTTTAGTATTAACCATAACCATCATACTATCTATAATTATACCACCCTCAAACAACGTTCCCAGCATTTATTAGGTATTGTATATTAACATTTAAAACGGAGGATTCGATAGCCTAAATGGTGAAAAAGCAACAGATAAAGGTTATTAAGGTTCCATTATCCCGTCCACCAGCGGATCGCCCTCAGCATTTCGTACGGATGCCGAGAATGTACCTTGAACTTTTGGAAAACAAAACAAAGGTCAAGCAAGATCTGATAAATAAAGAGTATGTGCCGACTACGGACAACACACCGTACTCAAGTACGTCTCGTAACTGGGAGAAGCATGATAGACACTATGCGGATGAACTGTCTACAGATTATCACAATAAGAAAGAGAAATATCGAGACATAGATGAAGATGAAGGGCGATATAGACGCCGAGATAAGGGTAGAGATAGGGATAGAGATAGGGATAGAGATAGGGATAGAGATAGGGATAGAGATAGGGATAAGGATAGGGATAGAGACGATGAACGTGTAGAAGAGTCATCGAGAAATAGAGGTTCGAGAACAGATATTGATACCAAGTCGGATAGCGTTAAATCAGAGCAAGGAGGGCGCCTTGCTGAATTATTGAAAAGCGTGGAGAAAATAGGTGATGATTCTGATATTGATAGCTTGCATGACGACAAGAAATCTGATATATCTTCTATTGCGTTGGATAGCAATGATAATAAGGATAGAAATAGAGACGATAATCGAGTATCAACTGGTGATAGAGATGATAAGGATGATAAGGATGGTAGGGATGATAGGGATGATAGGGATGGTAGGGATAATATTCATGATATGATGAAGGATATATGTGGAGATACTGATAGCGAACGTGGGAGTCCTCCAAAATCAGTTGGAAGTAAGTATGACATGCATCGTGACAGAAAAGGTCACAGAGTTGAGTACGATAATCATGCATCTGCACCATCATTTGCTGATCTACAAGCACGGGGAGGGTATGTACCACGCAAAGAGATGCCAGATATCACTCACGTCGCGATGTCAGTTCAACAAGAAGAGGATGCTAAGAGAAATTTGAGGTACCGATTTCATATTCTTCAGAGATCATATCCACATGCAGTAATCCCAGAATTTAGTATGCATTCCGATTACGATGAGATGAAGAGAGAGTATGATATGCAGGTAAGGAGTTTAACGCTTGATTCTACAGTAGCGAGGTATAGGAAATATTTAATAGCACTATTTGTAGCTTGTGAAGTACTATTAATGTCTGTTTTCCGACTTGAAATGGAGGGCTTCACTCGTCAGCAGATCCTTGATATGAGCTCTTACGATGTCTTGCTTATCGAATTGGGTGAGAAGTCATACGTACCAGGAGGATCGAAGTTCCCTGTAGAACTAAGGTTGATAGGTGTTGTGATGATGAATGCTGCGATTTTCATCGGCGGGAAGATGCTGATGAAGAAGGCGAAAGATTTGGATATATTCTCTTTACTGAGTGCAATGAATGGATCAGGATCTGCTCCAGTAGCTACGAGTAGGAAGAGGGGTATGAGAGGTCCTCCGGCCGAAACGTTAGCTGAATTTAGAAATGCGGAATCGTAACAATCTTGTTTAAAAATGAAATATATGAGATTGAACAAAGGGAATTACCGCTGGCACAATGACAGAAATGCAATTAGTTTCAGACCTACATATCGAGTACCAAAACGATAGCGTGCCCGATCCACTAGATTTGATTACCCCAACTGCCGATATCCTCACTCTTGCCGGAGATATCGGTTCGTTGTACAAATTCATACAACTTTCAACATTCTTGAGAAGATTATGTAAGCACTTTGATACGGTGCTATATACCCCAGGAAATCATGAGTATTATACGATCAATGATGTTCCTCCTGAGACGATACCAGTCTTGAAACAGCGTCTCCAGCAACTCCAGCATGGAATTAAACCAACAGATCAAGATATTTCAAATGGTATCGTAGACTTTCAATCGTTCCTCCTATCCGTCTCAGATACAGAAATTCGTGAATTAACAGAGATAAAATTGTACGAGCTTCAATGTAACCGTAACGAAGATACTGTTCATGATCTCGATATTCTTTACAAACTATTTATCCAATTCGATAATAATCATTTTATTGTAGGGGAAAGTTTGCTAAAACTCTTTGGAATGCTAAGTATCCCCAATCTATATATTCTTGATCGGTGTGGAGTTCAGATTGACAACGTATGTATTGTAGGATGTACGTTATGGAGCAAACCTGAGGTTAACGTACCTCCATATATCGTCAGAGTACATGATATGACTACACATACGTACGAGGCATGGCACAACCGAGATATCCAGTATATCTTGAAAATGATTAAATACTGTCAGGAGGAATCTATTCGTCTTGTTGTCGTCACACATCATTGTCCCACATACAAGGTGCTTGATGGAGCACGAAAACGTACAAAGTTCTTGTCCTTGTATGCATCTAACTTGGATGATATGTTATCAGCAGACAAGGTACATACTTGGATATGTGGACATATCCATAAAAACTTCGATTTCCGAACACCTAGTGGAACACGTGTTGTAGGGAACCAACGAGGCAAACCAAAAGATCTTAGCGGAGAAGACTATTCAAAAACATTTGTTTTGAACCTCTGAATCTTAGGAAAACATTTAAGAAAAAAAATTTGACTACAATAAATGCCATCTTCCTATTCACTTTCTGAACTGAAGGCTATGGATTTCGACAAATTAAAACAGCTTGCAACTACGCTCAAACTAGCTGGAAGGTCGAAATTTAAGACCAAGAAAACAAAAAACGACCTTGTCTCCGCGATTGCTAAAGCACTCTCAAATTCAAAATCGCGTAAGCCTTCACGTAAATCATCTCGTAGGTTAGTGCGTAAGTCTTCGCGTAAGTCTTCGCGCAAGCCTTCGCGTAAGTCTTCGCGCAAGCCTTCACGTAAGCCTTCGCGCAAGCCTTCACGTAAGCCTTCGCGCAAGCCTTCACGTAAGCATTCACGTAAATCATCTCGTAGGTTAGTGCGTAAGACAAGAAAGAGTGAGTGCACATTAAGTAAAATGGCCATACAGTGTGGTATTGACACTAAGGATATGGATGATGACGAGATTTTGGATGCGGTTACTAAAAGTTTATACAAAAAGGCATCACCCGTCAAATCTGCACCTGGACGATCGCCAAGGAGCGAGATGGTCCATTCAAATACCAAATTACAGTTGGAGGAGTTAGCGAAGGATCTTGGAATAAAGAATGTCAAGAAAAAGACTAAAGCCATATTGGCTGCAGAAATTATTGCCGAACAAGGTATCTCCAACCCAAGATCTAGCCCAAGATCTAGTCCAAGATCTAGTCCGGGATCTACTCCAAGATCTAGTCCAAAATCTAGCCCAGTATCTACTCCGGGATCTACTCCAAGATCTAGTCCAAAATCTAGCCCAAAATCTAGCCCAGGATCTACTCCAAGATCTAGTCCAAAATCTAGCCCAGTATCTACTCCGGGATCTACTCCAAGATCTAGTCCAAAATCTAGCCCAGGATCTACTCCAAGATCTAGTCCAGGATCTACTCCGGGATCTACTCCAAGATCTAGTCCAAAATCTAGCCCAGGATCTACTCCAAGATCTAGTCCGGGATCTACCCCAATGTCTACCCCAGAATCTACCCCAGAATCTACCCCAGGATCTACCCCAATGTCTACCCCAGGATCTAGCAAAATGTCTACCCCAAGATCTAGCCCAAATAAGGAGGATGCCCGTAGGATTGCGCTTCTTGAGATGGAGCGAGATGAACTACGTGAAATACTTAACACAGTGGGTATTAAAAAGGGTTTACCTAATAGCCGCGATGGTCTTGCTGCTTACGTTCATGCAGCAGAAACAAATACACGATGTAACCCATTAAAAGGCAAGTGGTGTGAGAATGGATATGTTTGCGATGCAAGTAATAAGGAAGGTCTCTGTTTGAAACCTGATGAAGTTAATCCTAAGCTAGGAGAGTGGGAGTATAATGGACGTCGTATTGTAGGAACGGAAAAAGCACTTGCGTTGTTAAAGAAAAAGCTTAAGCATGAGACAGCTAGTTCCACAGAGTCTGTTACGCCAATTGTTCCGTCTCGAAAATCTAAGAAATCTAAGAAATCTAAAAAACATAAAGCTCGTAGTCCTAAAACTGTGGAGGTAATTGAGAGTGAAGAAGATATTTCTATTAATCGTCCAAAATCTGGTACTGAGATTTTCCCAGTTGAAGATCACGAGGCAATTATTGAACAGCATATTCGAGAAATTGCCGAGGCTGAAGGTGATGATATAGGTATAGGTGAGCTTACGGCTGCAACGAGGACGATCATGAAATATGTTGGACTGCTCCCTGCTCCATAAACATTTGTAAGTGGCCTTCTAATACCTCAGATCTGGTATTAGACGATGAATTCAATAAACCGGTTTATATTCTCATATGAGAGGTATTCGCAAAGAGGAATACTTTCATTATGAACATAATCGACAAGAATACGGTAGATATCGATATCAAGTTCTCCAATGTCTTCTTTTGAATGTACACACTCGATTTGCTCTCCACTATCTCCTCCGGTATCTCCTCCTGTATTTTCGATATCAGCGTAGCATGCTCGTCTCTCTGCTTCTAGTTTATCTTTCTTCCCCATATAATCATGTAATCTTACTCTTATACCGTATTTTGATGACCAGATGAGCTGTAGTAAACTAACTTGCAAAACTCAGGATATGCATCTCGAGGGTTTAAACTAGGATGTCGATCGGTAATGATCTTTCTAACCTCTCCATACATCATGCGAAGATGTTCTTCATATTCATTGAACCACGTATTATAAGTAAGACTGTATTTTCCGGGTTGCTGTACAACGGGTATTGGGGGTTCACGTGAGATAGGGAACTCCGTGATATGTTCCGGGTATGGGAGCAAATTAACTCTTGTTCTTGGCATTTACTTTCAACTATCTTTTTTTTAAATGTACATCATTATCGGTGTCACTACTTTCAAGTTCAGTAAGCTCTGCTAATATCTCTTCGTCAAGCTCCGCATCACCTTCTTCTTCGTTAAGTAATGTATCATTCTCCTCTTCATCCTCTTCTTCGTCTTCTTCATGGATCTCTATCTGAGATCTTGGAATATCTTCAAATTCCACCTTCAAGGGTCGTGACTTGTTATGTTGCGATTTGTTATGTTGCGATTTGGTATGTTGTGATTTGGTATGTTGTGATTGCATCTGTGCTTGAACTTGTGCTTGCATCTGTGTTTGCATCTGTGCCTTCATTTGTGCTTCGATCTGAGCTCTCAATTGATCTTGAGAGGGTTGTCCGTTCTGCATGGCCTCAATAATTTTGCTAAGATGATGCTCATGCCTCTTAATGGTTTCTTCTTGCGCATCGAGACGTCTCTCTAGATTGTCTATATGGGATTTCAGTTTCTTGTTGCTCTGACTGAACCAAAAAGCCATCCCAATCAAGACAACAATCTCGGAGACGATATGAATAATCTGTTTGATATCGAGGATTTTAGTCATTTGGTGGAACTCACTATCGTTTTAAGTCAGCTTTAAAAAACCGATCTAAAACGGCAAGTATCATCACAAATGTCATTTCAGATTAACTATCGCAGGCAGCCTGCACAACCTTTGGTATCACAACGACCAGCTGTTCAAGAATTCGTGCAAGATACAACACACATGCAACTAGGTGAGAGCATGCCTATCCCATTCCCTCCCAAAAGTGAACAAATCGCAGCGTGTGACTATTGCGAACTCAATCCCAGAAGTTGTATAACCTCAGAAGATAGAGAAGAGCGAGGCGAGGGAGGAGAGAGAGGTGAGAGAGGGGAGAGAGGGGAGAGAGGTGAGAATGGTATGCCTGGTTGTCCAGGAGAGCAGGGCGAAATTGGAGCAATGGGCATGACAGGAGAGAAAGGAGAGAAAGGAGAGAAAGGAGAGAAAGGAGAGATGGGGGAGAAAGGGGAGAAAGGGGAGAAAGGAGAGAAAGGAGAGATGGGGGAGAAAGGGGAGAAAGGGGAGAAAGGAGAGATGGGGGAGAAAGGGG